ATATGCAAACAGTTTCACAACCAATGTCTCTCACTGTAGAGTTGAGACCTTTCTTTTCGGAAGGCAAGCCAGACGTTTATGAGCAGTACATGGAAGAAGGCTTTGTTGGGCAAGGCACATTCTTCAATGGTAAAGAGTTCATTGCCTTCTCTGACATCAGACCATTGGTCTTCTTTTATGTTGGGGATGGTATTATTGAGCAGTTCAACACTCGGTTCAACAACTTTGAGAATGTGATTGATGAAGAAGTTGCCGAGTATTGTGACAACCTTGAAGACACACCAAACATCAAGGGTTATATTTACAAAGTGGGGGTTGGGTTCTTGACAGAGACCAATACCCCAAGCACAGAGTTTGAGAACGCAGAGATTCATATGAAATTGGTAGGAGTATAATTATGAAATCAGCTAGAAATTCGGATAGGCTTCGTGAGATTTTGCTCTCAACTCGTCATCAGATTGTCGCTCTTAAGGACATCCAGATTGACCTATTGCGTCATGATGCAAAGGTGGCAAATCAAGTAGCCACCCAAATCTCTGCATTGGAAGAGGTTTACAAGCATCAACTATCTCTTGTTACTCAGGCAGAAAATGCAGAGCCAAAACGCAATGGTTGGTTCTCAGGTCATATCAAAACCAAGGAAGACCGACTAGCCAACATAATGGATTAAAAAAATACCCCAGTAATGGGGTATTTTCTTGACATTTTATTATGTAATTTAAATTGCTAAAAAATCTACGATTTTTTAAGGCTTTAATTTTCAATAATAAAAAGGAGGGCTTTCGCCCTCCTTTTGGTTTTAGGCTTCCATCAAGGATTCGGAAGCACGAACCAAGTGCTTTGCAAATTCTAGATTAGCACGGCACTTTTGCTCTTCTGCCTTTATCAATTCATAACGAAGAGTTATAGACCGCACAGCCTTCACCTGTTCTGCAAGCATACCAGCGAGTTTTGCTTCACGCTGTTCAGAATTAGAACCCAATTCCTTGACATCAACTGTACGCAGAATTTCAAACTTTGCATCTTCCAATGCCCATTCTGCTTGAGTAAGATTGTTCTTCTCATTGACAGAAGTAGTGACAATTGTGTTGTAAAGCTTGTTGAATTCCATCAACTTTACTACCGCATCCATCGTTGTCAAACCAGTTTTTGTAGCCATTGCTATCTCCTTCAGTGATGTCTTATTATATCAAATAAATATAGGTATGCAAAAATATTATTCAAAATAAAAACCTAAAAAAATCATAGATTTTTTAGAAATTGAAAATCAATAATAAAAAGCTTAGGATCAAAAAAGAAAGGGAGGGCTTTCGCCCTCCCTTTCTTTTTATGCTTCTACATTCACATACTTGGCCTCGGGATACCAGTATTGAACCATCTGTACTGCTTCTTGTGGTTCCTGATCAGTAAGATCCTTCACAAAGTCTTTCAACATTGTAAAGAACTTGTGTCTGGAAACTAATGTCAAAGCAGTATTAGTATCACCTGTAGTGAACTTTTCCAAAAACTGTTCCTGTTCATCATCGCCCAACTCAATACTTTCAAAAATGTAAGAAGCGTTCCAATAACCAATAATTTCTACTGCCATTACTTTACCTCAACCTTTACTGATATGATACCGAAAACGATTGACAACAAGCCCAAAGTTACTAGAGTTGACATCACAATGCTTTCCATTACTTCTCCTCCTCAGCAAACGGGTCTCCAAGCAAAACTCTCATCTCTTCTTCAATCTTTTCCAACTTATCTTTTGCAACTTTGAAGTCATCTGCAATCCAGTGTAACTTGCAGGTTTCCGATACATAGTTCATTTCCAATGCAGACTTTACACTACAGTACAATGCGTTGAGAACTGTGGATCTATCTTTGTCGTAATCTTTGATTTCCATGTCTTTGTTCCTTACAGCATTATTATATCAAAACAATGGGCGATTACAAGGGCAAAACAATATATTTATTTTACAGATTCTTCTTGTTTTTCTTTTGACTATGCTGTAAGATGTATGTAATGGAGAATAGTTATGGATTATCTTGAAGCAGAATTGGAAGCAAGAATCTTCCCTAGTGTTGACGTTGACCCAATGGATTATATGACAGATGAAGAACTGGATGAACAATTTGATGTTGAACCAGATTGTGAAGACAAATGGGCAGATGTAAATGATGATAGTGAAGGAGAGGACTGATAAGTCTTCTCCCCATCCCCTTGACTTTGTCAAGGGGATGGGCTTTTATTATCAAAAATAAAATTATAAAAAAATCTACGATTTTTTAGGAATTAAATACTGATAATAAAAAACCCTCCCAGCAAACACTACTAAACTGGGAGGGTTTATCTTAAGGAATGACCTGTATATTCCTTAAGACTTCATCAATTGGTTTTGCAATAATAACCAATTCCATATCATCAATATTACCTTTAGGAACGAATGTGCAATGATTCTCAAAACACTCGCAATAAGGTGCCCAACCATTCCACCCTTTACATGATGGTTTACAATTGGTGCTTTCAAACTTATGCTCTCTCTCTTCAGCCAGCAAAGCCGACCAAAGAGAGAGAGCCTTATGCCTGTAATTGTTCATCAAGTTTCTTTCGTGTCTTATCCGAATCATAAGACACCAAGATTGCAGGAATATAAACCAAGGAGCAAGCAGATGACATTACCATACCAAACAAGTCAACGCCAGAGATATAGAACGCATCTCCTAACTTGCAACCAAACAAGATTACAAACAAAAAAGCATGGGATGCAATTGCTACACAGATGAAACCTTTAGTCCAGTTTGACATTATCTTATCCTTCCACACTTCATGATATCCAAAGTAGTAACACCGTCCCTGTCGTAAGTTGCGCCAAGGTAAACAGAACTCCCAACCTTTACACAACAGCGGACAAAGTTACCACACTGTTCCCAATACAATGGCTTACGCATCCTGTGATAATGCTTGCCGTTAGCGATTCCTGTAACTAGAATCTTGCTGTCTGTTACCCAACGTGTTCCACCCTGATTAAGATAAAAGTGTGCCATTACTTGACGAGACCTTTCTGTGAATAAAACTTGTCGCCATCCTGCAACAACCATTCTACGCCATACTTACGGGAATAGTCTTCACCCAACTGTTGTGCATCATACCCAGAGGTAAGCAACATACCATTGAAGTAGACCGAATAAACCATGCGAGGAGTACGGAACCGAAACTTTACGATTACCTTGTCTGTAGTGTTCATGGCTATAGTATATCATCTGGGAACAGGCTTACAACATATTTCTATGTGAGATAGTTCACACCCTTCCTCCCCTGCTTTGCAGGGGAGGAATTATTATGCAAAATTAATTTATAAAAAAATCGTAGATTTTTTAGCTTTTTATTTTCAATAATATTTCCCACATCCCTTGACTCTCGCCAAGGGATGTGGTAGCGGTTAGCCTATCCGTCTTGCCATACAGTCTACTAAGCGGCTTCGTTCTGCTTCAATATCACCGCTTGAGATGAGATTCTTGATTGCATTCTCAGGAGTATCAAAGCACACGTTTTGATGAACCACGATGTTTGACATATGACGAACCATGTCATATCGGCTAAAGCGATAGAGTTGGTTATGAACCTTGCTAGGCATAGTAGCCCAGTAAGGCGAGTAGTATGTTTGGTTTTGCATACCATCACGCAACTTGGTTGCGGACATAGCCTTTCCAACAGAGTTGAATTTTTCCATGTAGTACAGGAAGGTGTCTACGATACCTTCATAGGCGTAGATGTAGGTTGTGTATGCGTCCCAAGCGCATCCAATACAATCTTGACCGTTGGCTGTCTTACCGATGAACAGAGTCTTGACCGACGAGGATTGGAAGCCCTTGACTTCCCAGAGTTGCATAGTAGTGTTTTCCATGTCTATATATTACAGCCAAAACAAGGGCTTCGCCATACTTTTAAAAAATATTATCAAAAATTAAAACATAGAGCCATCAATATATTATTTGTGGCATAGGGCTGTGTTATGCTGTAATATAACTGTATGAAAAACACTACAAACCTAGAGGGCTTTAGCCTACTTGTTGACTATGGTAATTTCTATTGGGATTCATTTCCAATAACCAAATTTTCTTCATCTGCAAACCTTGAAGAAGCGTTAAAAGCAATAGCAGATATTACTGGCAAGGATACTCACCTTTATGAAATCAGCACCGAGTACAAAACAGTAAGAGTTATTCTCGGTTATTGACCTATCATATCCCTTGGCAAAAGTCAAGGGATAACCAAAATATTATTGAAAATAAAAACCTAAAAAATCATAGATTTTTTAGAAATTGAAATCCCATTATAAATAGGCTATCGTTTGTAATTAAAAGTATAATAATGATATGTCACCATCTATTACTAACATACTCCTGAATACATTAATGCTATGTGTAATGATGTGGCTATTTGTATTTATCTATATGGTATTAAAAAACAATGCAGATAAGAGATAAGCTATGTATTCCTCTAGTTAAAAATGATAAGCATAATAGTTTAGCATCTATAACAATATATATGTAATGTATTGTCTCTAATATATATAAACACTGATAGGGGGGGGTACTTTGACATTTAGGTACCATAAGGAAGAGTGTTGCGTGGGCCAGAAATTTTCGTCCATACCCTCCCCTATCGAAATCCACTTTTCCCCCAATTTTCCCCCACAGTGTAAATCCATCTTCCCCCACATTTTTTCCCAGAGATCATAGGGGGGGGGCTTATATTTTTATCGTTTTCCCAGAAATTAGGTATCTTTTTTATCTAGGTATGTGGGTATAATTTTCTCCCCTTTATCATTCTCCCAAAACTCTCACAAAAGCTATATATATCTTTTAAGTATTTTTGTATATGTTTTAGTTTTTTAATTAATTCTTTTGTGAGATTATTTTGGGAGAGTTTCTGAGATAATTGTAGCTGAGAAGTTTTGTGTGTAATATATCTTTGTATATGTTGTTATTTCATCGTTCAGCTGCATTTTATCTCAGAGTATATGGGGAGATTATTTTATGTCAGGTTTAAGTGTTTTTGTTAGTGAGTTTTTGGATTATGTTTTATCTATATCTGTTAGTAAAGATTGTCCTATAAACTTTGGCAACATTGATTTTGATTATTGTTTATTATTTGATGGTGTTGATTATTGGTTAGAGATTTATTCTGTTGCTTTAGATCACTATGGTATGCCTTATAGAAATATGTTGGAATGTGAGAGGTGTGTTGTGTCTGAATATTTTGGGAGATAGGGTAGGGGGTAGTAAAAAATTATCGTTTTCTGTAAAATTAGGTATCTTTTTTATCTGGGTATATGTTAGAATATTTTTATGAAATTTGCTGATTTAAGACCAGTACCTTTGCATAATATAAATCATATGGTGCCTAATGTTGATGCTACTGATTTTTTTGAGAAGTTGAATAAGTTAAGAGAATTCGTTTACTCTAGAGATTATTTTCCAACCGAGAAAGAATTACAATCTCCAAAATTTAAAAACACTCCAATATTTATAAAACAGAGTAAATTATTTCATGGTGATAAGTATGATTATAAGTATACTGTTTATTATAATGCCAACACTTATGTAATTATATTTTGTAAGGCTTGTCAGAAATATTTTTACCAGACAGCTAAGAACCACACTCAATATGGTTGTTTTGATTGTGCCAGAATAGAACAGGCTGCAAGAAAAAAATTAAAAAAGTCTGAGTTTATAAGAAGAGCAAAACCATTACATAGACATTGTGATTATAGTGGCATTAAATTTATTGATGGTGGTCATAAAGTTGAGAATATTTTATGCACTCTTTGTGGTAAGTATTTTGATAGTTTTGCACAAGCTCATATACACCTTACTAGACCTATTGGATGTCCTTATTGCTGTAGAAGTAAGGCCGAGATTTTAGCTGAGAGTTATTTGACTGATAATGGTTACAGCTACACTCCACAATTTACAGATCCTTCATTGAAATTAACAAATGTATTAAAGATTGATTTTATGGTTTTTTTGGATGGCAAAAAGTATGCTATTGAGTTAAATGGCAAGCAGCATTATATTCAAGTTAATCGAAGCAAGGATATGGAATTGAATATAAAGAATTTCACTTTATATAAATTAAGGGATGCAAAAAAAATTGAATGGTGTACTGAGAGATGCATTCCATTGTTGGTGATATCTTATTTAGATTTTCATAGGATTCCAGAATTAATTGAAGCTTTTATTTTAGACAATACTAAGCAAGAAGATAAACAATTATCATTAGAGACATAAAGTACATTAAGAGAATTTGGCAGGGATATATTTTTAATTATAGTAGAGTAAAGTATTCAATAAAAAATAAAAGATAATTTTACATTAGGGGATATTAGAATGGAAAATTTATCTAAGGACTATCAGAATATAATTTTAAAGATTGCGATTGTTGTATTAAAGAATGATGCGTTGAGGGTTTTGGTAGCTGATATTATAAATGTGCCTAATTATGTGGTTGGCAATTTATTATATGAATTGAAAAAGATTGACAAGATATAAAAAAAGGGAGATTTTATTCTCCCTTTTTTTATTTAGTCTCTAGGATCCCAGAATGGATTATTTGTTTTGTATTTTTCTTCAGCAATAGCAACACCCATATTGTTAGTAAAGCCTTCAAGCATTCTTCCAATTAAAAATTTGAATTGTGATGCAAATGAATCTTGGCTTGCGCTTCCGCCTTTGCTTTTGTATGTTTCGAAGGCTTTTTGAATGCCTTGTTCTGTCATAGCTTCATTTAACTCATCATCAGAATATTTTGTTTTATTTTTTCCTCTTGAGCTAATTTTATCATTACTTTGGTGATTGTATTAGCTTCGCAAAATAAACCTGAATTATCTAATGTGCTGGCTATATTATTTAATGATGCTATGATTTGTCTTTTATTTATTTTATTTAATCTAATAATGTGTCAATATAATTATAAATTTCAGATGGGGCATATGGATTTTCTTTGAGCATATTAATATAATGAACTATTGTCATGATTTGGCCAGCAGGAAGGTTAGCTCCAGTTTTGTAAGCTTCATCTCTCAAGAATGTTCCTAAATCTTTTTCAAATAATATTTTCATAAGAACAGCTTGAATATCATCAGTTCTTGTCATATCTCCATCTTTAGATGTTTTATATGACTTATAAATTATTTTTCTCAATTTATCTTGTAATAATTTAATTTTTTCTGAAGCACGTTTTTCAATAGGTGATCTAGTATCTTCAAATCTTTCAGCTACATTGGTTAATGCATCTGCTTCATTGTTCATACCATTATTATCTAATTCATTAGCAATCTTGATTAAAGATGCTATTATTTGTCTTTTATTCATTTGTTTACCTAATAAATAAATAAGTGGCAAAATTGTTTTATTGCCACTTATTTATTTTTGATTTTATTTAAGATTAAAAATCGGTATCTTTGTCCATGTATCCTTTCATATCATTACCATACATGTCGTCTTTATCTTCTGGTGAACTAAAGTCGAATGGTTCTGATTCTGGACCCATGTCAAAGTCATCATCTTCGTCCATGTCCATATCATCGTCTTCATCACCATATGGCATGTAATCTTCAATGTTATCTTCCATTTTGTCAGCATAATAATCTCTTTCATCAAAATCATCATAAGCTAATCTGGACATAACTTTGGTTACTGTATCGGCTTCATTGTGTAAGCCATTGTTGTCGAGTTCGTTAGCAATCTTGTTCAAGGATGCCATTACAGTTCTTTTATTCATATTTTTTTCCTTTTTGAGGGTTGATAGTATTATTTTACTGATTTTGTTTTATCTGTCCTTTTATAAAACAGATATGAATGCAATTTTAATATTTTTGTTATTAGTTGATCCTAAAGTTGAGTTTAGGGATCGGTGTATTAAATGCCATGAACCTGCTGCGGTTTTGTTTGGTGGTAAGTTAAAGACTAAAGATTTACGTAAGACTATTTATGATATGTATAGAGTTGATAGTAGTGAGAAGCCAAGTAAGGCCCAAGTAGATTCTATGTTAAAATATGCTAAGAGTTTAAAGAAGAATTAGTTATAATTCTCCCTTATATATTTTCCAGCTATAGAGTTAATAAGATTTGAAATTGTTTTATATGGTGTTGGGTTTATATTTTTAGTATTTTCGAAAATTATTTCTGTTATATTTTCGTAGACATCAAAGCCAGGAGTGTCATACATTTCAGGAACATTATTATTGAAATATGTTTCTACAGACTGAACTATTCCCATTTTTAAAGCTTCTTCATCTGTGTTTAAGAAATTATCTTGAAGTTCTATATCATCTCTAACAGAATCTTCAGTAGTTTCATTTCTTATTTCATTTGTAGTGTATAGTGGTTGATCTCTCACTTCTTCATAAACTCTAGTAAGGTTTTTTAAGTTTTCTGTGGAATCAGGATCTTGGTTTACATCTGGGTGGTATTTTTTTACAAGCATTCTATAGTTGCTTTTAATATCATCAGTAGTTTTTGCGTTATTGAGAAGTTCTGATTCTAATTGTCCATCGTTGATAATTATTGCTAATCTATACCACATAATTATAGGCCCCAAATATTATTCATTGTTTCTTTGTATCTTGTTTTATCTGCAGGTCTTAAAAAGTTTGCAGCCACACTTTTTCTTGCCATTGTATTAAGCCATTCTTGTCGAGCATCTTCATTTCTTATAGAGTTATATAATTCGTTGATAGCTTTTGTAATTTGGAGTGTTAATATATTAGAGTTCATTACTTCAGCTTCAGTTAGTTTTGGATAACCTTCTCTATCAAATTGTCTAGATAGTTCAGGGTTGTTGAAAGAAGATTCAATCAATTGTACTTTTTCAAAAGCTGATTGAATTATCTTTTCTAACATAGGAGATAATGAATCAATTTTTCTATTAAACTCTTGTAACACTCCGCTATCGATATATCTGGATATAATTTGAGCTGTATTTTTTAGAGTGGTTATTGTAGATGGGAACTCTTTTATTCCCTCATAAACATCATATGCATCGGTGCTTTCGCTATCAAATCTGCCATCCACTTCTTCATCTGTAAATGGTGGTTCTTCTCTTGGTGGCATAACTTTAATTGCGCCGGAAGGAGATGTATATTCTTCGCCTGCTCTTACTTTAGCAAACAAATCTTCCACGCTTTCTTTCATTGATTGCTCATCGTAATCTTCAACTGCATTTTCTTTTTCAATTGAGAATTCTCTATTAAGATTACTCAAATCCATTGCTTTTCGATACCACATTTTAGTTACCTTTACCTGATTCTAATAGTTGTTGTAATTCGTTGATAATATTTCCCATTTGTTTTTTAAATTGTATTTCATATTTTGAGTTTGTATTCATTTCTCTTAAAAATGTTGGAGGAAATGTTTCAGCAAAAGATGGGTTTTTTTGTATTATTAATTCTTCTAATTTTTTAAAAGTGGGAGAAGATGGCTTTCTTAAAATATTAATAATTGTTTTAATGTGTTGTTGATTGTCATATGATGGATTTGAAGAAATAATTTCCTTTACTGACATTAGATTAAAGATAGAAAATAAGGTTCTAAAATCCTTCAAATTGGCTGGTTTTTCGTATTCTGCATTTAAATAAGGATGATCACCAGCTTTGATTCTTTCAATTACTAGATTATATTTTTCTGGTGTATATTTCTGTTTGATTTGATTTATAAAATCTTGGTCTTCTGGTGTTGATTCTCTGCCTTCGAAACTTTGGAATACATTTTCAACAACTTCTTCATATGTTGGTATTTGAGTATTTTCATCAATTTTAGAAACACCTAAATAGTTTGCAAGATTAGCTTCGTCGCTTTTTGCTTGCACTTTTTCAGGTACATTTTGCATTCTTGGGTCTTGTGCATGTTGGAGTTCGTGATGTAGTGTAGCTTTAAATATTGGAACATTATTTTTAGAAATTTCAATTGGTAATGTTATTGATGAAAGTTCTAAGATATATTCACCAAAACAATCAGACAAATTTTCAAATTCCACGTTTTTTAAGTTTGGAAATATACTCATCAAGCCATTTTTTAGATTAGCTTGATTGATTATATAATTTTCGCCATTATCAATCAAACTACTATCAACAAGCGCATCAATTTCTTGGTCTGTTGCTTTGTGTTCGATAATGCCTTGAGCTGCTAATTTGTACCACATACCATTAATATTCTACAGTGCTAATATTTTTTACTCTAGGTATAAGAATAGTATGTTATTCTTCTTATTTCAATGTGTTCTATATTATATTTGGGCATTAACATCTAGTGATTTTATTTCTTGGTTTCTTTATATCCTGTGTTTATGTGTCACTGTTTATTATGGATACAAGAGCTATTATGATTTCCGCCCACATTATAAAAAAGCATATGAGTTTTATTCTTTAATAATTTTCACTATTATTTGTTTATGTAGAATAATTGATTTCTTGTTTATGTCTGGTCCAATTTGAGGGGCAAATCTAGCCTTTTTGTATATCCCAGAAGTCTTTACCTAATGTGTCCCAAGGCAATCTTCTTTCATCTGGCTCTTCTCTGTTATAATGTTGGCTTGTTAAATAAATAATTGATTGTTTTTCATTTGTGTGATTTGTATATCCATGTGCCACCCCTTTTGGAATGTATAGGATTTGTGCTTTACCTGCCCCCATTACAAACCGCATTTTTCCGCTTTTATCCTCTCTACAATCAAACAAACCTATTAGGAGAGTTTCTGTGGGCGGAACAAACCATAAATCATCTTGTGTGTAATGTAGATGAAATGCTTTAATAACACCTGGATGAACAATTGACCATGATAATTGTTTTGCTTGGAATTGTTCTAGATTTATCACTGTATTGTTTTCATTGAGCCGCACTATTTCTGTAAAGCCCCCGCAGTCATCATTATATAGGGGAAGATCAATTAATTTTACATCTTCTATAGTGTCTTTAGGCTTATATGACTGTGTTGTAATTTCACTCTTATATATTGGATTTATTCTTATCATTTGTAGTAGATATACAATAATTTAATTTCTTAATATTTATTTAATATTTATCTAATTAAAAGTTGGAATAATACTAATGAATCTCTGAAAGGAAATGATTAAAAAATGAAAAAAGCATTTACACTTATTGAATTACTCGTTGTCATTGCCATTATCGCAATTTTGGCCGCTATCTTGTTCCCTGTTTTCGCACAGGCAAGAGACAAGGCTCGTTCTGCTAGTTGTTTATCAAATGAGAAGCAAATTGGTTTGGGTTTAATGATGTACACACAGGATTATGATGAAACATATCCAACTGCTTACTTCTATAAGAATAACACTGCAACTACAAATGGCGGATCAGCTGGTGGTTATGTTCACTTCACAGCAATGATTCATCCATATATTAAGAATGAGCAAGTTTGGGTTTGTCCATCAGATCCAACTAGAGGCATTCGTCCAGATAATGCTCCATGTGCAAACTGGCTTGATGTTAATACCCTTGGATGCGAAGCACAGGTACCTCGCTTGTCATACATTCCAAACTCTGCAATCCTTCCACGCAAGCGTGGTCCACAGGATGCGCCAAACATCGTTTCTATCGCCGCTGTCGATGCACCTGCAGATGTGATTGCTATTGCTGAGATGACAGGTAGTCTGAGCTGTATCCTCCTCGGCTCAACTGGCCAGACAAACAATGAAAAGCGTAACAAGTCTCACCGCCCTGTCAACGCTATGATGCGTACCGCCGCAGGTGGTGCATGGGCCGGACAGAATGTTGCGGATGCAACAGGACCTGTTTATGCAATTACAAAGAACGAAGCACAAGGTGCACTTGGATGGGGTGGTCCTTCTGATTCCACTGCATCAAATGGTACTGGTGGATGTCGTACAGTTTCTGCTGATTTTGGATACCATATTCGTTTCATGGAACCAGGTCGTCATACAGGAGGATCTAACTATGTTTTTGCAGATGGACATGCTAAGTTCTTCAAATTTGACACTACAATTAATCCTAATAACTTCCTATGGGGAAAGAGCTACTACCCAACAGGTCAGCAAGTTCTTGATCAGGCAGGTTTTCCAGTAAGGTAATTCTTATTAACCCAAGAAAAAGGAGAAACTATTGTTTCTCCTTTTTTTATTTGGGTAAGTGGATAGATCAATAAATCAATAAAAATATGTTGATTTTTATTGATTTATGATAATTTAAAGCATAGAGTTTTTTTGATTTTTTTAGAGGGGTTTTTTTTAAATTAAGCTGATGAGAAAAAAATAAGGCCCCCAAAAATGGGGCCTTATTTTTTTTGAAGTCAAAGCTTAATTACTTTCCTCTTGCCCCACTTCTGTTTATCATTGGTTTAAATCCCGAAGAATTAGCTTTCACATTATTATTTTCATCTAACTTATTATTATCGTTATTATCATTATTGTTATTTTGAAATTGATTTAGTAAAGCTTCTTGTTCTGGTGTTAAAATTTTTTTTCTTTTTGTCATCAGATATATCTCCTTAAAAAATTGTTGATATTAATTTAGTTATAAAAAATCCCCACTGTTATATGGGAATTAGTTTTTAATAACCTGCTCCTGACAGAGGATTCAATGCATTTTGAATTTGTCCTGGTGTCATTGGAGGAGTTTCAGGTTCTTCGTATTTTGCTGCTTCTGCAGGAGTTGCTGGTCTTAAATCATCTGCAAATTTAGCTGGTAATGCTTGAGGACCCACTGCATTATTTACAGGTGGAATTGACACTGACTGTTGTGCCATAGGAGCTGCTGAAGGTTGAATACCAGGATTATAACCAGCATTAAAATTATTATATACTGGAGGTGCTTCACCTCTCATCATTCCAACTTCATTTGTTCTAAACTTTGCAGCAGGATTGATTTCTCTTTCACTTCTGCCTGTGTATCCAGATGTAGGTGCATAACCACCAGATTCTCTACCTCTTTGAGATGCTGGATCTGTCATGGTGCTTCCATAACCTAAACCAATAGGCTGTGTTGGAGCAAAGTTGCCCATATTAGGGCCGTTAGCCTGAGGACCATTATATCCACCCATGCCACCACCGAATCCACCCATTCCTGGACCAAGTTGAGGCATACCAGTCATTGCAGGTCCGTCAGGAATAGAAGAACCAGTAGCGTCTGGAGCCTGTGGACCAAACGCTCCATATAAACCTGGAGCGGCCATTGCAGCAGCAGCACCTCCGCCTAATAGTTTTGTATTTCTATTAACTCTTTGGACTGTTCTTGGTCTAACTTGTAAGGATTTACCGCTTACCAAATCTAATATATCAGTAAAGTCTGCATCAGTTCTTCTGCCAACAATTCCAGTTTCTCTAGCATATTTTGCAATTAATCCTTTCTCTGCAATGGTTAGCTTACTAAATTCTTTATTAACTAATTTTTCAAGAGCTTTAACAGTAGGAACATCTGCTTGACCAATTGAACTAGTCATTTGCTGGATCAAAGTAGTTTCTAGGTTTTTAACTTGATTTGCATCTAAATTAATTTCTTTGTTTATAGAACCTAATGCCTTTTGAAAAGCGTTACCAGATATATTTGGGTTACTAGTCGCCAAATCAACAGCGGGTTTTGACCAATTTAAAGGAGCTTTATATTTACCATAACCAAAAAACTCAGGGATTTTTCCTAAGGCATTTCCTATTGGTTTAAAGACTTTACCAAAAGTAGCTCCTAAATCTACAGCTTCTCTAATATTTTTATTATTTGATGATGTTCTTAGCTGATTATCAATATAATCAGCTAAATCATAATCGCCTTCAAAATCAGCTTGTTTTGCTAATTTAATTAATTCATTAGTATTCATTTTGATTATATGTTTGGGCCGCCACCAATTGATGAAGGCATTTGTGGAGTTGCTTTAACTAAAGAAATAACGTTATTAGCAAAGTTTGAGTCTCCACCTGACTGTTGGAGTGCAAGATTGTACCAGTCTCTTTGATTCTTCAATCTTGTATTTGTTGAATTGGTATCAACAAAGTTTTGTGCTTGTATTGCTTTAGCACCTGTCAAATCGCCAGAATTTGTTCTTCTTGTCATCATTTGATACTGCGGGAGTTTTTCTAAGTGTTTTTCCATATCTCTTACAACAGCATTATCGGCACCTTTGCTAGCCAACCAGGCTGCAACTCCACCAGCCCCGATAGCACCACTTAATAAGCCAGCAAGAAGGCCTGGCCACCATGCCCCAGCGGGACCTGCAGGTCCTGCAGCCCCTGCCAATCCTCTTAAACCTGCAGGTCCTGCAGCCCCTGCCAATCCTCTTAAACCTCTAAGTCCTCTGGCCCCTGCGTCGCCTTTAAATCCAGTAATATTTATATCACCAATGGAAGCACCGCCACCACCGCCACCACCGCCACCACCGCCGCCAGCTGCCTTAGCTGCTCCTCCAGCTGCCTTAGCTGCTCCTCCAGCTGCCTTAGCTGCCTTAGCTGCTTCTTTAGCTGCCTTAACTGCTTCTGCAGCTGCTGCTTGGACTGAGGGCATACTTGCTTTAGGTATATGCATTCCGTTGTAAAATTCAAAACCCTCAGGAATCGAATCACTTCTTTTTACTCCATCTGCTACACCAGGTATTTTTTCAATAAGTGCTTTAAAAGCTGGACTAAAACTGAAACTTGCCTCTCTCGACATTGTTTCAATTTTTGCAGTTAATCTATCAGCAACTCTAAAATTTCCTTCTGAGTCAGCTTTTGCAGCTAAAATAATTAAACTTCTAATTTCCATATAATTCCTCTACGTTTCCGTTATTGTATTTTTATACGATTAAACTTTTATGCAAACCTTTTTGATTATTTTTTCTTAAGTTCATCATTTGCAATTTTAATTATTTGTTGCAATGTTTCTTTAGAAAATTGTTTTAAAACATCTCTCATAGGTCCTTCTTGCATATCAGAAACAAGAGTGCCTACAAATGGAACTTTAGTTAAATTGACTTCTGGAATGCCAGTAGTTCTTTTTAAAAGCTTTGAAAGTAATGATTGTATTTGGAACATTTTTTTTCTCCAACTAATTCTATTTCTATTTTTCTTTATAAATAATTACTTTATCCTTTTATGTGGTATACTTGGCTAGGTAATAACATGAATATAAAAGTTGTATCTTTTGATTACTCATCCTGGAAGCACACATATGTTGTTGAAAGTAATTACATTGATCCACAACCAGGTTATATTGGTTCGAAGCCTGGTTGCACAATGTATGACAACCATATGAATGCATTAAACTTTGTTTTATCAGATGGTTGGGAATTAAATGAAAACACTCCATTGGATATTCATAGGTTTTTAACTAGAGACATTCCATTTTTTGAAGATCATGGTAATAGTGGTGTTTACAGAAAAGTTGATTGTTTTATTGGGCTTGAAGATTGTCCTTACCCATACCAGATCCATTCTTTGATGAGAGTGTGGCATGAGAAAACTAAATACCTTATGGATTTAGTTTATGATAAACAAATGAAAGCTATAGATTGTGCTATTGTTTCTCATCATATGTTTGAAGTAATTCATCCTTTCATTGATGGTAATGGTAGAACTGGAAGGTTATTGCTAAACAAAGTTCTACATGAGCTAGGAGAAGATCCAATAATTATTTATTTTGATGATCGAATGAAATATTACAATTCAATTCAATCTTTCAGAAATGAATATTGGAATGGTAAACAGTTTGAATTACCATTATAAAAAAAGATCCTTTTGGGATCTTTTTTTATGTCTTAAAAATTGTTAGTTCTTAAATAACTGTTTTGCATTGGCTGTTGATAATTTTGCTGATTGAATGTTTGTTGCATCATTGGTTGTTGTTGCATTGGTTGTTGTATTTGTTGTTGTATTTGTTGTTCTTGCATTCCGAAGTTTGCTTGTTTCATATAAATAGCTAATATTTGATTAGCATCTTGACCAGGATAATTTTGAGCAATGTAAGCATTTATTTCTTGTAGTATTTGTTGATACTGCATTCTCAATTGTTCATACATCTGAGGATTCATATAGTAAGCTTGTTTTGCTTGAGAATATATTTGTAATGCGTTAGTTACTGCTTGGGCTAGATTTGGATCAAGATTAGAGGAATCAAGTTGTGGCATTCCTTCTTGCTGCTGTCCTTGTCCTTGCTGTCCTTGTTGAGTAGTTTGATCATACTCGTTTTTGTAGTTTGCTCCAGATTTTTTTTCAAATCTAACTTCAATTTCATTTTTTATATCTTGCCCTAATTTTTGAAGCATGTTTCCTAACTGAGGTGAAAAATGTTCTAGTTGATCAGCTAATGTTTTTAAATTGAGTTGTAGCTCACCGGCTTGCCAAGATGCTTTTTGGAAGTTGTTTTTAAATTGATATGCAATGTCATATGCAGCAGACCCCAAACCTCCACCAACAAAGCCAAGTGCTGCACCAGGAATTGCTCCAACTCCACCAGCAAGTGCACCCGACAATAGTCCTGTACCAGCTCCAATTGCAGCATCTCTAGCATATTGTCCAGTATTAAATTCACCAATTATAGCAAGTTTAACATTTTTATTATTGTATGATGCTTTTTTTTGAAATAATTGAGTGCCTTGTTGAAGAGCTTGTTGTAATTGTTGAATTATGCTATTAACTTTGTTGTCGTTTGGAATTAGTTTCTGTATTGCTTGAATATTTTTTAGCACATCTTTATATCTTGTTAAATACATATTTTGAGGTCCAATTACATTAGCCTCAGCAAGATTTATTAATGGATTTGCAGCTATACCTACAGCTCCTACACCCAAGTTTGCCCACATATTAGGTTTAACATTTTTAGCAATATCAACTAAGTTAGTTTTTTTTGCAGCACCAATTAATGCTTCATCAACTAAACCAGTAGACAAACCAGCTCCAAGTTCTTTTCCAGAATTTAGTAATGAGTCGGATGAGGCTGTTTTTTTAAAATCTTTATTTGAATTTCTATTATTGAATGAAGGCATAATTATTTCCTTAAATATTCTTTCTTATAGAAATAATTATAAACTAAAAGTCGTTTATCCTTTAAAGTCGAATATTACTTTATGACTCAAGATCAAGCTTACAATGAATTTATTCCTTACATAAATGACACTGGAAAGATATATAGAAAAATATCTCCTATATATGCTCGTATTGCAGTTGAAAATGAATATATAGAAACTTGGACTGAAGATGGTTTAGAAACAACTAATTATGCAAAAATTGGGGATTATGTTGTTCAAAACTTATATACATCTATGAAGGAAGAGTATATTGTAAGTGCAGATATGATGTTTCAGAGATATGAGTTTGTTTGCAATTTGGATGCTGGTGGTATTTACAAACCAAAAGGAAGAGTTAAAGCTTCTATTTATTCGGGTGAGGAGATAACGTTTGTTGCAAAATGGGGGCGAATGATGACTTTAAAACCTGGAGATATGATTGTCACTCCGCTTCCTGATTGTAAAGAAGTTTATAGAATTGCTGCTAAGGAGTTTTACGAATCTTATATTTTGGTATAATTCTTGTATGTATGAATGTGTAATTGTAATCCCCACATATAATGCTGGGGATTTTATTTTTAAGAATATTGAGATTTACAGACAACTAGACAAAGATAAATACGAAGTTGTTTTAGTTGACAATGGCACTACAGATCCACAATCATTAGAAAGATTAGAAAAGATCAAAAATGAATATGGATTTACTGTGGAGAAAAGCTGTTGTGGTGGTGGATATGAGGTTGGCGCTTTATATCATGCTTTTATGAATCATGAAGCAGAATATTATTTTAACACACAAGATTCTATGGAATTACTTGACATTAATTTTTTATATGAGAAAAAAGATCATGTTAAGTGTTTTTCAGTAGAGTATTTACCAGCTAGATTCTTAAGTTTTAATCAAGTAAATTGGCTTAGAGTTAATTTTGGTGAAGAAATATACAAGGGTTTATTCAAATATTATTCTCTTACCTCAATGTGTTTTTTGGGTAAGCGTGAAGTAGTTAAGCAGATGATCGATCAGGGTGTTTTAAATCCTAGTAAATTTCCTAAAAATAAAGCAGAAGAACAAATTTGGGAAAGAATTATGGGTATTTCTATGATGATGCACGGACATCACTTAGCACCTTACAATCACATGTTTCAGAAATCTTTAATGGGGCGTTAATTAATTCTTGTTGGAAATAAATAATTAATTAACTGCTCTAACATTGGATAGATTTTATTTTGTTCTGATTCTGTAATATAAAATAATGGAATATTATTTCTTCTTGCATACAAAGCTTTTATTTGATCATGTTTTGCTGTTGATAAATGTCCATGTAAACCGCCCCACCTAGGAACAGGATGGAAATGTTGGTCCCCTTGAAACTCTATAAGTGCAAGGGGATTATTATTTTCATCTAAAATTGCAAAATCATATCTAAGTCTTTTAATTGCTTTAAGATTAGGAAATGAATATTCTGATTTAAAATGTATCTTATGTTTTTTAAGCCATCTTGATATCATTTTTTCGCCTTTAGATCTGTCGAATTTTACTTTATATTTTGGAAAGTAAGACTCCACTGCTAAAAGCTTATTATCAGAATCGTATGTATAGTTTTTAGTCTTCATCATCGTCATCATCATTATAATAAGAACTGTTTTGATTTTCTATATAGTTAGTAAAATCATCGTCCCAATTATCAGCCATCATATTAGGGTAGATCATTTTTTTATCTGTTAACTGTTCTATTACTTCACTTGAATTGACTTGAGGATACATTTGAATATCATGCATCATACTATCCTCTGAGCTTCTATTGTCAGCTATCAGATATTGAGTACTAGAGTCTGCAGAGTAAATTTGATATGCTCCGCCAAATGCTTTATATGAAACTGCTCTACCTTCACCAGTGTTTTGTAATGGGTATGTTTTTGTTACATCTCTGAATATATTTTGCAATCCATTCCCACCAGTAACTTTAATATTTCCCATTTGGCTAGTTAATTCTCGAATAATTTGTGAAGCATTTGCCTTTCTTTGTTCGCTGTAGAAAAAATCTCTAGATCCAGTTTCAAATGAATCAAAACAAACATTTCCATCTCTGTCTTCCCAAACATAAGATTGAAGGTGTATTTTCTTAAATGTGTCTTCAATTACAAATGTACAAGCCTTTGGAGATAATACTGCATCAAAAGCTGCTCCATAAGCTGCATTTTCTGGGTGCTGACAACATCCTGTGTATTGTCCCAAGAACATTGGCCTAGCATCTTCTCTTGGCAAAAATCTTCCAATATATTTACCAACTTTGACGGGATTAATTTGAGCCCATTTAGGTAGAGGAATTTGTTGAGATAAAAGATACATTTCTTCTAATCTTCTATATTTTGCATCTGTAAGTTCTTCTATATCTGGAGCACTATCATCATCTTCTGTTTCTATTACACGATCGTCTTCTTCGTCATCCTCATCTTCAACTGTATACCATTTAGACACTTCGTAGGCAAAATCTAAACTTTTCGGTGGGTTGTCTCCGAAAAATTTCATAAGGTTTTGGTATCTTAAAATATTGACTAAAGAATTTGGGTTTGACTTAAAAGGCTCAATATATGCAGCTTCAGCAACTACATATTCTGTGCTGCTTGTTTCGCTGTCAACTTTAACTTTTTTATTCCAGTTAGTTACAATAAACTTTAAATCTTGAGCTAAAGCATCTCTATAAAACTGTAATAAATATCGTCCAATTCCTTTAATTCTAGAAGATTTGGCAGAAACTGGAACTACTTGAGATGAATCATGAACTATCTTTTCTTTTTCTGCATCAGTTAATTCATTAAACTTTGTAATATTTTCTGGGTCATCTTTAGTTCTATTAGGGTTGAAATGTACTTGTGTAGTAAACTTGTCAAGCCATTTCCATAATTCATTGCCAAATACTACTACAAGTAAATCTGTGTTTTTGAACACTTCTTCTGCTGAAACTAAAGATTTTTCATACATATTAGAGCGAATGTGATTTTCACTCAAATAATCATAACTACTTCTAGGAGAAAAGCTTACGTCATGTTGGCTTGAATTCAACATTTCGGCTTCTTTGACATCGTGTAAGTTTAGTTCACCAAAATCTGTATTTGCCAGATTTGAAAAGTCACTCATGTACTTTTCTATATTTATATTTTCAAAATCTTCATTACTTACATTTGTCAAAGTTTTCTTAATCCAGCTTGTCAGATAATTTTCAATTGAAGTTTGAATATCATTATCATTTCTAGCCAATAAAAATTCTTTTAAAATTTCATCACTATTTTGAACATTAGTTTGTTTTGTCAAAATCATATCTAATGTTTGTCTTACAGTATTTGCGTGATTTATTTCTTCTTCGGTACCAATAAAATTTCCGCTATCGGGATCACGAGGCAGTGAAAACAATAACGCTCTTGAATTCATATCTTGCCAATTACTTGTAATATTGAAATTGGATTGAGTTAAAGCATTAAATGATTTAGTAAGAGCAATTAATTCGTCTCTTAAGGATATTATATTAGAAATAACCAGAAGTTGCATATTGCCTTTTTTATTTTTTAAAAGTTCAGCAATGTCAGCTAAATTTAAACTATTTGAATTTCCACAATTTGAACAAGACCATTTTTGTGCTTGAGAATCAAAAGTTCTTAGTTTTTCACATTCGGGGCATTTAAGTTGTGTAGTCTGAACATATAAGCTTAGATTTTTTGGGGAAAACATTTCATATCTATCAAAATGCTTAACTGCTTCTTGTTCTTTGATAGAGGATCTTGCAAGTTCTAACAATCCAAATAATCCATCAAGATTGTCAATTTTTGTGCCAGGAGACATATAAAAATGCTTAAGAAGTGTATAGTACTTTTCTCCTTTTCTTTGATATAGCTCAGGATTTTTTCTTGCTATAGTATTAACAGCATTTTCAAATCTTTCTATTGCTTTATTATTATTTTCAGACATATATGTGTCATCAAAAAAGCTTACTAAAATACCTAATTCATGGGTATCATATTTACTCTTTATCTCTGGTGGAATAAATTTAAAAAGCTGTGTAAGGTTTTGAAAAGAATAAATGCCTTTAGTTTTAAAGTTAAGAAAATCTTCACCAATTTTTCTATTTTCTTCATCTATGGGTGAAGGGAGTTGAACTTTGGCAGATAAATATTTTGCATTCGGATTATTACCAAACATTACGACTGAATTTTCTGCAATTTTTCTTAATGCTGAACTTTTGTGTGGATCATCTTTTTGATTATATCTATAATAATCAGAAGAATAACTTTTATGGTTGTCTTCAATGAACTGATAAATTGCATTTCCTTTAGCTTGGTCTTGCTCTGGACTAGGTATATGTTTATTCTCAATAATCTGCTCGTATCTTATTCTGTCATATGCATCATTTTGCACAATTAAAGACATTCCAAATGCACTTATTTTCATAACATCTTCGCCAAATTCTCTATATGCATGTGAGAAAAGACTTGAATATCCAAGCGCTAAAGCACGAGTTTTGTCAACATCACCTCTTGAATTCTTAACTAGCCAATCAAGATAAGTTTTTAAAGAGTTGTCTATGATTTTTTTAGCATCAGGAAAATTCTTAAATATCTCATCATCAACCAACTCTTTATTTACATAATCCATAAACAATTGTAGTTGTTCAGGCCTTTGTTCTAAATATTCATATGCTAGGTCGGTTCCTTGAAGATTGTATGCTAAGTTAGCCAAACTGCTTTCATTTTTTACTAAAGTATCAGTGATTTCTTCAGCAGATTTACCTTTTAACATTAATGAGTATGCGACATTAGTAATGTAACCTAAATCATAATTTTTTTCTTCTGCTGAAAAGAATTGGGCTACAAAGTCTTCACCGAATTGTTTTAAAATTCGATTTAACTTCTCATAATATACATCTCTAGTAGATCCACTGTATCCAATAACATTTTCGTATTTCATCAAAAATGACATTACATTTTTTAATGCTTCAGGGCTTGGATTCTGTTCAAATGATTTAAATTTTTCTTGTAAATGATTCCTATCACTAAATGCAACTTGATTATTCTCATTGTCTATATATTTATCATAGTTTTCTCTGCCGAATGTTTTGATGAAATCCAATCTATGAACAATTTCATCTAAACCAATTCCTTCAGAATATCCATCATCGTAAGCTAAATGATCGTTTGCAAAATAAACAGTTAAAAAATCATCTTTGTCTACACTTAATCTTTGATTTTCAGCTGAACCAGTCATAAAATAACCTGGTTTATGCATGATATGAGAAATCATTGGCATAATCTTTTGAGAATTTTGTGAAAGTTCTTCTTTGAATAAATCTTTTAAGTATGCTAATAATTTTGAATGACGCTCAGTTTGATTGTCAACTTCAATTGTCGGTTGACCTAAAACTCTGCTTAAATTTTGATTATTATCAAGAGCATTAGAATAAATATTTATTGCATAACTATGTGCATAACTTGTAGTGCGATTGTTTATTGATAAAAAACTATTATCTTTATAAAATGCTGCTAAAGCCAAGCCTAAACTTTCAATAAAAAAATTACTTACTAAATTTTGGTTATTAGAATTAAAAGTCCCTCTCAAAGATTTAATCAAGTCTTCAACTGCATTTAAAGACTGAAGAACATTCCCATTATTTGCAACAAGTTGGTCATAAAAACTTTTTGTTAATTTATTTGCATTTTGGAAATGAACATCTTCATAAGAAGATCCATATTTTGGTTGAGTAAGTATGGGTCTTGGTTCAGAATAATTTATTTTATTACTAGTAGGATATAAATTGTAAGCTTCTTCAAGTTCTGGAGTTACATTTTGTTTATGAACTCTCTCCCAATTAACTTCGTCTGCTGAAGGTCTAGGTTCTTCAATTGGTTCTTCTTGTGCTGTGATAAATCTAGCATAACGACAGGCAAGTTCAAAAAATTCAGAAGAGTTTTTATATGAGCCTTGTTGATCAAATGCAGTGGATAAATTAATAGCTCTTTGCGCTGTTTTAATTATTCTTTTTTGATTTGATGAAGTTTTAATTGAAGCTATTTTAATTCGAGGCATCTTTGTTACCTTAAAAAGACATTACTTTACAATTCTCTTATAAACGTAATTCTCCTTTGTACAATACGTTTATGGGATACAGAGTCCTCAAATTCGAACCTGCTATAAAAAACAAAACACCTAAGGAACATATTCTTTGGGTGGGGCAAATTGACGATATAGATGTTAATCACAAAAGAGATTTAAAAAATCTTAAAGAAGCTTGTGGTCATGATTATCGATTTACTTTGCATCAATGGGAAGAGAAATTTAATGTTCACAATTACAAAGTAGTGAAAAATTATGATCACGATTTTGTAATGGAATATTTACTTGAAGATGGTGATTTTATAGTTGCCTGCATTCAACTTTTTGCCTGTGATGTAGAAACCAGTTATTTTTCTTTAGAAGTGCCACAAGATGAAATAATTGGATTACTTTTATTATTAGATCTTAAAAAGTCAGGTTCTATTTTCCCATTTGTTTTTTTGCAGCAATTAGAATTTATTACAGAAAAAATTAAATTGCAAGAAGATGATAATCGAAATCTTTTAGCCCAACTTCGTATTTTAAAAGAAATAGCCTTACATTGCCAATCTTATGAAGTGGATTTAAAATGGGGTATTGCTGAAATTGAGTAATTGTTTTATAATATATTAGAGGAAGATTTATATGAAAATTCTTTATATCGGAACAGATGTAGAAACACCAGCGCATCCACTTGTTGACTACCAGAATGATTGTCTTTTAATTGGTTTAAAAGAACTTTATGGTGGTGACGTAGTTGATGTCAATCGCAGAAAGCACTTATATACAGATTATCCTGAAGAGCTTGTTCCGAATAATTATGGTAAGGGTTTTACCGTTACTCGTTGTATTGAAGAAGACAATGCTGACAGAACAGACATTGAAAACAAGATCAAGAGCAAGTATTTTGATTATGTAATTTATGGATCAGTATGGCGAAACACTGATTATTTGAAACTTGTTTTAGATAATTATGACAAGAACAAGATTGCTTTTGTTGATGGAGACGATCAGACTAAGTTCAATCATGTAGTTAAGCATGGCACATTATATTTCAAGAGAGAGTTAATGTATGAGAACAACATGGAATTTGAACAGTATTTTGGGAATGTAATTGCAGTTGGTTTTGCTTTTCCTACAAAGAAACTTAATTTTGGTGAAAAGAAAACCCAATTTATGTCCCAATCAATTCCTGGTAATCCTAAAACATATGTTTTTGATAATGAGAAAGATTATTATGCAGATTATCAAAAGTCTCAATTTGGAATCACTAAGGCTAAGGCTGGATGGGATTGTTTAAGACATTATGAAATTATGGGTAATGGTTGTATGCCATTGTTCGAAAATATTCATGAATGTCCTAGACATGTTATGATGCATGTTCCAAAGGCTCTATTGACAAAGATTATGTTCTGGCATGTAACTGATCAGAAGTGGTTAATGCGTGAATACAATTACTACCTTGAAGAATTGCAAAAGTATGTAGTAAAATTCTGTACTACTGAAGCTGTAGCAAAAAGATTTGTTAGTAAGCTCGAACTTTACAAGTAAAAATAAACCCTCCTTTCGGAGGGTTTATTTTTGTGCTTCTTCCATTTCTTTAATGAAATATTCTGCTAATTTAATTGTTGTGTTGTGTTGAATAAAATGTTCAAATAATCTTTCTGAATATTCTTCATAATTATTAATCAAATATTCTTGATTACTTTCCCAAAGAGTTTTTATTTGCAACAATAATCTTCTTGGTAAACTACTTATAGTTCCAGGAGGAGCTGATTCTATTCTATGAAATAATGGGATGCAACCATTTCCCATTATTTCATAGTGTCTTAAGCAATCCCAGCCTGCTTTATGACATGTAATTGCAAAAGAAGAAGTTTTGTACTCATTATAGTATTCTTCTTCTGATTTAAAGATATATTCTGATGGATTATCTTTTTCAAAATAAGTTGATCTGTCTAAAGGGTTAATAATTGATAGTAATTTACTTTTATTTGTATTTCTCGATATTCTTTTTGTTGGGTATGCGAAAGATATCGGCTTAATATTACTAAAGTATCTTGAATATTTGACATTTGATAAACCTAAAAAACATTCTCTTTTAAAAAACATTGTATTGTGAGTAATAGAAGGATGTATGTTCATCCAATCTCCACCATCTAACAATGCTATTCTATTTTTGGGATAACATTCATTGACAAGATCAAAATAATCTTGACAATTTTCTATTTTTGCATACACTACATAGTCATAGAAATTATTTTTAATTTTGTTTTCTATATCATCTCTATCGCATTCATGTGGTTCGATATTTTGAGTAATTGTATATCCTCTACCATAAACCCTGTGCTTTAATTCATCAGGATAGTCTGTGTAGAGAGAAAGTTTTTTATTAATATCGACAACTTGGTTTCCATATAATTCCTTGAGTCCTGTAAGTAAACATTCATCAAGGTAGTCTATATGGATAAAACCATTTTCGTCTTTTCTAGAAACATATAAAATATTCATAGTAAAAAACCCTCAATTAAGAGGGTTTAATATTTTCCCCATTTGGCTAAGAAGTTTTTTTCCAAACCAAATGTATGTTTGTGGTATTCGCCTGTAGCTGCTAATACTTTGTGAGACTTTTGTCCAAAGTGATTAACAATAGAACTAGCTACAAGAGCATGACGGCATCCCTTAGACTCTAGGATTTTTGCTACATCATTATCATTGAAAAAGAATGAGAATTGTTCATCAACTGGAAAAAGCCAATCTCTAACATCCTTTTTAATTACCCAGCACCATCCACAGAAAGTATAAGCAACTGAATAACCTTCCACAACCTTAGTAACTGGAGTGTATCTATGTTTCATTTCTACAGATGGATTAAGGCCAGTTTGTTGAATCATAGATCTTGGTGAAGCAGAATCTAAATTATGTTCAATCATAACTGCTTTCATTTTAGTCCACCATTTAGGGTCAAAATAGGTGTCATTATTTACAATAGCAGTATATTCTGAAATTGCATGAGAAACACCAATATTGTAATACTTATTGCAGTGATATTGAAATCCTGGCTTTACATAAACATCAACAGAATCATATGGAACAGCTTCAGGATTAGATTCTAGAAAAATAATATTAAAATCTTCTCCACCTTCACTATCTCTAAGTGACTTCAAAGAGTTTTCTGTCATCTCTCTAATTTCATCATCACCAGTAAAACCGGTCATAATTACGTCTAGTTCTCTCATTTTTTATAAACCTCTTTTGCGTGTGTCAAACTTGCACGTTTCTTAATCAACTCTGCTATAGCTACATCACCCTTTTGATTTTCTGTAGGAGCGTATAGAGCTTTGCCTCTGTTTTCAGTTGCTTCTGGTGCTTCACATAAATAATATGCAGCCAGTGAATTTCTTGACATACCCTCTGGACATGTAACAGGATCAGGTAAACCATGCCAAGAGTTCATAGTTGTATCAAAAATTACTGCTCTATTAAACTTACATGGGATGCTTGTTACTAGTTTTCCAGGCTGATTTGTTGAATTATCATGTTCCCAAAGACCTAAATCTCCACCAAATTCATCTTTCCAATATTTAGCAACATAAATTATAATATTTAATTTTCGTTGCATATTAAGTTTAGGATGTAGGTTGTAATCTAAGTGAGTATTTAATTTTCCACCAGGTTTATGGCAATGTAATCCACCACCATTTAAACCAATATCTCCAATTAACTTTTTATCAGTAAGAGAGCTTAAATAATCTACTACTTTTTGAGAAAATAATTCAATAAAAACTTTGTAAATATCTGAGGGAAATTCATTCCAATTTGAACAAGCTTTTTTAATTTCTAGTGGATTTGAGTATTCGTACCAAAAATCACTATCTGCTTCAGGAAATTGTTTTGCCACTTCTTCAGCAATATCTTCTGGCATAAAATTATCTATTACAAGATGATGAAAAGGCTTGCCGTTTTGCCACAGAGATTTGTTTTGCTCAATATTGTCAAAATTAAACATAACAATATTATAACGAATATTAATATGCTTGTCTATGTAAAGAAAACTTAATTGGTGAGTAAGGGAGTTTTTTAATTTCTGTATTTAATTCTACGCTGCAAATATCTATAAATAGTTGATTATTTACATGATATTTCTTAGCGTTATATTTAATCAACCACTTAATTTGTTGAATAGTTGGTTTAGTAAAAATTGTAATATCTTCATGACATACTTTTATTGCTCCAGTTAACATGGGCAACAAATTAACATTATAAGTAATAAAATTGGGGTTATATCCAAGTTTAGTTACTACATGTCTTTCAAACTTATAGTGTCTACAAAGTATTGGAGAAGTTGTTCCATCAGAAAATAAAAAACCTACAAATCTTTTATTATCTGGCAATAGCTTACTATATTTATTTTTAATTAGGAATGATTCTTCAAGAGCTGTAGTTAAGTATCTATTAATATCAATATCTGTTAAAAACTTTTCTAAAGTAATATTTTCTAATTTTGATTGATTAATGTATTCATCTTGCATTATTTTATAGCTTAAGTATTCAATGGATTTATTAATTGAAAACTCAAGATAGTTATTTTCATACTCTTGAGCTATATCAAATCTATTTAAGCTATCATTTAAAAAAATGTTACCAAGAATAGCCCCAATAAAGGCATTCATTAATCACCTACACGCCCTTTATAATATGGATGGCCTACAGCACCAAAGAAGTTTTTATAATATTCTTCTGCTACTTGAGGAGGCAACATCTCTCTTATTCCTTGGAGATATTTTGATTGCACTGATCCATTTTCTATATCTTTTAGTGTTATATCATTCAGAGAAATATGACGAGGGCTAAATACTTCTATATTGAACTTTAGTCTATCAGGATTCTCTTGATAACTAGTAATCTCACCTATTGCACTGGAGATATTTTTTAAGGTTTTTTGATTAAGTTTTTCAAGTTCCAAATCAACTGTGGAGCCTCTTTTTACAACTCTAATCCAACCAAAATTAAATATTGCATGGTTTCTTGGATCTTTGAGTCCTGCAATTAATGATTCAGTTTGTTTGTTATATTCTTCATGATTTTCTTGTGGTCTATTTCTATGTCTAAGATAGCGAAGATAAGATTCTATATCATAATCTTCTTTTGTTAAACCATTATCAATCAAATATTTATAATAGTCTTCAAGAATAGGATCGTCATATAATGAATCGAGCAAATGACCTGCAGTATATGAATTATGAGTAAGATCAGTATCACCTTGTAAGTCATAAGGGTCAAAGCCTAATCTACCTAATATTTCTTGTTCAGCTAATTCTTCGTGGCCAACATCACCAACATCACCATCAGCATATTGAGCATTGCCATAATCGTCAATCCAATATTCACCAGACTGTGCATGCCAATTCTCTTCTTCTTCTTTATCCTCTTGATATGCAAAGCGAATAGATTTATCTAAATTGTCTGCTAAACGAAAGTTCCCAAATCTATCTGCGGATTTTGCTTGATGAATTTTAACATGTAGCGCAGTTTTGATAAGCTTGCCATCAATCATCCAATAAGATTTCTTTTCTGTTTTATCAAGCATCGTATCTACCATGTCATAAACTGGCTTTAGCATTATCTAGTCCTTATATAAAAATATATAACTTTACTTTCAATTATAAAGAAGCTAATACCTATAAAAAAGGCCAGTTTCCTGGCCTTTTCTTACTCTGGAATATATTCAATCCCTAATTGCTTTAAATAAACCCAACAAGGGTCTGTTTCTTCAGGAATTGGTTCGGGGCCAGCTAGTAGAGGAATTACTTCATATTTGATAAAGTTTTCAAATTGAATTGGATCAAAATTAATCTCAACCCATTTAAATACTCCATTTAAAGATGCAGTACTACCTTGATTGACTAAAAACTCATTAGGCTCAAATACAATCAAGCCAGTACGATTAATTTCACTTAAAGAAAGGCCATCAGACTTAGCATTTAAAATCGAATAAGCATATGCATTTAATTGAAGCTCATACTTTTTGATCAAGTACTCTCCAATGTCACAAGTCTTGAAGTCAATGACAGCATATCCAGTTTCAGTTTTTAAAATTGAATCTATCTTACCAATAGTAGAAACTTCAATATCAGAAAAATCAGGATTACGAATAGGCTTGCATTTAATCCATGAATCTGAATGAGAGATCACACCAGATGGTAAGTTCTTATCAATAGTAGAAATATCTACATTTTCATAATTCTTTTTAATCAAATTGTCAATGACTGTAAAAATCTTTGGCATTGAAAAAGGAGGGCGCTTAACACCTTGCCTATATTTCTGATAAAATCCCCATTTAGATTCTGTATATAAAAATGCAAAATCAGATGGACTAATATTAATTGTCTTCATGATAACCTCTGTATAAGTTTACCATATACAAACACGATGCAATACCTTGACAAAACAATTTTTGAGTCTATAATATTTGCAGATGTTTAAACATCCAATCAAAAAAGAGGTTACATAACACTATGTCAGATGTAGTTGATGTTGTTGCTGACGAGCAACCGACAGTAAGTCATGAGGATTATCTTGAGTTGGTTTCAATGCGACAAGCAGTCCTTGAGCTTAAGGCTCAGAAGGCTGATGTCCTTGAGTTTGTAAATGTTGCACAGCAGTACGCTGCTCGTCTTCAGCAAGCACAAGAGCAATTGAATCTTCTCAACGATGGTATTAATGAGAACACACAAGCTCTTCAGGATAAGATGAAGTCAGTAGTTGAGCCACTTGGCGTATCCGGTGAGTTTACTATTACCGATACAGAGCCACACTACGTTGTCGCAAACTCAAATGCGCCAGTTGCAGTTGGTGAAACAGTCGAAGCATAATATAAAGCTTCATTTCAAATTAAAAGCAGGTCTTTCGACCTGCTTTTAATGTTTTATAATGGGATAAAAAGATTCTTCAGTAATTATTCCTACTCTATTTGAAGATAGATCTATAGAAACATCCCATAGTTTTGTGAATGAAACTTTTTCTCTTTTGATTTGTAAATAATCAGAAACACATTCAACAAAGAAATCATTGAGCTTCCACATTTGAGGCACTTGTTCAATAAAATTAATCATATTTAATGTTTGTTTTAAATATGAAATGTAAGGATGATTTGCAAAGTCTTCATCGTCTCTGAAATCAACAATAATAATCCTACTCATAAGCTATTCCTTTTTTGTTTTAGCTTTCTTCTTTGCTTCCTTTATTGCTTCCTTTTCATTTTTGTCATTTCTGTATGCTTCTTTAGGATGTTTGAATCTTTTTATTTCAACTTCAATTCTTGGATTTTCTTTATCGTAATGAATCATATGAGTTCCATTATCAACCCAATGGATCCACATGTCATCTTTGATAATGCCATGACACTGAATAATATCTCCATTAGCTTGTTGATATCCGCATTCATCACCAACAATCCAAGAATCTAAATATACTTTTAATTTAATCGAAACACCAAAGTCCATTGGTTCATAGCCTAAATCTTTCCAAATAGACTCACAATAGTATTTGCAATGCTTTTCGTATTTTTCATACAATAAAGATGGCAAAATCCTAGTAAAACCACCTCGTCTTACTACTCTTTGTGATGTTTTCTTTGTTGATGGACGACCTGGAATATTAAATGACAAAATTAAAGTGTCATCAGGTAATTCTTCTAAGTGTTTACTACTATTAGACTCTTCGTTGAAGGCATAAATAGACGTTAAATGCTCTGGTTGCATACGTTATTTGTACATTTAAATATTAGTTACGATTGTTGAACTCTTATTAAAGTAAGCCGCAAATTCAACATTAGCAGTAATGATACTATTTTGCTGCATATTGAATTCAATTTTAGTTATAACTGCATAAGCACCGAGGACAAGTTTTCTGCCATTGACAAATGGCGCTATTAACAGTTCAGCACCAGAGAATGTAGTATTTAAAAATCCAGGAGTTTGTTCTGAGCCTGTAATTACAGTAGGATCATCAAGAATAGTTGCATACAGTTCTGGTGTAATAGCTAATTTAATGCTTCCAGTAGCCGAATACCCTCTAATGGCAAATCTTGGTGCTTGAGTAGAATTAAGTATATAAACTTTATCTATATCAAAATTAATATTAATGTTACCAGAAAGAATGTTGAAAGAAAAAGTTTCAGGGGTTGTCCCAATAAGTCCGAGAGTAAACTTTGTGTCATAAAATCTTGCAGTACGAGCATATAAATTATCTGGAGCGTTGGTTACATAGGTTGCAATATCAATTCTATTATCGCCTTCAAAATTAGCAGTTGCTTTTACTGCATCAGCACTGATATCGATAGTAGCACTTTTTAACAAATATGCGTTTCCGTCTGGATTATTAAAAAAATTATTTGGAACAGTGTTAGATTGATATGTAGTGAAATGTCCTATTAAGTCAAATACATCGAATACATCTGCATCTGTATATCCAATTAAAACAGGAGCAGAAACAGAGGAGGTGTAATATTTGCCTCCAATATCCATTATATGTGTTCCAATGTCACCTTGAATAGCAGACTTATTACTCGCCTCTTGAACTTTAGCTTGAGTAAAAGATTCAGCAATACAAATACGTGTACCAACAATACCAACACCGTCAAAGCTTAATGTATACCAGTTTGATAAATATTCACTGTTTAATAGTGGCATGCGAATCTCCTAAATAACACTAGCAAAAGTTTCAAATTGCATATTAACTGTTGCTATACCAGTTTCTGTTCTCATACTAATACTTACTTGAGAACTTAAACTAGCCAGACCTACTTTTATAATTCTTCCATCTGATAAAACAACTGAAAGATTAATTTTATCTCTTACCAATTGCATAAAATTTTGACCAGGAGTAAGTTTTGTATCATCATTTTTTGTAGGATAAAAAAATGTGTCCAATTTATCAGGTGGAATAATTAATTCTACTTCACCACTAATTGAATAACCTTTTGGCTCGAAAAATGGAATTGATGTATTGGAATTAATAAAATTAACTGCGTTGTAATCAAAAGTAAATTTTAGCTTTGCATTTTTAACAGCGTATTTTTCGCCATTTTCATGAACAAATAAGCTAACATCATAATTCCTTACCGTTCTTGCAATAAAACTATTTTCGTCAAGTGATTGTTTAAGCCTTTGAACTCCATATAATCCAGTTGTGTTGTCTTTATAAATTGATTCGCTTAAAGTATCACTTTTGTTTATTTCAAACTTTTTATCATATTTACAATTATAAGTTAATGAAACTGAGCTACCTCGTTCAGTAAAATCTAGCATTGCACTAGAGAGCAAATCTTTTGGCTGTAATAATATTTCGCTATTAGGATCAGCAATAGTAGCTTCGCTAGCATTTAAATAAAAGTTTTTTAACTTATCGTATGATTTAATAAAAATATCTAGAATGTCTTTAAATTCTTCTTTCTGATTATCATCTTGTGTAATCAGTAAAATTGGAGAAGAGATGTCAGTGCTCCAAACAGTTTGTAGAGAAGCTATGACATGAGTTCCTCCATCTCCTTGAATATAATCTTTTTTAGATTGACTAGTAGAGATTGAAGACTTAATAGACTCCAAGACATAGATATTGTTATTATCTATGTCTTGGACTTTGTACCAATTACTTATGTAATTAGAAGAGAATATTGGCATTATTAAAAACCGATTCTTTTATATCTTCTTACATTAAATGCAGATCTGACAAGTTCAGGTCTAATTACACCCTTCACAACTTCATTAATAATCAATTTAAGATCCATCATTGATAATTGCATTTTGTCAGTTTGAATATTATCCTTAACTAATTCTAATGCATTAATTCTTCTAGAGAACTTTTCGCTTCCTAATGTTTGATCTAAAGCTCTTTTGAAATCAGATAAAGGAGAGTTGCGCATTGTAGTGATTTCTTCATTTAATTCTTGTAATCTTCTATAAGAGTCTGGTGAAGGATTAGCTAAGAGACTTTTCTTTTCTTCTTCTAATTCTCTCATATATTCCAAGTGATCAAATCCAGTTTGTCTATTAAATGTTCCTGAACCGCCATACTGAGACACGGTTGTTTTTAATCCTTCAGATAATTTGATAAATGTAATATACGCATCAATTACATTAACTTGCATTGATTTAGCTGAAGAATATCTCTCTTCAAATAGTTGCTTTGTATTTACATACTCTGCACCAGGACAATCATTAGGATCTTTACATGTAGATACAAAGTTTTTAATTAAACCTAGAGCCTTGCATGCATTTTCTTGTTTGTCATAATGATAAATAATTGATTTAGTATTTAATTTCTCTGCAACAGAATCAGTGTTATTTAAATCTTCTGGAGTAAAGTGTAATGCTGCTGTATTAAGCATATGTCCAATGATATTTTGAGTAAAAACTTTCCATTCAGATCTTAAACTATACATTTGTTTCCCCGATACAATGCTGCCAGGGACAATAGGAGTTTCATCAGATTCAGAAGTTGAGTGAGTTGCTGGAGAGCCGTCTGGAAGATTCCATTCTATATCTGGATCAAAACCAATTACTGATTCTTCTCCACCAGTCCATCCAAAATATTCACCAACCAAAACAACTTTCTTTTTAATTACTGGTCTTCCTTGCCCATCAAAGCTTTCTAAAATATCGCATGGAATTGTAAAGTCAACAATGAAAGATTTATTTGTTGGACATCCTAATGGTGTTTTCATTGAGATTGGCATTGGAATTGCATCTAATTTAAAATCTCTTCTCAATGTTTCAAGCATGGATCCTTCTTGATTTGATAAGATTTTAAAATTAAACTCTTTATATCTTTCATCTAATTGTGCTAAGAATGATTGATTGATTATGTCAGATACATAACCTAATCCAGATGCATCTAAATCAGCTGTAAAACTATTTGGTCTTCTTTGAGAAATGTTTAAAAAGTAAAATTTAATTAACTTTGAAGCAGGGTCGTTTAATTCAGGTTCAATTTTAACTCTATTACCATCTTCGTCCATTTCAAATAATCTTTCAACAATTGGTAAGATATGTTCATTGTCATAACCATCAATGACAACTTTTCTCAATTGTCCAACTCTATAGTCGTATGCTTCTTTATCTGTCATAGCAGAACCATCTGGCTTAGTATTAGGATTAAAAAATGTCTTTCTGTCAACTGCGGTAGAAAAGTCTACTCCTGATTGCTCTAGCATACTTTTCAAATTCCAAACGATAGGCTGGTCAATTAAATGTGCATATTGTTCCACGCCTTCTTGATTTGGATTTTTTGCTAATATTGCATTCCAAGGTCTTACTTTTGCCTGTCCCAAAGAAGCCACTGATTGTTTCATGTTTTTAATTTCATCAGCGAGTTTGATTAAACTAGGTGGAGACAATCTTTCAACTAAAGATCCTCTACTATCTGAAACACCTATGGGCGAATATGCTTTAATAACAGAATCAAGTTTACTTACATTTGGTACTGATAAAAGTCCTGCTAAAATATCTTCATATTCTAGTCCTGGTAATTCTTTTAATAATCTTTCGACATCTTCATTGAAACCAGTTTTAACTTCAGCCCTTTTAACAGCTATTTCTTCTGCAATAAAATGTTTTGCTGCAACTATTTCTTGTTTTGTTTTTATGCTAAGTAATGCTGAAATATCAGGGATTGCTCTTGTCTTCTTGGTATATAAAGGAATTAACTTTTCAACAACTACTAATTTTTTTCTTTTTAGAAGTCTGGCTATAATTCTATTTACAGCCTCTTCTGGTGCAATATTAGAGCCTTCAGCTTGTTGCAATTTCACCATCATTTCTTTTAATGCTGGAATTGTTTTTGCATATGGAAGTAATCTTTTTTTTGTTTCTTCTGATTCTTTTGAAACATCTCCCCCAATTATTCTATATAATTGTGGGACAGTTAGATCTTTTAATTCTTTAGTTACATTTTTTTCCAACCATTTAATTTTTTCTTCAATTGTCTCACCAGGTATTTGTTCTGGCTTAAGAGGTTTATCTAATGGTTGAGCAAAGCGGAAATTATTTTTCATACAACTTACCTCAATTAAGTTTTACAGTTAATGATAATTTCTTTCATTTTAACACTGCATCCTTTAGTTGCTTATTTAAGATTCTGAATGTAAAATAAATTAATATACAATATAAGGAGTATATAAATGTCTAATTACAATCTTGAACGTGGACAAGAACTTTATTTCATTGAACTTAACAAATTAGCCGCATCTAATTCTGATTTGGCCGAAGATATTTTGAAGCTTGGGGCTTTGTTTGGAATTAATGTTGGTGTGATGCAAGAAAAGTCTCATTCAACAACATTTAATTTTGATGATGAAACTTGTATGCTTTCATATGATTGGACTCCATCATACAAGAAGCTTTCTTCAGCTGTTTATCATGTTGCTAATTTAAATGCTAATGCAGAAGAAAAAATGTCTTATCGCCAAATGATAGAACAAGTATTTGAATATTATCCTAAACATGTTTCATTTAACGAATCAACAAAAGTAAAAACTGAAAAAGAAATAGTAGATGATTCCTCATATAAAGAGATCTTGTCTAATAGTGAAGAAGTTTTTAATTTAACAGAAGCAGATGATTTAGATGGAATTGCTTATGATGATATTGATCTTCTGGAAGACTTAGCTGAATATCTTGATGAAGACGATGAAGCTTTTACTGACGAAGGCAAACGTGCTTTAGGCTTGATTGATTCTGATTACGATTCTACAAGTTCTACTCTTTACAATGAAGACGGTGAACCTGTAAAGAAAATTAAAAAAGAATATCAAACAGGCGAGGTATTTATTGACGAACAAGGTGAGTATGTAATTAAATGTCCATACACCGGAAGTAGTAATGTGTACCAAATATCAACTAATTTATTTGCTAGTTACGAGACAGACCAGCCATTCAAAGTAAAATTAAGTTTAGCTGATACTGCACAATAAAAAAGGAGGACTTTTTAGTCCTCCTTTTCATCTTCTAAAACCGCAGCAAACACGGGCGAGTTGTTTTCATATAAAAAATTAACTCTTTGTTCTATACTTTCTAACTTGGTAATAATTCTTGTAAGTAGTTCTTTTATATCTTTTGAATGTTTTGAATTTGATAGTAAAACTGAACCCACTATTTCAGTTACTTCAGAAAGAGTAGTTTCATTATTTTTTGCATTTTCTAATAAGGAATCTAATCTTGATTGTGTCATAATGTTGGCTCTTCTTCCTCTACGTTTTCTGCATTTCCAATCTTCGTTTTTAAATTCATAATATCTTGAGTATTTGTATCAATATCAGTACTTTGATCTTCATTAGCATAAATAATTGATGGAATTTTATCCATAGTATTTTTAGATTTTTTGTCAAGTGCTAAATATTTACCAAGAAGATCATTCAATCTTTTTTCTACAGTACTTTGATTTTGATTATTTTGGTTTCCTGGTGAAAGAACATTAGTATCATCTGCAGAATCTGATTTCTTTTGCTTTAACATATTTCTAATTTGAGCTGTTTCAAATGTGTTTAATGGAGCATTATTATTTACAATTGTAGGTAATAAATTAGGGCTCATTAGAGATTTTGGCAGTATTTGAGCAATTTTAATTAATTCAGAATCTAATTTATCAGCTAACTTAAAATATCCTAGCTTTTCTAGTTCTTTAATTTTATATATAATTTCTTTCATCTTTTTGAGCCACGTATACTGATTTTTGGGAATGATTGATTGTTTTCTGCGCTTGGTGCTAGTGATATTAAATTGACAATTTCATCTAGCTTTTTTCTAGCTTGAATAGTTTCTTCAGTTTGAACAGATGTGTCAGTAACTAAAGACCTTAGCTCATATAATTCGACTAACAACATATCCTTGTCAATTTTGATGATCATACTTATAATTTATACGAGAGTTGAACAAAGTCCTTATGTATCCAGAATTTGAAAAAACAAAAATAATAGATGATATGGTTTATTGCAATATTGGTAAAGCATATCAAAAAAGTACATTTGGATTTTCTTATTCAAATATAGATACTGTTAAGATTAGTCAACAATTATCAATAAGTGTCAATGGCATTCATCACCCAAGGGTTTGTTCTTTGGTTCAAGATTTAAATAGTCACATATACTTAAGATTTAGAAAAATTACAGATGATTTTCATGAAGATATGCTTTGTCAATTTTATTTTAAATCCAAAGACTTTTCTTGTGCATCTTGTAAGCATTTTTATCAAGGACAAGATTTAAAACAATCATGCTGCCAAATGAAATCAAACTTAATAATTTTAAATGATTGTGAAATATATAAAGTTGATTTTTTAAACAAAGACAATTTTGAACATCAGAAAAACAATTCTAAAATAGACTTCCTGAGCTTGCATTTTGGATCTGTAATCGATACAATAATGTTAGGTGATCCTGTATGAAGCTTAAAAGACCTACCAAGTTTATTAAAACATTAGAGTTAGAGAACTTTCAATCTCATAAATATTTAAAACTAAATCTTTCAGAAGGTTTCAATGTAATTACTGGCACTAATAATGCTGGAAAAACTGCAATCTGGCGAGCAATTGACTTCATCTTTAACTTTGGTAAAAAGGGGCATGGAAGTTTTGATCCTTCCTATGTTTCTCATAAAGCATCTTTCTGTAAAATTACTGTTCATTTTTATGATGGAACAAAATTAGTCAGAATAAAAAGCGGTCATAAAGGTGATAAAAACTCAATTCATATTTACAATGATAAAGATGAATTGATATATGAAAAGTTAAAAGCTGATAAAACATACGACCAATTTGTTACTGACTTTTTAGGCGACCCTTCTTATGATGAAGAATTGGGTTCTTTGGCGTTTGTTGATCAATCCCAAGCACCATTTTTGATATCGCTAACAAGTACAAAAATCCCAGAAGTTTTTGCTCGTCTTATTAAATCTGCTGACTATGACAATGCTGTCAAAATCTTAAAGTCAGAAAATAGCTCATATTCATCAACTATCAAATCTAATGAAACTGAAATTGGAAAGCTTGAAACAGAATTAGAAAAGTATTCTGGTTTAGATGATCAAATTAAAATTGTTGAAGACAATGACAAACTTATTGAAATTAACGATGATATAGAAAACACAATCACCAATTTATCAAAAATCAGAGAAGATGCAATTGCACTAAAGAAAAGAATCAAAGATCTTAAGACAGAGAATGATAATGACCAAAAGTTTTTAAATGAACTTGATAACTTAGATGACTATATCACAATCACATCTTCAATTGATGATTTACTAAAAATACATAAACAAATTGAATCTAACAATGAAAAAATAAATGTATTAGAGCTTGAAAATGACAAAGATGGGTACTTAATCTCAACAGACTTTTTAAGTATATGGGATGGACTAAGAAAAACTTTTCTATTTATAAAGGCTCTTGATAATTTAAACACAGATTTGATTGATAAGAATGAAGGTGTTGATTCTTTAACCCAACTTCAAGAATCTGATGAAGCTCTAATTGACAGTATAGAAATTGAGATTCAGCAATACGAAAGTGAAAACGAAGAATTATCAAAAAAATTAGAGTTCTGTGATACATGTGGACAGAGGAAGAATAATGCATAAAAAGATTTGCATAGTAGGCGACCCACATATAGATAATAAGCAACCTGGAAGCAGGCTTGATAATTATATGGAAGCATCATTGGCAGATTTAAAATGCACATTGATGATTGCAGAAGAGAACAAATGCGATGCAATTGTTTTTCTTGGCGACATGTTTGACAGAATACAAGTTAACGCAGAAGTTACATCAAAGCTTATTCAAACTTTAAATGCAAATGATTATGGAGAGCCTTGGCCTTTCAAAAAATACACCCTTCTAGGAAATCACGATATAGACAATACAATGTCCAATTTAGACAAAACTTCATTTTGGACATTGATTGTTTCTGGGTGTGTTGAATATGTTAAAGAAGTGCCTGAATTAGGATTAGTTTTTGAACACTGGAATGGTAGAATTGAGAAAACTATTTTAGACGGTATTTTCAAAGACTATGATTATCCTATTGTTTGTGCCCATGCTTACATTGCTAATGAGCCTACTCCTTTCGTTGTCGATGCTATACTTGTTGATAGCTTTGCTGTCAACCCAAAAACAAGATTGATAGCATCTGGACATTTTCATTTTGAAATGGATTCTATGAGAGATGACAATACAAGATTTATTAATCCAGGAAGCTTAAGCAGAAGAAACTTCAAAAGTGATGATGCTAATAAAAAAGTTAAGGTAGCTATTGTAGATTATGATTTGGATGGAACTTATTTGGATGTGAAATATCAAGATGTTTACACAGCACAACCATATGAGCTTATTTTTGATTTGGAAAAACGAGAAGAAATTAAGGCAATTAAAGAAGAAATTAAAGCTTTTACCAAATCATTAGTTGAATTTAACTTTGACAAAATGGCATACTTACAAGACCCTATTGATCAAGTTAAAAGTACAGGCATAGAAATGAACCTTGATATCGACATTGTTGAAAATGCATGTAGGGCTTTAAATAAATTAAATGCGGAGAAAGTATGATGACTATTCATGAACAATATAATGAAAACTTAAAGTTTATTGATAATTTACAGAAACGAAAGTCAAAGACTGAAGGTTCTATTGAAACTAGAAATCAGGAAATAATCAAGATTAGAGAAGAGATCACAAAATTGTCTGACAAGCTTAAAACTGAATACAATTTAGATCCAACAAATCTTCTAAGTAAAATCGAAGATTTGAGAACTGAATTTAATGAGAATGCTGAAATTATTAAAAACAATTTGGAAAAGTTAGATAATAAAGATGAGTGATTACATTTCAAATAAGCGTGAGAATGTTTTACGCAAAAATGAATTACTAGAGAAACGTGGAGTTAGAAACACTATTCAGAAAAGTATTGAGGACTATAAAGACAAGCTCAAAAAAATTTCTGATATGAGTAAAATGAACTCAAGCTCTATGGATTTACTCAAAAAAATCTCATCTGAAAGAAGAGTTAACATTGTCACATCTATTGAGAATATAACTAACAAATTCATTCAGCAGATTTATGGAGTTGATCATAAGTTTGTTTTTGCTGAAGAGGGAGCGACTTTTGATAAACTTACCCCTCTTATAATTAGCCCATATGAAGGAGAAGAGTTTGCATCTTCTTTGAAAAAAGGCACTGGTGGAGGATTACAACAAGTAGCAGGCTTTGGTATTAGACTAGCTGCTTTAGAACTTGAAGATGCCCCACAACCTTTAGTAATGGATGAACAATTTTCCATGGTTTCATCTGACTTCAAGATTGACTTACTAAATCAATCTTTAGTTGAATATTTGAAAGTAACTAAGAGACAATCTATTTTTATTACTCACAAAGCTGACATCTTTGGTAAATATGCTGATAAGATCATAAAGCTAGACAAAATTGATGGAGTAGCTCGTGCAAATGAAGTTACCTATCAAGAAATTATAGAAAATTATACTGCTACTTATGATATTAGCGAGGACGAAGATGAGGCGTAAAATAGAAGAAGATCAAGCTTATGCAATTGTAAATAGGATTATGTCAACTCCTGTTCCCTTGCAATCAGAGCTTTCCAATCCTTTCAACTCAAATAAGAGAAAGAAGAAAATTGTCCTTAACCCTGAAGATAAAAAAGATAATACTCTGTCTAACGATGTAACTCTTTGGACAGTTAAATCTTTTGTTGACTATTTTGCTGATTGTTACTATAAACAGAACAATGGTTATTACAAGAAGACCTATGCTTCGGACAATAGCATATTTAATGAAATTGGCAAGTTTATGTCATCTAACGGACTTCAAAAGCAAGAATGGACCAAGCGCTTTATTGATTGGAGTTTTGAAAATTCACAGTCAATAATTAAGAAAAGCGGTTATTTTTTGCCAACTACTATCAAAAACTATCTAAATCACTTTTATCAAGAGGAAGTTATACCTAAGGTAGAGGAAAATAGCATTGATAGATCATATTTTGAATCTACAATTCTTGAAGATATTAAACTTGCAGATGAAGAGGGTAAGGCAAGCGAAATCTACATAAGATTTGGCATTCCAATTGCTTCAACTTACTTTATTCAAATAAGAGGTTTTAGCCCTGAAGTTGTTCAAAAAGGTATTGAAAACTTTTTAAACAAGCTTGCTCAAGGAGACCTCTCATCTAAAGAAAAGATTGGATTGGTTCTTCAAAAGTCTGTAATGAAGTCCCCTTATCCAGAAGAGTTTAGTTTTTTAGATTGGCGATTGAAATTTGAAAAGTTTACAAAGTCGTATGCTAAAGAGAATTGGTGGAGAGAAAAGGACTATTCTGGCAAACCATTATCAGAATATCAAAGATTAATCAAAAGGGACTAAATGATAGAAAATGACCTCAAGAATCAACAACTAGAAATATCCACGTTTAGAAAAACTTTACGTGAAATTGACTGGTTCTTGAGGTCAAAACGTCCCATCCTTTACTTAACCACGCCTGAAGAGCAAAGAATTGAAGATGGCATAAAACAAATTTGTTCTAAACCTGATCATAAATGGGATCTTATTACTTGGGATTTAATATCAGGTTTACAATCAACAAATAGCGCATTCTTGCCTGTAAAAGAGAATGACCGCATTATGGATCAACTAGAGGTATTGACTTGGTTTGATAATCTAGAAATACCAAAAGACAATTTTTTACTATTAGTTCTTAAAGATTTTTCTAAGTATTTTGGAAATCAGCATACTCAAGGTCAAATAGAGTATAGATTGATTAGAAACATTAAGAATATAGCTCAAAAATGTGTTACTAAAAACAAAGCTCTTATAATTATTTCTCAGAGTTTTGATCTTCCTAATGAGCTAGATAAATATATTAGTGTTATCGATATTCCCCTACCTGAAAAAGAACATATCGAATCTAAAATTAAAGATTTATTAGACAAAGCTTCACAAAGAAAAGATTTAGCAGAGAAGTTTAAGACAAAATATTCTAAAGATGAATTAGAACATATTGTCAATTCATTCAGAGGTTTGACTTTAAATGAATGTGAGCAAGTATGTACCTATTGCATGATAAAACACACGTCTTTAGATCCTGAAGCAATATCTCACCAAAAGAGAGATATCATTCGAAAATCTGGTCTTTTAGATTGGATTGAAGTGAATGAAAACCTTGAAAACATTGGTGGTCTAAACGAATTAAAAGATTGGTTATATAAAAGAACCAAAGCATTCACAAAAGAAGCAGTTGATTATGGTTTACCTCCTAATCCTAAAGGCATTCTTCTTGTTGGTATTCAAGGTGCTGGTAAATCTTTATTTGCCAGAGGTGTTAGCAGCTTTTGGAACTTCCCTCTTCTTAAACTTGATATGGGCAAAGTGTTTTCAGGAATTGTTGGTAGTTCTGAAAATAATATGAGACAGGTTTTTAAAGTTGCTGAATCTGTTGCCCCTTGTATTTTATGGTTAGATGAAATTGATAAGGGTATGTCAGGTTCTAGATCTAGTTCTGTATCTGATGGTGGTACTACATCTAGAGTTTTGGGATCCTGGCTAACTTGGATGCAGGAAAATCAATCTCCTGTTTTCATTGTCGCAACAGCAAATGATATATCCAATTTACCACCTGAATTAATGAGAAAGGGAAGATTTGATGAAATATTTTTTGTTGATCTTCCAAGCTCCGCAGAACGTGAAGTAATTTTTAATATTCACTTAAATAAAAGAAAAAGAGACATAAACAAATTCGATCTTTTAACATTGGCAGAAGAATCTCACAACTTTACTGGTGCTGAGATTGAAGCTGCTATTGTATCCGCTATGTATGAAGCTTTTAATGAAAGCAGAGAGTTCAATACAGATGATATAGTGGAATCTCTAAATGAAATTGTACCCTTGGCTGTTACAATGAAAGAAGAGATAGATTCGTTGAAATTATGGGCTTCTGAAAGAGCCAGGAATGCATCAAATTCTGGTAAACTTAAGAAATACATGATATCAAGGATTCCGAAAGAAGAAGAAGATTTATGACAGAGAAACAAACAAGCGAAGACGATTTTCTAAAATCTATGAATATCACTGTCAAGGATTTAAAAGAATCAGCAAAGAGAGTTAGAAAACAGTCAGGTGAAGGGTGCGAGTCTTGTGATTATTTAGGCCATGTAATTAACTCATTTGGCAAGGCTACGCTCTGTTCATGCACTAAGAAAAGATTTTGGGAATCAATGTACGCTATAGCTGACATACCCCAAGCTTACATATCTAAAGAATTGTTAGATTGGAATACGAACGCAGATTCTTTAGGTAATGATTTAGGGCCACAAAAGAAAGCCAGTGAAAAGGTAAATGTCCTTTTATCATACTATGTTAAACAGTTTTCAAATATAGTAAATGGACATCTTCCTAATTTAAAGCATTCAGAAAGAGAATCAACCAAATTACACTCTTTACTATTTGAAGGTGGTGTTGGTTCAGGAAAAACTTTTATTGCCTCTGTTATGGTTAAAGAAGCAATAAAATTAAATATGAATGCTAAATACTTTGATTGGTCTGAACTTTGTCAAACACTAGGCGATTTTAATAACAAAGAGCAAACGGAATCTATAGTAGAAAAATTCAAAACTTTTGATTTTGTGGTAATTGATGGAATAGAAGATTACCCATATTTTGCTCCTTATTTTTATATGCAATTAGATAGATTATGTAAGGCAAGAATAAACTCTGGCAAACCATTTATGCTATTTTCTAATGGCTCTCAATTTAACATAAAAGCAGGATCGGGTTGGCAATCTTTGCTGAGACATTGCTTGATAATTCGTCTCCCGCAAACTATAAGGTAATTGACATGAAAAACAATCAGGAAGATTTTGAAATTACTTTATTAGCCCATCTTGTAAGTGATGCAAAGGCTATAGAAAAATCCTTAACATCTGGAGTAAGTGAAGAACATTTTGTATTTGTTGAAGGCAATTACAAAAACTCCATGACTAAAAAGATTTTCACTTATATCAAAGATTATTACAAAGTAAGTGGTGGGTCTTTATTTACCTCATTTGTCCTTGAGTCTAAGATTGTAGAAGAAGCAATCCCAGACAAAGGTAGAGGTAGATTGATGACTTTATGGGCAGATATTGAAAGTGTTGACACAGACCCAAACAATTTACATGAAGTCATACATCAAATCAAAAATAGACATTGTTTGAGAATATTAAAAGATATGTTTGCTGATGGTCTCAACGAATTAGAAACCACTGGAGTTTCTGGTGCTGTTAATATCATTCAAGACAAATTAGAAAAAATCAATGAACAGATGAATGAGTTTGCTTCAGACATTCACAACATTGATGTATCTGAATCTGCTGAATATTTTAGGGAAGAATACACAAAAAGAGTACAACAACCAGAATTATTTCATGGGATACCTTGTGGTTTAGAGAATATCGATAATAGAACTTTTGGATTCTTACCAGGCCAAATTATTGTATTCTTAGCCCCTTCTTCTGGTGGTAAGTCTGTAATGCTTCTGAATGCTGCTGTACATGCTAACACAGTGGCAAAGAAGAATGTGCTTTACATGTCTTTTGAAATGAACTCTTGGCTTTGTATGTTGAGGCATATTTCTCTGCAATACGAAATACCTTACAACCAACTTAAAAATGTTGAATTGAGTAAGCAAGAATTAAATAAACTTATAGAAAAGATGCAATCTAAAAAGGATGGACCATATTTTGAATATGATGTCAATATGGAAGATCCTACTCCAGATTATATTGATTCTAGAATAAGAGATTTAATTGCTACAAAAGGTAAGCCAGATCTTCTTGTAGTTGACTATATTGGAAACATGACCATTCGTAATGCTCCTCAAAATGCTAAAGATTATGAATTACAATCTAAAGCTGTTCAAGAGTTATTTAAAATGGCCAAAAGATATAATATTCCAATTATTACAGCGCAGCAGATTAATCGTGAAACAATCAGAGATGCACGTAAGGCGAAAGAAGCTAATAAGTTTATGTCTTACGATCAAGCAGCAGTTTCAGGTGGACAAGTATTGATGCACCTTTGTACTTATGCAATTGCTATGGAACCTAACAAAGAGCAAGGATATTGTATTTTTCACCCTGTCAAAATGAGAGACGCTTATTTTACTCCGTTTCCTGTAAGAATGGAACCAGAGTACAATAAGGTAAGAGAGCTTGCAGAAGAAGAACAACTGCAGATTTTGGCTATGCATGCTATGTCTAATGGTCTTCCAGTAAGTTCTACAAAAGACAGCACTCCTCCCAAGAAAAATGCAATGCCTTCTGTACCTGTAGGAGAATTACCAACATCAATTGAAGAAGATGAAGAAATACCTCAAATTGATACCAGTATAGATATGGAGCTTGATCTTTCTAGCTGGAGTCTTTAGTGAAGAAAGTATATTCATCACACTTTAAAGAAGAAACAGGGCTTAGGAAGAAATTTTCCAAAGCCCTTATTAATCAGCTTATCGAAGAAGTAAATATGGCTGAGTTTGTTGAGGATGAATATGATCTTATGTTGTATCCATCTGGTAATGGATGGGTAAAGACAAATTGTTTAATGCCTAACCACAATGATTCAAGCCCTTCTTTTGGAATAAATATTGAGGGTAATTTTTATAATTGTTTTGCTTGTGGTGCTAGTGGAAATATAGTCAACCTAATTCAAAATGTAGAGGGCTTAAACTTTTACGAGACTATTCAAAAGTTATGTGTTTACTCTGGAATAGAAACAGAAACTTCAGAATTAGGAATGAAGCAAGCACTCAAGGAAATCAATCTTTCCATTGATGAGTTTTTGAATAGATCTTTAGAAACTAATTTGCCTGGTGGTATGAGTGAAGTAAGGTTTTTATTTTCAATTGCTCAAAGAATTAAAAACTTTGAGAATAATGTGGAATATGACCCAAAGCAATTAAAATGGTCAGAATCTATTTATAAAGCTGTGGATGATGCAATACTAGTAAATGATGATAAGAAATTAAACATCATTTGGAAAAATCTAAATAGAAAGATAAAAGAAAGATTACAAAATGGATGAAAAAGATATTTGGGAAAAGCCGCCAGTTTCAGAGATAACAGAACAGTTAAGTAAGGCAATGAAAAACTGCCCCAAAGAAGTGGCTGTCAATGTAATTTTAACTGGTAAAGGTGCTAAGAGATTTTACTTTGCAAAATCTTTACTTTCTAATGCCTACCCTAATTTAAGTGAATCTGATATAGTTAAGTTCCTAGTAAGAGCTGGAGCGGAACGAGAGATTGAACGCTTGGCTTACGTTTGGAACTTAGTGCAAAATGAGAATTCAGACTTGTAATTGTTTAATACTTTATCCAGAACTTGCTGCAGAAGCTTTAAAGAATAATGAATCAGATATTTTTATTATCTGGAGTATTCTTAAAAAAATAGATTCTTCTGGCTCTGGAATTATATGGATGGGTGATATCTTAAAGCTTTGTGAAAAAGTATTAGGATTGAAAAGCACTTTCGCCTATTCAAAAATTAATAAGGGCATTGGAAAATACTGGAGAGAGCCTAAAGGTAAAAATGGCTGTAAAACTGTTGGTTTATTCAGTTTTAAGCAGATAGTACTAAGGCTTTCTCCAAAAATTGCTCGTTCTGAACCTGTTGTTATTCCATTCACTTACTTTAATGCAAATGGATATAAGAATAGCAAAAATATCAAAAATCTTCTAATTGGTTGTGTTGCAGGTCGGTATGTAGATCATAGACCAATCAGCTTAGCCTCAATTCAAGAAAATATAGGTCAAAGTGAAAATACAGTAAGAAATGCAATCAAAGAGTGTGCATTTTTAGAATATAAAACTAACACTGAAAAAGTTTCCGTTTCTAAAAACATTCTTGGGGTTATGGCATCAAAATCAATTCAAGATAATTCAGCTGCATACAAAATTAAAAAGATTGACAACAATTATTTTATGATTAAGCAACTGCCTAATTCTTATATAATTAAAGATTTTGATAGATTACCGCTTAAATGCCGTCCTGATATTTTGAGTAAAACAGTTCAGAAGAACTTTGAACTATTACTTCCGGCAAGGTATCATAAACACAAGAATACTGAATGGAAAACTTCAGATTCTAAAAACTTAATAAAATTAAGAACCATTTAAAACAACTAGTGAATGACTATCTTTGATGGCGCTAGTAAGGAGTTAAAATGTGTAGTTCAAATAAAGACTTTGTGCATTTACATGCCCACACCCATTTCTCGGTTCAAGATGCTTTGCCATCCCCTACAAATTATGCCAAAAAAGCAAGAGAAATGGGTTTTCGTGCTACTGCTATTACTGACCATGGAAAAATGTCTGGAACAGTAGAGTTTGTCAATGGCTGCAGAAATCCTATTGATAATGTAGCTGCAATTAAGCCTATCATTGGAATTGAAGTCTATACCTGTGAAGATAGATTTGATAAGTCTAAAACTGAAGATGGAAAGAGACGAAAATTAAACCATCTTACACTTTTAGCACAGAATGAAACTGGCTATAGAAATCTTCTTGCACTGTCAGCTCTTGGCAATGATCCAAACGCATTCTACTATTCTCCTCGTATTGATTGGGGCTGCATTCAAGAGCATTCAGAAGGAGTTATAGCCCTTTCAGGTTGTTTAGCTTCTGAAGTAAATCAAGCATTAATGAAGCAAGATATAGAACATGCTGAAACTGTTGCGCAAAGATTTAAAAATGTCTTTGGTGATAGATACTTTATGGAGCTTCAATATCATGGAATTGATGAGCAAAAGAATAACCTCAACCATTTAATTAATATAGCTAATAAATATGATATCCCTTTATGTGCTTCCAATGACGTTCACTATTTAGATAAGCTTGACTGGAGATTACATGATGTCTTAATTCAAATGAGAGATCAGAGAGAAGCTTCTTCCGGTGTTGCAAAAAAGAATGGCAAGAAAGAAGCTTATGGCACACACCAATTCTGGCTAAAATCTTATGAGGAAATGAATAAGATTTTTTCCACCGTTCCTGCAGCACTTAAAAATAGTGTTCTCATTTCAGAAATGGTAGATGATTTCTTCAAGATAGATGTAGAACACATTCTTCCTAAAGCAAACATTCCAATAAATGACCCAGAGTTTAAGACATTTTGGAAGAGTAATTTGGCATATAACAGTGCAAATGAAGCATATTTAGCTTACCGTGCATTTTCTGGATTAAAGAATCTTGGTCTTGATAAAAACAAAGAATATATGAAAAGGCTTAGGTCTGAATTATCTCAGATCTGGTACATGGGTGTAACTGACTACTTCCTTATCCAAAACGAAATGGTCGCTTTTATGAAGTCCCAAAATATTTACTATGGGATTCGTGGATCTGGAGTTGGTTCACTTGTAAATTATTGTTTAGATGTTTCTTCTGTTGATCCAATTCGATGGAACTTGATGTTTGAGCGCTTTTTGAATCCTGGTCGTGGAACTCAATACCAAATTGACATCTATGACTATCCATCAAAAATGTGGCTGGCTGATAAAGGTAAGCAAGATCAAGTTGCATATTCAAAAGCAATCACAAAAGCATGCAAGACTTGGCTTGGTGAAAATCTTGAATATGCAAAACATGAGCCAGATATATTAAAAGAGATTTGGGTTTTAGAAAATCAAGGTCTTGCATCATATGTTTGTGACTTGGCTAATAAGGGTATTAAATCAAAACATAATGACAGTAACCTTTGGACTGCTCATATACTAGGCATTTGCGAAAAAGAGCCAGAAGGTGAGTTAATTATATCTAAGGTAGCAACTCTTCCTGACGTTGATACAGATATTGATGCATCACGTAGATCTGAAGTTATCGATTGGGCTGTGGGAAGATTTGGAGCTGATCATGTTGCTCAAATTGGTGCTTGGGGTACATATGGTGCAAAAGCAGCAGTTGTTGGGGCTTTGAAGACATCTGAAAGATTTATTGAAAAATATGGATCACAAGTACATCATGAAGCTTTAAAAGTGTCTGGCTCTATTCCTAAGGTTCCTGATATTACAATTGATACTGCGCTTAAAGATAGTTCTGAATTTGCTAACCACTATAGATTCTGGAAAGAAGAAATTGACATTGCTAAACAACTTGTTGGCACTATCTCTAACTTCTCTGTTCATGCTGCTGGTGTAATTATTTGTGGAGACCCTGTAAGTCAACATGCTCCAATTGAAAACTCAAAAGGCAACTTGTGTTCTGGCTTTGATATGTTCAATGTTGAAAGGGTAGGTTTAGTAAAATATGACTACCTTGGACTTAACACTTTCACTCAAATTGCCAACACTATAAAAATGATCAAAGAGCGCAGAGGCGTTGATATTGATGTAAGAAAGGATATCGATTTAGAAGATCCAAAGATTTACAAAAATATATATGCTAAGGGGAAAACTGCTTCTGTCTTTCAATTTGCTTCAAGAGGTATGCAAGAAGCGCTTAGAAAAGTAAACGCATCAAGCATGGAAGACTTAATTGCTGTTGTTTCTTTGTATAGACCAGGACCGTTAGAATACATTGACACATATGCTGAAGGCAAAATGAATCCATCTGCAGTTCATTATGTAGACCCAATTGTTAAAAAACATCTCGAAGTTACATATAGCATTATGGTTTATCAAGAACAAGGAATGCAATTAGCTCGTGATATGGCTGGATTTGATCATAATGAGGTAGATAAACTCCGTAAGGCTATTTCTAAAAAAAATGACAAATTGTTTGCTGAAGTAACTGATTTATTTAAACAAAAGTCTTTAGCCAGGGGCGTTGATGAAAAGGCAGTAGATTCTGTTTTAAGCTTGATGTCTAAGTTCGTAGGTTATGCTTTTAATAGATCCCATGCTTGTTCATATGCAATTCTGTCTTTCTGGACTGCTTGGCTTCGTTATTACTATCCTCATGAGTGGTTAGCTACTTGTATTCATCTGGCAAAAGATGATGAAGATAAAGTTGCTATGCTTAAAAAAGAATGCTCTATGGAAAGAATTGTTATCAAAAATGCAAATGTAAATGAATCTGGATTGATAACTCTTGTTAATAGTAATAATGAGATCATGCTTCCTTTGTCTTCAATTAAGGGAGTAGGAGCAAGAGCAGAAGATATAATTATCCATCAGCCGTATGTTGACTGTAAAGACCTTTGTATGAGAGCTAGACCTAACAGAGGTATGGTAGATGCTTTAGCTTTTTCAGGAGCACTGTATTGCCTTCCAGACTCTCATGGATATGAATTAGTTGAAGACTTTATGGAATACTACGACTCTCTTGTAGCAGAAAGAAGTGAAGAAGATAAAAGAATTGCAAGAGAGGCTAAAAAGAAATTCAAGCCAGCTATTTCTTTAACAGAAGCATTTCAAATTGATGAAAGTGATGTTATAATTGAGAGAAATAGAACAAATAAAGTTCGTCAACCAATCAAACTTAGAGGCAATATCAAAAGTTTAATTTCTGATGACTTATTTGATTGAGGAATATTATGAGCGATTTTTTTGATGATGAAATAGAAGAGAATAATGACTCACATTTACTTCTAGCTGATATTAAATGGGCTCCACAAAACGATCCTTTTGATATAAGTGCAGATAGCTTTTCGCATAATATTGTCAATCGTTTAAGCGGAATTGACGAAGAAAAGTTTAAAGAAGAAGTAGAAATGTGGCAGCAAGTAATTGGCAGCCTTCCTCCTTTCACTGAATCTAAATTAAAAAATGAAATGAATGCTTGGGATTTTTCAATTCCAAAACATGATAATTTTAGTTTTGATATGTTGTCAACATCTTATGCAAGAATGATACAATATAGATCATATTTAGTTCAGTGGATTGATGTAGTAAATGCGCATCATGAATTACTGTCCAATGCTCACAAATCATTAAAAGAAATGGCTGTAAAGTTGGCAAATGGTCCAAAACATGATAAAGATGCAATTGCTACTTTTACTGTTCAACCATTTTTACACAAGGTAACTGTAGCTAAAAGATGCTTAACGTATCTTGAAAATGTCCAAAAGAACATTGACTTCGGTGCTGTTCAATTGGAAAGATTAATGCGTGAAAGACAAAATCTTGCTCGTATTAATCAAAACTTCAACAGTGAAGGTATGAGTAATTTTTATAACTCTGCTGTTGAATCTGATGGCCCAAAAGGTATGATCAGAAAAGCCGATCAAGTAGGGATTAAAACCCGAAATAATAGATTATAAATTATTTCAATTAGTCCTTGCGAAATATCAAAAAATACAATAAACTTAAAACAGTGGAGTCAATAGTACTCCCTCTTGGAGAAAATTAAAATGCTTAGACGAATGTCAACTGCCCAGATGATGAATATGAAGCCACTAACTTCTTCATCGTCATTCCCGAAGCTTGGAGAAATCCTCGTTAATCTGTCTGTCAGAGACAGCCCTAAAGTAGAGCGCAAGCTCCGTCTCGTTGGTGACCCTGTAGTTTTTCTTGAGTATCAAGACAAGGTCTATGTTCCAGGTCAGAAGGGCAAGACTCAGAAGCTTCCTTTTCCTGATGCAGAAATCAATAAGTCTATGACCCGAATTGGTCATGATGATCCTGATCAATGCCCTTGGAAGAAGATGGGTTATATCTCTTCGCTTCAGTTTGCTCAAAATTGTCTTGAGCAGCAAGAAGATGGTACTTGGGTGCCTAAGGTCCTCAAGAAGGGTAAGTCTATTTTCCAGGAATTGGCAAAGTGGCAGAATGGTCGCCTTAAGGATATGGAAGACCTCGATGAAGATGAGCGCAATGCTTTCATTTTCCACCTTGGAACTCGTAATTCTTTCCCAGTTAGAATTACAGCAAATGCCACTGGTCAACCAGCTCCTAAGTCAGTTGAATATGAAGTAAATGTTTCATCTGTTAAGACTATCAAAATTACAGATGAAATGCTTGAAATGCTTCGCAAGGCTGGAGAGCCATCTGCTGACGAACTTAAGACTGAGCGTTTTAAGTACGAAAAGGAAGCCAAGAGTGATCCATCTATGCCACCATGGGAAGACTACTTTGCATATGGCTTCGATCTCTCAAAGATCTTCAAGCATACGCCAATTAGAACAGCTAATTCAAATGACTACTCACGTTCAGAGCCTGAGACCACTACATTTGTGGTTAAGCCTCCTAAGGTTGAGACCTTTAATGATGAAGATGTAGAAGAGCCAGTAAAGCCTGTGAAGAAGGCTGCTGCTCCTAAGCCAGCACCAGTCTTTGAAGAAGACGCTGATGCTGAAGATGACATCGATAGCTGGTCTTAATTTAATCAATCAGGATGGCTCAGGCCATCCTGATTTTTAAGGAATAAAATGGCAAGAAAAAGCGAATCAGACAATTTGAGCATGATTTCTAATGAGCATCAAAAGCTTTTAAAACAAAAGCTTAAGTCATTAGGAATTGATGAAAAAGCCGTTACAAACGGGGAACAAGAACCAGCTGAATTTATTTCTACTGGTGTTTTTGAGGTTGATGCCATCTTGGGCGAAGGTATGGGTATTCCTACTGGAACCTTGGTAGAGTTCTGTGGTGAATCTCAATCAGGAAAGACTTGGCTTGCTTATAAGCTAATTGCTCAAGCCCAGGAAAAAGGAAAGGCTTGTGCTTTCTTTAACATTGAGAACAGCTATTATCCACCAAGGGCAATTTCTTGTGGAGTTGATATTTCCAAGTTATTACTTGTTGAAAATGTTGGCTCTGCTGAAAAGTATGGTGAGTTGATAAAGTTTTTTGTTGAGAGTGGAGAATATGGATTAATTGTAGTTGACTCCATTTCGGCAATGATTCCTCAGGATGAACTTGCTAAAACTCTTGAACAAGTTCAGACAATTGGTCTTCATGCAAGATTTGTCAAGAGGTTAGCTAAAGATCTAACTGCAAAAACAGCATCAACTGGAACGATTGTTGTTTTAATTAACCAACTATATATGGGTGCTGGAGCTATGCCTGGAACAATGGCAAAGACAGCTACAGGTGGTAATGCAATGAATTACTTTACCCATATGAGGCTGTGGATTAACAAAATTAATGGTGCAGCTGGCCAAGTAACCAAAAAGGATGCTGAAGGCAAAGATGTTATCATTGGTGGTAAATCCAAAATTGTTGTTATGAAAACTCGATATGGACAGCCTGGTCAAATAGGCGAGTTTAAAATTATGTTTACTAATGATGAAACAACAAATCTAGTAGACGAGTTTTTATTTAAGGCTAAGGCTAAGGGTTTTGAATACATCAAGGAAATTCGAAAGAAGTTCAGCTATGTCTGCCCTAACACTGGTGAAGTATTAGAAACTAAAGATCCATATGAGTTCTGCAAACTTCTTCAAAAACAACCAGCTCCTGAAAAGAAAACTCGTGGAGATAATTCAGCCACAGCTTTTGAATACATCTGTGGAAGAATTAAAGTAGTAGGCAAGCCTCTTGCAGATCTAACAGCTGCAATTATTAAAGGGCCACCAGCAGATGAATCTAATCCTGATCTTAATGAAGATGATGATGACGATGATGATGATGTTGGACTAAGTTTAGAAGATATTGCAAAGCTAGTTTAATAAAAGAGGTGTAGAGAAATCTGCACCTTCTTTTTTGAATGGTAAAATTAACTATGGAAGATTTATCTAGATCTACTATTTTCAATCAATTTGCAAGGGAATTGATTGAAAATGAAACTGTTAAAAAATATATTAAATCTAGAAACCTTAATCTCTGTCATTTAGAAACTAATGATTTGGGTTTTTGCCCTCCATATTCTAGATATGTTTTTCCATTGCTCAGAGGCAGAGTAATTGTTCCTATTAGAGATGTTCATGGAAGATTGATAGCTTTAGCAGGAAGGCAATTACCTGATTATATTGAACTAACTATAAAATCTTTCTGGGACACTTATAGCTACGAACCTTCAAAAGCAGATGATAGGATTTCTAAATGGATGAAAGGTAAGTGGATAAATGAACCCTATCAAAAGTCTAAGCATTTATTTAATTTAGATAAAGCAAAAGAATATATCCGTGAAAGTAATTTTGTTTATATTGTTGAAGGTTATTTTGATGTTTTGGTTCTTAGACAAAATGGCATAAATAATGTTGTTGCCTTATGTGGAACAGCTTTATCTGATTTTCATTTAGCTTTACTTTATAGATATTGCAACAGAATTGTTTTGTTATTAGATGGAGATATCGCTGGTAAATTAGCCACTGACAAGATATTTCAAAAACTTTCAGAAAACAATTTTATTGGGAAGAGTTTATATCTACCTGAAAAGTGTGACCCAGATGATTTTGTGATAGAATACGGCCCAGAAAATCTAATAAATGCCACCAAAGAATTGCTTAACAGTGATTCACCTTATTTGAATATATTAGCGAGTTAAAATGCAAGAATTTGAAAATGTTTGGAAGTTAAAAAAGTTTGATAGACAAGTCTCAGCTCAATTGGCAGAAGACTTATCAATAGCCACACCTATATCTAATATTCTTGCTGGTAGAGGCTTGAAAGATGTAAAAGAAGTTGAGAAGTTTTGTAAGACTGATATAAGTGCTTTACGAAACCCATTCTTACTCCCTGATATTCGACCAGTTTTAGCACGTTTGAATAAAGCTATAGATAACAATGAGAAGATATTTGTCTGGGGAGATTATGATGTTGACGGAATTACTGCAACATCAGTGGTAGTTACTGCTCTTCGCAAAATGAAAGCTAATCTAGTTTATAAAGTCCCTCACAGAATGGAAGACGGTTATGACATAAAAGTACATTCTGTTGATGAAGCAATTAAGGCAGAAGCACAATTATTATTTTCTGTTGACTGTGGAATTGTTGCTTTTGAAACTGCTGCATATGCTAAAACATGCGGACTTGATTTGATTATTACAGATCACCACCACCCTTCAGAAGATGGCAAGATTCCTGATTGTATAGGTGTAGTAAATCCTAATAGAGATGATCCAAATTATCCAGGACATTTATTTACCAATGATTCCAATAAAGATTTTGTAAGATATCCTTTTGATGCTCTTGCTGGTGTTGGAATTGCGTTTAAAGTCATGTTAGCTCTAGCAAAAGAACGTGGTTATGATGTTAGAGAGATGATTGATGAATTGATTGAATACGTAGCCCTAGGAACTGTTGCTGACGTTGCTCCTATGCTTGATGAAAACAAGGCTATGGTTGCTTATGGTTGTCAAAGGCTATCCAATACATCGAAACCTGGCATCCAACAGTTACTTAAAATTGCTGGTGTAAAAGAAGTTGATACGTTTAGTATTGGTTTTCAGTTAGGCCCAAGAATTAATGCTATTGGACGTTTAGCTGATGCAGGAACAGCTTTAGATCTCTTATTAGAAACAAGTCAAATAAGAGCAGAAAAGTTGGCAAAAGAGCTGGATAACGCAAATAGAAAAAGACAATTAGAGCAAGAAAAAGCTGTCGAAGATGCTATTGCTTATGTAGAACAAAACTTTGATCTGCCTAACACTTATATCCTTGTTGTTGGTCAAAAAGAATGGCACCCAGGATTGATAGGGTTGATTGCTGGCAAGTTGGTTGAAAAGTTTAATAAGCCAACTCTTGTATGTTCATTTAAAGATGATGGATATGCTAAAGGTTCTTGTAGATCATTAAGAGATTTCAATATTTTGAATGCTTTAAAGTCTGAGAAGGCTTGGGCATTATTTAAGAAGAGATCAGATGGTTCTACTGTGTGTGGTGGTCATGCTTTTGCTGCTGGTTTTGAACTTGCAATTGATAATATTCCTGCAATGAGAGAAGCTTTGAACGAATATGCTTCAGACATTATTGGACAGTTATCAGGAGTAAAAGTCATTGATTTTGATTCAAGAATAGAACCTGGTGATATTAATGAAAAGGTTTTTGGTCAATTAACTAGGCTCTCACCATTTGGATCAGGAAATGAAACTCCAATTTTTGTTTGTACTAAACTTAAAATTGTAGAAACTAAAACTCTGACAAGTGGCAAGCATCTTAAATTAAAAGTTTCTGATCCAGACTCAAAACAGTGGATCAATGTAAATGCTTGGAGAAAAGGCTATTTAGCTGAACACTTAAAAGAGGGATCCTTAATTGATTTAGCATTCACTATGTCAATTGATGATTGGCAAGGTAGAAAGAGTTTAACGTTGACAACTGTTGATATTAAACCTCATGTAAAATAAACTATATTTACATTCTAATTGTTGCAAACTATAATATAGTCACATTAAGTTTATTTAATGTGGCTTATAGGTCTATTATGCAAGAAACTGAAGTTCAACCAAACAAGAATGTTAAGAGTTACACAGGTCATCAAGAAAAGCTAGAATTTGCTATTCTTAATTATCAGAAAGCTTTAGCAAGCGGTCATGTAAGAATTATAGATAATGCTTACAAAAAAGTTATAAAGCTGTACCCGCCAATGATGCACTTGCAAGAATGGTACACCCAATACCATTATTTATATGATGCATTGGAAGATTTTCAACAAGATTATATAAGAATATTTTGTAATGTTTTATCAGCATGGAAGCCAAGAAATGCCAGAAAAATATCTAGATATGATGGCACAGGTGAGTTTAAGAATTATTTTATTGGAGCACTGCAGCACAATTATATTAATTTAGTTAAAGCTGACAATGCTGGAAAACGTAACCCATCATGCAAATGCCCTATATGCGAAAAATGGGTCAATCCTTTATCAACACATTTAAGAGGAAGCCATATTGATTTATTATGGACTCAATTAAAAATAAATGGACATAATATTGAAACTCTTACTAATTGTCCACTATGCAAATCTCATAAACTACCCAGACAATATAATTGTTTAATTAACCCAGAAGAGATATGTTTCGGTGCGGGAGATTGCGCTGAATGTAAACGTGTAGGGATTAATAATGCAATTAGAAAGCATATGTTGTCTAAGCACTCAACACTTCTATTTCAAAGATTCAATGAAACTTATCCAGGGTACCAAACAGTATCTCCAAGAGCTTTAAGTATTTACACTGGTGAAGACGAAGATGGGGACGAAGGCTGTTATTATGATAAAGTTCAAGAAAGAAATAATTTAAATAATCTTATGTCCATGGATCTTAATGAAATTGAAAATAAAATTCTTTCAAACATATTAAATGGGTCTACAACATTAAAATTTGATGCAGCTTTGTATAATTGTTCTATCGAAGAGTTTAATGATGCAATTGATGGTTTAAAAGATAAAATGTCACTTGCTGGATTGGAATAATCAAAGGAATTAAAATGGAAGATTTTTCAAAAGTTGAAGACGCAGAAGTAAAGAAAGTAGGTTTCAATGATGTTAGAACTTTACGTGCAAGGGGAGGAGATTCAAACGATCCTGATCCTCACAAGCGTCCTACAGATCCAGTAGGCCTTTCTCGAAGTATCTTGCATGTTCTTAAAGAAAATGAATATGTAAGAGTTTTGTCAGTAGGCCCAACAGCCTTAAACGCTGTAATGAGTGCATTTAGATTAGCTTCAAGAGAAGTTGAAAGTCTGACAAATGGTTCTGTTTTAGTTTGCCGTCAATCAGAATACACTGCTGAAATTGGTGGTAAGAAAGCAAAAGGGATTTCCACAAGAATATTTGCAATCAACATCAAATTTGCGCTATAATCAAACATAGAACGACTCTGTAATTTAAGTTAACTTAAATTACAAATGAATAATATGGAAGAATTAGCAGTAAAAAGAGCCCTTAGATTAATGTCCCAGGAATGGAAACAGGATAAATCTAGGGCTTCTTTTCATTATGCGTTTGCAATTAAAAAATCTAAAGTTGTTGCAATTGGTAAAAATAATATTTCTGATGGATCTAGAACAGCATTACAAATTGGAAGATCTTTAAATATAGCAAAATGGAAAGAATACCCATATATTCATGCTGAGTGTGATGCTATATATCAGATTAAAGATAAATACCCGCAAGCAGATATTGAAATTATTAGCGTAAGAATTAACAGAAATGGTGAGTTTAGATTAGCAAAACCATGTCCTCATTGCCAAAAGGTGTTGGATATTTTAGGGTATTATAACGTCTGGTGGTCAATTACTTGTGATGATGGAAGTAATAAACTTACTCTCTCAAACGACAAAGAAAGTATTAATTATAAGTATGCAAAGCTCTGATTGGAATAAAAAGAAAAGGCAATTTTTAGAAGATTATTTTACCACAGATGATATTTCTACAAGTGATTTTTTTAAGGTTGACAGCAATGAAAGCCAGAATAAAAAATATGCTGCTGGTACTCCATGGACAACGTTGATCAGAGATTCATCACTGGTGAATTCTCGTGTTTTCGTGCGTGACAATTATCATAATCATGATATATTTAGCACAGATAATGATCAAGCAAACGCCATACTCAGTTGTGCCGTTAAGAAAGCTACATACATGATAAGTGAAGAAACCGAAAGGGATTATCACGAGATTTATGAAGCAATTAAAAACTATTTTTCTGATAATGGAATGAGCGGAAAAGAAGTAAAAGCTATTATCAAATTATTAAGAGACTTAGATCACGAAGAACTATTTAATTAAGAGAGTAAGACAAAAATGGAAAAGATTTTAGAAGAGAATAAGAATAGGTTTGTTTTGTTTCCACTTCAGTACCATGATATCTGGGAGTTTTATAAGAAGTCCCAAGCATCATTTTGGACTGCTGAAGAAATTGATTTATCTTCAGATTTGGCAGACTGGGAGAAGCTTAATGCAGGAGAACAACACTTCGTAAAGCATGTACTAGCATTCTTTGCTGCATCTGATGGAATTGTAAATGAAAACCTTGCAGAAAACTTTGTCTCTGAAGTTCAATATACAGAAGCAAAGTTTTTCTATGGCTTCCAAATTATGATGGAGAATATCCATTCAGAAACTTATTCTTTGCTTATTGATACATACATCAAAGACAAAGCAGAGCAAGACTATTTATTTAACGCTATTGATACTGTTCCTGCAGTTCAAAAGAAGGCTGAATGGGCTCTTAAGTGGATCAGCTCTGAATCATTTGTTGAGCGTCTAATTGCTTTTGCTGCTGTTGAGGGAATTTTCTTCTCTGGATCTTTCTGTTCAATTTTCTGGTTAAAGAAGCGTGGTTTAATGCCAGGTTTATCCTTCTCAAATGAGTTAATTTCTCGTGATGAGGGATTGCATACAGATTTTGCAGTTCATCTTTATAATCATCACATTGAGAACAAGCTTTCTCGTGAACGTTTGATTGAAATTATTGATTCTGCTCTTACAATTGAAAAAGAATTTATTACTGAAGCTTTGCCTGTATCTTTAATTGGAATGAATTCTGATTTGATGAAGCAATATTTAGAGTATGTTTCTGACCGTCTTTTGATTGACTTGGGCGTAGGAAAAATCTATAATTCTGAAAACCCATTTGATTTCATGAAGAATATTGCAATGGAAAACAAAACAAACTTCTTTGAGAAGCGTGTTGGTGAATATTCAAAGCAAGGTGTAGGCACAAAGCCAGACACAATTCAATTCTCCACTGAAGAAGATTTTTAAGGTAAGCAAATATGAATGTTGTAAAAAGAGACGGGACAGTTGAACAAGTAAAGTTTGACAAGATTTCTTCTAGAATCCGTAAGCAAACATACGGATTAAACGAAGATTATGTAGATTATTTCCAGGTTGCTCAAAAGGTTATATCTGGTCTTTATGATGGTGTAACAAGCAGTGAACTTGATAAACTCAGTGCTGAGACAGCAGCATCAATGATCACAACTCACCCTGATTATGGTAAGTTGGCTGCTAGAATTACGATTACATCCCTTTACAAAGATGTTGCAAAAGAGTTTTCAACAGTTGCAAAAGAACTTTATGAATACATCAACCCAGTTAATAACGAACCAGCTGGATTGATTTCTGATGAAGTCTATGAAATTATTGAAAAGAATGCCACAGCACTCAATGCAATGATTGTCCATGATCGTGATTTTAATTTCGATTACTTTGGATATAAGACTCTTGAAAAATCTTATCTTCTACAACGCCATGGAAAGCCTGCAGAAACTCCTCAGCAAATGTATATGAGAGTATCTGTTGGTATATGGCGTGACAATCTAGAAATGGTTCAAAAGACATATGATTTGCTTTCTCAAGGCCTTTTCACTCATGCAACCCCAACTTTGTTTAATTCAGGTACAAAAAGACCACAAATGTCTTCTTGTTTCTTATTAGATATTGATGATGACTCGATTCCAGGTATTTACAAGACTCTTTCTGATTGTGCTAAGATTTCACAGTCAGCGGGTGGTATTGGAATAAATATTCATAAAATTCGTGCCAAGGGTGCATATATCAAGGGAACTAATGGCTGGTCAAATGGTATTGTTCCTATGTTACGTGTCTTTAATGAGACTGCAAGATATGTAGATCAGGGTGGTGGAAAGCGCAAAGGTTCAATTGCTGTTTATCTTGAGCCTTGGCATGGAGATGTCTTTGATTTCATAGACCTTCGTAAGAATCATGGTAAGGAAGAAATGAGAGCAAGGGATTTATTCTTGGCTCTTTGGATTCCCGATTTGTTTATGAAGCGAGTTGAAGAAGATGGAGTTTGGACGCTTTTCTCTCCTGACACTGTTCCTGGCCTTATTGATGCTTACGATACACCTGAAAATAAAGCTTTTACCGAGCTCTATGAGAAGTATGAATCAGAAGGTAAGGGGTTAAAGACTGTTAAGGCTCGTGAGTTGTGGGAAAAGGTTCTTACATCCCAAATTGAAACTGGTACACCTTATATGCTTTACAAGGATGCATGTAATTATAAGAGTAATCAGAAGAATCTTGGCACGATTTATAGCAGTAATTTATGTACAGAAATCTTGCAAGTAAGCAACAAAAACGAAACTGCTGTATGTAATCTTGCTTCTATTGCTTTGCCCAAATACGTAATTATTCCATCTGGCAAAGTTCGTGAGAAGGATAAGAAATTACGTAGATATGATTTCAAATTCTTGTATGAAGTTGTTTATCAAGCAACAGTAAATTTAAATCAAGTTATTGATGTAAACTTCTATCCAACAGAAGAAACTCAAAATTCAAACTTTAAGCATCGACCTATTGGCTTGGGAGTTCAAGGGTTAGCAGATACGTTTGCTATGTTGGGAATTGCTTTTGAATCTGATGAAGCACGAAAGCTTAACCAAGATATTTTTGAAACAATTTATTTTGCTGCTCTTACTGCATCAAAGGATTTGGCTGCTAAAGAGGGTTCATATTCTTCATTCCAAGGATCTCCAGCATCTCAAGGTTTATTACAATATGACTTATGGGGAATTACTGCAAATAATTTATCTGGCATGTGGGATTTTTTAGCTTTAAAGGAAGAAATCAAGCAATTTGGATTGAGAAACTCTTTACTTGTTGCACCTATGCCTACAGCTTCTACTGCACAAATCCTTGGTAATAACGAGTGTTTTGAGCCTTTTACTTCAAACCTATATAAGAGAAATACTCTTTCAGGTGAGTATGCAATTGTAAATAAACATTTAGTGGAAGATTTAGTCAACAATGGTCTTTGGACTGACAATATCAGAATGAAATTATTTATTAACAATGGTTCTGTTCAAGAAATTGAAGAAATCCCATCAGAGATTCGTGAAGTTTATAAGACAGTATGGGAAATGAAGGGCAAAACTATTCTTGAAATGGCTCGTGATCGTAATTACTTTATCGATCAGTCCCAATCCTTGAACATGTTTATGGCTGAACCCACCATGTCTAAATTATCTTCTGCACACTTCTATGGGTGGAAGTTAGGCTTGAAGACAGGTATGTATTATCTTCGAACAAAGCCAAAGGCATCTGCAATTAAGGGTCTTGGAATTGATACTTCTGGAATACAGTCACTAGATAAAGTTCCAGTTTTAGAGACACCCAAGCCTGAAATAAATCCAGATTTTAATCCCGATGATTTTAATTCTGCAGTATGCTCGTTGGATAATCCGGACTGTGAAGCATGTGGTAGTTAAATAAAAAGAGAGGAGAAATCCTCTATTTTTTCTTTACAAGTAGGTTGTTTTGTGGCATAATTAATTGGAGAAATAAATGGCTAAAGAAAATCAAAATCTGCAAGAGAGAATGGTAAAAATTATCGATGCAGTTGTTAAAGAAGACGAAGGGACTGAAGAAGTTCCTGTGGTTAAGAAAACTCTTTGGCTAGTATTGCAAGATGTTGAAACACAAGCTATATTTCAATCTCCTTTAAGTTTAGAAGACATAAAAGAAATTACTGGAATGTCAAGAATTCTTCAAGGAAGAGAGTTATATAATTTTGCTACTAACTTGAGAGCTAGAGTTGATCCAATTAAATTAATTGTTGATTTGAATCAAGCTGAAGTATCTCCAGAACAAATTATGAAGGAATCTATCTAATGGATATTGTCGCAAAGGTTGAGATTAAAGCATTTCGTGAAGGGGCTGTAATCCCTAAGAAGGCAACTGAAGGAGCAGCAGGTTATGATTTGTGTGCTTGTATTCCAGATTTTAAAAGCGGGATGATGATTCACCCTCATAATAGCTTAATTGTTCCAACTGGATTGAATGTAAATATTCCTGAAGGATATGAAATTCAAATTCGTCCACGTTCTGGGCTAGCTGCAAAACATGGTGTAACTGTTTTAAATACACCTGGAACTATTGATTGTGATTATTCTGGTGATGGAGAGGATTTCGAACTTAAGGTTATCCTTTTCAACCATAACAAGATTCCTTTCACAATTAATGATGGTGATCGAATTGCACAAATGGTCGTAGCAAAGTTAGCCGCTCATGAACTAGTAGAAGTAAGTGAGTTTGGACAAACTGCTAACAAAACTCGCAAGGGTGGACTTGGTAGCACAGGAAAGTAATGTATCCAGAATTTAAAAAGTTTGTCAACTTAATTGGACACGACATTACAATTTCAGGCTATGGAACTTTATTCAGGTCTGAACTTCCTTGCCGTGTTGAAACAAAGCAAAGAATCATAGGTAAGGTTGCAGGTATTCCAATTGCAGAAACTTACTTTGAAAAAATTGCAAACCTTCCAGATCCTGAAGACGGTGTTTATTACATTGTAAGCAGAGTGGTAATGGATTTTGTTCCATTTGATCGTGAAGATGTATTTTGTGTAGATACAGGCCCTTCTGCAATTAGAGATCAAAGTGGACATGTAGCTGCCGTAACACAGCTCACTTTATAAAAGTTAAAACCCATCGAAATCGATGGGTTTTTTCTATACTAGCCTTACATTTTCAACAAACTCTTCTAATTTACTTTGCCTTCTTAAGAGTCCAAAAAACAAAGCTAATGTATTAGAAGCATCAACGTCAGCTCTATGTGGAGTGCCTTGGAATTGCATTTTGAATCTGCCCATAGCTGATTTTAAGCTAGATGTAGTAGATTTATTTTGAGCAAGCATTAGAAATGTATTCAATGTTTTGACATCAATTTCTCTTCTGCCAAACTTCTTGAACTCAACATGTCTGTAGCTAAACTCTTTTTTAAGTTCTTCAACATCTCCGCCACCCCAAGTTACAGGATTGACGTAGCAACTATATTCATCTATCAAATAGGAAATTTCATTTGCCACTTGTTGATGAGATACAGCTAAAGTTAAAATGTCTTCATCGGTAATTCCAGTTAAATTAGTAATGAATGGATAAATTGGTTCATGTGGGTCTATATACCATTTAGCAAGATAGTATTCAGATTGCTTTTGATGTACATTACCAATTGCTACTCCTACTTGAATGATTTTTCTTTCAGTAAGATTATTTTCTTCATTATTATTTAGCTCTAGATCTATTGCTAAAAAGTTTTTCATGAAACTATTATACTTTACAAGAGAGGGTAAAGCTATGAATAATGTTGTGTTTTTAGAAGCTCCAGAAATTAAATCAATTGCTGAAAAGCTTAAGGATAGATACTACGTATATATTGGTTACGTAGATTTAGAACAGATATATTTTGCTGAAATGGTTGGTCATACTCCCAGAAAAGCAAAGCCAATTGTTGTTAATGGTCTTGCTCAAAAATGGGTTAGAGATTTACTACTGGGAGATATTCAAGACAAGAAGATTTATTGTTTAGGGGTTTATGAAGAAAAATGGGCTGAACTAACAAAGGCTCATAAAGAATGGGCTTTATTTGCTGCTTTGTATTCAATTAGTCCACAAAACGATGGCTCAATAAGACAATTTGAAGTTCAGGATTATGCATTTATTTTAGAATACTTTATCAAAAACAATTATGGCGCAAACTACATGAATCATAGTATACTGCCTTCATTGTTGGATAGTAAAGATCCACTAGCCATTCCGTTACCACCAGACCCAGAGGACAATTAATGAGTTTCTATAATAAATATCGGCCAAAGCAATTTTCTGACTTTTCTGGTGATTTTACAGTCCAAGTTTTAAAAGCACAAATTGAAAAGAATCAAGTACAACATGCTTACTTATTTTCAGGCCCTCCAGGTACAGGCAAGACATCATTAGCACGTTTGATGGCAATGTCTCTTCTATGCGAAAATAGAGAAGATGGAACTTCTGAGCCTAATGTTGACAGTAATTCTTCAAAGATGATATTGGCTGATAAACATAGAGATTTGATTGAAGTTAATTGCGCAGTTAATAATGGTGTTGACAATGTAAGAGAAAACATTGCAGAAAAGATGAGATTAATGCCAGCTTATGGTAAATATCGCATCTTTATTTTAGATGAATGCCATATGCTTTCAACACAGGCGCAGAACTCTCTTTTAAAAATTGTCGAAGAGCCACCTGCTCATATCATTTTCTTTTTTTGCACTACAGACCCTAATAAAGTTCTTCCAGCTATCAAAACAAGATGCCAACACTTTCAATTAAAGAAGCTTAGTGTCAATAACTGCAAACAAATATTAGAAAAAATTGTAAAAGTAGAATTAATTGATTCAGAAAGTAAAGCTTTAGATTTAATTGTCAAAGAGTCTAATGGTAGCGTTAGAACTGCTTTGAGTATTTTAGAACAGATTAGCACAATAGGTGTTAGTGAGGAGAATGTTCGAAATATATTAGGTAGAAGTCCAAGGCAACTTTCTGTTGAATTACTAAAAAATATATATAGTAAGAATAGAGGAAAGTCTTATTCGATTCTAGAGTCATGTCATTTAGAAGGTAGAGATCTAACTGCAATTTTAGATGAAATGGCCAGGTTGTTGATGGAAAGCATTTCTTATCGTTTGCTCAAAGTTAGTCAAGAAGACAGAGCAGAGGATATAGAGTTTTTAATGCAACATAAACCATCAATAATGCTAGAAACGGTGGACGGTTTTTTATTAATTGTAAAGAATATACGGCAAAACGTTTCTGAAGATTTAATAGTTCAAACAGGAATCTTGAGAATTATTGATTTGGTTGCTTCTAAAGAGTAACAAAGTGTTATTTGATTTGTAGCCGTAGAGTGGGGAAAATGGCTACAGAAGAAGTTAGAATTGTAAATATAGTTAAGAAAGCAAAGAAAGGTGACAAGCGTTCATTTAATTTCTTGCTCAAATTAGTCGAGCCAGATCTAAAGAAAATTGCTAGTCACTTTTTTATTTTGGGTGGAGACAGAGATGATGTCTTACAAGAACTTAGATTAGGAGTTGTCAAAGCTGTCAACTCTTATGATCCAACAAAAGACACTACATTTAAAAACTTTTGTGTAAATCTAGTTTGCAAAAGACATTTAGCAACAGCGATTTCATCAGCTAAAAGAATGAAAAATTCAATTTTGAATGATTCCATTTCTCTTGATGCACCAATTATTTTGGGTGATGATGGAAACTTACAAACATTAGCTGATTTTATTCCAGATAGATTAAATCCTTTTGATGAATCTCCAGAAACCAATTTAGTTCAGGACATTATCATTAGAGAAGAATATGAGCAGACATCAAAATTATTAAAACAAAAGTTAACACCATTAGAGAAAGATATTTTTACAGAATATGGTTTTAATTCATCATATAAAGAAATATCTAATTCTTTACAAGTTCCGCCAAAGTGTGTTGATAATGCTCTTACTAGAATTAGAAAAAAAGCCACTGATGTATACATAACATATTCTCAGCAGGAAATTATATTAATTCAAAGTAAAGTAAAGAAAGAAAGTCCCGAGCCAGAAGAATAGTTGCAAATATTTCTACACTGAAGTAGAATATATGCATGGATAATTCAGTTGTTGATGTTGTTATTGGCATGCAATATGGCGATGAAGGTAAGGGCAAAATAGCCAATCAAATGGCTATGTATGGTGAATATGATTATGTATTTCGCTTCAATGGTGGAGGAAATGCTGGTCATACAATTTACCTCAATGGAGAGAAAATTGTTACACATCTTGTTCCTTGTGGTGTTCTGCATGGCATTCCTAGTGTCATCGGTAATGGTTGTGTTATCAATACGCAAAAATTATTTGACGAACTTGAATATCTTGAAGGATTTGGGTTTGACACATCAATCCTTAAAATAGCAGAAAACGCACATATAATTACCAAAGAACATATTGACGAAGATTCCAAAGATACTTTTATTGGAACAACTCGCACTGGAAATGGCCCTTGTTATAAAGACAAAGTTGGTCGCACAGGCCTTCGTGCCAAAGATGTTCCAGAACTTGCACCATATCTTATCGATATGCATAGCCTTATCCATTCATCATCTAAGAAGTTTTTAGCCGAAGGAGCTCAAGGCTACTGGCTTGATGTTGACTTTGGCGATTATCCTTATGTAACTTCATCAAACACTGGAGTAGGAGCGGTACTAAACAATGGTTTCAATTTTAAGCAAGTACGGGATGTTGTCGGGGTTATCAAGTGTTATTCTACCTATGTTGGAGCTAAAGGATACCAAAAAGACGACGAGCGATTTGAACAATTGCGTGAGATTGGTCAAGAATATGGAGCCACTACAGGGCGACCAAGACAAATCGACTGGCTAAATATTGACGAAGTGAACACAGCTTGCCAAATGAATGGTGTAACAAAGCTTATCGTCAATAAGATGGATGTTCTTGATCAGGTTAATGATAGCTGGAACTTTTATCAAGATGGTATTTTAAATTGTTGCGCAGATGAAGGCACGTTTATGCTTAAAGTCATAAACTATATTTCACGATACAATGAAGATATTCAAATTGAGTTCCAGGGGCAATTACATTGAAAATATCCATAGATACATTTTTAGCAAATAAACTTTTTAAGAAATCTAAACTCACTTGCAATCTTTCAATGAAAGGAACTGCAGATTCAGAGTTTAACTTTTTTTCTAAAAATAGTCAATTACATTTGCAAACAATTAATGATTATTGTCAACAAATAATAAATACCAAAATAGATGTTGGAAGTGATTTTGAAACATTTTCCTGTGAAGCTAATTTAACTTCTGATTTTGCTAATATTTACACATCAGATAAACTCAATATGATTTATTCTGCTGATAAAAATATAGTACATCTTGGAGATAAAAGTGCAAAATGTGTTGTTCTTGCTAATGATGGTTCAGACTTTATACCTTTTAATTTCATACCAAAGTCTATAGTTTTTGATGTCCCTGGTAATTCTCTTTGGCATGCTTTAAATTACACTGCATTTTCAACTTCAAAAGATAGTATGATTAATGCAGTTTATCTTAACTTTGATTCTGCATATCTAACCGCATATTCTTTTGATGATAGAAGAATGTCAAGGTTTAGAATTAAAATTGGTGAAAATTGCCCTGAGTTTGAATCTTTTTTTATTCCTAAAGAAACTGCAGAAATATTAATTAATTTACTTCAAGACAATACAGTTACATTCGAAGTAGGACAAAGACATTTAAAACTATCCTGGGAAGACACTATTTTAATCTTATCACTTGTTCAAATTGACAAGAAAACTTATCCAGATTTGAATAAGTTTTTCCGCAAAGATGATAAGGCTGAGTTTAAAGTAAATAAATCAGAATTGACTAAGGCTTTAAAATTAGCTGGCCTTGTTGCTAAAAACTCTTTCATAAATATAGAACTTAAAGACAAGACACTAATTTTCACTGGTTCTGATAAAGAGCGTGGTTCTACTCAAAATAAGATTGAATGTATTTCAAGCACTAATTCAGGTGAAGTTCAAGTCCTACATAAAGATTTAATGGACTGTATTTCCAAAACTGAAGATGAAGAGTTAGTGTTTAAAATTAAAGAAATTGATGAAGATAAGTTGTCATTATGCTTAATTCATGGTAACTTTAATCATCTACTAATGCCAATTGTTTCTAAAGATGATAATGAAGAAGAATAATCCCTATTTTGAAGGGAATTGGAAAAAGGTTTACATTTACACGGGGGATGAATACATCTCCCGTATTTTTTCCTTTGAAGACACTATAGTAGAAAGATTAGATACAAATACTTCTATTAATAAAATTGCTAATACCATTCAGGGTGTCAATATATTTGAACAAAAGAAATGCGTCAAAATATACAACCCTAACACAGCTCAAGTTAAAGCAATTTGTGATTCTATTCTTACATCTAAGATTAATGTTGATTATCTTCAAATCTATTGCTGTAATGAATCTTTAGATGGTAGATCTGCGTTGGCTACAAAAGGCAAAGCAGCTGGAAGAATATTCAACTATAGTGCAATTGAATACACTAATGCTTCTGGGTTTTTAAGATTTCTAAACGCTTGGCTTTTACATAGAAAGCTTACAATTACGTATGAAGCAGAGAATTGGATTCAAAACAATTCCCCATCTACAATAGTTAAAATGAAATCAGGGGCTACGAAAAAAGAAATAATTGTTTATGATCTTCCTTTGATCTTTAATGAATTATCTAAGATTGCAGTTCTGGACAAAAAAGAATTAGATTTAGATGACATAAAGATTTTTCAATTTCATGATCAAAACAAGAATATATTTGATTTCTTTAATTTATGTATGTATGGAAAAGCTTCAGAAATATTAAAAAGCTTGATTGATTTAAATGAATCACATGGCCACCAGATGATATTGATGATTTTTTTATCTCAATTATTTTTCTATCTTAAAATTGCAGAATATAAAGAAAATAAAATAAAAAATGCTGATATGCTTGAGGACTTAAGCTTATCTAAATACATCAAGAAATATTTGGATGTTGATTTTAAAGAAATTGAACAAGATATTCCTACGAAGCAAATAAATCCAATTAGACTTCAAATTGCTTATAATCAAACCTATCTATCTACTGTAGAAGTATCAAGATATATTCAGTCTACTTTGAATGTTGTTGTTGACTTAAGAAACAATTTAAGTACAGAAATAGTCTTTCCATACTATTCATTGTGTTTGTCGAACAAGAGATTGTATCAAGTCATGTCGTATAACTATAATAATGATTGATGAACATTACATATACATTAATGAATTAGTTAAAAAGATAAAAGAAGATGACAGTCCAGCACTTTTTGAATTGTTTAGCTTTTATAAACCTTTAATTTTTTCAGCAATTACCAGATGTCTAGCAAAAGATAAAAACTTAGTTTCTTTCAAGGAAGATTTGGTTCACGAGTCTATCTTTGTCTTGCAGAAATTAAGTAAGAATTATGACCCTGCCTTATCTTATTTTTCATATTATTTATCAACAAGAATAGATCATGCTCTTTTATCTCATTTTAAAAGTACATTTGATGTTAGAACTGAATCAAGTGAATTATTAGTAATTCATTCATATTTTGATCCATTTAACAGAGTCAATAATGAGATTGTAATTGATGAAGCGATGGACCAATTAAACGAAAAACAAAGAGAAGCAATAGAACTTTATTTTTTCCAAGAAATGACACAAGAAGAAGCTGCAGAAAAACTTGGTATCCAACAAGCGGCATTTAGTAAGAGACTTGACAGAGCATTAGACAAATTGAGGTCTATTTTGAGTGATTGCTTTTAAACCGATGGAATATTTTTGCTAAGTTATTTGTATTATATTGGTATGTTGAACTTTAAAAACCCCTAATTAGTCTTAGGGGTTTTTTATTTTGACATATAAATTTGCAAATTTATTCATTCAAGGGGAGTCTAAAGTGTCCGAAAAAAATAATGATGACTTTATTTACAATTGGCGCAACGAGCTTAAGCAACATGCAGATGGAGCTTATCTTGTAGCTAAAAGAATGGCCTCGAATCTCAAAGAAAAAGGGTTAAGCAAGAGCGATGTGGTTGAACTCTTAGCTGTAGAGAACTTTGATTTAGATCTCGCTAAGAGAGTTGCTTCTAAAGTTTTTGATGAGAAAGATGCAGTAGCTGATAAAAATACAATCGAAGTTTCAGTAGTACCAACAAAGTATGCCGATTGTGCTCCAATTATAGAAAGAAGTCTAATAAAATTAAGTGCTAAAGAGTTTGCTAAGAGACTTTGTTCTGGTCCTTATGCAATTGTTAAAGCGGATGAGAAATCATTTGATTCATGGGTTAGATTAGCAGAATTAGCTAAAACATCAGCTAATGGTAAAAGCAATTTACATACTGAACTCAAACCATGGATTGAAGAAGCTTTGCTAAACTCAGTTTTAGTAGCACAAAATGATAAGCCTGTTGTTACTGCAGCTGATAAATCAAATAAGATTTTTAAAGTTGCAACCAGAAAAGGTGAAGCCACAGTTAATTTAGCTGCTGGTATTTCTTCATCAGATAAATTTACCAAGGGTAATTATGAAACATTCGGTATTGCTGACGAATTTATGATTTCAGCTGCAGATAAAGTTTCCCCTTACCAAAGATTGAAAAGAGCATTAGACTTTTAATTATATAAATATTAATTTTAAACCCGTCGTTTTCGACGGGTTTTTCTTTTATCTGTAAAATTATAGTAATATGGCTAACTCTAAAGACAACATCATCAATTCATTAGTTCAAGTAGAAGAAAACTTACCAGAAACTTCTACTAGATATTTCAAAGATATCAAAGAGACTGACAAGCCTTTAATTCCTCTACCAGTTGATCACATGGCAGACATCACATACCCTCAATTTATAGAGGTAAGATGTGCTATTTGCTCTTCCCATTTAAGAAACTTAGCAGAACACGTATTTCTTGAAAGCGGAAAAAAATCCCAAGCTGTAATTAAGTTTTTTGAAAGGCATTATGGAGTAAAGTTAAACTGGACACAAGTTTCAACTCACATGGATCAACATTGTGATTTTAAGAAACTTATGACTTCTGGTTTAAAGAGTTATGAACATCAAGAAGAATTAATTGCACCTTGGATCTTTAGAGAAAATCAATTAGCCCTCACTGCTTTAATGGTTGAACTTGATGATGTTAGAGGAATTGATTGTAGTAAAAATAATGATTTGAAATTGAAAAGAGCTGCAATGGTTGAAAAACTTATTAGCAAGATCTTAGACATTAAAGCAAAAAGAGATGACCAAGGTGTATTTGCAATTAATATTTTTGAGATATTAGCTGAACTTCATGACAAGTTTGAAAGTGAACATGACAAAAGACTAGTTAGAGACGAACTTAAAAAGCTTAGAGAAAAGCTTAAGCAAGAAAATTAATGAGAAAAAACGCATCCAAAGCTACATTGACACAAGCTGAAGTTAGACAACAACTAATTCAACAAGCAAATTTAGCGTCAGAAAAGTTCAAAGACAGTGAATATGCAGAAGAGTTTGCTGATGAAGTTGCGCCTAATGTAAGATCTGAAATTGCCCCTCCGCTAAAACCCGAGAAAACAAGATTTAATCCTGATCAGATTGTTGACATTGTAACTTTTATTGAGCATCCTTACTTTTGTAATTTAAAGCCATATCCTTTACAAAGACTTATTCTAAAATGTTTCTATATGGGACAAGAAGGAAATACAGATTTAATAATTCAAGATATTCCAGAAGAAGAAAGAGTTGGATGTAGCGGATGTGTTTGGGACTTTGTAAAGAAAAATGAACATAAATCTGTTGAAATGCATAAACAAAACAGGCCCTTTAAAGCTTCATTTTCTGTAATTAATTCGCCTTGTCTGACTTGTGATCGTATGGATAAAGATATTATCCAACAAAGATTTGAAAATGAAATAGATAACGCAACTAACCCAGATGCATTTAAAAAGATTGAACAACTCCAAGAAAGACCATATATAGACAACTTCCAAACAGAGAAAGATTTATTATATTCTGAAGAGTTTGATCCAAAATTAAGAATGCAAATTATGGACAAATGCGAAAACAGATATAAGTTTCAAGAATTAGTATTGGTGCTTGGAAGACGTAGTGGTAAATCCTTTCTTGTTTCTGCAATTGGTTTATATGAACTTTATAGGCTAATTTCTATGGGACATCCTCAAGCAAGATATGGCTTGATGGAGTTTGATGCCATTTATCTCTTAAACGTGGCTAAAAATGAGGAGCAAGCTAAAAATGCTATCTTCGCAAAACTAAAACAAACTGTTCTAGCTTCACCATTTTTTCAACCTTATATTGGTAAAGATACAGAATTAGAAATGCGCTTTTTTACTGAAAATGACCGTAAAGAAAATGAAAGAAGAGAAACTGCGGGTCTTAACTTATTTTCTGGTTCATTAGTTTTAAAATGTGGTTCTAGTAGTGCTTCAGGTCTCGTTGGTCTCACTTGTTGGAGTGTGATCATGGACGAAATTGCTGCTATGGCTGGGGACAATCCTGATTCTGGTCTTGACTATGATTTATATAATGATCTAAAGCCTTCTCTTGCTACTTTTGGTAGAGATGGCAAGATGATGATGCTTTCAAACCCTAAAGGCCCTATTGGTTTGCTTTATGATTTGCACGAAAACAGACTAGATGATCCATCCACACTTGTTATGCGTGGTCCTACTTGGCTTGTAAATCCCAATATTGATAGAGATTTCTTAGAGTCAGAAAAGAAGAAAAATCCTACAGAATATCAAATGCAATATGGAGCAGAGTTTGGAGCTTCATCCTCTGACCCTATGTTTGCTGAAGATGACATTAACAGATTCTTTTCATCAATGTCCATGGTAAGAAGAATTGAGAAAGGATTTGGAATGCATGATTATTTCTGCCATTTAGACCCTGCAAGAACATCTGACTACTATGCTTTAGCTGTTGCACACACTGAAGCTATTATTGGACAAATGGGTGCAGATGGAAGAATTATGAGAAGGATTGTCATTGATCATATTCATTTCTGGAATCCATTGACAAAGAATCAACCAATTGAAGAAAAAACTATTGAAGAATATGTTTTAGACTTACACAAAAGATTTAGATTTAGACAAGTAAGCATAGACCAATGGAACTCACAATCTTCAGTAATAAAACTTCAAAGCTTAGGTGTACCAATTGTTGAAAAACAATTTAATAAAAACTACAAAGAAAGTATCTACACAGAATTGGCTACTTTAATTAGAGAAGACAGAATCGATATTTATGATGTTTCCGGTGGAGCATATTTAGATAAATCAGGAAATAAGCATCCTTTAAATGAAATTAAAGAAGCTAAATCTCAATTCTTATTTCTTCAAAAAAAATGGAAAGGTAAAAGATTTGCAATTGAAGCACTATCTGGATATCACGATGATATTTGTGATGCAGTAGCAGCTGTAGCTTATGAAGCACTATTTGCTAAAATTGCAAAACAATTACCTAAGTCAAGGACGATTAATATGAGCGGAAGAATAAGATAATTATCCGTCTTTGAGGTTCTCAACAAATGTCTTCAAAAAAGAATATTAAAATAGCTGCTGGTTTTGGTGGTGTTGGAGGTGCGGGCTCTGGTGCTTGGTCTCCTGGTGGTAGTCCTGGCGGCGGAAATTATGGTGACTACAACCTGTTCATGACAGACCAAGGCTTTGAATCAATTTTAGCCAGAACCCATAACCCGCCAGATGATGATGCAAACAGAAACTTTGAAGCAAGATTAGTGCCTTTTCATACATCAAAAGAAGATGATGTATTAGGGAACATTGACATTCTTGATCCAGTTGAAAGAGAAAGAATTAAACTAAGAGCTAAATTGAGAGACCATAAGGCTTTGATGGAAGCTGAAGCAAACAAAAGCAAGCATACTGATAATAAAGAATCTTACATCTCAATGGAAGAATCACTTTCCAGTAGAAGAAAATACAAAGAAAAGCAAAAGTTTGATTATGAAGATGAAACTCCTGAACAGATTAAACCTGAAAGAGTGCATTATTCTTCAAAACAATTTACAAAGCTAGCTAAGGATTTTACAACTAGAAGAAGAGATAATATTACCCCTTCTGGTCCTGATGATAATCCATTCTATGATGCACAATTTTCAAACGCACATCTTGGTAAAACTCCGTTATTAACCGAAGGCGCAGATCTTGATAAATATTTTGCAGAACAAAGAACAGAATACACACCTAATCAAGATGGTTTTAGGAATGAAACAACTATTTTAGATACATTAGATCCAGATGCAGCATATCCATCATTTTCAGGTAAAAGTTCTGCAGAAAATTATGATCCTAATGAAAATGACAAAACAATAGAACAGCAACTACATACACAAGAATATGCATTGAACAATGAATATGATAGACATAAACAAGGTGATGAAGAAGTTGGCTTTGATGATAATCCTGGATTGAAAGGACAAGGCAATTTCCCAAGAGTGCCATGGGCAGGATCTAATTTGTAAAATATATGTATGAAATATGACTATTTGATTATTGGAGCCGGATTATTCGGCTCCATTTTTGCATATGAAGCAAATAAAACAGGAAAGAAAGTTTTAGTTATTGATCAAAGAAATCATATCGGCGGAAACTGCTACACAGAGCCGTATGAAGATTATCATATTCACAAATATGGCCCACACATATTTCATACATCCAAAAAATATATTTGGGACTATTTGAATGAGTTTACAGAATTCAATAATTATTCTCATAGGGTTAAAGCTATAAACAAAGGCAAAACATATTCTTTGCCTGTAAACCTATCAACAATTAATCAAATATGGCCAGAAGTGAATACACCTGATAAAGCCATAGCAAAAATACAATCTGAAATTGTTCCTTGCGAAAATCCTAAAAACTTAGAAGAACATATTTTATCATTTGTTGGACCCACTATTTACGAAACTTTAATATATGGGTACACGAAAAAACAATGGGGTAAAGAACCTAAATATTTACCATCCTCAATCATAAAAAGATTACCAATTAGATATACATATGACGATAGTTATTATCCAGACCAAGATATTTATCAAGGCATACCAGTAAGCGGATATACACCAATATTTGAAAAAATGCTTAAGGGTATTGATATTGAATTAAATGTTGATTTCTTTAGTGACAGATCATATTGGGAATCTAAAGCTCATAAAATAGTGTATACCGGTCAAATTCAAAGATATTTTGATTATATGTATGGAGATTTAGAATATAGATCTTTAGATTTCAAAAATTATGAAGTTATGACTGATTTTCAAGGATGTTCACAAATGAATTATCCTAATGAAAATACATCCTGGAATAGAATAATCCAACACAAACATTTCACAAAAGGTAAATCTAAATACGACTTAATTACTTATGAATATTCAAAAAAATATGATTCTAAAGATTTGAATAGTCAACCATATTATGCAGTTAATGACGAAACGAACAATCTAATTTATGAGAGATATAAACAATATTACCAAAAGTTTACTAATAACTTAATTATTGGTGGACGCTTGGGGAATTACAGATATTACGATATGGATATGACTATTGCGAATGCATTGAACGTATGTAAAAGAGAATTAGCAGGAATTTCAGTTTAAAAATTATAAAACACAAATTATGCATAGAAGTGAAATTGTTAGATTATTAAAACTTGCACACTCATTAGACAAGCGGGGGAAACTTCGTGAGTCTGACAAAATAACTTTTAAACTTACTAAAATTGCTCAATATTATGGCAACTTCATGACTACCAGCACAGAAAACAGAGTTGTGCCTTTCGATGATACAGCAGAAGATGTTGAAATTGATCAAAAAAGACTAGATAAGCAAGACAGATTTAGAGTTCCTGAGTCTAAAGACGACGAAGCTTCTAATCCAGAATTATTCAATACAGAAGCGAAACTTCATGGTGCTTCTGGATATGGAATTACTTATGAAGATCCAGCTCCAGAGTCAAAAAATATTGGGTTAAGTGACAATGTAAGCCGTGGTGATTTGAGTGAATTTTTATTCGAAAATACTTATGAACAAAATGTTTCAGATGGCAATGGTCATTTGAACAGAAACCCAAGATAGGAGAAAATTATGCCCTTACCGATTCAATCTTTAAACAACTTTCCTGAAGATAATGACAATGTACAAATGTCTTCTTTAGGTCTTTCAGATATGCAAATTCAACTTTTAGGTTTTTCCAGTCCTGTTAGAGAAGCAAAAGTAATTGTAAGCCAAAAGCACATTGATTTACTTAAAGAAATTGAGAAGAATCAAAATGATGTAGTTACAGCTGCAAATATGATTAATAACCTCAAGGATGCTAAGGTTTGCAATGTTCCCAAAACAATTAATGACAATGATCTTCTTGCTCTTAAAACAGCTGGATTATTAACAGGAAGTGGCAGAACTGTTGCACTTACTTCTAAAGGCAGAGTTGCTCTTAGAGATGCTTACTTGAAAGATCCAGTTAATGAGTTTAAGAAAGCTAGAAAGAAAGAAAAGTTTGATTTAATAGAAGCTAAAAATGTTAAAGTTGCTTCCAAAAAGTCAACATTCAAGAAAATATGACTGACAGAAGATTTTGAAGATGAGTTTAAATTAAGACTCCTTGCAGATAATGAAAAATTATTACAAAAGGGTCTTATGCATTCTGAACCTTTAGAAGATTTCGAAGTTGCTTATTTTATCTTTCCAACAAAAGGCAAGCATTCATTTTGGAATAAGAATGTTTCATATCCATTAACATTAGCATTTTTAAACTCAGATCATGAGATTGTTGACTTTAAAGATTTGGAAGCTGAACAAACTAAAAGTGTTTCTCCAGACAGTAATTTTATAAAATATGTAGTTGAAGCTAATAAAGATACATTTGAAAAACTGGGTATTGAAGTTGGAGATAAATTAGAATACAAGGATAACAAAATAGTTTTCCGTAAAAGTAATTAATAATGCCTAAAAAGCAGGGTTAAAAGTATTTTTTATAGAAGGTTTTTATTAAGTATCAATTGCTTACTTAATCACAATCTTTAAAAAGATTAAAAGGATTGAACTTGAGGAGAAATTAAACAATGGCAGATAGAATTTTCCCAAACAAGTATCAAGAATCTGGATTGGATTCTGAGCTTGTTTTTACGGGCATCAATTGGGATGCATTTGGTCAAAGACTTGCCGCTATGGAAGAAGGTGAGGACGAAGGCAAAAAGGAAGTCCCAGATGAGCTTATGAAGGCACTTCATGAGAAATATGAAAGCACTTTTGACAACATTGCTGAAGGCTCTGATGAAGGCCACGATGAAGCAATGGTCATGGCTAAGTGGGCTTCAGTGGAGGAAGATGACAAAGAATCTGACGAAGATGAGTCTGAAGAAGATGAAGACGAAGAATCTGAAGAAGATGAAGATTTCGATGTTGACACTGATGAAGATGATGAAGATGATGAAGATGATGAAGATGAAAAGTCAGACAAAATGAAGACTGCAAAACAATGCAAATGTAGCAAAATGCCTTGTACTTGTGGATATGCTTCCAAAATGAAGACTGCATCTAAAATCGTTTTTACAAATCCTTCTCAACTTTCTGCAGAAGCAGTAGAAGCTGCTGTAGCAAATGGTGATGTAAGATTGGCAAAAACAATTCTTGCTGCAAGACATGAAAGAAGATTAAGATTAGCAAGTCAAATTGAAACTAACATCAAAACTGCACAAGCAAACGATCTTAAGCTTGCACAAAGAAGAGCTTACAGAGAGAATCTTGTAAAGACTGCTGCAGACACTCAAAAGAAGACTGTTAAGACAGCAAACACAAATGATTCATTTGCAAAAGCATCACAACTCAACAATAACGCTAAGAAAGCATTTGCTGCTAAAGCAATTGCATCTGGCTTCCCAGTTGAATATGTAGAAGCTATGCTTAACACCACTGTTGCAGAAAAGCCAGCTGTTGTAGAAATTAAGCAAGTTATGGCTTCTAATTTGAATACAAATGTAAAGAAGACAGTTGTAGCTAATATGATTAAAGAATCTGAATTAGATTCAGCAAATATTAACAGATGCAAAGATTATTGGAAGAATGAGCTCGGTTATGGCGACCCAGAATGGGTAGACGAGTTATTTAAAAATAGTTAATTAAAATCCTCAAGTTTAAAATATCCCAGAGCGAAAGCTCTGGGATTAAGACTTGGGAAAGAATAGGATGCAAAAATGAGCAAATTCAGAAAAGTTTCAGAAACAGAAAACATTCCATCATACATGGAAAAGAAATTCGTTGGCGCTAGTTATGAAGCTTTTGATGATCCATATGCTGAATTGAAGCAAAATTCTACAGAAAATAGAATCAAGATTTCTAAGCAAACAATTGGTAATCAAAAAACAGCAGAAAACTTCACAAAGTCATGGGAAAAGATTCAAGGCCCATCTGTATACGAAGAACCAAAATACAACTTCAACAATGAAGATCTTTTTGGCACTAATACTATCAGAAGAGCAGGATCTGATTACGATGAAGGCATGAACGCCAGAACCATTACATCAGGTTTGCAGGCTTACTCTGCAGATGAATACATGAATGCAATGCTCAGCAAAAGCGCTTCTATTTTTAACCCAGATATGATTGCCCTTTCCGAAGAGTTTTTAAATAGCCAAGAAAGCACAAGCCAACAAGCTATGGTTAATCATGCTCAAAGAAGAGAAGCACAAGCTACAAAGCATGCTTCATGGGAAGAAAGACAACTCAATCAAATTAGAAAATCTAGTGTCGTAACAAACAGAGCACACTCTGTCTTAAGAACTGCTAACGAAGGCCAACATAGTTCACAATTTGGCATGGTTGACACAGATGCTTTGGATAATAGAGAAACACAAAGAGTTGCTATGCACGAGAAATCAAGAGAGCAAAGACTTGGATTAAAGAAGAGTCATACAGAAGATCTTGAAAATAGAGCAGTAAATAGAGCTCAAACAATTCATGACATTTACAATAATGTGAGTATCAATTTAGATATAGACAAAATTTAATATGGAAAGGAAATATTCTTTATCTGGTCTTGCTTCTAACCCTGCAATGGGAATTAGTAATCTTGATCTAAATGTAGTAGGAGCTGATGGTTCTCAAGGAAATCCAGAAAGTTCTGAAGGCATTTCTATTAAAGATATGCTTGTAATTTTGGATAAGTTTGAAAATTCAAATAGCCAAAATATAAATGATATCAAAACTGATTTAGAAGAAATATTTCCTCAAATTACAAGAGAAGAATATCGAAAGATGGTTTCTCAGCTTATGAATTCAATTGATTATGCTAACGATCCAAAGAAGAGAACTAAGAATCCTTCAACTGGTAAATATGACCCAACCCCTCAAGAATTAGCCAGCAGAATGAAGCATAAGTTAAATCATATTAAAGATGTTAATTCACAGCAATCTGAAAAAGTAGGTAGCACAATTATGGCTTTCAATAGTAGACAAGCACAATTAAAGAAAAAGAAAAAAACTAGAGGCAATCCTTTCCGTGTTTTAATGGGGAAAGTAGGGAAGCTTTTGGATCATGGACTTGAAAAGAAAGACATTGTTAGATATTTAAGTAAGCAAAAATACTGGAATGGTGAAACAATTGAACGTGCTGTTGACATTGTAAGAGACTACAACAAGAAGATTAAAAAAGACTCCAAGGATGAAAAGGACGAAAAGCCAAAAAAAGCATCCCAAGAATTAAATGTCAAAGTTGCAGCTTACGATTATGATACTAAACCAGATTTTGGAAAGAGATCAACACCAGAATTAATTTCAAGAGCATACTATTTAGATGATTTGCTAGCTTATAACAAAGACACTCCTCAAGGTGATTTTAAAGAAGCAGCTAGTAAAGAAGGCGCTAAAGAAGAGCTTGCTAAAGTTAAAACTGAACTTAAAAATAGAGGAATGGATCTTAAAAACTTAGATTTAGGGTAAGGAAAAATGGAAAAGAAAAATTACACAATAAAAATGAAACTTCAATCACATAACCCTAAAACAGTTGGAAAATTAATTGGGGGTACAGGGATTTTAGATATGCTCCAGAAAATTATGGGCAATCTCTCTCCTATGCACTCTATGCCAGAAACACCATTCAATGATTTAGAAGATGGTGATATTGATGCTTCAGACCCAGTAGGCGCAAAACTTTTAAATATGGGCGGTCCTAAGCATGTTGTCAAAATCTTCAGAATGCAATCACCAGAAGATATGCATCACGCTATGAAGCATTTAGCAAACACCCTTTCTGAAACAAGAAATGCTTATATTAGAAAAGAACTAAGACATTTATTTGCCTCCATTAACTGTGCATTAGGTAATGAAAACGATGCATTTACAATGGAAAGAATTGCAAGTAATTTACCAAAGAAATCCACTGGTTTATGGCAAGCAGAATCTATTGCAACAGTTGAAAAATTGATGAAAGTTGCAAATATTAAAGAATATGATGCCCTTGTCGAAATTGATAAAATGCTAAGCAATGGTGGTTATGCTCATATAGCTAACGCATCAAAGATTGCTAAAAATATGTATGATGCAATTTCAACTCCAAGAAATACCAGAGTTGCTTACACTACATTAGCAACTACAGACGGTGAACCAATTTTAATGTGTCCTAAAGGTAAGGTAGAGTTTGGTTCTGCCGTTCCAATGGAATCATCAAAGTGTAGATGGAATTGTATTGATTCAAGATTAGATGCTGACGGAAATGTTAGATGTAATTATGAAGCTTGGATGAAACAATCATTCCAATCCCATGATGTTGTTATGGGAAGATTAGACACAACAAGACATCCTGATAATGAAGCCAATTTATTAAATATCAAAGATGGCGAAAGAAAAACTCATGAAGATGAAGTTGGCTATGAAAAGATGTTTGAAGACAGTGATCTTAAAGCAGCCAAACTCAGAAAAGAAAAACCTAATACAGATGACAGCATGGAAAAACAATTAGCTGATTTACCTGCAGTTGGTTATGGTCACACTGTTGATGACAAGAAACTTAATAAAAGAACTGCTCAATCAGATCATTCTAAAACTATAGAAGATCAATTACCACGCAAGGGTGAGCAAAAGAAATCTTTATTTGATCTTCTTGTAGATAAATATAATACAAAAGTTAATTTAGATGAAAAGATTGAAGTTAATTTAGAAGACAATGCTGGACTTTACGACAGAAAAGGCGAAGAAGATAAATCCACTATTGAAAAAATTAATGAAATGAAAGAAAATCCTGTAAATGTATCTGAAGAAATTAATGAAGATGCTGGTGACGGTGACGAAAAAAGTTTATCAGATCATTTAAATAAAACTGCATCTAAGGATGAAAAGTCTTTTGATTCTATGCTAGAAGATAAAAGAACTAACAAAAAATTAGATAAAACAATTGAAGAAATGCTTGAAGATGATTCAGAGAATTGGGGACACCAATTTTCTGCTGATGATTTGAAAGATTTTGCAAAACAATTAGGATTAGATTATATTTTAGAAGAATCAAGAGAAGAAGACTAATGTGGTACAGAATTAAAAAGGCACAGTTTGGAGGAGGGGTTGTAAAATCCACTCCTCTTTTGCCTGTTTCAAATCAAAAAATTGAACAAGAACCTCAAGAAAAATTAAAAGATTCTCCTGAATTCAAGAATTATGATGAATTAAATGAAGATTTACTAACAATTCTTGAAGAAATGGGACAAACTTTAGAAGAATATTATGAAATGTCTATGGAGCAGCAAAAAGAACTTTGGGATCTTTTAATAAAAAGACCTCATCAAGTTGTTGACCAAGAAGCTTCAAAAAGAAATAGATTAAAATCACCTTATCATGATGCTTTTATCACTATTGAAACTGCTTTAGAAGCTTCCAGAGATTCAGCTATCAATGTAGATCCAATCAATAAACAATCTTCTGAAGCTGGAAATGGCAACATACTTCAAACAGGCATTGGTTCACCATCGTTCTTTGCATCTTCAAAATCAAATCCTCTTTTTACTGGTGATTTGCCTTCAGCAAGAACACTTATATAATAATAAAATCTCAATGTGGGTATAAATAAAATATGATTTCCAAGAATGCGCCTACATTAGCAAACGTTTTAAAAACAGCAGCACAAAATGTATCGGGAGAGAAAGTTTCATCGGCAGAATATTCAGGTCAATATGCTTATTCTAGAATTACAAGTGGATTAGGCCCTTCTGTTAATTCTAAAACTGCACAAATGTCCGGTGGTAATAATACAATGACCACCGCACCAAACTTCTATTCTCCATTTTTAACTCCTACGTCTTTTTCGATTCCAAATGCTAGACGTGAAGTTTATCTTTGGGCAAACTGGTGGAGAAACAACGAGCCAAAAATTGCTGCAGCTATTAACTTTTATTCCAATTATCCTTTCTCTGGTTGGAAATTGGAATGTTCTTCATCATATGTAAAAGATTATTTTGAAAAGTTAATCGAAAAAATTAACTTTCAAAAATGGCTTCCTGAAATCTCAAAGGTTTATCACTTACTTGGAGATGCATTTGTTCTTCTTTCATTGGATTGTGAGCATTGCCAAGGATCTAACTGGGACGAAGAAAAGAATGAAGCTTGTAAACATGATGGAGCAACATGGAAATCTGTATGTTTATTAAATCCTGATAGTGTTCTTAAATCCCCTAGTATGATTGATCAGCCTGGAATGTACACTTACAGACCATCTCCTGAAGAAATCAAAATTGTAAATGAGAGACAACCAAGAGAATATTATGATGCTATTCCTGACAATGTAAAAAAACTTATATTGAAAGGAGATCCTATTCCACTATCTCCTATTTCTATTCACCATTTCAAACATGGATCAAACCCTTGGGAAGATTATGGTACCCCACTTATCAGACCATTATTTCCAACATTAGCATATAAAGATAAATTAAGACAATCTCAATGGATTGTTGCAGAAAGACATATCCTTCCAGTTAAAGTTGTAAAGGTAGGAAATGATCAAAGACCAGCGTCACAAGAAGACCTCGATTCAGTTCAAGATGAGTTGGCTGCAATTGCTAACGACCCTAACCTTACATTAGTTACTCACCATGCTTTTGACTTTGATTATGTTGGCGCTTCTGGAAAGGTACTCCAGTTAACTAATGAATATGAATTAATTGATCAAGAAATCCTAGATGGTGTAATGCTCAACAAAGCTCTCCTCAATGGTGAAGGTCCAACATATGGCAATGCTCAAGTTGGTCTCCTTGCAATGGCTCAGAGATTAGAGACATTTAGAAGAGAAGTGGCAAGATGGGTTGAACAATGTGTATTCAAACCTGTTGCTGAATGGAATGGTTTTACAATTGAAGGCGTTAGAGGACAAGAAGAAATTATCTTTCCTACAATTAAGTTTGATGATCTTCAATTAAGAGATGACACTGGTAAGTTGCAGATGCTTGTCACTGCTAACTCAAATGGTGTTATTTCAAACATGACTCTTATTGAGCAATTTGGACTAGACCCTGATCAAGAAATTGAAAGACTTAGATTTGAACAAGGGTCTAACTTTGTTCAAAACCCAGCATTTGGCAATTTAGATACTAATAATGGTTTTCAATCTGGTGATGTAACTGGACAAGGATTCGGAGCTGCTGGTGGAGGGGACATGGGTATGGGTGCTCCTGGTATGGGAATGACACCTCCTCCTCCTGGTGGTATGGGAGGCATGGGTGGTGGAATGCCAGGTATGCCTATGGCTAATAACTCAATTCAAAACTATAGACTAGCTTCTTCTATTATGAATGAACTTTACTATGAAAACTTGGAAAGTAATTCAAGTTTGATTAATGTAAGGGTTGCTGGAAGAAGATTTAAATCAGCAGCGCATGAAGGCTTTCTTAGAAGTTTATCACCTGTTTCTGGACGTGGTAGGCTTGGATCTGTACCTGAAACTTATGATGGTTTTGGTGGTGTTATAAGTCCATTACCTTTTGGTGGTCCTTATTCAAAAGCATTAAATTATGCCGCAGAATATGAACAATACAGCTTTGCAAATAGTGAAGATACAAGAAATGTATATGCTGCAAAGAAAATGGAAAAACCAACAACTCAAATGTTTACTTCAATAGAAAAGAAGCTTTATGGTCTTTTACTTTCTATTAACCTACCGTATCCATTGTATGCCCAATATTCAGCCGGTCCTACTATGGATTATCAATTAGATGCAGCAATTCCAACACTTAAGATTGGAGTTGAAGCAGATGGCGAAATTTGGCATAACAATCCTGAAAAAATTGCAAAAGATAAAAGAAGAGATATTGAACTTGCTTCTAATGGATGGGTTATGTTGAGATTTACAGATAAAGAATTAAATGATCATCCACAAGATGTATTGAATGTTGTTATGCAAGCAATACGAAAGAAAAGTGGAAAATCTCAAGCACAAGATCCAGATGAAATAAAGATTTAATTCTTCTTGAATGTGTACAAAAAACCTATCGATTTCGATAGGTTTTATTGTTTGAACAGGATTTTTAGAGAAAAACTGAGAAGAGAAATTAGAGTAAATGTCTAAAATTGTTTCAGCATTAAACAATTGCAGGAGAAAAATTTATTTATGTACAGAGTAGCAATAGGTGGGCCTATAACAATTAATAGTTTTCTCACCGAACATGACAGAAATACTGCAAGAGAACATATGCTTAAAACTGCTTCCAAACAAATGAGAGAGGCTGCTAAGATTGGTTTGCAATCTTTGTATGCAGATCCTTCAGAAGTTTTAGAAAAATATAAAGATTTCGATATTGTCAAAGAAATGAAAGCTCGTAAGGACGCTAAACTTCTTTGGGTAAGAGCTAGATCCATTGATGCAGATACAGTCAATCATAATGGAGACTATTTTTCTAAAGCTGAATTATTAAAAGAAGTTGAAGTTAAGGGCGAGAAAATCCCAGCTTATAAAACATTCGAAGGTGTACCAATTTACACTAACCATAAGAATGATGATATTGAGCAAGCTAAAGGCATGGTCGTTTATGCTGAATGGGAAGAATCTGAAAATTGTGTTTATTGTACTTTTTTCGTAGATGAAGAAGCTTATCCTGATATTGCTAGAAATATCCGCACTGGTGTAATTCATGATGTATCAATGGGCTGTTCGGTTGCCTATGGAATATGTTCTAAGTGCGGAAATAAAGCATACACAGAAAAAGAATATTGTTCTTGTCTCAAAAAATGGAAAGGCAAAAAAGAAAACGGTTCAGGTAAATCCATTTATGAAGAAAACTATGATTTAAAATTCATTGAGCTTTCTTGTGTAGGTGATGGTGCCTTTGATACTTGTGAAATTAAAGAAATCTACGATGTTGACGATATTCTTAATGCTGCCACTGATGCTGAAAAGAAAGCTTCTGAATTAATTGCAAATATTGTGGTTGCTCAACAAGGCGCTCCATCAGACCCAACTGTAAGACACGAATATGAAGAATGTTTAAGAGTAGCAGAAAATACCGCTAGAACTTCAATTAAATTAGCTCAATCTGCCGGTACTTTAGTAGGCGGACAATTGATGGCTGGAGAAGGGGCAAACCAAAACTCAACAGTCCAAGCAGTTTTAGGAGCTTTGGGAATTGACCCTAGGGCTGGTTTAAATATTTTAGATCTTATCAATTTATCACTTAACTTTTTAGAAGTAGCTGTGATGAATATGTTTGCACGTAAAGACAATGTTGATTTAGTGCACGTAGGCAAAATTACTAAATCAATGGCAGATCTTCAATCAACAATGCAAGACATGATTGATGATGGAATTGACACTGGAGGAGGTCAAGAACGACAACCTCTAAACCAACAGCAATTACAACAACAACCTCAACAACCACAACAACAACCACAACAACCTCAACAAGGTAATGTTGCTCCTGCCAATTATATGCCAGCAGGAAATGTAGGCAGAATGATAGAGCCTGCATTATTTACAAGTGGACAGCAAGGCGTTGGAGGAGCTGTTGCATTAGCTTCTTCATCACATAATCTTGTATGGGCATCTAAAGATGGCAGAAGAGAAGTCTTTGCCAGCACATCAACTCAACCCAAAGATAGTTCATTTATAAAACTAACTAAGGGATTGATTCAATTCAAAGAAGCATTGTCAGATAATACATCTATTGCTTCTGTTACTCAAAACGTTATTAGAGTTGCTAATGAACGAAATAAAAATATTAGAAACAATACGCCCCATTCTCTTAGGGCGGAGGGAAATAATCAAATGGATCATTTTGCTAAGATAGCGTCTGAACAACGCAAAAAATTAGCAGCCGCCGTTACAATCGATTTTAAGGTTGAGGATGGGGCTGGTAATCGTTTAGTTCTTTCAACAGATGGTTCTATTACCGGATTCACTAATGGTAATAGATCAAACTGGGAACCAATTCTTTCTGAACAACAACTTTCTGCCATGGAAAGTGGTCAAGGTGCTAGAGTTGCAGCAGATCTTCTTAAAGATTTTGTTAAAACTGCAATCAAGGCCCCTCACATGGATAAAGATGTCAAAGAATTAGAACTTAAGGGCGAAAGAAAAGGCGTTCCTTATAAGACTTTAGCTGACGGAGTTGCAACAATGCATGCAGATCCTAATGCTGATAAGACTAGAGAAGAATCTTTAGAATCTTTAAGAAAAGATAATGCAGAGTATGGTGAAGAAGCATTAACCTCAGCTGGCCTTTATGGTCATAAAGTAAATGATGCTGATGTCAAAGAAGCTTTATCTGAATTAGTTGCACAAGCTAATAAGGGTGTTTCTGAAGAAGGACTTAACGAAAGATTGGAATGCTGTAGAGTAGAAGGTTCTGCTCCAGCTCATGAAGTTATGGTTCATACAGTTGAAGCATTAGGCGAAGCTGTAGTTGAATCATACTCCACACCATCTGAAGTTGTAGAAGCTTCAACAAAACTTGCAAATGAAGAACTTTTACCTGAAATGATTGCAACAGCATCAGCTGGTACAAGTGTTCGTGCAAAACTTGCATCTAAAGCAGATTTCTTTAAGAGTGAAAGAGTTTCAACTTCACCTTTAACAGCTGTACTTGCATCCTTAGGAAATAAAGTTTCTAAGACAGTAACTGCTGGTGATCTTGCTGAAGCACTTAGAGTTGCAGCCAGTGAAGTTGATTTTACAATGGAATCTGTAACAAAACTTGCTGAATTAAAAATGTCAAATGCTAAAGGTTCTACATCTGAAGCAAAAGCTAAGGTTTCCAAATCAGAAGAACTCAGAACTGCACTTAGAGGCAATGTTACTGGAGATGCTTTAATTTCTAAGAACGATTTAAAGTCAGTTATCTCTGCTATGGCAATGTCTGCAGAAGAAGCAGGAGCGACTGCAGAAGAAGTTGCTGAAGAAGTTGAAGAAATGGATGAAGAAGCCATGGTTGCTGAGGTTAACAAAGCAAGAACAGCTTCTGCTACTAGTGCAAGATTGAAATCAAGAGCTAGAAGAGAATTCTGGGGCGAAAGAGTTGCTTCTAAAACTGATCTTTCAACAAATGTTATTGGATGGTTGGCAGATTATGCTACTAATTTCAACCTTTCAACTAAATCAATTGTAACAGCTGCTAAGAAGCTTGTATCTGATGGTGAATTAGCTGAAAAGTTAATTGTTAAAGCTATTGAAACAAAGCAAAATGCTGAAAGAACAGCAGCAATGCAAGTTACTCATGAAACATCTGATTCAATTAGATTTGTTTGTAGAACTGAAGATTTAGATGGTCTTAAGCCAAATGATGAGGGATTTGAAGATGCTTTTAGACAAAAAGCAATGGAAGTTCTTCAAGGCAATGGATTTACAGTAGATCCTAACACATTCTCATTCACAGATTTGAACGTTTCTGCTTATGGTGACATTACTGCAACCGTATCTTCCAGAACATCAAAATCATTCTCTGCACAAAGTGTTTCTGAAGTTCCTATGGTTGGTGGAGAAATTGGCCCTGAAGAAGAAATGGGTGAACCACAAGTTCTCATGACTGAAGAAGCTAGAATGGCAAGAAATGAAAGAAGAAGCAGAATCTTAAATAGATATGCTCAAATGGCTGCTCCAGGACAAGGTATGGGTGGTGGAATGGCCGCTCCTGCAGCACCTGACATGGGTATGAACGCTGGAGCATTTAATGGAGCAGGCATTTCTGCTATGACCACAGACCCAATGGCAGCAGATGCCCCTATTGGTGAAGACATGGATGCAATGTCGGAACCTGGTGACAAGAAACCATGGGGTACTGTTTGCCCAGTTTGTGGTTCTGATGATGTAGATGTTGCTGAATCAAAGGGTTCCTGTAATTCATGTGGATCTACTTATGAGATTCAAATGTCCTTAAAGCTTATTTCTGATGGAACAGGCGGACAAGGCGAGAAGGATGAAGAACCAGAGGCAGATATGGGAGAAATGCGTGGTATGGGAGATTTAGATCCTGCTGCTGGAGCGCCAGTTGGCGGTCCTATGGGTGCACCTGCACCTGCAGCTCCTGGAGCGCCTGCACCAGGTATGCCTGGTTTACCAGCTACAGCTTCTGTTAAGGGCTTATTTAGATTGGCAGCTACAGTTGATGCAGATGTTTATCTTGAAACTGCAAAGGAAGGATTTACCAGAACAGCATCTAGAAGATTGCCAATTGGTATGGTCTGCCCTAAGTGCGGTAATAGAGAAGCTAACAAGGTTAAGGATACTTCTTTCTGCCATTCTTGCGGAAATATTTCCAAAACCACCGTTGCTCAAAACAAGAAAAATCCAAGCAAACTTGACGTTACAATTACTTGGATTGACTAATACTTAAAATATAGTAAAAATAGGGAATTATCCAATAAATAGTTCCCTATTTTATTGTAAAAGTTAAAACTAAAGAAGGAAAAAAATACTTTATTAAAGAAAGTATTTACTAATATCAACTACTTTGCCGAGTAGTTGAGCGTGAATAAATGAGGGAAGCAGCACAAACAAATGAAAAATAGTACGAAGACAGCTGGTATTCAAGATAAATTTGTCGCTCTTCGTTTAGCCGAATTGAAAGCAACCGATAAGGAAGATTTCCAAACATGTGTAGCAGACATGCAACGCACTGCATCACTTAATGAAAGTGAAGCAATTGCAGTGGCTAAAGCTATCAGAGCAAAGTATCTTCCAAATCTTGCAAGAGAGGCAGGCTTTACAAAAGAGACATCTGGTGGATTTTTAAACCTTGATGACAGCCATGAAGAGACTGCAGACTTCGCAAAAGAAATGACTAACGATGACGAAGAAGACATGCCATTAGATGGTGCTAATGATTTAAATATTGATGAAGATGATGAAGAAGCAAGCGAAGTAGAAGATAACGATATCGCAACTTTTGAAATTGAAGTTCCCGCTGATATGGTTGACGCCGCACAAAAGGCAGTGCAAGAGGCGCTTGACAGGGTATTAGGCGGAAATGATTCTGATGAAGATATGGACATGGAAGACGACGATATGTCAGAAGAAATGGACATGGACTCAGATGATGATGATATGGAAGTTAATTCCGATGAGAGCCAAATGCATAAAAATAGCAGGAGAGACAACAAAATGAATAGACAATCATTAGCTGCTCGCCGTGCGGAGAGAGAAGAGATCCTTCGCAAATTTGCTTCTGAAGAGGAGCATGTTGAGGCGTCAGGCAGTTTTAAATACAGTGACGAAATGAATCAGTATCCAGGTGAAATGAAGTATCCAACCATGAAGTTAGATGGCGAAAACTCAATGAAGGGTGAAAACCCAGATTTCGCTAAGACAAAGGTTCCTACTAAGAACCCTAAAAATCTTCAATTCAAGGATTCCATGGATGCTGTTGGATTCGAAGGTTCTGGAGAGAGTTCAGACTTTGAGTACGAAGTAGATTGGAAGCAAATGGACCGTGTAGTTCCTACTACAGGCGAAGCTAAATTAAAGGGTTTTGAGATTCCATCTGAAATGGATCTTCAAGCACGTAAAACAACTGTTGCACAAAAAGATGAACATGAAGCAGGCATGAAACATGCTTACAAGTGTGAAAAATGTGGAACAAGAAAAAGCATGACTGAAGCTGAAGCTGAAATGGCTGAGTGTGAAACATGTTCTGGTAAGAAAGTTGAATCAGCAGCCGATGGTGAAACAACCAAAACATTAGTTGATGGCTTAGTTGAACAAAACAATACTGCAACTGAAGTTAAAGAAATGATGCCTGATGGTATCAAAGCAAGCGTTTCAGTTGATACAGCAAGAATTAAGGCAGCTTATTCCTGTGCAACCAAATTAGCATTAGCTGGAATTATCAATTCCAATGAAACAGACGACTATGCTGGCCAACTTCTCGAAGATGGTATCAGAGCAGACGTTATGATCAAAAACACCCAATTACTTCTCAGATCAGCCCAAGCATCCGCAGAGCGTGTTGCTGCAGCATCTGCAGAAAGACTCAATGTTAGAACTGCCTCCACGATGGGTATTTCTACTTCCCCTGCACTTTATGGTTCGTCCAATAGTGCAGCTCTTGACATCCAAGCTGCCCTTAAGGGTACTTGGTCAATGCCACAAATCGAGGATTAGTCCTCACAAATTAATTTTAGGAGAATAAAAAAATGGCAATTCGTGCATTAAATTCAGTCATCGTTGCAAATTACGATACAGCAGCTAATGCTTCATGGCATGCTGGAGCTTGTTTAGCTCGTGATACATCCAATGTTGGTAGAGTAGTTTTAGCTGATAGAGCTTCTGGCGCTATCGTTGGCGGCTTCGTTGGTTTCTCCGCAGATGATACTGCAAGAACCGACAACACCATGATCCTTGCTGATCCAGTTGGTTCCAACTACATCGATGGTTCCGGTGTCTTCCAATCAAACAACAACGGCTTCTACGTTGCTGCAAAGAGAGCAATTGGCGATTTCCAAGCTGAAAACGTTAATGGCGTTACCAATCTTTCTGCACAATCTTCAGGCTACGAAGGTCCAAGAAGAGGCGTTGGCGTATTTAACACCCCAGGTGGACAATTCGTTACCGACCAATTTACCTCTGCAGCTACTTCAGCTGCTGGTACAGACGGTTCTACCGCTACATATGCTCCAGGTGCTTACCTTACTGTTGCTGTTGATGACAGTGGCAAGATGGTTGAATTAGCAAACAAGGCGCATGGCCCAGTTGTAGGTATTGTTGACAAGTATGACTCAGCTGCTGGCTTACTCTACTTCACCCAAGCTTACTTCGAGAGAGCCATCTAATAGTTAGGACTTAAAAGGAGAAAATAAAATGTCAATGATTAAGAGAAACTCAAACGAGCAAAGAGAGGCCATTATTGCAATGGCGCTCGAGACCGCTGAAGGTCGTACAGCTCTTGCACAAGCTATGGTCGAGCCAATCAAGACCTCCCTTATGTACCAAGCAATTGGTCGTAAGTTATTGATGGTCGATGAGCTTCCACAAGGCGCACTTGCTCGCTACGAAAGAGACGTTGCTGTAAAGTCCTACGTCATTCCTAAGCGTGGTGGTGTTCCATCCGCAGAAGTCGAAGCTGAAGAGCTCCTCGTTCCAACAATTGAACTTGCTGCTCACCCACAAATCAGACTCAATGAGATTCGCCAAAGAAGATTCTACATTGTCGATAGAGCTCAAGTCCGTGCTAAGGACTCCCTCCAAAGACAAGAAGATACTGAAGTCTTCAAGGTCATCAATGCCGGTGTTCCAACCGACCAATCCATCAGTGTTTCCGGTACTCTTCAACCAGAGAACATCAACCTTGCGTTGACTCTCATTGAAGAGCACGAACTCATCGGTGCTAAGGTTGTTCTTCACCCACAAAGATACAAGGATATCAGAAACTGGGGTAAGGAATTCTTCGATGAGGCAACTCAAAGAGACATCCTTATGACCGGTCTCTACGGCCATATCTACTCTGCAGACATCCACGTCAGCACCATGGTTCCTAAGAACGCTGTCTACGTCCTAGCACCTGCCCAATTCGTTGGTGCAATGCCAGTTCGCCAAGACATTACCGTTCTTCCAGCTGACGATCCAAAGAGACTTCGTCTCGGATGGGTTGTTTACGAAGAGCTCGGATTTGCTCTCATCAACGATTTTGCTGTGAGTAAAATTACAGTCAGTTAAAACCATAGCATGGTTAACTATAATAGGGTAAGATTTATTCTTCCCCTATTATTAATATTAAACAGGGGAAGATTTTTCTTCCCCTGTTTTTTTGTGTCTTTTTATAAGTGGTAAAATATAATTATGAATATTTTAATTCCTATGGCTGGTCTAGGAAGTAGATTTCCAAATAGTAAAGTACCCAAACCCCTTATAAAATTCAACAACGAGTATATGATTGAGGCTGTAATCAAATCTTTAGGAATTGATGGTAATTATATATTTATTGTTAAAGAAGAGCATATTAGAGATTATAAGGTTGATGAAATACTGCATTCGATTTGTAATTGCACTGTTATTTCTGTTGATCATTTGACAGAAGGCCCAGCTTGTACTGCTTTATTAGCTAAAGATTTAATCAATAATTCAGAACCTTTAATTATAACCAACTGCGATCAAATAATGCATTGGGATAAAAAAACATTTCAATCTTTTTGTAACAACTATCCTAAAGATGGTTTTGTTGTTACTTATTTTGCAGACACGAATAAAAACAGTTACGCTAAATTAGATAAATCAGGCAATGTAACAGAAATCCAAGAGAAGCAAATAATAAGTAACATTTCTTTGAATGGAATACACTTTTGGAAATCAGGAAGATATTTTGTAGAAAGTGCTAATTCTATGATTGCTTCTAATGAAAGAGCTCCGAATGGTGAGTTTTACATTGGTCCTTCGTATAATAAATTAGTAGAAGGTGGATATAAAGTTGGTATCTATCATATTCCTAATTGCCAGCATTGGGCTATAGGCACTGAAGAAGATTTGGATTTGTTTTTAAAGGAAAACCCAAATGATAACTATTGATGAATTAATTAAAAGAGATTTATATAAAGAAATTAGAACATATACTGACCATGATGATTCTGATTGGCCTACTACATTTGAGCCTCCTAAAGAAGTATCAGATGCAAATATAAGTATTTTGATACATTATTTCGGGACGATAAGGAATAACTGTAATTCAATTTTAGAAATAGGTGTTGGTAATAGGTCAGACAGATCATTTACTAAGCTTTTACTTGACAGCAAACTCACATCTACTAAATATTTTGGAGTAGACATAAAAGATAAGTCAGATTTGAATGACATCAAAAATAATGTTTTTACCATAACCACTGATTCATCTAATATTGAGGAAGTTTTAAGTTTTGCTAAGTCTCACAGTGTTGAAGAATTTGATTTTATTTTTATTGATAGCTGGGCAAGTATTAATCAAGTTTTAAATGACTGGCGATATATTGAATTACTTTCTAAAGATGGAATAATTGCTTTTCATGACACCAATTTTCATCCTGGACCTACAAATTTAGTGAATAATTTAAAAAATGATAAATATGAAATTTCCAAAAGATGTGTTGAAAAAACTGATTGGGGAATGACTTTTATTACAAAAAGATGATAATTGATAACTTAGAAAATATGTTTAGGGGTTGGTTTATAGGAAACTTTGACCCATCCATTTACAAGACTGATAAGTTTGAGGTTGGTGTTTTATTTCATCCAAAAGGTGAAGAGTGGCCCAAGCATTATCACAAAGAAGCAGTTGAAGTCAATGTTTTGATATCGGGTAAAATGATTATTAATGGTAAAAGTTTAAGCCCAGGTAGTATATTTTTAATTGAAAAAAATGAAATTGCACAACCAGAATTTCTTGAAGACTGTACAATTGTATGTGTAAAGTCTCCATCTGTTCCTGGGGATAAATATGAGGTGAAAGAATGATTTTTGTAGATGAAATTGATTCTGAAAGATATATCAAAGGATTTTATTTTTTAGAATCTTCAAAAGGCGTAAGGGATGCTGCATGGAATCTTGCAATTGGCCAGAGCGTTGGCAATCCTTTAGTAAGACTTGAAAGAGAAACAGATGAGTTATTTTACAATCATTCTTGTGTTGTAAAAAATTGTTCAGACCTTGAGCTTAACTCTGGTCGTGTTGAAATTGGATTTCCTGTAACAAATATTGACTTTTCTACGGATGGTATTTCTCAACTTCTATGTTTTTTGATGGGTGGACAGTTAGACATTGACACTATTGAAACATGTTGGCTCGAAAATCTTATTATTCCTAATTGGGTAATTGATAAATATTTTAAATTACCTAAGTTTGGTATTACTGGTGCAAGAGAATTTACCAAGTCACATAATAGACCATTATTAGGCGGTATCTGCAAGCCTAAAACTGGAATGAGCCCTGGTATTCTTCTCGATATGGTAAAAGAAATGGTTGAGGGTGGAGTTAATTTCATCAAGGAAGATGAAATCATGTCCAACCCTGAAGTATGTAGATTAGAAGAAAGAGTTCCTATTATCTCGGAATACATTAGAGATAAGAATGTAGTTTACTGTTTCTGTGTCAATGCAGATCCAGCTCACATACTTGATAGAGTTAAGTTTATTCATCAAGAGGGCGGGAACGGTATTCACATCAATTTCTGGTCAGGAATGGGTGTTTACAAGTCTGTAAGAGAATTAGACCTTCCATTGTTTATGCACTTCCAAAAGAGTGGCGATAAGATCCTTACAAACAAGAAGCATGCTTTTCATATTGATTGGAGTGTAATTTGCTACTTAGCAGGTTTAATGGGCGTTGACTTTATTCATACTGGAATGTGGGGCGGCTACGCAAGTGATGATGAAAACGATCTTAAAAACACTATGGGTATTTTGCACTCTAGAAATGTAGTTCCAGCATTGTCTTGTGGAATGCACCCTGGAATTGTCAATACTATCACTGAAAAGTTTGGAATCAATTACCTTGCAAATTGTGGTGGAGCGCTACATGGTCATCCTTCAGGAACAGTTGCAGGAGCTAAAGCTATGAGACAGGCTATCGATAAAACTTTTGAAAATGAATATCTTCAAGCAATTAACAAGTGGGGCCTAGTTGAATGAAAACTTACGACTTTGTAGAGGTTGGGACTTGTTTTTTTGATACCTTGATTGAAAAGGCTGATGATAATACTGTTGGATTGTCTGTTGAGCCAATTAAAATGTATCAAGATAAATTGCCAGATAAGCCAAATGTAGTCAAAGTTAATGCAGCTTTGGTGTCAGATGAAGATTTGGGTGATGGAACAATTGTTTTCTATTATGTACATGAAGATGTAATTAATAAACATAATTTAGGGGGTTGGTTGGCTGGCTGTAATACTGTGAATAAACCTCATGATTTTCATGTGGCTTACTACTACAATCCTTACGAATGGCATCTAGCTGAAGACAAGTCTAAGTTTACTACCTACAACCTTTTGGAATTGGGCATGGTAAATGTAGACACAGTTAAATGTCTTACCTTTAAAAACTTAGTTGATGAATATGAAATTGGTTATATTAAGTATTTAAAGGTTGATGTTGAGGGATATGATTGTAAATTAGTAAATGCAGCTTTAGATTACTTTGTTGAGTATGATAAGTGCCCAGATCAGATTTATTTTGAATCTAATTCTCATTCAGATAAGGCAGATGTAGCTTTGCTAACTAAAAGACTACAATTATTAGGATACAAGTTGGTAATTACCCAATTTGATACACTAGCAAAGAAAAGATAATGGTTTTAATTTCTCATAGAGGTAACGTCACTTCTATAAATGAGCAAAATGAAAATAGCCCTGATTATATAATTAGGGCTATTGGTTTGGGTTATCACGTAGAAATAGATCTTTATGTAATTGAAGATAATTTATTTTTAGGTCATGACAAACCTGTTTATAAAATTGAATTAGACTTCTTAAATAATGACAAGCTATTTGTTCACTGTAAAAATAAAGAAGCCTTACTTTTTATGAGTAAAGCTGATATGAAGAGTGAATACTTTTGGCACCAGAATGACAATTACACTTTAACTTCTAAAGGGCGCATTTGGACTTACACTGGAGAAGATTTAATTCAAGGCTCTATATGTGTAATGCCAGAAAACCATTCTTATTCTGATATTTCTATGTGTTATGGTATATGCTCTGATGTAATAGGAAGATACAAAACTATGGGTTTAGATTAAAGAAAAACATTCCAGATCTTTTAAAATGAATTGCTGGCATTGTAGAAGCTTCTCTAAGTTTTAATGTTTCTGTTGCTGAAAACTTAAATCCATAATCAGAAAACTTTTGCTTCCAATAATCCATGGTTTGGCAATTAACATGATGATGTCCCCATTGTCCTGGCACAGCATAAGTGCATACTACATACTTTGCTTTTTTGAATGAATCCATGTAATAAGGCATATATTTTTCTTCAACATGTTCAAGAAACTCACAGCTCCAAGCCATATCAAACTTTTTAATAATATCAGCTGAACCTTTTGTGTAGTCATGAATTAATGTTTTTTCTTTGTGGTTTAAAGTAAAGTCACCATCAATTCCAAGAACACTTAAACCTTTAGAGGCAGCTAATTCAACCATTCCTCCTGGTCCGCATCCTACGTCCAAATATGATTCTACTTTGTACTTAGAAATCATATAATCTAAAACACCATTATCAAGATGCGTTTCGTTGTCATGTCCGCCTAAATGTGGTGGTAAATCTTTATTAACATACATAATTTTATTATACCTCTTGAGATTTAGAACCCTCAGTAGCAATTTTTACATTGAAAGGTTTGTATCTTCTCAATTCCTTTTTGATTTTTTCTTGTGATTTTGGGTCAGCATATATAAGCATAAATCCTCCACCACCAGCTCCTAAAATCTTTCCACCTTTTGCCCCAAGCTTTTTGCAATATTCATAAAGCTCATCTAATTCAGGGTTAGATATGTTTAATGTTAGATTCTTCTTTAATTGCCATGAATAATCTAACATTTCGCCTACATTTTCTAATTTATGATTAATTACATTATCTTTGAAAATATGAGCCAATTTGACCATTTCTTTAAGGTTGTTCATTGTTGTCAAATTAGATTCTGTATTCTGGCTTTGTTCTTTCAAAATTTCGTTAGCTAGTCTTGAAGTGTTAGTGTAAAGAAGAAGCATATTATCTTCTAATTCTTTTTTAACATCTTGAGATATTTGTATTGGATTAGCTATGACACTATTCTTCTTAAAAATAAACTCATTGAATCCACCATAAGCGCAAGCAAATTGGTCTTGTTTTCCAATTGTTTTTTCGCACATATCTATTTCAACTGCGCAAGCCATAAGAGCTAAGGCTTCTGGATTAGGTTTGGCGCCATTTGTATATTTAAAGAGTGCATTTATCAAACCAACAGCAAAAGCACTAGAAGATCCCATGCCTGTACCGCTGGAAGGCAAATCAGAAACAGAAGTAATTTCAATTCCTGTTTTTACTTTAAACACTTCGAGGATATTTCTTACAATATCATGTTGAAGATGTTTAGTTTCAGATACATTTTCAGTAACAGAATAGCTAAGTCTAATAGATTGATCAAACTTTTTACTAGTAGTTATGTAAAGATATTTATCAATAGAAGTAGAAATTACGCATCCTTCTTCTTGCATATAATAGGATGGTAAGTCTGAACCACCACCAAAAAAACTTATTCTATATGGAGTTTTACTTACTATCATGACACTTAGATTGTACAATACCTATATGAAAAATGCATTACTAACGTTTGTTCAGGGAAAAGATTTTGCTGAATCTGTAGATGCTGATATATTTTTAACTACATTATCAAAGTTTAACACATTTGATAAAATCTGTTTTGTAAAAGACTTAACTCAACAACAAATTGACACATTTAAGAAATACTTTACAGCAGTAGTTGAAGTTAAAAACCCTATTTTAAATGGGCCAAGAGATAGATTCATGTCTTATTATCAATGGTTAGTCGAGAACTTTGATAATTATGAATATGTTATGCATGTTGACTTTAGAGACGTAATCATTCAAAAAGACCCATTCGAGTTTATGAAGCAACACCCAGATAAAGATGTTTTTGTTGTTAATGAGGGTATTCAAATCAAAACAAATGAATGGAACTTTTATGACATGAAATATTATCATTCATTTTTATCTGCACATAAAGATGATTTTATGGAATATTATGTTGTTAATGGTGGAACAATTGGCGGAAAGCCTTTTGCTGTAAGTCAATTGTTTTTATTGCTTTGGATTAACAGTAATAGAATAAGTAAATCTAACACTGATCAGGCAACTTTAAATTATCTTTATCCATACTTAATGTCTAATCCTAAAATTATGGTTTGTTCCCCATTCACTGATTCATTTTGTGCTACTGGTGAAGGAATTAAATGGGGTTTTGTTCCATGTAATTTTGATGGTAAAAAAGTTCAAACTAAGAATAATGAAACTTTCTACATTTATCATCAATGGGACAGAACAGAACATGCAGACAAGATTAGAAACAACCATTTAAATACATTTAGTTTTGTAATTTAACAAGTAAACCCCTTCTTTGTTGAGAAAAAATCTTTAGGAGGATTTTTCAATGAAGAAGGGGCTTTCGTTTCTAGAGTATTTAATTTGCGGAGTTGCTTTTTTAACAATTGCAGCTTTTATATCTTTTGTTTTTTGGCTTGCTAGTGGTTCGTAAAGCAAAGACCCTTATTCAGGGTCTTTTGTAAAATCAAACTTCTGTTGACCAGTATTGATGTTATCTAAAGATTTAGTGCTATCAAATCCATAAAGAAAAATATTTCTCAAAGAATTTAATTCTTTTTGTGATAATTCAAGCTTTAAAAATTTGACTAAAGCATTAAATCTTTCTTCTGAATCTTCAGGAGTGGATATAGCATTATGAAGAGAAAACATACCGCTATCCATACCTAAACTGTAAGCTTCAGGACCAAAACCAAACTTATCATAAAGTAAGCCTCTATATGAGCTGTTATCTTTAAAATAGTTTTTAAAAATTACATTTGTGATATGAAAGAATAATAAAAGCTGATTATCTATTCCCAAAGAATCATAATATTCTTTGGCTTTTTGCTCATATTGTTCCAAAGCTTCTTCTTGAATTTTTAATAATTCTTTATGTTCATCTGAATTTGAATATTCAGTGTATGAATTATAAATTTTGCCGTTTACTTCAAATGATTTACTCATTGGATTACCTGTGCTTTCTCTAATTGAATCTTCTTTTCTATCTCTAATATCTTTCCAGGTCATTGTTTTGCTCCGTTAGATATTATACTAGAGTTCTAAATTGTATATTTCTTTTGAAGTCAGATAATGAGTTTTTACTTGTTGATATTTTAAAGGAACAGAATTCTTTAAATATACATTCAGCCATTCATTAAGAGATACTAATTGTTGATGAGTTAGTGTAATTGACTTTTCTTTAAAATTGTTATCTACTAGAGTTATGGTATGTTTTTGATGCATTTACTTACTTTCTATGATTCTTACTGTTATATCTTCTGCTTCTGACTTTCGCAAGGCAATACAGTAATTTCTTATATTTAATCTTAGAGAATCTTCTATGTGTGATATAACTTCTACACTCACACCTTTGTTAAAACCAAGCTCTGCAAACCTAGATCTATTTTTACCTGCTACGCTAAGTATTTCACATATGTTTCCATCTTTAGCGCAGCATAATTGTGTAATCATTTAATAATTTTTAAAGGCAATCCAGCTGGCATTTAAAGAAATTAGCGGATGAGGTCTTATTTCAAAGAACTCATTTACTGCCTTGTTGACTGTCGGGGTAAAATAATCGTGACCAGCTATAATACCACCTAATTTAACCTTAGGGTACCAGGCATCTATTTCCTTTATTACATGTTCATACTCATGTGCTGTATCTATATATAAAAACGCAATTGAATTATCTTCAAAATAGTTCACAGCGTCAAATGTATCCCTTCTGAATAAAGATTTAGGGTAATTAACTCTTGCAATATTTTTGTTGAATACATCCCAAACATGATCTTTATTAGTTAAGAGATCTGGTTCATGAAATTCGCATTCAGGGTCTAAATGCTCAATAGAGCCTGCCCATGTATCAATAAAAGACAGATTTAGCATTTTCCCAGAATTGTAAGCTTGTGTCAAAAGATAGCAAGAACTCTTACCCTTCCAGCATCCGATTTCAACTAATATAGAATTTTCTGGTGATGTTTTAATTGCAATGTCATAAACATTTTGGTAATCAAACCAACCTTGAATTTCTTCATAAAAATGTTCCATTATGATTTTACCCCAATCCAACTTGAATTGATTTTTTTTATTTCGACGTCATACTTTCTAGAAAAATCTTTAACAGCTCTCATTACACCTGGATAAAATATATCATGTCCAGCTATTCTTCCACCTGACTTAACTTTTGGATACCACATGGAAATTTCTTTTTCTACATGTTTAAACTCATGCGCTGTGTCAATATACAAAAAATCTATAGAATTATCTTCAAATAATTTGGATGCTTGAAATGTGTGCATCCTATGTATGTTTTTTGGATAAGAAGTTTTATTAATATTATTTAGAAAAACTTTATATACAAAATCTGGATCTGAAGCAAGCCCTTCTTCGTATGTGCCTAATGATGGATCTAAATGCTCAGGAGATCCAGCCCATGTATCAACAAAATTGATATCTATGTTTTTATTGGAATTATATGCTTCAACAATAAGGTAAGAAGAACTTTTACCTTTCCAACAACCTAATTCTACAATTTTTCCATTTTCTGGACAATTTTGTATTGCTGTTTCAAATAATTTCTCATAATCAAACCAGCCATGTATATTTTGATAGTAATGTTTCACTATTTAACCTTAATCCAAAGGTCTGAAATTGCTTCTTCAAAACTAAATATAGAATCGTAAAGAAAACTTATAAAAACATCTTCAAGACCATTGGGATCAACCTTTTGTTCTATACCTCTTATATAACTTTTTTGTGGAATAGAATAAATAAGCTTTTTAGTTTTGTAATAGAACTTATCAATATTATCTTCTCTATAGAAAAAATAATCATCATCCTCTTCTTTGAGAATATCGTGCAACTTCATTGTTACCACCAAAGATCAAACCAGATTTCTCCTAATAAAGCAGCAGCCTTTTTAGCATTACTTAATCTTTCTTTCTCTAATTCTAAAGATACTTCATCATTTTCACTATAATAATATTCTTCGAATGATTTAAGAATGAAGTTAAGTTTTTCATTAAACGATTCTTCGGTTTGTCCGGAAGGAAATCCATTATTAAGTTCTATAAATCTTTTTAAACGTGGAATTAAAAAAAGAGTAAGGGATTTATCTAAGTGCCAAGTTTCAGTATCGTCAAATCCCCTTTCATCTCGTTGTTTTTTGTATCTCTCTAGCTTTTCAGGTTCATCTGGATATACTTCTTCAGCAATACTAAAGTTGTTTTTTTCTGTAGTCGTAGATAATTTTGAGGAGTCTTTTGATTTCTTCTGGATCAATTTTGATTTGTTTTGGCTCATCGTCCTTATTCATCCTCAAGATTCTCTGCGCTTTTAAAATATGCAAAACCAGATCTCAATGCCCATGCAGTTAAAGCACCAAGAAGAAAGTCTGCAGGCAAAGTTCCACTCCGATTCCATGTATTGTAAATTAATACAGCGCCTATGGAAAAACAAATAAACCCTGTAAACTTAAGATCACTAACTTTTTCTTTCATCTTAATCCTCTACTATCATCCAATCATCAGCTTCTATGTCTTGTAAGTATGGGCAAAAAGCTTCAATGCCTTCGTGTAAATTAATTAAGAAAAATGTTTCTGGAGTAAGCTCGCTATTATCAAGAATAGTTTCATCGAACTCACCTTCATCATCTTGTTTAGTATTACCAAGAGAAATCCAAAATAATTCATCCCAACTTTTTCTACGTGCTTTGAATCCCTGTTTAAGATGTTTCAGAGTTTGTACGAATTTCATAATTATTTACTCGAAAGATGTAAAGTAAGGACATCTTTGATATCCAGCTCCATCTCTTATCCATCCATTGCCTTTACAAGATCCTTTTCCTTTACCCAAACAATCACAAATACCAATTGGCTTGCCGTTTTTAATTATGACATTATCAATTTGTGATTGTTCTTCTGGGTTAAGATTAAGAAAATCAGCTAGTGTCCCCACTTTAAAGCCGATATTTTCAAGGCGTTTAGCTTTGTTTTCATCCATAACTAAATCTTTCAAAACGCTCTTCAATATTAAACTTTCCATCTACAGGGAATACAAATAGATCAGTGACATACCAATCATCTTGTGCATCTTTATTGATGACCATTCTTGTTTCTAAATTACCATCAACCATTCTCCAATATTTGACAACATCCTTATCTGTATTAGAAATTACAGAACCTTGTTTCAATTCATAAAATAAATCAAAATTGATATTTAACATTAATCTTCATCCTCTTCTTCGTCATCTTCATCCGCCATCAAAACAGCAGATAAATCTTCAGGAACATTATCAACAGTATAGCCTTTTTCATCTAAGAGCTCTACATCATATGAATCTAATTGATCAAGCCAGTCACGATAATCTTCATATTCGTCACAATAAGCTTCTGTAAGTGTATCTAAATCAAGCGAATATTCTTTTTTGTAGAACTTCATCGCTTTATCAAAAATACTACAATCAGAATCAATTTCAAGATAGGCATAACCATCTTCATTTAGAGGTTCTGACCCATTACCCAAATAAGAATCATCACTTATAGCATCAAAAATATTTAATTGGGCAAGCAAATCTAAACTTACTTTCCAATAGTCATGTCGATAACAGTCAACTGCTTGAATAATAATATTTTCTATAATTATTTGTCTCTCTTTTTCGCCATTTTGAATTTGCCAATCATCATGAAGAAATTCTCCAGCATCTATTGTATCAAATAATCCAAAGAAATCATCAAAAGTGGTCTTTGTAAATGTAAAACTGTTTTGAAATATTGACTCTAATTCTTTGTCTAACTTTTCATCATCATGTTCTTTTATCAGGTGTACAATCCATTGACCAAAGAAATCTAAAGCTTTACATTTTTCATGAGGTTCCCAGGATTCTCTTCTTAAAGTTTTGCCATCTTTTAACAGGGATAAAGCTTCAATTCCAGTCATTCTACAACCTCCCAGAAGTCAGACATCAAATCTTTAGGAGTAAGATTAAGCTCCGTGTAAAATTGAGTCCTACATACTTCTCCATCTAAGACTTCGTAGAAATCAAAAGTGTTATCTTCCTTGTCGTAGAGAAAGAAAGCAGTTTTGCTTTCCCAATTGGTCTTACGCACACGTTTACCAGCCATTAATGAGTCAACTACTTCAGAAAATTTCATTCCAGCATCTCCAAGTCATTCTTCATCTACCTTTTTGTTAGCGTCAACAATATGGTCTGGATCCCAATCATCAATATCCCAATCATCAGCAATTATATCACGGGGGTATAAATCAAGACCTACAGATGCCAATTCATATCTTTTTTCAATGTCATCTGGATAATTTACAAATACAAAACAATTGTCATTTTTGTCATAGAAGATATAGTTGTTATTTTCCCAACCAGTTCTTGAGATTGGTTTACCTTCCATTAAAGCGTCAATAACTTCAGAGAACTTCATCTAAAATCTCCCAATCATTAGCAAATATGTCTTCAGGTGATAAATTAAGTCTATAGGTGATGCATTCGTAATCATCTTCTTCGTAATCTTCTTTGATATGGTAAGCAAACCAATTTTGTTCTTTATCAAGATACAAAAATTTGCCATCAGCCCAACCACTTCTCGATATTGGCTTGTATTCCATTAAAGCATCAACTACTTCTGAGAATTTCATTCTACGATTTCCCAATCGTCTTCTAATAAATCACCGTTATCAATAATATCATAGTAGCATACATAATTGGAAAACTCAGGCTTTTCAGGAACCCATTGTGGTACTAAATGAGTGTCTAAAGCTCCTAATATTGGGTCGTTAATATTAATCTTTACAGACCACATATCCTCACTAAAATAAGCTTTACACTTTTGGTCAGGCTCCCATTCTTTTCGCCTAAGAGTGTAGCCAGCGTGTAAATGTGTTAATACTTCTCTACCAGTCATTTTTATTTTTTGTTTTTGGAACAAAACTATAAGAAGCATTAGGATCAAGAGTCAATACATCAGCTTTAACCCAGATGTTCTCGGTTACACTTTCATCACAAAAGCAAGACTCAAATCTATCGCCTAAGATTCTCCATTTTGAAACACCATTGTCATGCTTTTGAACAACGACAAAGCCCATTTTCAATTTGTATATTATATCAAAAGAAATATTAAACATTTATTCCACTCATTCTCCATTCATCTTCTTAAACGAATATTCAGCTTCCATGGGCAAGATAAGATACTTTATTGTCATCCAATGAGTTGTACCAGTTTTATGCTTGCACCTATTTTGAAGCTCACCATCTTTGATTCGCCAAGCTGTAATATTTTTTTCATCTTTAACAATTAAAAAATATCCATCATTTAGCTTTTCAATTATATCATGTGGTATTGGCAGCATTAGTCTACCTTATAATTTTTTCTAAATGTTTCTCTTACATTGTTATCCCAAAGTAATTCAGAAGCAAAACCAATTGTGCCAGAGTCAAAATGAACCCAGACTGTTTTGCCATCATCACAAAGACTAACTTCAATAATGTCATCTTTGTCATATTGAAACTCTTCACAAAAAATATGAGCAATTTGTCGTAAATATTTATTAAATCTAGTAAAAGACCATATACGCCCTCTTACATATTCTTCACTGTAAATTCTAGGCTCAGCTTCCATAAAATACTCTCAGAACCAAGAAAAACAAACTACTTAACATTCCACTAATTATAAGAAAAGAAGAAGTGAATTGCAAGAAAGATCGATCTTTCTTAATAACAACTTTAAATGATCCTATAAGAAAGTAAGCCCAGCTACATAAGGAACAGACAAAAATTGCTGATAATAAAATTGCACTAAATTTTTCCATCTTTTAGGTCTTTTTGAATTTTATCAACTTCAGCTACGACATCAACAACTTCCCAGTCATCAGCAATTAAATCTAAATAAATAATTTTGCCGTATCTAGCATATTTACCAACACCCCAATCAGAATGCCAACTTTTACGTCTGATTGTTTTTCCAGCATTTAAATCATCCACTACATCTTTGAATGATTTACTCTGCACCACAACCCAATCTTCAGCAAAAAGATCTTCTGTGGTGATTGTGGATTCTGCATGGTCATATTTTTTAGGAAATAATGTAAGACTAGGATTACCTTCTCTAGACATCATCTTTCCAGCATTAAGCATTTTTACAGCCCAATTGATATCTCTTTTTAGTTCAATTTTATTTGTCTTTAAAAAATCATCAAAATTAGAGCCAATATGCTTGTTTTCGACTGCATAAGGTAAGTAATCTTCACCTGGATCTAAAGTATATGGGAAATTAGCCTTATCCAACTTCGCAGCTTTCCAAGTTTTGTCTTCATTTTGGTGATGTGTAAAATCTTTAACTTCTGCACCCCATTGTTTGGTTTCATAATAGTATTTGTATACCTTGCCATTTACATAAGCGAAAGCATACATCTGCCAGTCAGTACCATTAGGGCGAGGGTCTTCTTCTGCTAATAAACTGTGATAGATATAGCATCCGTGTTTTTGCATCATGTTCATAGCAGCTGGAGTGTCATATATAGCATATTCAATATTACAATCATACATTTTACTAACACCCTTAACATTCATACTTTTTCCTGTGCGCTTTTCAAACTCACGAACTTTGTTATGATAGTACTCTTTTTGGTTTTTAGGCAATTCTTCCACGGGCTTCCTCCAGTGCAATAATTAATTTATCAAGCTCTTCTTTATCTAAAACAACTAAATCTGAGTAAGCAAATCCATCAATAAGAATTTGTAATCTTTTTTTCCAATGTAATTTACCATCATTAAAACCATAATTCCAAAGTGATATATCCACAGTTTTTAATTCTGTATCTGGACGTACATGTAAAGAATGACACAAGCAATCACAATTGATGATGGTAGTTTTATCCACTTGTATACCCAATATTCAACCTACGAACTAGATGAGTAAACTTATGACTATTTACTAAATGATAAAGGAAATAAGCACGTCTTCCTAATGAAAATGCTCTAAACTCTTCTTCAGCTCTAAATACTTGAGTTCCATCTTCATATTGACTTGGAACTCTGATACCTTCTTTAGCCCATTCTTTTTGTCTATTGAACTTCTTTTCAATTGAAGATAAGAGAGAGTTCCATTCATCTTGAGTATATCGCTTATCTTTTGGCTCTAAAAACTCATCAAATTCAATTCTTTTGTGAGCAAAAGAACTTCTATGAATAACTACATATATTTCTTGTTTATTTGTCTTTTCGACGGGAGGTAGGCTTAAAGACCATCCTACATATTTGGACACGCAATATTCTGGTGCTGAATGATTTTTAACTCTCATTTGCCCATTGTCTAAATTGACAATATGATCAATGCAATAATGATCATCATACTTTGGAACTGAATCATTATCAGTTTCGAACGTCTCTACAAACTTAAAAAAAGATTGTCTCTCATCAGTACTTGGTATGTATCTGAAAAAACTATGCTTAAATCTTGCCATTACTTTTTAAATTTTCCATAATAAAAATGCCAAAGAACTTTAAATCCTTTTTGTGTTATAGGATGCTCAATGTGATAATCGATTACCAAAGGTGGTCTAGCCTCTTTGTTGTTTCTTGAATAAAAGTTATCGTAAAATCTTTCATATTTAACTTTATCGATTATATCAACAGACATGAATCTTTTGTTAAGAGAAACAATTCCAATTTTACTTCCAGAACGACCCACTAATTGGATTGCATATTTTACATCAAAATTGCCAATGTTTAATATGCATTCTTTTTTAATTTTCTCAATCCACTCTTTTTCGTTCATAAGTTTTCATCTAAAACTTCATAATAAAGTTCCCAAATATGCCCAGCGTTATCTTGAACATCAGAATTTTTAATTAAATAGTCTTCAAAATCTTCGCTGTATAGATTTCCACTACTATCGTAAACTTTATTTTCTTTAAGTAAAATGAAATAAAGCTCGGGCCATCTTTTATGACGGATTCTATAACCTTTTTTCATTAATGGGAAGGCTTTTGAAAAAATGAACATACAAGATTATAGTCTTCATTATTAAGCATTGCAATGATAATGGATTTTCAAAGCGTTTATAACAATATTATTACCACAAGAGCTTTATGGCTCAAAGGAGTGTATATGTTTAATTTTTTTAACAAAAAACTACCTACTGATTTTGACCAGGTGCAAGAAAAAGGCGTAGAAATTAGTGAAATCTTTTATCAGCCGAATCAACAATTACAAGAAGATTTCAATTTAATTGACAAAGTAAACAAGAGCAAATTTGAAGATTTTCAAGTATCTTCATTTGCATCATTTTTTGAAAAACTTGAATTAATTCCAACTGTAGATCTTGGAGACGTAAACTTAAAGATCAGAACAACAAACCCATCAGCACCAATTGACGCAGATTTATGTCAAGTTTGGATGAGAAGAACTTACACAAACCCAACAACTGGACAAATTACAGAGCAATGGATTAACTGGGTTCCTAATGATGATGCAGCTAAAAAATACTTTAAGTTTAGTTTGTTCTCTGGAGAAACTCAAACTTTTAACTTTGATATTAGCACATTTGATGTTGGAAAATATGACAGTTTCAGATTTATTTTCTTTACTTATCATTGGGCAGTTCTTGCAGATCAGATGGCTGAAAATGTTTCATTTGAGATTACTACCAAACAAAAAAGAGTTAAAACTCCATTTGTAGAAATCTTGACTAGCAAAATTCAAGACCCAGCTCCTGATGGTAAGTTACACATTCCATATGTAATCAAAATGCCAGCCAAAACATTTACTACTTGGGGTGGTTGGTTCTTATTAGCTAAAGGTGCTTCAATGTTTCAACAACCTTGGATTGCATACGCTAGAAGGGACGGCGCAAATGTTCTTCCTGACGGTGCAACAAAGGTAGCTGATGGACCTGATCCATATTGGTATTCTGAAGGTGAAATAGTTTTTGATTATCCTGCTGTCAGTGGTATTCATAATTTGCAGTTTGGATTATTTGATTACAATTGGAAACTACAAAACTGGGTTTGGCCTGGTATTAACATTCAAGTTGGTGGTGATAGCTGGGTCACAAAATGTCCTGACTCAAAGCTTCCTCCAAGACTTAGAGTTGGTAATGGACAATTGGTAAATCTCGATGGCACTCCATACAATATTTATGAAGGCACAACTGGCGCTAATGCAATTACAGCTATAAGAGGCGGTAATTATGGTAACCAATATTTATGGTCAGAATCACCCGACTATAATAGAATTGGATATTTTGGTTCATTAAAGTATCTTGGTCATAAGTTTTTAAGATTTTTGTTTAATCCAGACAAATATATTTCTGACCATATTTATAGAAATAGAATTCAAGACACTATTGGGAAAATGCTCACCGCTGGGTGCCATGTCATTGTTGGACCTCAACACATTCCAACAGGCAATGATTTATACGAAAAGTCAGAAGGTTTTTATAAACTTATTGAACTTATGGCTAATAATTGGAAGGGTTTACCAGTGTGGGTTTGTCTTACAAACGAACCTAACGATATTGGAGATTGGAGTTTATGTAAGCCTATTCTTCAAAAGGCAGCAACAATTTATAGGTCTATCGATGCTGACGCTTTTCTTATTTGTCCAACATCTAAGTGGTCAAAAGAAAATACTAGCCCTGAAGCAAATGATTTAATCGATCCTCTCTTAGTTGACGCATACGCTTACCATGCTTATAACGGCGCAACAGAAGTTATTCCTAACCTAAAACCAATATTGGATAAGGGTGTAGCAGTAATTATTGAAGAGTATGGCTGCGGAGATATTGAATGGCAGAAAGGCATTAACATTGAGATGCAGAAGATTTCAAAGTTATATCCAAATGTTATTGGGTTTGCAACTTGGGCCTGGACGAGAATGGGTGAAGATGCATGTCCAATGGTTGAAGATGGTAATCTTGCAAATGTAAAATTGACTGATGTAGGTCAAATGCAAGCTAAGCATATGCAAAATTGGGATAGTGGTAATTTTATTGGTGAAGGAAATGCTATTCAGCCAATCCCTCAACCAAATCCACAGCCTACGCCTAATCCTGCTCCAACTCCATCGCCTTTACCTGTTGATTCAATTACTAAAGCAGAAATTGATAGTTTATTAAATACAAAACTTAATCAATCATTATTATCATTAAAAGAAGATTTAAAACTTTACATCAAAGATTCTATGGATGTTTATGATGTTCTACAAGATGAAGAAACAAAGCAGTATTTTGAATCTGCTGTAGGTAATTTAGAGCTTGTAGATATTGCAGAAATTGATGCAAAGTACACTGATGAGAATGAAGTATCTGCATTAGCAAGTAAAGAGATTGCTCTATTTAGAGCTGATTTATATAACAAGGCTTTGGCTGATTATAACCTTATGCTTAAAAAGGCAACTGTTGCAAAATTAACAGCTTATCTTGCTAAGTTTATTCAATACATCAAGCCTGTTTAATTGAATGTAAATGAGCTGTCAAGTAATTCTTGACAGCTCATTTATTAATGGTATGATATTTAAAGAGGTATATAATAATGAATTTTAATAAAAATCAATTTCTTTGGAATTTTATTTATGTTTGTGTAGCTAATGGAGTTACTTTTAGTGATCAAGATTTTTATAATTTTTCAAGAGCATGTAATATCAAAGTTGATATGAAATACGCTATGGAAAACTTCTTTGATAACAGTTTACTTAAATCAGCTAAAGATTCTTCCATAATCGGTTCTTCCTCATCTTTTGTTATGAGTAAATCTTTATTGGGTCCTTGCTATGTACACCCAAAAGGCACAAACCCAAAATCTGTCAATTATAATATTTCAAAGATTATTCAAGAACTAAAGCTTGATAGACAGAATATTTCACCTGATGAGAAATTGAAAAAAATTACAGACTACATCGAACTTCTTAGCTAATAAAAAAACCCTCCATATGGAGGGTTTTTTATTCAGTAATAGCATAAGAAATACAAATCACTGACTGCTTAAACCCTTGCAAATATCTAACCTTTACTGAGTTTACGTATCTAGTTGTATCATCGGGGATAATATCTGCTCTTTTTAGCAAATCTACAATAGGCTTAATTAAATTATCTGTATCGTTTTTATATTTCCAATCCCAACTAGCCATAACAAGAATATCAACATCAATTGGAAACTCTTTAGCTGGCTCCATTTTTTCTTTTAAAATTGGTGTATGTTTTGCAATCCAATCATTATATTTTTTGCTTTTAGCCATTTGCCCACGAGCAATAGGTGTGTACATTTTATTTGCAGAAAAAGTCTCTTCTATCACACAAGATTTCTTAAGCATATTATTCTTTTACAGGTGAAAAACACACAAATCGGTAAAAGATTTAATATGTGGTACAAATATTCACAACAATTACAATTGCCTGGGATGGGTGTTGCTCAAGAACCAGTTAAAGAAAAACCTAAAACTGAAAGGCAGCCGAGGCAAGAATTATTAGAAACACAAAAACCAACCCCTAGTTTATTTTATAGTGATTGGTCTAGGGGTCATGTGGTACCTAATCAGCCTGTTTATCATGGTACTACACACCAGTTTAACCAATTTGATATCAACAAAGGAACAGCTTCCAATGTGTTTGGTCGGGGTTTTTACTTTACCTCAGACCAAGAAGATGCCAACAAGAATTATACTGGCACTGGACCTGACCAACTTGTAAATATAGAAAATCTAGAGTATCAATTAGGTGAAGAAGATGATCTAGACCAATATTATTTATGGAATAATTATGGCCATGATCCAAGATATGAAGATTATTTTCTAGAAAACCGCAAGCCGTATAACCCAAATTATTTGATAAGACAAATTGCCAGAGATACAGTTTTAGGACCAAATACACCTAGAGTAATTCCAGCACACGTAAGGATGAAAAATCCCTTACACTTGACATCTGAAAATGATGCTGAACATCCAGAAAAAACTTTTATTGATGATACAAATGAATCATTAGATTTTTTGAATGATAATGATGTTGATGAATCTGATAATAATTCTTACAAAACAGCAATTTTTAAACTTTACAACATTTTACTTGATTATTTTGAATCTGATACTGCTTATGAAATTTGCGAAGACTTAATTCAATATACAACTGGATCTGTTGATGGTATGTCATCTGCAACAATGATGATGGATAGATTGAAAGGGATTTTAGAATTTCATGACCAAGATCAAGGTGTTATCTTTAAGGGTGAAATATTTCAAAGATTTGTTAATTCCTTAGGTCACGACAGTATTGTTATGAATCCTAATGAATTTTTCAGAATGTATTCCAATAATAAGACGATAAAACATTACATTACTTGGAATCCTGAAAATATCAAACATGCCAGAGAAAACATTGAGTTTGATCCTCGTAATCCAGTAATCACAGCAAGCGTTAAAAAAGCTCAAATCGAACCAGAATCTAATGAACAATGGTGCGAAAGACATAAAGTTCAAAGAGAAGGCGATAAGTATGTATTTTATCATGGTTCTAGAATTAATTTACAATCACTAAGAGCAGGTTCTTTATTAGCCACATCTCCGCAAGAAGCTATTGATTTTGGTGATACTAACTACTGTAACGACAGAAGGTCATCATTTAAAGTTTACAAAGTTAAGGTTTCACCAGAAGAAATACATCCTGGATTTTGGGCAAGTTTAGTTTCCGAGCATCCTGTTGAATTATATTACAAAGTATCAAGGAAGAAAGGTAGTTAATATGTGGTACTCAAGAATTAAAACAGCTATTTCAAAACAAACAGCTGAAGATATGATCCAAAGTGAATTAAGATCAGGTTCATATATTGATCCTGCTACTGAAGACGCTGACACAATAAAAAGAAAATTAATTGAAAAGTATGGCTCAGAAGAAGCTATGTTAAAGGCAATTAATGAAACTTTAAGAACTATTTCTACTAAATTAACTGGTTCAAGTATGGCTGATCCTTCAAATGAAACTTCAACATACTTCCAAGACAGAACTGGGATTGATGCTTTTTATGTATTACCAGATGGAACACAAACTCCGAACTTGAAATCCCATGTTATGTTTGATAAGTTTTTAGTACATAAATTAGATGTAGATCCTTCCGCTTTAACCGATAGATCAGATAGACATATTTTATCTGAACTCACTGGTGCCTTGAGAGTAAATGTTTCTGGAGGTAACGTTAATGTTACAATCTACACACCGCCAACTCCAGCTCAACAAAAATGGATGAAAAATAATGACATTTCAAAACAAGAAATGGATATAAGAAGAGATTCAATGGAGCTACCACAAGCAAACACTAGCGAGATAACAAATCAACTTGCTGAACATGGAAATGAACTTGTAAGTATTGCTTACAAGTTGGATGAAATTATCAACAGTTTAGTTGTTACAAGAATTAACCCAAAGTTTTCTTCGGCAACAGTAGGAACAGAATCATATTATATTACAGAAAATCCACAAAACTTAAATGAAGATTTATTTGAAAAATTAAAAGATATCAAATCTCAAATATCATATATATCGGGTTTAGCTGAAGACTTAAATAATCTTGGAGAAAAATAATGGCAATAGGTATTACAGTTAACTACACAATAGAAGACCTTGATTTTCATAATAACAATGTTCAAATAAAATATTTGCTTGATAATGATGAAGCTCCGTTATCTAAAAGATATCTAGAAGTATATAATTTAAGTGATATTTATTCTGGTATTGGTGACACTACACTTTTAACCGCTAGAGAAGATTTAATTCAATCTAATTTTTTATCTCTAACTTCAGCTACAATGACAGTTTTTGCAGATGAAGCCAGAAGAATAATTTTGAGTGGTATCGGAACTTCTGTCGGCATTGGTCTAACTGGTGTAACAACCTTTAGTCAGTTTAATGTAGTAGATAGAAGTAGCGAAAATTTACAAATATTTAATTGGTTGAATACTAACTGCGGTATTTAATTGGATGATTGGTAATGAACAGATTTAACGATGATTTTGATGGATACAACAATAGAAAGCATAGAGAATCTTTATCTAAGAAAAGTAAATATGAAGAAGAAGATTTGGATGAGTTAGATATTGTTTCCGATGATATTTCTGAAAAGTTTATGGGCAGCTATGGAATACACAATATTACTCCAAGCAAGGCTAAAAATGCAGTAGTTATTTATGTTGATGAATTGTCAGACATAACTGAAGGTGTTAAAAAAGAAATTGAAGATATGACAAAGCCTTACTCTGCAATTATTAAATCTTCTAAATTAAAAAATGACAATCAACATTTAGAAAAATATTTTAAACACTAAGCATATTTCATAGCTGCTTTTAGATGTGGTGGTAAAGAGTTCATCAATTCACTGTCAAATCCATCTTGCTCAGGTGCTTTTGGTGGGACTATTTGTTGATACGCCAAACCTAATGCGTCAGCTCTTGCAGTCATAATTAATTGCAATCTCTCAAGGTCATTAGAAGACAATGTTCTAAACTCTTCTCTTGACATAGAAATTACACCCTTAAGCATAAAGTCTACTTCAATAATCAATGGCAAAACAGGGTATGAGTTTTGGCTTTCACCCTTAAAGTATTTCAATGCAGAAGTATATATGAGGTTAGCTTCCTTTGCATCAATGTTGGTGTACTTGAAATATTGAGACCATAACTCATCAACATAGTCTTGATTTAGTTGATTTAAAATTGTGTCATCATTATTAACTTTAATCTTTTCATTAATAAGATCATAAACCCACACAATTGCTTTTTTCAGTATTTCTCTTCTTTGATATTCTCCTGAAAAATACAAATCAGATTCTTCCACTCTGAATGATTTAGCTTCTATCGATAAAGACTCGTGCCATTTTAAATCCCTTACACAAAAGATGGCTAAATTATCTCCAATTTTTACTTTGAAGATATATTGGTCTTTTTCTATCTGGGGCATTTCGTCTTTGGTTTCAACTGGTGCATTGTCACTTTGCATCATATCTCCCATGCCCATCATAACTTTTAAAGCTTCTTCGTGTGTCATTGTAATCTTAATATCTCTGCGTGGTCTAAATCAATTTCTGAAACTGGCCCACCTAAAGTATTACCCCAAAACCCAGCACCTTGAGGGATTCTGGCGGAAAATGACCAAGTATGTATTTCTCCACCTTCTGGACTTAAAGAAAAACTAGGATTACCCCAGTCTACGTTTCTAAAATGAAATAAGAAATTATTTCCAAAATACATTGTCAGTGGAGATTCTGGGTAAACATCAAGGAAGTTAGATGTTTTAGCTCTATAAATTGAAATGTTACCAGTAACAGTTCTTGTTTTCAAAGCTGCATATTTTGGCCCAACTAAATCACCCAAATAAATGCCTTCAGCAACAGGAGTAGTAAATCTTAATTCAACTCCTTGATTTATGGTCAAGCTCATAGCAATAACTTTACTTGCTACTGTTTTGGTTGATATTACAATATTTTTTTGATCTTTAGTTTTTACTGTCGGCGCTGTTACTTTTGCTTTGTTGAACAGTAAAGTTTTTAAAGCTTTAAAGCTACTAGGAGCGTCAAATATAGTTGTGCTTACTAAACAATCTTGTAGTGAAGCTACTCTATAATTTCTATAATCAAGTATTTCTTCAGGCTCTAAATCACCATTTTTAATAACCTTTGGAACAGCTCTGTTAGGCTCTAAAATTGGTATATCTGGTGGACTGATAAATGATTTACCACCAGCAAACCTACAAGATATTTCAACTTCTTTAAGACTATTAAATCCATTTAAGTCTATAGAAAATGATTCCATAAACACAGGCCCATATGTAAAGTGATTAGAAACGCTAGTTACAAACATTAAAGGAAACATTGGGATAACAGCTGCTTTGTATATCACATTTTCAGCAGAAGATTGTTGATTCTCACCATCTTCTGAAATCAAAGGGGAGAACTTAATGCTTGGAATTGTATATGTCTGTTCAGAAAACTTAAGTTTATTATCCAGAGCAAAAGGCCAGAATGTATCTAATTTTTGAAAGACTTTAGATCCTGAATCATCTGAAAAATTAGTTGCCCATAATCTATGATATTTTTCAATATCAAATGGAAATGCTGCTCTCTGAGTGCTAACACCATCAAGATCAATTTGTCTTAATTCCACTCCTGGCATTCTGTTTGGTAGATCATATAAATCTAAAACAAATCCAGGAATAGTTTTTTTACTAGTGTTTAACGTGTATCCAGTTCCAAGTGAGATTCTAAACAGATTATTTATTCTAGGGTTAAAGTCATTGAAGGCCATAACATATAAGCTATGACCTTTTGCAGGTACCCCATTATAAACATTGTTTCTGTATTCTAACATTATTTACCACTTGTGAGCTTGAGCCATTCCTGAGCTAATGCCCTAATAATTTCATGCCTTGTTTTACCAATATTTTCATTTGTAATTGGAATTAGATTTCCAGTTTCAGAGTCTTTAAGATTCCAAGATCTGAAGAAACTTAAAATAATTAATTTGCACAAGATGTATGTTCTGACCATTGGGTTGCCAGTTACTGCATTAATGATAGTTGCTTCTTCTAAAATTTGAGACATGGTTTCAAAATCTCTTCCTTTAGCATCACATATCAATGAAATAATATCTTCGCCTTCTTCGTCTGGTTTGCATATTTTGATAGAAGTAATAACACCATCTACTTCATTCTTAACTTTTAATTTCACTACAATTGGAAATGTTTCTTCTGGATTAACAAATATACTCATCCTAATTCCTTAAAAACTACTAGAAAAATTTAAAACAGGATTTATTTCAAGTTTTTCAGTTGCAACACTAAACTTAATTTCTTTAGTCTGATTATCAGACATTGGTGAAGAAGCTTTTGAACCTGACCATACTACTTCTGAAAAAGATATTTTAAAGGTTCCAAAATCAATTTCTATCCCACCATTATTTATACTTGAAGGTCCAGCTAATTTTTCTGCTAATGTCCAAGGAGCTATAGGAGATAAATATTTGATTACCCCTTCTATCTTTCTTCCACTTGAAACTAATGCATAAGGCTTAAGATTTTCACGTCTTCTTATGTGAACATCGCTTGAAATAGAATGTAGACCATAAACTGGCTCTAATTGATTATCGATAGTAATAGTCATTTCTTTGACTAAGAAACTGGTCATTCCTAATCCTACAAATCCTTGAAAAAATGGATGACCAAAAGCATTAGTTAAACCAAATCCGCCTGCAGTATATGAAGTATTATTAATTCTTACTTCGGACCCATTTGCAGCTCTTTGAACTTTATATTTCGATATATTAGAATCTAATGATTCATAATTAGCAAAAGCATCTATTTGATATTTTCTGTCAACATTTGTAAACTTAACTTCAATATTTACATCAATATCTTCACCAGGCTTTACATCTAATGTTAATTTATTTACAAGACAACCACTCATCAAACCCTGAAATAAAGAAACTAAAGAAAAAGTAGGCTCTCTGTTTGTTCCTGGGTTAGTTGGCTTTGCCCATACAAAAGTATTACTTAATACATGAGTATATGCTGTTCCTGATGAAAAAAACAATCTTCTATTTGCTTTATCAATAGAGGTTACAGTTTTAGTTTCAGTTGATGCTGTACCGCTAAACTTCTTAAAATATAGACTAAATGGTGTTGGTAAAGCAGCAAAGTCAGCAATATTGTCTACAACTATGAAAGTTGTACCTATACCAACGGGATTGTTATTGTTGATTAATCTACCTGAAGCTGAATTACCAGTGCCTTTATATGCCAGAGTTGCACAATCCCATAAATTAGCGAAACCAAAATCTACATATCCAGTAGATGGAACTTTAAGCAGCATATTGAATGATGCAGAAAAATCAGCTTTACCTAAACCAAAATTATTTGGATCAGCACCTTCACCAGCTAGTCTTGTAAAATTAGTAGCATCTTGAGAAAAAGAAAATTCTAAGTTTTCTACATTAAGTATTTTGTTGTAATCAAGATTATTAAAATTAAAGTTAAAGTCGGGCTCTATAGAGATATTACGATCCAAAACCAATAGATCGTAATATCCAGGATTAAACCCTAAACTAGAATACTGACTTCTTAAATCGTTCATTACGGTAGTGTTTCTACAGTGAAGAAGTCATAAAGAGACCATTTTATAGGTCCATTATTAGTTCTTTGTAAGTTAGTTCCTGGGGTTACTGTTACATCATCAATTCGATCAAATAAATCAGCAGTGTTACCTAAAGTAAATCTTGTATCTCTTAATGTGTATTGAGGAATTGTTTGTGTGAAAGTTGTTGGGGTTCCTGTTGCCCCATTTCTTGCAGTAACAGTAACAACCATTTCATTTTTTGTTGTTGTATCTTCAGTTTCTAACCCGTCATAAGCAGCAGAAAAATATTCAGAAACTGCTGCAGATATATTGTCAACAGGAGGTACATAAATTGATAATCTTCTTGGGATCAAAGAGATTCTACTAGTGAACTTTAATCCTCTTCTAACTGGGTACTTAACAGCAAGCCCATTGTCAAGATATCCTCTCAACTTGTAATATGGGTTGTATATATTTTCATCACCACCACTGTCATAAGTTGTCCAGTTATTAAATCCTGTAGCTAAGGTTGCTGATTTCCAAAGTTTAATTTCACCATAAGTTCCAACTCCAGTTCTGTCTTCTCCCCTAAGGTAAACTGTTCCGGTGCTTTCAGCTAGAGTTTCTGGATCAATAACTGTGGCATTTGCAGATTTATAAAGAACTAACCAATAAATATTTCCACTAGTTAAATTGACGCCTTTTTTAAACTTGAATGTGTACTCATCACTTTGGTCTGTAATATCACCCAAGTAAAGCTTAACTTCATTTGTAAGAGGTGCAGATATATCAGGCACATATAAAGTATCATCATCATCAAGAGTTGCATCAGTTTCTGCAGATGTTACTGTTTCTGCTACTGAATCATAAAGAGTTGCAGAAATATATGCATTTGTGTTTTTAATTGTATATGTTTCTGGACCAAATAAATGTTTTACAGAAATACCACCACAGAAACCATCATTATCTGGTTCAATTTTTATAGCAACATAAGATAAAGACATTGAAACATTAGAATCGTCAGTAACAGATGTATTATCAAACTTAGGTTGCTTTTGTATTTCATCAGCCACAGTTAATCTATATTCCATTAAATCAGCAGCAAAGTTACCTCTTTTATATACATGATAGAAAAGAGCATCGGCAACATTGGTCCAGTTAAGCTCAATTAGATAATTATTGTTTGAAACTGTATTTGTAGTGATATCTATATACTTTGGAACTGTTTCCCCAGCAGTTGTTCCTGTAATACTTTTGACAACACTACCACCATAGATATGTGTACCCCTTTCAAGACTAGATAAACTTCCTGGAGCATTAAGTGAGGTTGCAGTAAAATTATTTCCTATTCCTGTAGAGCCAATTAACCTAGAATTGTTTGCTACTAAATCACCTCTAAATATTGCGAAAGTATGCTGTAAGTCTTCATTTGTAAGCTCATAATATGCCTGACAAAATGAATAAGGAAATTCAAATCTTTCTAAGCCTGTAAACGACAAGCCTTTAGAGAAATTGCTCTTAGGTCTAAAGGGCTGTTCAGACCATATTTTTCTTAAACTAGTTTGTCCAGTAGTATTTAATTTTAATGAAAGAGACTTTAAACCCTGAGCAACATCTGAAATGATTGTACTTGACTTTAATTGAGAAAGATCTGTTAAGGCGTTTTCGCAAGCTGAAATTACTCTGTCATTATCTTCACTATCACCAAATATAGGATTTGAAGAATTATTAAAAGGTAAAGCAACTAAGGTCGAAACTATAGCTGGTTCTCCTGAGTTTAATACAACACTTTGATCACCAGGATTATTTACAAGTAGCTTTCCAATAGGCAGCCATGAAGTAGGTAGTGGTGGATAATAACCAAAATCTTCAGGCATTGCAGTTCCGTCACCTGTTAAAATTGGGAAGCCTGAGATTGATTGCAGTCTAGGCTGATAATTAAATCTAATTGCAGAACCAGATGTAATTGAGCTTTGTAATTGACCATAAACAGGAGATGCAATAGTTCCAAGATTTTGACCTGGATCTATTAACAAAGCGGTTTTATCATCATTAAAACCAATAAATCTTAAATAAAATCTACCTACTTGTGCTTCTAATGGAAATCCTAAAGATTCTGGAACAGTCGAATCAGCAATATAAATTAAAGTTGATCCAATCGAAGCAGTAGATGTAGTTTCTGTGAACCATGCCTGAGTTGCCTTTTGTACCTCATCAATAGGAAGGCCCACTACCATACCATAAACATAAAGATCAGAATATAATTGACTAAAACTTCTTCTGATTGATATTTCTTGAGGAACAATATTAATTACATTACCATTGTAAACAACTTGTCCACTTGATACATATACATAGTATGGGTTTGTTGTGTCATAGGTAATTTCAAAACTTACCGGTGTAGTTTCTAAGACAGAGAAATAAGGAGCTTCAGAATTGGCTAAGTTTAGTAAGTTGTTGATTTCAAAAATTGCAGATGATGGAGTGTCTACAGAGCCTATGCTGTTTGACAAAGTTTCATAAACTTCGCCTGCTATTTTAGAAACTTCATATACAACTTCTTCTATTTTTGATGATATAGCCATATTAAATAATTATACCTAATTCATTTCTCAAGAATAATTTTAATGGTTCTGGCATCGCAATTGCAGATGTCTTCCAGTAATTAATGAAATTAGGACTCCAATTCGGAATATAAACCCATTCTTTTATTATGTTTTTAATTTCAGTCCTTATAGTAGATTGCCTGCTTGCTATATTTCTCTCACTTCTTATCAATCTAGGAGTCAAAAAAACTGCAAGCTCTTCAGTGGCAAAAGGGAAAAAACTTCTCACCTTTCTTCTATCTACAGGAAAAATATCAACTCTGCTATTTTGAAAAGTACCATCGTAATAATTGATATTTAATACAAAATCATATATTTTTAAATAAGAATAATCACCATAATTTGATGAAGCATCTGATATTGGAGTTATATCTTCAATTATATTATTCTTAACTAGATCAATAGCTTCTTCTAAACTAATATCCTTGGAGACAAATATAGTCTTATTATTTGCTCCTAAAAGTGTGGCTGCTGAAATTGAACTTGTAAAATCGCCTCCTACTGTTCCTGTTTCAATAAAGATTGATCCAAAAGCATAGCAATTTGAAACTATTTCGTATTCTCCACTTATTTGTTGTCTTCTAATAACATCAGTGCTAGGGTCTGCATACAAAATTGATATTCCAATTTCATTTTCACTTAGATCTCCAGAAGCAATAATTTCAGCAATGTTATTTATTGAAGATTTCTCTAAGCCCTTACCTATTACAATATGTTTTTGTAATTTGTCTGGATCAGTAGTTTCAACAAAAGCTGCACCATAATAAAGATCAATATCTCTTGTTACATCTGCTTTGCCTATTGAATATTCTTTTATAGATTTAGCAAGATCATTCACTTGGTCTAATAAATTAATTTTTAAAACCAAGTTGTTCATTGCAAAAACAGAATTAGGGTTAGGTGCTGCCATTATTTATTCCTAAAAACAATTTTATCTCCAGGTGGGACGCCATGAGTTGGAGTTGAAATCTCCTCAAGTGTTTTACCAACGGTTAAGAATGCAATTTTTTCAATGACTTCATCATCTGGATCAATATCAACTGGTGCTTGTGATGCTAAATTGTAGAAAGTATCATCTATATAATTCCAAGTTACTGATGCAGACAATTTATATTCACCTGCCAAGAGCTGTGGATGAGCTGTAGAGTTTAATGTATCAGTTTTATGAGTATGCAAAACTTCAAAAGTAGTGTACTCATCACTTGATAAAGTCAAATTGAATGTGTGTCCTGTACCTGAGTTTGTATTATCAAGTTTGTCAATCAAAGGTAAAGGTTCTTCATTTATAAACACCTTGATGCCATAGCTTGAATAAAATCTAAAATTATAAGTTCCGCTAGATTGAGGTTTAAAAACTGCTTTTGACTTAGCTTGAATATATTCAGTTGAACCTGATACACTAAAGTTATTAAAATTAAGATTCTTTGTAATTACAGAAACATCAGATTGCTGTTCTAATTCAATTGTTCTACTTATATCATTAATGCTTGATGAGTTTTTTATAAACCACCAAGTTTCCCATGAAGGATTTCTATTTAAAGTGATATAGTTTTCTTTTAGAACGCCTTTTGAATAATATTTTAAGTAAACATAAATGTCTTTACTGTATTTTGCGTAATGCCATTCTGGATCAAATCTGAACAAGTAATCGACATTAGAAGTTGTAGTTGCAAATCCAGAAATAGTAAGTGTATTCGTAGAGCCAATTGATGCAACATCATACCAGTTAGTAATATCAATAGGGTTTCTGGAACCAAATCCTATTTGAACAGACTCTCCTTCAAACAAAGTAAAATCAGTGTTATTGGCCCCAGTTACGGCTGTGCCTGATACAACTGAAACTGTTCCAATTGTATCTTTGAGTAATCCCCCATAAAAGGCTCTAGGATAAAGTTGCAATTTCCTTGGAGGGTTTATTTCTTTTGAAGTAAATGATTGGTATCCCTCTAATCTGTAAATAGGCAGGTTTTCTCTTTGCATATTTGGTGGAGGCAAAACGCTATCTATGCTGTAGTCTGTCCTGTTGAAAACCCCATATATTTCTCCGCTTGGTTGATAGAATCTAATGTAAGGTCTGAATGTTAAAGGACTCCATGAAGTATCTCTTTCTTGCCCATAAAGAGTAGTAGATCCTGTAGAAACACCCCAGATTTTAAATTGATGTTTTATCACATAATCTGATCCTGCAGAAACGGATCCTGCAGAAGAAGTTAAAGTTAAAGCCGTGTCACTTGCAATGTTAGATATAGTGTACCAAGTTGAGATACTGGAAGGTAATGTTGAACCAAAACCAATTTGTGAATTAACTAAATAATTTGTAAATGTAGTCCCAGTACCCGTAACATTAGTACCTGATGCTTGAACCGTACCTGCTGTGTTAGTTGCATATTCTTTAAACGTCTGATTAGAATTAAAAACTAACCAATAGTCACCAGCTGATAAACTTGCGTTTAAGCCAAACTTGTGTTCTGATATTTCTGTTTCTATATCAGTAAGGGCAATATTTAAACCTGATTTGATTATAGATTGTGGCTGTGTTGAACCTAAAGCCGAAGAATATAAATCGACTTTTAACTTTCCTGTACTGAGAAAAGGAATCGAATTAGAAAGTCTTAGTTTAAAGCTTTGAGAATTATTATCGGCTAATGGTGAGATTTTTATAGCAAATGTTGTGTTTGTTACTGCCAATCCGGTTGTTGAAGATACTTGTGAATAATAAGTATTGTCATATTCAGTTTCCTGGCTGTAAATATTTTCTATAACTTGAATTGAATTATCAGCAGTATCTAAACCCTTGTCAGAAATAGTAAAAGAATCTGCAACTACATTATCTCTTGAGTATGGATAATAATCGTCTGCCTGTTGTAAGTTTTGAGATTTACCATTTCCGCCAATTAACCCATAAAAATTAACATTCCAGTATGGGTTTGTATCAAATGTAAACTTAGAAGTTGTCATTCCAATTTCTTTGATTGACACCCATTTTTCAGGATATTTATTCAAATTAATTTCAATAAACTCACCTTCATAATTTGCAAGCGCTTCATCAACGTCTTGCCCTTCAGGTAAAGAAGCAATAAACTGTTCTCTTGTTTGGCCTTCTTGTTTATCACTACCAACAACCCTTGTTTGAATTGGCTTAGCTTTTTCCATAGATAAATCTGGAATACAACCAGCATAACCATAGAGATAGTAATCAGGAATTGTTTCTAATGTTCCATCTGCTTTCGCTGCCTTTTCTTCGTCAGTTCCTGTTTTGTAATAACCAATAACGGATTGTCCTTTTAAAACTCTTTTATTGTAATCTTCATCAGACAAGAAGAACTTGGAAGCATTTAGGTACAAATCTTTTTTAAGAATATTCTGATTCTCATCTTCTAAAGAAAGCTTGAATGTGTAGTCTAGTCCAATTTTGTTACCAGATATATTAGGGTCAATAGCTTCACATAACAAAGAAAGTTCTTGGTAAACTTCAAAACTAGAAGCTAGTGGTAACTTCAAATTATAATTTTTAAGATTATCACAAGTTAGGATTGCCAAATTTGTGCTAGGTACTTGAACAAAAAGATCTGTAAGATTTTCAATACTATCATAACTAAATTGTATTCCTCTAGGTTCAAAATTAGGGTTTTTGACTAATGCATCTGTTGGCTTTTTAAGTAAGAAATGAATTATGTTTTGATAATTAAATTGATCTAATGTTGAGATTGATAAAAGCTCATTTATATTGGCAAACACAAGACGTATTGAATCTGGAATAATTGCTCTAGTCAAATTGTCATAAGTAAAAGAGTAATCGTTATTTCTTAAATTATCTAAAAATCTATAAAATGAAGGTACTAGTAACTCTGCAACATCAGAATCTTGTGAAACATATTTAGAAAAATTAATCGCAATCTTTTCTATGTAAACAACACTAGATGTATTTAAAATATCTGTGTAGTTAAATCTAATACCATCTGCAGTTAATATTCTAAAATCAGCATTTACCAAAGTTGATGTCTGTTTGACATCAAACACTTCATCTACCGGTCTTGTTAAAATACATCTAAAAAGAACATCGTAATCATTATTTACCGTTGGATAATTATCAAAATCAGTAAAGTCAGATATACACTCTCTATCACAAGCATCACCTTCAAATATGAAGTAGTTAGCAGTTGGAGTGTCAAATTGCGAGCCTAAGTTTTTACTGCAAATTAATACCGGAAATATCTGATTTTTGGCAGGAATATTATATCCAACAAGCGATGTGGTTTCGCCTTTTGGAGCTGCGGGAATAGTGTCTGAAAGTGAATATCTAAAAGGCGCTTGTGGATCAGAGTATTCTCCGTCTTTAAACTCAAAAAGAGTTTTGTCTTTAGAGATCAAATAAACATTTTGATCAAAATATCCAGTCTTTTCATAACTAAGACAATTTGTTATATTTTGTTTGAAGAAGCTTTTTTTGTTCCAAATCAATAAGTCAGAGCTGGCAACATCAATGGATCCATCAGTACTGTCAATTGCAATATCTTCCATATCAAAGGACAGTAAATCAAATTCCCAAGATGTATGTGAGTTTTGAGTTAAATTATCGGTTGAGTTCCAATATATTGCTATGTGCCAAAAATAATCATTTGTCCAAGTGAATCCTGAAGAGCTAGGAAGATTTATTTCAAGAATCCAATAGTCTTCAGAGTTTACAGTCTGATCAAAGTTTAAATTGTCTTCGATAAAAGCATTGTATGGATATATTTTAAAGTCAAGATAAGTTAGCGATGTGTAATCTGTTGGTAATGTAACAGATTGCCATGAGGAAGTAAAATTTTGAATTAAATTATTGTGATACATAAGCTTGATATCTTGAGGTTCATCAGCCCTTGGATCAATAAGTTTGAATCCAGTTAAAACATCTTTATGTAATTTAACTTTAATATTTTTAGATAGTGAACCTCCGTCTAATGGATCGGCTAAATCACCATCACGATCAATATTTGTCCCATATGTATTACGAAGTGAAATCCATCTAGAATTTTCAAATTTAGGTACTTGAACATAATCTGCTAAGTTAAGTGGTAAAGAATAATTACCATTGTATTTGTGAGGGCCCGATAATGTTGCTCTAGCTGCGCTTACTGCATTTCTAACAGAAGAGGATTTACCAGTATATTCTCCACCATAAGGAGCATAAAAACTTGTATTTGAAGTTCTTACTGAATCATACATATGTGGTGGGATATAATCTTCCCATCCGTTATAAAGCCAAACATTCCAGCCTTCTAATGATGGAGGTCCATCATAAGATGGATTCCAAGTTCCTGCAGAATAAATTGGAAAAGGATATGTAAGTTTGGGATTGACAGCAATCTCTCCGCCCTGAATACCAAAACCAATTGGATCCTCTACATCATAAGTTAAAAACTCAGGGTCTGAATACCCATCGGTGGATTTCGAGGCTAAATCATAGTCGTGAAAAGTATTAGAAGTTTTAATTCTGGTAAATGTACTTTCGGCTTTCAAATTAAAGCCTCTTCTTTTAGTTAAATTACCAAAAGAGTCTTTAATCTTATTCTTAGATCTTCCAATTGTATTTGCTAAGATTTCTATCCCAGTTCTTGTTGTTTTGCTCATTTTTAGAATGCTGTAGTAGGTACATTATCAGGACCGTATATAGTTTGTTTTACCAATTCTTTTGCAGTAACAGTAATGGTTCCATTTTTTAACAAAGCTTGAGACCTGCCATCATCGGATGGTTTTACATCACTACATGTAATATCGTAAAGTATTCTTATTGGATCAACATAGTCATTTTGCATTTGTTGGATATTTTTACGTGCTGTAGTGTTCAAACCTGAGACAGTGGTTCCTGCTCCAACAGCTTCGTAAACTCTTAAAAATGATTCTGCAGCTAAACCTGAAGATGGCAGTGTTGGTGCAGAAACTGACGCATCATGGGTTTCAGCCCACTGATTATCAAAGTTTGTTTGAGCAGCAGCAGAATAAGATGAAAAAATTGCATTATGATCTATAGCGTAGTGTTGAGGAGACAGCATAAACTTTCCGCAAATAGGACATGGCTCTAAAACCCACATCCTCCTATGTCTTCTTAAAACACTTAGTACTAATCTAGTTGCTTCAAGGACAAGTCTTTCTGATAGCTCAACATTATCAGCACCAGCATCAACACCAACTGTGATCTTATGCTCGTATTCTTGTAGTCCTAAAGATACGTCTTTTAAAGGAGTAGAAGTGCCATAAAAAATTAATGACAAACTAGATGGTTTAACATCTCTGTCTCCAAAGTACCAGCCAATTATCGGACGATCATATACGACAACCTGATCTTTAGCATTTTTTGGAAGATCATTGTATAGTATGCCTTTAAGTGTGTCATATATTCGTTCAACCATTTTTTAACCTTATTGACTTTTACCCTTTGAAGAGCCATCTTTTCTAGGGTTAGTAGGTATTCCTCTTAGAGTAGACCTTACGAATCTATCTCCTCGTGTATTTCTCTGACCAAACAATCTTATTTCACCGTTTTGTATTCTGACTAATTCATTCATTGCCCATTCAAACCTATCTTTTTGAGCTTCTGAAAATTGTCTATCAGCTCCCTGTAATGCTTGTGAATAATACATCTGAGCAGCTAAGATTGCACAAATAACTGGAATAGGGTGAGGATATGACAAATCTCCACCAAGATTCATTTGCTTCAACGGTACATCATATTGAATTGACAAGTTAGCGTCAATTTGTGATGAAGCCTGTTCAATAAAAAAATCTAAATCGATGTTTGTAGCAGTTTCTGGAGCTGGATTTCTAAAATTGGGGGTTGGATTATCCCCTTCCGCCACAACATTAGGTGGAAGATATTGTTTGACATCAGACGTTGTGCAATAGGCTCTAGGCATTTGGTACTCCAGATTTTGGCTTTAAATATTTAGGTTCAAAGTCTATACCTTGATTTGGCGCTAATAATCCAATTCTCTCTGCTTCTTTTCTTTCAATTAAGCTAAAAGTATTTGACTGTTCCAAGCCATTTGCCGAAGTTGAAGCTGAGGTAACAAACTTCGGTAAATTAATATCTATGTCTCTAAAACTTCCATTTTTTTGGTTGTAAACTTCCACTCCATCAGGTGAGTAAACACTTCCTTGAAGTTTATCTAACTCAGAAGCTTTTTGTTTTGATAAATTAGTAGCTATTACATATCCACCAATTTTGTGTGCATAAGCACAAGCTTTAGCTAAATCTAAACCTGATTTCATCGTTTCTTTTATTTTGTAGACATAGATTACTTCGCCTTCAAGGCATTTGTAAACTTGTCCAGGCAAGACTGCAATATCCATTTGTTGGTCAATAGCCATTTGCCAAGCAATCCATCCAGCATTTGGATTGACTGCAGAAAGTATTCCAATGACATCAATTCCTTTAACAATTGCTGCCGTAAGAAATGATTTGACTGTAGACATCAAAACGTTTTCAGAAGTAAATGACTGTTCATCATCGATGAAAACGGCAAGGTCAACCCTAAGAGTGCTCTTTCTTAGAGCTGTGCATTGTTTAGCAGTTTGATACCATGTACGTTTCATAATCTAGATTTTCTTGAAAAATGTTGTCAGTACCTATCTTTTTGTTCCACAGTCGGGGCAGAACTTTTCCATTCCTGGAAAACTGTAACCACATTCAGTGCAATACTTTGGCATTTGAGCAGTACCACATTTAAGACAGTATTTAGCATCTATGGGTAAGCAATACATACAATCTTTATTAAAGCAGCTCTTAAAATCTTCTGGTTTCTGAACGCTATCTTTCTTATCTACTGTTGTCTTACTATTAGGTTTGGAGATGAAAGGTTTTGATTTATCTTCTTTCATATCGTCAAGTTCTGAAATTAGCTTTGTTAGTAAGTCATTTTCAATTGGATTTACAAACACTTCAGAATTTTCAGATTCAGGCTTAGCTTGCTGAACATAAGTATCCATAAAGTTCTGCATTAAGGGCTTGTTTAATGATACAGAACCATCAGGATTTTGCTCTATTTTAAACTCGGAAAGATCTAACTCACAAATATCATTGTCGGTCAAAATTGTATGGCCAAACTGATTGATTTTGGGCTTTGGTAAATCTTCTCTAAAAGGGTTTGTGAACGAGTGGCGAAGTTTCTTGATATCTTCTTCCGACATTTATGGCTCCTACGATTTCTTGGAGCTTTCCTTATCTGCCTTTTGATATGAAAAGCCCATCACTTCCATATTACCCAAACCTTCAACAGCATCGCCAACAGCTTTCATTACATCTGATTTTGGGAACATGTCACCCTTTGGAGTTTTAATGTCAATCTTGAATGTGTGAATTGTGTAATTGTCATCTGTTTGAACGCTGTTATCTTCTCTTGGTAATGCATACTTTGAAATGTTTGGGCTGCCATATTGTTGTGGGTCATTCATCAAGACAGAATTGTTTGTTTCAAGCTTATCTAACCCACCCATCATGTCTGCTGCGCCCATTGCATCAAATTGGTTCATCTCGTCCATCATCTGAGCAACTCTTTGAGTGATGCCTGATTTGGAAGCCACTTTAGGCTTAATGTTCTTTAATGCTGATTTAATGTTACTAGTCATAATTGCTCCAACTTTTTCTTTTTTTTTACACCCGATAATTAAGGGAATTCTATTAAATAGAATAATTAGTATTAATACTATAAAGATTATATAAAAGAAATAAATTTAACCTTTATATATTAATTTACTAATTGTTCAAATTTCTCTAAAGCTAAGATTTGATCTACTTCAGAAGAAGAATTAATAATTTCACTAATACTCTTTCCTTCTTGTAATTGAAAGAAAGCATATTCCCAAATAGAAATTAGTAAATCTCTAATACTTTCATTGTTAGTCTTTTGAAACTCATTGAATGAATTGTTAAACCAATTGAGCATTTCTACAAATTGATTTATTAATCCAACAGGTTCTCTAATTGATTGGTTTTTAGGACTCCATTGAGTAGCGCACATTTTGTTTGATTGAATACTTAGTGGTCCACCTTCATTGCCATCAATGCCTAAACAAGAGTTTGTACATTCTACTGATGTTGAAAAAGGACCGGTCACAATACAATTTTGTTCAGGAGCGAAAAATAAGTTTTCTCCGATTGGAACTTCGACACAATTGTTAGAAGGACTTCCAAACCCAGGATTAGGGTTACATGTAACGCAATACCATTCTGTAATACTTGGTGTTGTCAAAATTATTGAAGCGTATTCTTTAAGTGCTTCTACATCATCTGTACTGTAGTTTTTAAATCCTAAATTAGTGTATTTATCATTCTTAACTTTTAATCTTTTAAAATTAAAATCGACTACTACAAATCCCTCTACTTCAATTGGATTGTCATTTTGTTTGATTAAGTCATAAACACTATTCAAATTATCAACTTTAATCTTTTTAGGTAAAAACTCTTGTAAGTGAAAGCTATCAATATCAATCTCGTTTAGAGTTGATGAATCAACAATTGAAATTATTTTGATTATAGATTCTTCGTAAATTACAATATTTCTGTTATATCTACTACAAAGTTCAAAGCTGTAATATTTGTCTGAAGAGAGATTATTGGTAAAGTCTTGAAATGAGTATCCATAGTCTTGAAGTGTTTGTTTAAACAAATCAATCCATTTCAATTCTGATTCCCCTGAGTTTGGAGAGTAAACATTACAATTACTATCTGTAGAAAATCTTGTCCCTACCAACCATTGATTTTGATGAAAATACAGCACCATTAAACATCCATCATACTTAGTGATTGCAAAAGCACTATTCCAGTTAAAATCCTTGATAATTTCAGGTGTTTTTAGGCTAGTAGGTACATCGAAAGCATTCATTGATTTGGCTATAACATTCCAATTATCAAGATTTAGAATTAAAGCTCTGCTCTCTTTGCCAATTTCTGTTCCCATAGGGGTTAACGGACTGTAGTTCAATACCGCAGAGTTTTGTTCGGTATTGACTGTAAAATCAATTTTATATTCTTGTTTCAAGTTGATCAGAGTTTTTCCTGATCTTAGATATTTTTGTACTTCTAGTTCTTTCATTTTTATTTTTTAATATGGACCAGCAATACTTTCCCATGTTCTCCAATAATTTCGTAATTACATTGAATTGTTTGTAAGTTCTTGTATTCTTGATTAGAGCAAAGACCAATCACTTTTCCTTTTTCAAGATGTTTTTCAATAAGATGCATGACAATTTTTAGGTTAGATAAATCTCTTCTTAGATCAATAAATACTAAGTCAAACGCTTCGTTAATTATTTTTTTAGCTGATATAAAATCATTAAAATCTAATTTTATTGAATGTTTTATATGCTCATGTGTCCAATTAAGTATTTTATTTTTATCTTTTATTTCTTTATCTATGATCGATATTTTTAGATCTTCAAACTTAAGATCTAGCCATTCATCAATTAAATATTTATATTTTTGTTTACTTTCTTTTCCATTCAAGTGGATTACAGATGAATTATTTGGATCAGCATGTAATAATTGGTGATTAAAGTTATCCTCTAGTATTTCAAAATTGTTAGATCTGATCAATCCTAGATTTATAAGGGCTTGTTCTCTGCAGAATGATCCATTACAGTCAAACAAATAAAATTGGGAGAATGGCAACATTTTCCTTAATTCTGAATCTAAACTGCTTAACGTTTTTTTGTCAGCAGTAACATATCCACAATTAATAATTGATTTGTTTTTAAACTCATCTTCGCTCAATTTTAAAAGTTCTTTACTCTTCTCGTTGCCACTGTAAGCGCTCCACTCTGTTTCAACTAACTGGCCAAAAGTAAATTGCTCAGTATTGTAATCTCTACAAATACCAATCTTATTTTCAATTAAACTTGGATTTAAGTCTCCATTTATGATAATGTCTATATCTGAAATTATTACAAAGTTACAATCTATGTGTCGTGCAATAAAATAAGAAGCATCTTTCAAGTCCACAGGAGATTTGATGGGGTAATTTAAAGTTGCCTCTAGTCTTACAAAAACACAATCAAAGTGTTTTGCAATATTTTTTACTGTACTTGAATTGTCTGGGCATGTGATGTATATTTCATAATCTTCTAGCTTTGAGTTTGTTTTGAATGATTTTATAAAAGTGTAAAGATATTGAGACACATTTTCTGTAGCAAACAAAACTACTGCTATATTAGACTTTCTTTTTTCAAAATCTAAGTGCGCTTTTGAATTGTTAAATGGCCCAGTAAATACTTTTAGTTTTTCTTCATTTATCTGCGGGTTAATCCAAACAGAATGAGCAAAATCGTTTCCTTTGTTTATGCATCTTAATTCTAAATACTCACAATCTTCTAAACTTATTTCAATTGGAATTATTTTGTCATATGGTTTTATTTCAGAACTTTCATAAACAATTCCTGAATCACATAGTATTTGAAAAACTACTCTTGCATCAACTGAAGATGAATCATTTAGACCGATGTATGTATGGAATGATTTGTATTTTTTGGATAGTTTGTATTTGAGTATTGAGCTTGCATGAGCACTTAAACATCTATTGAAGTTAGTTCCGTTTATTGAAGGGATAATTGGGTAACCCATATCTCCTTTTGTTCCTAAATAACCATGAGATATCAAAGCACGTTCTGGAGTTAGTTCATCTAAAAACATTAGAACAGTTCCTCTTTTTTGTGCTCTGAAAAGTTTGGTTTCATAATAGACACAGCTATGTAACTTTGATATTTATAGAAATCTAGCTCTTCAAAATACAAAACATTTCTTTTTTTATCGTCTTCGTAAATATTCTGGTTTTCAATTGAGCGGTGAACTTTAGAATTTTGTGTTAAAAATTGATAATCTCCTAATCGAGTGAATGTTTTTTCACTTAAAATTGCTCTTATTTTTGAACAATTCTTAAGGGATAGTATAAATGACTTGTTTTTTTGTAGAAAACTCTGACTAAATATCCCCATATTGAGCCAGCCCATTTCAGTCATAGCTACAAAATCTTTATTAACTTTGTATTTTAATATTGAAGATATAAAATTAGGTCCAGCAATACAAGTGTCATGAGTAGAAAACCAGTATTTTGATTGTTCTTCACTTTCAATAACTTCAATTAGTCCAGTATGATCGTAAGAGTTGTGAGCTACTTTAATGGCTTTACAATTTAAATATTTAAATTGTTCTCTTTTGTCATACCCACCAATTACCAATAAAATCTGGTCTGAACTAAAGTTGTTATCGTATACCAAGCTCTCAATTAATTTTTTGCCAGAGTTTTGGTATGAAGTTTTATATGATGAGATTACTATTCTCAAATCTTTTACGTTCATTTATAAACTTATACATTTGTGGATTGTCTGATACCCAACAGCCAGAAATTAAATATTTTGTAAAGTCTTGCAATAGTGTATTGTAAATAACATCTGGCAAACTATATGGTCTTTTATTTTTAAATGTATATAGGAAAAGTTTTGGTGAGATACAAATGGATCTTACTTTGTAATTAATATTGTAAACTTTGTATTGATTGAAGTTTAAGAACTCTAATATATTTGACTCTAGTAAAAAATTAATGTTTGTGATAAGTTCTTCTTCAAGTTCAGTGTGGTTTAAATCTGCTATATCTATATAATCGTCAGACCAATTTTTTGTAACTATATCTGGAATAAACCCCATAACTTGAGCAATGTAAAGTTCATTATTCCCATTACTTTGACATGCAATACTTATTTGATTTTTGCGATGTTTTAAGAAAATACCATTAATGCTTTTGGGAAGAATAAAACCCACATTGTTATCTATAAACAAGATTTTGTCTGTGGGCTTTAATAACTTTACAAATGAACAAAGATTTTCAATGTTCAGTGTATGTGACTTTAGTTTGGTTTTGATTCCTCTAACTTTTTTGTCATTGAGCAAAATGATTTCAGTTTTTTCATAATCAACTAAATCTAATATATTTTGTGTATTTTCTACACTCTTATGCTCAATGACAATATAATTCATCAAACACCAGTACCAAGATTCCAAATGTATCTAAAGAATCTTGATCTACCACCAGGCATATTGAACGCTGGGGTGACAATTGTTGTGATTCTTGGGAACTTAGCAATTGGAAGTTTTTCAAGATGTTTCTCAAAATCTTCTTTATACATTGTGGCGGATTGTCTAAGGTCATCAACAATTTTGGCATCTGGATCTTCAAGCAGCAATCTTCTTTGTCTACCAGTTAAAGAAACGAGTAAACTTCTTAAAAGATAATATGATGCTCCAATCACTAATGCTGGTTCATAATAAAATGGCGCTGTTGAAACTGATTGATATTTAGCCGATCCTGGTTGTGAATTAACTGATTGCAATGCCATGTTCAAAGCACTGTTCATATGTTGGCTTGAAAACATTTTTATATTATATGAAACCATTACAGTGTCATAACTTTTTATAGATTGTGCTGTACCATTTGCTTTTAAGAAATAAATATTTCCTTGGTAGTCTGTTTTGTATTTTAAACCATCGGGGTATGATGAAGTAGCTGTTCCTGAAAGAGTAGTGTAAATAGGATCATATTCTGATAAGAACTTCATTGGTTCACTATCACCCTCATTTGAAGCTCCTGTAATTCTAATTTGAGGTCTTGGTGAATAATTCCAATGCGGGAAAGCAACGGAAGCCGATGTTCTGTTAGCATTGAATATTACTTCTTCATCATAGATAGGAATGTTAAGTAAATGCTCCAATTCAAATCTTAAACTACTTTTTGTAAGTAATTCATCACCTGAAATTGGCTGACTTGTACTATAGGATACTGTATACCCTGTGCCACCAACTTCTTCTATTTTGTAATAATATGAAGGTTTACCGGTCCTGTCTACATACTCATTTCTTGGAAACATAACAGCATCTACAAGTTGATAGTTTCCATCAAAATACTCACTTCTGTAAATATTATATATGCTTACTCCAGATCCTGAATATCTTTCCCACTCAATGTATATACCTTGAGTTCCAGCAGATCTATTGTAGAATACAAGTTCACTTTGTGTAAATGATGATGCGTTGAAGTCTGCCATAAGATGTCTCCATAAAAAAGAAGGCAGCCTTGTTAGACTGCCTTCTTAAGCTTAAGTCTTATTACAATTTTTCTAGAGTCTTCTGATTGAGCCCTTTTCATCATCCCCTAAAGAATCCACTTCAAGGTCAATTTCTTCAGCAATAGAAGGATCACTATCAAAACCAAAATCATCATTTGGTTTAGCAGTGTAATTAAAATCTCCGCCTGCAATATATCCATCTCGTTGCATGTTAGACATTTTCATTCCAGCAACAGTAGTCTCAGATCTACCAAGTTCAGGAGCTTGAGCTACAAATGCTCTTGATTGACGAGTGGTACCAGATGTGACTGCGCCTGTTTGTTGTCGTAGAAGCCTAGCAACTAATGTTGGATCACGCTCTACTCTTTCAGCAAAGTCTTCTACAGTAAGCTCTTCACCATTTAACTCAGCTTGAACCTGAGCAGTTTCTAAAGCAATGGTGTAAGAAAGAGAATCATTTGCATAACCAGCAGTGTTAAGTTCAGCTTCTTTGCTATAAGGCTTTTCGGCATCAATAGATTCAGCTTCAAATTGCTTTCCATCTTCGGTTTCGATGGTCTTAATTCTCTCTTGTTTAGTGTTTAAAGAAAGTTCTCTTCTTTCTTTAGCAGCTTGCTTTTCTAGTTTAGAATCCCATTCTGTCTGAGTGATTTGTCGTAAAACACCTCTACGCAGTGCTTCCTTTAGGTCTCTAGATGCCTTAACAACTTTAGATTCCCACCATGTTAGATCTTCAACTTGTAGTGGATCCAATTGAAGTCTGATATCACTAATATATTGATAATTCATAGTGACGTTTTGAATAATAAATGATTCTGGTTCTTCCATGTTACTTGTCCTTATTAATAGGTAAAGATGTTATACCGTCTAAGCCTTCCTTGCCTGTCCATATTTCGTTTGATTTAGCTTCTCGAGTATCAGCAGCATAAGATTTTTTTCTAACTTGTTTTTGATCTTTCATAAAATCAGCCATTTGCTTTCTCTTATTAGTAGTGCCAAACTTAATTTCATTAGCAGTGCGACCTTCTTGAACGGCAAAAGTTGTAAAAACTCTCATTGCCAAACCATTTTCTGCACCACAAGGGCAAGGAATTTCTGGAGAATATTCATTAAATGAAATATTGACTGTGAATTTCTTTTCACTTCCATCACATTTACAACAGTATTCATACCTGGGCATTGAAGCTAATCCTCAAAGGTATTTGTACAAAAATTAATAATAAAACTTTAGGAGTTATTTAAAATGGCTGATACCGAAATTAAAGATGCTACAAAAACGCATCCTATGTACTGTGTAAAATGTAGAACTATGGTCACAGTTACTGGACCAAAAGTTGTTACTATGAAGAGTTCCAGGAATGCTTTGCATGGCAAATGTCCTCACTGCTCAACATCTACTTATAAAATTATAGCAAAAGATTAATTATGAAATTCGTCAAAATAGCTAACCCATTAGCGATTCCAGGAGCTGCCGCTTTGGCAGCTGGAGCGGCTGAAGCAGGCGCTGCAGGTTTAGCAGAAGGGGCGCTTTCTGCTGTTCAAGTAAAAGCACTTCAAGATGCTTTTGGAAATAAATCCAAGGGCTTTGGGGAAGAGATAGTTGACGATGCTTTAGAGCAATCCAAAAAAAGCCAATATAAAGAGTTTGAAAACACTGCAGATGTTGTGAGAAAAGTCTCCCTTCTGAAAGATGAATATCTTAAAGAAGGGGTTCCTCAAGCTAAGTTTGATTCATTCTTTCCATCTCAATTTGATATCAAAAACCCTGCTGCAATGGCAAAAATGTCACAAGATAGCAGGATTGACCAAACAATTGAACTCCTAGAAATGTTTTTAAATGTTGTTGGATCTACATATCTTGAAAAGATTTTAGATTTAGGAATAATTATTTGGCAAAGAAACCATAATATTCAGCAAGTAAAATTAGTTGTTCAGAATGCAGCAGAAATTGAAAATGAACTTTTGGGTTTAGGAGTTATAGAGTTTATAACTAAGTGTGCTCGTTCAAAAAATACTTCAGGCAAAGAGTTTTTCTCTTTAATGATTGGAGACCCTAAATTACAAGTTAAGTTTAGTAGAGCTTTAGCTCATGCAGTTGGTCATGGACAATCATCTGCTGAACAAATTGTTTCAACAACCCAAAAAGCAATGGATGCTACAAAGAGATCCTTACAAGAGTTAGGATTAGCAAGAGGCCTTCAACAAGGTTTAGAAGCACCAAAGTTTTTGGAAGCAGAAAAAAATCTTTATCAGTTTGCTCAAGGAGCATTTAAAAACTTTGCTCCAGTATTGGGACTAGTACGAAGTATTTTCTATACACTTAATATTGGTTACTCATTGTCTGAACAAGCAACAACTGAGCTAGTCCCAGGCAAGGCACAAAGAGTCCAAGCTCCATTTTCTCCAGGAATTACAGTATCTGATTCCACCTATAAGTTTGTCAAGGTTGCAAATGTAAGAACAGCAGCAAATATGGACCCTAGAATCTTAAAAAATGAGCTTGACACAAAACTTCAAGAGGATATTAAAAAAACTCCATTACTCGGGATAAATCCTATTTTCAATGTTAATGCTTCAAAAGCAATAAACGCAATGGTAGCACTTAATAATGCATCAATAAGCGGAAATGCAGCTGAAGTCACTAGATTAAGTGGAGAATTGAGAAACTATGTTGCAGCTGTAGCTGGGGCACCTAATTTTAAAAAAGCTTTAAGTGCAGGACTGGATTTTGTTACAACTGGATCCACTACAAATGTAGGTGACTTAAACGCAACATTACAAGAAACTTCCGAAGCTGTGTTTGGTGCAGTTATGAACAAAAATCTTTTTGCTCAAGAACAACAAAAGTTTGACAGAGCAATAAAGAATTACGAAACAGCAAAAAATTCTTACTATGGAACTGGCGGAACAAACGCTGGAATGATCAAAACCATAGTCAAAGAACTTGGTGAAGATAAGCAAGTTGCCTATAATAGTGCAGAACAAGTAAAAGAAAAGATTGGTGTTATGGTGGAAAGCACTAATGCAGCTGTAATGGCTGGTGAAACTTTGCTTCAAAAATATCAACAGATTCTTTCTAATCCAACAATCATGACTGGTGTTTCGTCTACTAGTGAACAGGCAGCAGCCCAAGTAGAACAATTAAAAGTTAACTTAAATCAATTAAAGATTAAAATTGACAATATTAAAAAAGAGCAGTTAGAAGTAGAAAGAGAAGGCGCAACCATTGAGCAATCAATGAAACAAAGAGATATAAGATTCTTTGGCGGTTCTCAAACAGCTACAGATGCTGAACTAATTCAAAAAACCTTAGGTGGGCCTTTTGCAGTTGGTCATGTAATGGAACTTAACAGACTTAATGAACCTTTAATTGCAGAACAAAAACAAAAAATTCAAAATCTACAAGCGATGGAGGCTGCGGCAGTTGGTGAAAGAAAAACCGCATTACAAGCTGACATTGTTCAAGAAAAGAGTAAGCTAAGCCAATTAGAATCTAAGGGCTTATCTAATTTGCAAGATGCTTTAAGTGGTTCCTTTACTAAAGATTTCTATACCAAAGCAATTGAATCACCTAGCGCAGCTTTTGCTAAAATTGAAAGTAAGTTTGTCAAAATTGCTGGATTTAAAAAGCTCGAAGATGATGAAGCTGCAAATTATTGGGATGGATTGCTTCCTGGTGAAGGTACTGCTTTGAAAGAATCTCCTGATCATGCTGGAGATACAATTGAGCAAATATTAAACGATCATCCAGAATTAAAGAAAAAGTCAAACTTCAAATTGATTTAAATTCTCTAACGTATAACACAACTAATGGAAAACAAAAAATCATGGTTGAGTTACGACAAGATTTCTAATTTATCTGATGCTTTCTCTTACATCAAAGATATAGGTTTTGATTTGAACGATTCATTTGAACACTTAAATCAAGGCTCTCCAGTAAGAGCTAAAGGCATTCCAACAGAAAAGTACACTGCTGGTAATACTAATGATGCCAGTGAAAGTATTTCATCATCAGAGTCTTTCTTAACTCAAAACCCTTCTAGTGTAGCTCGAAGATATTCCCCAGCAAATAAGCATGACTATAGTGGATACCGACCACCAGACCCTGTTTTTTTGTCATATCAAGACTCTAAAAGCAATTTTCTAGTCACTGAAGGCCCAACAAAATATAAGAATGTTGCAGATTTTGATAAAAAAGATCAAAAGGGTTTTAATGTAAAGCAACTAGCATCAAAGAAAGAAGACTATATGATTAGTTCAGAAGCAAAAGAATTTTTACAAATGCTTCAAAAAACTAATCCTGAAATTAAAGTTCCAGAAGCTCAAGATATTTCAGAGTCTTATAATGAAACTCAAAATGTTTCCCAAGCTTACAATATTGCTGCAAAACCAATTGAAATTAAAACTTCATCTATAACAAGAGAAGCTAGACCATCAGAATCTATACTGATCAATAAAAACCAACAGACAAATATTCCAAAAGAAGATTTTAAGTCTATACAAATTGAAAAGCCAGTAAAAACTACAAGAATTTCTCAGTATACTCAGCCTATTGATTTTCTTTCAATAAACAATAATAAAACTGAAATCATAGACGTCAAGTTTCAAAATAAAATACTAAATAGTAATACAGTAAACTTGTCTAAAATATCAAGTGATGTAAATCAATTCTTCAATAACACCAAAGTAGAATTTAGACAAAATCTTATCAAAAATATTGTTAATGAATTAGCAGTTTTTGAGGGAGATAAGATTGAAGAAATTAAGAATCAAATTTTAAATGAGATAAATAATGTTGAAGATGTAAAAAATATTCAACAAGTAATTGAATCTGTAATTGTAAATAAACTTGAAAACAAACAAGATGAGAAAACAATTCAGGTATTGAATGTTTACTTAAATGAAACTTTGCCACAAATTATAATGAAGGCAGAACAAGATTTTTTAGAACAAAATAACATATTTCAAAATTATAAAAATGAAATAATTAATATTGTTAATAATAATCAAAATAACACTAATTTAGTTTCTGTATTAGAATCCATTCAACAGATTAAAAATATATTTTCTGAAGTTAAAACTGAGCAATTATCTAATGCATTTAAAGACTTTATATCTCCACTTGAAAATGTAATTAATCAAACAAATGAACTACACAACTATAGTTTATATAATAGTTTTTTAGCAAACATTCAAAACATTCAAAACAAAGAAGTAAATAATCTTAGAAATGAATTGTCTTCTTATATAACTCAAAACTTAAATATTCAAATTGTAAATGAAAGTGCGCTAAGATTGGCACAGTACATTAATCAAAATAATTTTTCAAATAATGATGTAGATTATATTCAGCAAATTGAAAATATTTACAATCAGCATAAAAATTCAATTGTAAATAATGCAAATTACTTCTATTCAAGTGTCGCATTAAGCCAATTGCAAAATTTAGATAATAGTTTAGTTTTAAACAATGTTAAAAAATATGTAGTAAATAACATTAACTCCTCATTCACTGATTTTAAAACATCTCTAAATGTAAAAAATATTCGATCAAATATTGTAAATACGATATCAAAAAATGAAAATGTAGATGTTATTATTTCAACACTCAATCAAGATATAGATCAGTTGATAAATAATAACGAAATTAAAAACTTTATTCAAAATATTATTAATCAAGAAGTTAACAATTTTAATTTAAAATCTTTAAGCATTACTGAAAATAGACAGATTGTTCAAAACTTTGAAAATACAATTAATGAAAGTATTACAAACCTCACCAAAGATATTATTTACAAAGCGTCTGATATAGAGATAAACACAGAAAATGAATCAATTACAAATCTGTTAAATAATATCAAGACTGTTAATACTACAGTTCAAAATAATAATAATTTAGATTACTCATTACAAAGTTTGACAATGATAGATAATTCATTGAGCAGCGCTATCAATATTTTGGGTGACGAAATTATTAATAACACAAATAGAGTAATTGAAGAAGAATATAACAGCTCGGTAATTTCTCAAAAACAATATGAAGAAATAACTAATATTTTTAATTCTAATATAAGCAAGTATGACATTATAAACAAGATTAAACATTATCTTGCTCAATATAATCTTGAAACTAAGTTAAGTAATAAAAATTATGTTAGTAATCTTTCAGCCTACGAGTCTTTGAATAGATTTACTGATATAAAAAATAACAATATTGAATCATTTATCAACAAGGTTTATAAAACTTCAATTGAGCTGACAAATATTTCTCAGTCTTTAATTGGCACTAGAGATATACTTAAAACATTCCAAAACACTATTGACAAAATATCTATTCTTGCACCAAATAATGAAGTAGTTTCTGAAATACAAGAAAGATTAACTAAGACTCAAAATACCGATATTACTAATAAGTTTTTTAATTTAATAACTTCTAGCAATATTGTTGAAGAAGAAGTCAAGAATTTCTTAATCAGACAGAATGAAACTATTTCTAACTACACTCTAAATGTAATCAAAGAGAACGTATATAATTCTGCTTTTGATGATTATATTTTTGTAAGTGAAATTAAAAATATTATTGAGAAAAAAGAGTCTGTAAATAGCTTCGCCACACTTACCGAAATCAAAGAAGTGTTGAATAAATATAACCTTGAAGAAGTGAAGAATGCATTTGTAGACATCAAAAATATTATTACAAACTCTTCAAGCGATAATATTTTAAATAATTCTATAGTTGAAAATATAGACAGTTATGTTAACAATCTCTCAAACATTACTAGCGAATTAGTGGCAAAGACTTTAATTGAAAATAAAAACTATTCTGAACTTAAAAATATATCAGTTTTAAATCAAATAAATAACTCTAATTTATCTCAACAATTTAATACTGCGGTAAATAATATAACCGAGCAACTGAACGCTACTACAAATGTTGAGCAAATACTTAATACTATCAATACTGAATTGAACAATTTAAGTGTTAATCAAAGTTTGAATGAAAACACAATTGTAAATGAAAACTCAGAGTTTATTAATGAGATTTATAATTCTGTCAAAAATAATAGCCAAGAAGAAAATAAAAATTATGTAAATAATTTAAAGCAACAATTCTTAAATGAAACTTTATCCACAGCTGAAAATATTTTAAGTAACCAAAATATTAAGATAGAAAATATCTCAAATGTACTTAAAACATTAAATGTAAATAACTTTAATTCCAGTAATGTCAATCAACTTAAAAATGTTATTCAAAGAAATATCATAGCAAATAATTATGAAATTAATGAAAACAATCAATTAAATTATTTTGCAAACTATTTGAATAATTTAGCATTTAAAGTAGATCTTATAGAAAGCTCAACCACAATAAATAATTTTGAAGAAATAAATATTTTAGCAAGGGAGACAGCGCTTAAATATACCACTGAATTTTCTGAAGTAAAAAATGAAATTAAAATACTTAACACGCTTAGAAATGAAATAGAAAATATTGAAAATTATAATGAATTAAAGCAAGTTATAAATAATTTTGAAAATAAAATAAATCAAGTTAAATTAGAGCAGATTGATTTTATTGCCAACACTTTAATTGAAAATAATGAATACAAAAGTTTTGTCAAAGAAAATAAAGAACTTTTGACTTTTTCTAATTTTCAAGAAAAATTAAATACTAATTCTGTGTTTTTGAATAATGAAGTAAAGCAGGTTTTAAATAATGTTTTAGAATCCAATAACAGTCTGCAAAATGTTATAAATAATTTCTCTAATGTAACACAACAAAATATTTCAAGTGTTTATCAAAGTTCATCTACTAATGCTAATTTTTCCAATATGAATGTTGTGGAAAAAAATAATATAATTACAGAACTTAATAACATTTATTCTGAAGAGGTGGTTAAACAAAGATTTGAAAATTATGAAACCAAAACATATTCAAATCTTTTGGAAACTGTAAAGCTTATTAGTTTGAACAATAGTCTTTCAGTTCAGCAAAAAGTTGAAAATATTGTAAGTTCAATTTCATTCATGAGCGCAACTAGAGATTCTATTCTAAATAGCTTAATGAAAAATTATAATGTCTTTAACATGGAGAGAACTTTCAACTATTTGACAAAAAACTTAATTGAACAAGCTGAACTAAATATACAAAATTATGACATTCAAAAAGTTATTACCCAAACATTAAATAACAACATTTATATAAATCAAAATATTCTTAATTCACAAGTTGTAAGTAGAGCATCTGATTTAATTAAAAATACTTTAAAAACAGAAATATTTAATGAAAATATTGACAATATTTTAAACCAACAAAATAACACTGAATTATCTAATGATCTAGCTAGAGTTTTAAAATCTACAAATAATTATTCTCTTTTAAATACTGTTATTTTGGATAATTTTCAAAATGAAATTAATGAAGTTATAAGTCAAAAAATTACAAATAACAGTGCGCAAAACTATAGCCAGTTAAGTGTACTAAACTACGATAATAATTCAAAGAACATAAGCTTACCTGATAATATTTCAAAGATTAATACAACAAGTACAACTGAACAAACATTCAAAAATACAAACAGTTCATTTGAAGTAATTAATAATGAAGAAGATGTAGATGTAAGTAATCTTAGAATCGATAAGATTTGGAATAGCTTTGTCAAAACAGAAGTTAATAAGATAGTTGAAGAAATCAACTCTGAAAGCGAAATAAATAATGTTAACAATGTTGATCAAAGAACTTTTAACAATAGCTCAAATAATATTAATTCAACCACAAATAATGTTGTAAATAATAGTGTTGAAAATAATTTAAATCAAGATTACTCATCAACCAAGAATGAGTCAAACTATTATAATTTGAATGATGGTGCAACTGTTTCTTCAAATACTTCTAAAATTATTAGAGAAACAGAAACAACAATCACTGAAATTGAAAGAATAAACATTCTTGAAATTACAGAAACAGTTTTTGAGAAGATAGAACAAAAATTAAAATCTTATAATGTTACACAAGAAGACATTATAATTTTAAAACAGAAAATTATATTTGAAGTTACAGAATATTATGAAAGACGAACTTCAGATGAAATAAGAAAAACAGAGAAAAGAGTAAAAGACGATATTCAAGATATGTTTATAAAGTTCTTAAACACCTAAAATGCCAGATTCACATATCAATCCCCCATTTTCACCACCCAAAGCAGGTAAGAAATGGTTCCCAACAACAAATGCTAATGGAGACGATATTGGCACTGGATATTCTATTGCCAGGTGTGTAAGAGGACAGTATTATAATGTTCAAGCCACAAAATCTATATTAGAAACTGACAAGATTTTTATTAGTACAACTGGGACTATTTTAACTAATACTAATTCTGAAATATGGCCTTTCTTTAATACATATCGTCCATTAACAAACCCAACTTTATATATTGGCTTACCACCTATGAAAAGTTTTGTTTTGACGAATGAACTCGAAGAAGATTTTTCAATAAGAACTTCATTAAGCTATTCAATAAAATTACCCAATTTTACTTTTAAACTTGGATGCTTAAATATTGAATATAGTTTATCTTTTGATCCTTATGATGATTCTATATTTAGCTTTATTACTAATGAAGAACATATTGCTAAAATAATTGCTTATAGGCAAGGTGATACAACAGCATTAAGTGATTTTCCTTATGCAGAATATAAATTAATTAGTTTGTTATTAGAAGGCAAACAATTTAGTCCTGACAATGGAACCATCCCATTAACATTAAGCTTAACTGGTATTCATAAAGAAGTTTCTAAAAATGGAGTGGCGACAACATCCTACCCTGAAGTAATACAGAAGAATTTATTAACTGGAATATCCTTATCAGCTCTTCAAAGACCCTCTGCTGACAATTTAAAGTTTTCTCTTACTGACGAAGCTTTAAATTGTTCAAGTTTACGTTTTAGAATTAGGCGTATTTGGATTTTTAGAGCTGTAGACGAAAATAACTTAAATCCCAAAAATCTTCCATGTAGTATTTTAGGATATGCAATTACTCTAAGAAAAGTAATTGAACCTGAAAAAAATACTTATTTTGTAACTTTTCCCAAAGGCGATAATTATAGACCTACAGTAAATTTGAAATTATTTAATCCTGAGGCTAGAACTAATAGTCCAGGGTTTGCTCATGGTGTCAATTTAAGATTTTATTTTGCGTCTGTTCCTATTACTGGGGCGTTTGATATATTTGGTGGTTTAGGATTAGAAACACCATTTTCAGCTTATCAATTTACACTTTTAGGTATTCAAGCTGGTAAAAGACAGGCAAGATATGTTTTCTTTGAAGATGCTAAACTTAAAAAAGACAACCCTGCATCTCAATATTTAAAGCTAAACAAAGTTGCAACACTTTCAAAAAATGAATCTTTTTCATTTAAACAAACAGTTAATCAAGAGTCAGGGCTTATTGATTTTGATCAAGAAATAGCAACATTTGTGGCAGAAGATGAAACAAATCCTGTGTCTCTTAAAAATGGAGTTAACTTTTCTAAGGGATTATTTAGAGCGTCATTTCAAACTCAAACAATCAATAATTTTAATAATAATAACTATCATGTTTATTTTAGAATGTGGTTTGCCCCTAAAGACTCATATCAAAAAAATAATTTATTAGCATATAGATCTGAAACAGAGATTTGTTTTGAGTCAACTTCAACTACTACTAAATTAATCAAAAAGTCACCAACAAAGTATGATCAAGTTTTAATAGCCCCTCCATCTCCAACTAATCTTACACAATATGAAATAGCAAGATATATTTCGGATAAGCAAATTATATCTATGCCTGAAGCTTCTTTTGATCAAGCAGTATTAGTTGTTGGAGTATATGTAAAAGCTTCTGGAAGTAAAGTTTCTGGTACTGTTGTGAATTTTGCTTCAGACACAGAAAAAAATGGGTTTGAAACTCCAATTTATCAGGTTATTTCTAGAGAGCTTCATGCTATCAGAAATCCATCAGATACAAGCTTCACATCCAATTCATACTTAAAAATTGCTGATTCATTGAAAGTTTCTTCAAGCATGACAGGCAAGAGACCAATACCTATAACTTATGAAAATGCAACCGATTTTGAAAAAAATTATGATTACATACCATATAGTAATAAGTTTGTTTCATATGCGGGTGCTGAAAATAGTTATGCTTTTGAAGATGTTGTACTTCTTAAAAAACCAGATGCATTTGAAAATTATGATACTGGTAAATTGAATGTTTCAATTACTGAAGAGCTTTTTAGAACGTTATCAAAGACTACAAGTGTTAGCAAAACAATTATTACGGATTTTGTTACGGATGTAGTTTCATTACAAAACGGCAGAATTAATACAGGATCTTGGGAAATTGAAGTTAAAAGAAATAGAATAAGCGATATAAGCATTGATTTTAATCTTATAATCGAAGGCTTGCTTGTAGATGTTGAGGGCAAAGTAGTAAGTAGATTATTTAAATCTTCTGAACTTAAAGGCGTGGGGTTATCTTTTCAAACATATTCCTACAGAACTAATATCAACTTCCCATTTTTAATTGATGGCGCAGAAACTCAATTTGTTTTAAGATTAACATATTTGCCTTATTGTGATTTAAATTACACGTACTCTGAATTACTAGAATACTATGACAAAATATTAAAAATTAAATTTGGTTTTAGAATTGACAGCATAGAAATTAAACAAAATACAATTGAGCAAGAAAGAATCATTTACAATTCTCCCTCTACGCCTTCAGCAATAGGATCTCCAGCATATTATGAAGATCTCCCATTAGCACCAACTAAAATACTTGGAGCTGACGCTGATGCAGACAGTCAATTTTATTTTATTGCTTCTTCAGAAAGCTTGGGCACAAAAACAGTTACATTTCAAGATCCATATGTCCTAAGTGGAACACTTTATTCACCTACTTGGTATGTAAATCTACCCTCTGATATGGAGGTAAGACTAAACCATAGCTTTGGAAGTGCAGAGCCGAAGTTTAGGACTGTTGCTGGTGTTGCAGATTTAGCAGAAGATTCAATTGGAGTTGTTAATAGCGGTTTTAGTGATTCATTTATAGTGGCTTATTCGAGTAATAGGACAAGCGCAAATGAATTAGGTGAAATTGATGTATTAAGAGTTAATTCATATGGAAGCTCACTTGATCAATATACTGTAGCTAATTATAATTCATCAGGATCAGTAGTTGCTAGCTTACATGGTTCTAAGCCAAAGATGCTTAATTTTTCAACTTCTAACGGCAACCCATATAGCGCTGATCATATTTATTTGATGACAGAAGCAGAAAGTTCGGAAGGTAATTTTATTTCAGCTGCACTAAATCAAAATGATGGTGATGCTAAAAGATGGGGTCTTCCTGCAGAGCAAAGATATGCAACAACAGCAGGTTTTGGGCAAGAAGTAAAGAAAATATTTTCTGGTTTTAATTTGTTTACTCCAGCAATAGATAAAGCTAGTCAAACATTTTATGGAGCTGGATTTGCTCAGCCAGGATCTCTTATTTTTAAAATTAATAGATCAGTCAACGTATCTTCAGACGGTAAAAACGAATATAGAAATTATTTATTAGCCGGAGATAAGCCCGAAGATTTAAGTTTGTTCCCAGGTCTCATTGATTTAAGAACTGCTGAAGAAGTTGCAACTGTTGACAATTTACTAGCAACACATGTAGATTTGATTAAGCTAAATACTAATGATTTTTTATTGCATTATATTAAAAACTCTTCACAGTATGCAATTAAATCAAAAAGTTTTAATTTAAGTCAAACAAGCCCAGAATTTACTTTATTTACTTTCGAAGCACTACTTCCAAAACTCTATTCATCTCTTCAAATATATGGCATTAGTTCAAAATATGATTCTGTAAGAAGAGTAATGCATACAATTTTTTGGTGTGATAACAAACTGTTTTATTTTAAAACTGGTTATTCTGGTTATCCTGGTGGTGCAAACATAAATCCAAAATTACAGCTGATAGCGGGTAATTTTACTTTGGATGAGAAAAATAAATTAGTTTATGCATTGAATCAAGAAAAATATTTAGTTATGAATAATAATGACAGAGATGAAAAAGTAGATATTGTTTTGCAGAGGGCCGGAATTAGTCTTGAAAATAAAGGAACGTCTAGCTCGTTGTCTGTTTGGTATAAGGACATAGACAACACCATAGTTTCAAGAAATATTATTCCTTACTCTTACGTAACAGAAAAAAAATACTACAAAGGTTTATCATAATGATAATTGATCCAACAAGAGAATTAAAGCAATCATGCAGATTATATCTTTTATATAATCCTGATAAGCCTATTGCTGAGGGTTTTTACACTGCAAATAAAAGTGAAAATGTAGAAAATTTTTCCCCTCAAAATAATAAGATGCATTCCTCTCAAGTAAAGATTAATAATAATCTTTACACATTAAATACATCAGATTATTTAAGTTCTGTACCAAGTATTTATGGTGGATTTATACCTAAAGTAAATACTGCTGTTGGCGCTCCTAAATGTACATTTGCCTATGGTGCATTTGATGTTGGTACTGATTCTATTCCACACCCAGTATTTAATTTAATTATGGGGCCAAGAAAGGATCAATATAAAACACTTCCGCAGTTTGATAACAATCCAAGAAATAACAGTAATGTAGAAAATGTTTTCCCAACATTAGATGTCTTACAAGGTCCACAACAACCCTTCATGCCTTATAGAAAATCTAATTTATATAATGCTAGTGCTTTTATAACTTACAATATTTGGAAAATTACTGAAATATTTGGCAAAAAAATTGATCTTACTAAATGTCAAAAATATTCTGGGCAAATATTTGAAGATCCCAATACACCCAATATTAATACTGTCGATGATATAAATAACGGTGCTTTTGTTGAGGTCACTAGTCCTGACCATGCATGTAGAGTAAAAAGACTCTTTACTATATCAAATGATATTGTTTATGGAACATCTGAAGAAAATGCAAAACTATTTTGTTTTGATGCTAAACAAAAAAAATATTCATTTGATGTAAAGGAGAAAGGATCATACAATTCAAGTTTTCATTTGCAATTACTTCCTAGTTTTCCTCAGCAACAAATCCAAGGAAAACAGTCCAGAATTGAAATTGTTATAGATTCCATAGCATTATCCAAAGATGCAAAAGAGTTTGCACATATCAAAAATAAACAAAACGCTTTTAAATATATAATAATTATAGCGCCTAATGAAAAAGTGCAAATATATATGGTAAATCAAGCAAACGTCACAGTAGCAAAGTTCAATTTGGGTATTATTGCTACATCTGGAAATGAAATTAATCTTTATTTTCATTTTCTAAATGACATTTTGCTTTATGGAACTACACCAGATCCAAGTACATGGGTTTCTAATTTCCCAAGTTCTAAAAACAAGAACCAGCCTTTAGACAAATATACACATGGAATATCTGAGAAAGCAGAAATATACATGGATGTTTATTATGCTTCAGTAAATTTTCAGTTTGAACCATTGTGTTTTAATAATTTTGACCCTCAACTTATTGACGATACTTTACCTACTCTTACTTACAGATATTTTGAGCATATTGAAAACAGTTTTGCATTGCAGCCATACCAGGGATATTCGACTCAATTAGAAAATGGAGTATCATTTTTTCATGATCAAAGATCTGTTTTGAATGATCAGCTTAAAATTGATTACACATCATTGGGTGATAGTAAATATGCTCAAATTAAGTTTAGTTCTGCAATCTCTGGTCCTCTTTTTGTTAAATCTGAAAATACTCCAAGCTACTCATTAGCTCCTCCAAAGTCATTGCTTAAGCCAATTTCAGATGCATTAGGTGGTAATCTTACAAAATATTTAGAAGATTGGTCTGTATCTACACAATTTGATGAAGGCAGCAAAATATTATCGTCTACTGCAGAAATTAATTTAGCTAATATTGATGTAGCTTTTTCTTTAGACACTGTTTACAATGGAGTAAATATTCTAACCTTGATTGAGCAAAATCAATTAGTGATAGAGCTTTCTGCTGGATATGAGCAAGAAGAAGTTTTTTTCCAAGGATTTATAATCAAATTAAAAACTAACAGAACCGCATCTGGAAGTGTAACTAATGTTTCTGCTGTAGATGTAGGATCTTATGTCCTTAAAAATACAAAATTATTTGGCTTCCTTTCTTTTCATGGAGCTAAATATAAATACTGCTTCAGAAGAATCATGGAGCATTCATCTTTCCACAGATTCTTTGACTTTGATGTAGATAATTTAAATCCTGGATTTCAAGCAGGAATGAACCTAAATATCTCAAACACTCCTTTAGAGGAAGATGCAATAAAAGCTTCTATTTACACAGACGTCATAGATGTTTTTAATATGTTAGGGCCGAGAATGAATAAACAAAGTGATTGGCCAGTCATGTTTTATGATGCAAGTAGGCAGTATTTAAAGTTAGACTGGAAATATGATCCAAAATATAGAGATGAATTAAAACTTTTTGACATTGATTTGAGACAAGCTAATTCTAGAAATACAACATTTAGTGAGCGTTTAACAGATTGGCACGGATTGTTATCTGAAGGCGGATATCAAATTGAATCTGACACTGGACGATATCATAGCAATTGGATAGCTGAAGGCTCAGGATACGAAGGTTTTATTTTTGATCGTATTCCTGTTATCCAAAATCCAAACCCAATTTTAAACGGAAATTTTAATGTAGTAGGCTATGTAGGTTTTGAAAAAACTACTTATAGGAACTGGGGAAAAGGAATGCCAGATACATTGGCATTAAGAGATTGGCATAATAGACAAATTGAGTTGAATAGAAAACCTAATTACACGGTTAGTTTTAATTGTTATGTCACTAGACCTTTGCATCATATGGGAACTTTCCATATAAAATATCTTTGGAATGGTGGTTTTAAGGTTACAGATAATTATTTTTATTCTGCAGTAACTTATAAAGCTAACAAAAAAGAAAATATTATTACAGCTTCTGTGCAAGGAAAATCAATCTTTGACCTTAAATAATTGAATTAGGAGATTACTATGCCTCAATTCTTCAACCTCTCTGATGCGATCAAATATCAGATACAAAGTAACCAGCAACAAAGAGATGCTCAGCTCAATTCACAGTCTCAATTAGCTGCTGATCTTATGCTGTCTAAGTTCAGAAGGGATACTTATGATCCAAATCAAGATGCATTGACTTGGGGCGTTTCAAGATGGGGACAGGCAAAAGTAATCAACGAAGATAAGCCAGTTAACTAATTATGGGAAAGACACCAATTTATGGGCTTGGATATTTAGAGCCCAATCAAGATTTAAGCGAAGAGCTCGATTTAGATGAGCTTCGCTTTCGTGCTATAGATACCCAAACATATTCTCTTTATCAAATATTTGGTAATGGAATTATTGAGGATGAAAGTAACAATTATTCATCTTGGGTTATTAGTGTAATTCCTAATGATGTTCAAAACATTAGAATATCTAGTGGTAAAGGATTTGTTTCTTGGAAAGCTTCTGAAACAATAGCATATGAGGATGTAGCGCTTCCTATTCTTCCAACAGGTATTACAAGTGCAACAGTTTGGGTTTATGCAGTTACGAATGATAACACTCCAGTTACCAAAGACATTGACTTTCTTACATCACTGGTAGAGATTACTGACATAGACAATTTCGTTTCATTAGGTGGCGTTATTGTTACTTTTGGTGAAACAACCACTATTGAACCGTTTACTACAGGAAGAGTAAGAATCAGCATAATTTCTTCTCTTTCAGGAATCATTAATTCACATAAACATATTGGTGGATCTAATAACCCAAGCCCAATTAATTTAGCCAAACATGTTCAAGGAAAACTGTCTGGAGAATATATAGAAAATCTTGATATATCTACAGTTACTAAAGGTACGTTGTCTGCTGAAAGACTGCCTCAAATTGACCACAAAACACTTGAAAATATTGGAACGCTTACCCATACTCAAATAGACTCTTTACTTGGTGCTCTATCTTTACCTGATAGTTCATATAGATTATCAGATTTGTCTATGGCCAACAGATTACAAATTGTTTTAGCTATGAAAAAACAATTTGCATCAGATTCAGACTCTACTCAAATTAATGCTTTGTTTTATATTCCAGGTATTTTTCCAAGTAGAGATACAGACACAGCTACTACTTTTAGAGATCTAAGTTTACCAGCTTACATATTAGAGGCTAATGTATATGATGACCCTGGAGCTGGTTACGATACTGCAGTAAACTTTATAGAAGCTGCATCGAGTGATTCAAATACTGCATTTAATGTATTTTTTACTTCAAAAAATAACTTTACCACAATGTTAAATTACATAAATGGCAAAGACATTGGTGAATTGTATGTAAACTCAAATATCAAAATTGAAGGTACTACAGACGATAATGCTGATGGTATTTTTAAAATTGATACTCCAATTAACTTTACTATACTATCAAATGCTGCTGGCTCTGATTTTGAAAATACAGCATACGGTTGGAATTATTACACTAAGAAATTAAGAAACACAGACGACACCTATACTGACACTCAATATACTTTATTTACAATCCCTGCAACAAAAAGAGATTGGAGCAATGTGACTAATATTGGCCTAGGAATTAATTTAGCTGATACCGATTCTGCTTGTTCCATTTATATGGTTTTATTAGTAGACCCAACTGATAATAGAATATCTGACGGAACTTTAGTTAGTGAAACTATTGAAGATAGGGCAAATACAACTGTTCAGACATTAGAAATTAAAAGAACACTTCCAAGAAAGATTTTTACAAAAGGTGCTGATGATTACGCAACAGATATATTTGTTAATGTAGATCTTTCAGAAATGATAGAGTTACCTTCTGATAGAGTAAATGTTGTTGGTTTTGCTTTTTATATTAAAACTGATGACACATCTACCGAAAGATGGAATGGTGACGCTTCTCCAACTTTAAAATTGATTGCTCCAGCTTCAGAATTACTTGTTGATAACGCTGGCGATGATTTAACAACTTTACAAGATGCTAGACTCAATGAATCAAATGGCAATCTTTCGGCTTTATTTTTGTGGAACGAATATTTGTATGCTGAAAGTTCAAGATATATATTTAGACTAGACACTGGAAGCACATCAGCCACTCTTAATTTGTATTCATATAAAATAACTGTTCCTGCAGGCACTTCATATACTATATCTGCGAGAATAACTGACAGTGCAACAGAAGATGATTTAAACTCTTTGACTGCTCTTAATATTACTGAAGAGGCTACATTAATTAGTGGGACATATGAAATTGTGCCTCCATCATCTTATAGTATTACTCTTCCAGGCTCAGGTACATATACAAGTTCAAAGTTTAATATTGGTAAGTGGTTAGACATTGTTATTGATCTTTATGCAGATTCCGAGGGTTTAAATACACCAGAGTTTGAAGAGTTAAGTATTGATTACACTTCAGTTGGTGGTGCTCAAAGTAGAACTTGGAACACAAAATACGACAACATAGCAGACGACCAATCTGGATGGGTTGAAAGTGAATACCAAAAGTTTAACATCTTATATGGACCTAACTATACTGAAGGCGGTTTGACTAAAAACGTTTTAACACTTGATAAAAAAGATGTTGGTAATTGGATTTACTTAGCAAAAAGTAGTGCTTTGTCTGCATTACAAACCGCTTCAACAACAACAAAGTCTACCTATGAAGATGGTAATGACAATAGCACTGCTGTCAATAGTCTTTCAACTTATTTAACTCCTTGGCAAATATTCAACAAATCTTCAAATTATGGCTTTTATAAACCAAAAGATTTTAGAATACTATGGGATGAGTCTGCAATTTACGCTGATACTTACAATGACAGAATTATCCACTTTGACACAGCTGGAGTGGTTAAAAAAATAATTCAAGGTAATTTGAGACTTAAATTATCTGAAAGAGATTTTATGGTTTTGGCTGCTCATTATAATCCTGATGTTGCAGTTATATATCTTCCTTTTTCACAATGTGTCAATATTTTAAATGCTAGCAAAATTAAAATTATTTATGATGGTTTAGACATATCTGCAAATGAAATCGCTTATGTATCATCTGTAGAATTACTAACACCTTTAGTAAGTCTTAAATCATCTACTGTCGTAATAAAACTTACATCAAAAATGAATAAGCTTTTATCTTCTGCTACTGATAAAAGAGTCATTATATTGACCGGTGCTTTTTCAACAAATGGAACTGCAACAAATGATAGTGAATCTTCAGATAATACAAACAACATTTCTGGCACTGGATCGTCAACTCCAGGAACTATAGTTGGACCACCTTCTGGCTACACAAACAGCGGATTAGGAGATGGTGGTAAACCCAACACACTTTCTGTTAAAGCTGATTTAAATGTTATGGATATTTTAGACAGTCCTTCCTTAAAAAGATTTGAATTAAAAGGAAATACAAATCTTTCAGGAACGGTTGAGATATTTGATTCAATGTCTAAAAAGAATACGTTTTCAGGATTCCAGAGTTTTGATTTTAAAGCAATGGCTGATGGGGATATAACTGAAATATTTGATTATAATGGAGATGGCATAACCACAACTTTAATTGCTCCTCCTAAATCTGGTCAAACTATTGCTCAAACAACTCCGATTGAATTAAATATGTTGACAGGTCCGGTTTACTATGCAAATATATTCAATCCAATATCTGTAATGGTAAATAAATCATATCAATACATTGTTGCCCAGCCATTTGTTAATTCTGTTATTGCTTTTGACTATGACACTGCAAATAGTGTACTTTGGACTTTACCAAGTACATTAGTGCCATTCAATGCAGACTTGTTAGGTTCAGCATATGAATTGAACAATGGAAATATTTTAATAGCTTTGCCTTCTCAATCATCCACAGCTCTTGGTAAACTAATGGTTATAAGAAGAACAAATACAGATGATTTCCCGATTGTCAACATAACATTACAAGGAGATGCCGTTTATGCTCTCCCTAGTGAAAAATCTGGCGAATATTATGTTTTAGTTGATGATAGATTTAACAGTGGTAAAAACTCCAAGCTTTTAAGAATAAACACTTCTGGTACTGTTGTAAAATCTTGGAATAATAAGGGATTGCTTACAAAACCAACAGGCCTTAATGTTTTAAGTAATGGAGATCTTTTGATAGCTGAGTAAAGACATGAATATATCTGCAAGAAACCCATCAATACAAACCACAATCAACAACAGGCAGATTGATATAAAGCTCGTCTCTGCTCCTGACAACTTTATAGAAAATACAAATCAATTTAACCCAGTAATTTTTGTAAGAAAAAATGTCAAAGCTACAATCATCGAATCTGATGAGAGTTTAATTTTTGAAATAAGTAAAGAAGCTTCCTATAGCGTCTCTTTTGCAATTAAGATTGATGAAGTTAAAATTAACCAAATTGATGAAAAAACTTTAACTTTAGATGACGAACTACAACTCTCAATTGATTTTGGTAAGTTTGAGTTTAATTCTAATAACACAATTTTAGTCAAATTACTGAACGATAATGCAAACCTTAAATTACAAGCAAAAGATACAGGAATTAGAAAATTAAATATTCCAGATGTAGTTGCTTTTACTAGCCCTTCTGGTTTACCTACTATACCTTTTGGAGTAAGAAAGCCAGAGTTTTCAATTGGTATTTTTGATTATTATAGTTCTTCAAAATCAGTTACATCTTCAGCAGACCCAGCTTTTAAATTACCAAGACTAATAAGGCAAGGAGTACCTATCATTTCTACAGTTCCAGCAGAAGACAGTACATTTCTTACTGAGTCTGAAAAGAATGCATACAACCTTGGTCTGGGTGAAATGAATAAGCTACTTTACTTTAAGATTGTTTGTAATTCTATTTTAGAGTCAACACTTACAATTGGATCTTCTTCTAAATGCCAATTAAAACTTTATCTTCCAAATGGGCTAGATACTGTTAAAGCAGCTGAGTATATTTCCATGACTTTGCTTCATAAAGATACATCCAAAAACATTTCAATTTATTATGCTGAATATATATTTCACAAATCTGGTATACAAGACAATGTTGAATATGTTGATGGATATATGTACTTAGATGTCTATTCTCCCGTAACTGTACAAAGAGATATACCTTTACAATTTGATTTCCTTATAAGTTAGTCAAGGGTTAAGAGTTCTTTTACGAGAATAATTTCATTAAAGATCTCCCAAAAAAATATAACATGGTGCTCTAAATGGCGTTTTCAACTAAGATTATTTTACCTGACAATTTAAGAAGCGAATCACTCAATTCAGAGTTCATTGAGCTAGGTAAAATCTATGTCAATAAGAAATCATCGCAAGACCCTAATTTAGATCTTAATAGAAATCTTTTAAAATTTAAGTTTGAAGTAAGGGATGCTGAAACTAGACAAACTATTTACACACCTACAAGAATTAAAAACTTGTATATTTCAAACGATCCACAGTTTGATCCTTCTGCAACTTTAATAATCAGCAATTTCCCAGCTGTCCCAACAGAATACGATCCTGATTTAGATTACACAATTAATTTAAATCCACAATATTTTTACGATACTTCATTATCATCAATCTCTAGCACATCATCAGCAGCAGGAACAGGTTATTTTTTAATTAATAACTGGCCATTGAGTGCAAATGGTGGACTTTCAACTGTTTACATGAAAGTTGTTCTTGCTATTGGAGATGATCAGGCAGAATATCCTAATGGTGGTGGAGTTTTTGACCAAATATATTGGGAAGGACAATTACCAACAACGCCAACCCAAGTTGAATATTCAGCACTAAAAAGTGGATGGACTGGCGCTCATTCTTTGATTACATTTAAAGGGTCTTCAGATGCTAATGAAACTTATTTAAATGGACCATCTGCATACCTTGGCAGTATTATTGAAGTTGCTAAGCTAACTGGATCATACAACTTAAACTCAGCCATTGGAAATACAAACATATTTTATTCAACTTTAGGCACTCCAGCTGTAGGTCCATTAGCTGCACTTTCGTTTACAACATATGGTTTTGCACGTTCAGGCACTAGACTTCCAAATCCATCAACTACATTTACCTATAATTCTCCATCAACAGCTGATATCAACACCGATTTTAGATTGTATTCAAGTGGCTCATCATATACCAAAGGTGTGTGTTTTGACGGTGACACTGGTTTAACATTAGACTCAACAAACAATGGATTCTATGTTCAATCAAAATATACTTTAAATACTGCAAACGCTGGAAATGGATATACAATTTCTTTTTACAATGTAATTAAGACACAATCTGCTACAGATGAAGACCAAATTGTTACCAGGCTCGATGTAAGTGATTTGACCTTTCCAGAATCTTTTATGTATGATGTGACTGCATCTATTGGTGAATCATCAATATATCAAAGAACTACATTACCAGCCCATATTACTCCTAAGATTTTGAATGGCGGAATATTTGAAACTTATTTACAAGACACGGGAAATAATGAGTTCTTAGTAGAAAGTTATTTTACTGAAAACATTGGTTCTACTCATGTTTCTAATTTGGATAAAAAAAGCTACCTTTTATCTCGCTCTTTAATACCTTATCCACCACAAGTTGTTGATTTTTATCCTCAGTTTAATGTTTTTTACAATGGCTCTAGTGCGATTGGTGTGACTGTTAAAGTTCAAGAGATAATTGCTGCCTCCGGGCCTTCCATAATTGCAGCAGATTTAGGTGATTGTAAGAATGATGATTTTACAAGTTTAAACTTTCCAATATCATCTATAACTTCAAATTGGGATGTATATTTTGATGAAGAGATGAAACTAGCATCTTATTTTGAACAATCATCTACTACAATTCTAACTTATGACACTGATAAGATCACAGTCCCAAAAATACAAGATATTTCTGTAGACACTCCTTTTGCTGCAAGTTATCAAGAATTTCAATTTTTAAAACCATCTTTGTCAAACAGAGCTAGTATAACATTAAATTATAAACATAATTGCGATGAGCTTTATGTTGTTTTTGCTACAAACTTACCAACAGATTTCAATTATGCAAGCGTATTAGGTATTAATTGTGATCCTGAATATAATTTATCAGAAGATTACACAAATAATGAAACTCTTGTTGTTAGATTTAGTGCTATCAAGAATGAAGTAAATGTAAGTCAAAGAAACTCTGATAATTCTTTATCAAGTTATGTATTAAGGGCATACAAACCACTTACAGGTGTTGAAAATGATACCTATACAATTGAAATAACAGATTTTAATCCTGAAGGCCTGGTTGGTACAAGTCAAAGAAAGTCAGCTGATGCAACATGGGTCTGTTTGAGAAGAGGGACTAATATTGAAGGCTACATTCAGTTATCAAAAAAATTCAGTCCTAACGCAAATGGATTAGGATATTATGTGGGCTTTGGATTTAAAGAAGATGGCTATGGACTTACATCTGATGAAAACTTTATATATGAAGCAACATTTAGATCATTACCAGGAATTGAGAAAGATTATTTTAATAAGCCCGAAAGCATAAGATCTTTTATGTTAGCAAATGAAGGAGCTAGTAAATCAAAACCATATTTGGGACAAGTTTTGATGAGTTCCAATACTGATTTTGATGGTTTTAATTATTCTGCACCTCAAGCTGGCGATGCTACAAACCTAAGAGTGTCTTGTGCTTCAGCTGGTGGAAATATTGATGATCTTTTGTTAGTTGGAAGCACATTATTTCTGAAAACCACCACTTCAATAGATGGTGTGTCTATAGCTAGTCTTAATGTAAATGATTTGATAATTATTAAAGATCAAGTAGACAATTCATACAACAAGATTTACAAAAAAGTCAATAACACTACATTTACAATTTATGATTCTTATGTAAATAATCAAAAAATTACTGTAAGTTCTGGAACAGTAAATGCCAATACTATCTGGTTTGTCCAGAGAAAAGGGGTTAAGAGATATTTTTACAGCACAATTTGGTTCAAGGATATAGAAATATCATCTTTCTCAAGTTTTATTTCTACTTCAATGAATCCTTTGTTGCTTGAAATAAAATCAAAATGGACAGTTGCTGAAACATCTTTTCCTTATGATGAGTTCAAAATTAGATTCTACTCTAATGACTCTGCAAATAATGTTCCAGATAGCCCTTTGACTGATTGGATTTCATTAAATTCTGAAAACATATCTTCGTCAATTTCTACTCTAAAAAGCAACAATGATTTAGTTCAGTTTGTTCTTGCTAACAATTTACTTAGTTTAGATGCAGGGGATAAGATCTGGCTTGCTGTTAACACTCCAATGGGATGTGATTTAGGAACAGCAAACGGAATTAAATATGATTCTGGTAACAAGATAGAGTCTGGAAAATATGCTGGTTGGAATCTTGCGTCTGATTTGTGGTTTAAATTATTTGCAAGATATTCAGAAAGAAGATCTAATACTACACATTTATCAATTCAACAAGCAAGAATATCAGCTATATCACATTCAGGTTTATCAAGTGATGGATCAAATATTTCATCACCAGTAAAGATTGATATCAAAGGTCCAGCTGATTTAACTTCTTCTTTAGCTTTAAGACCAACACTTTCTTTACATGACAAAGTAACAGTTAGAACAGCCACTTTTGAAATTATTGCAATAGATGATGCTTCTGGTATTCTAGCGTTTAGATTTGCCAAAGAAACTGATTATGGTTTGATTTATTTTGAACCATGGCAGAGCTGGGATCTTTTCACTAATTATCAAGGGGATAATCTTTACACAGTTTTCTTCCATGGTTCTTCTAGATATGATTATGCCGGTGCTTCAAATAATCTTTTCGCACAACAAAACATTGGATATGCAGGAGCTCGTAAAGTATGGGTTCAATTAATGGACTTTGCTGGAAATATATCTGAATCATATCCATATACGTTTGTTGCACAAGCGATTGCAGCAGTTGACACAGAGTCTCCTTTTGGAACAATAGAGTTTTACAATTTAGAGACTAATAACAAAGTTACATTAACAAATAAAGTAAACTCATGGTTAAAAGTTAATGGAACAGACACAGTTTCTGGTATCAAAGACTTCAAAATTAGAAGAGTCTATAATGATGGTCCTTCCACCTGGTCAAATTGGCAAATGTACAATTCATATGCACCAGTTTTATTTACCAATGAATCAGATGGTGTTAAGAAAGTTGAAATAGCTTTTAGAGACTATGGCAACAATATAACACAACCTGAAGTAAAGTGGAATAAAATAATTAAAATTAAAAAGTAATGAGACTGTAAATGAGTAGCACAATATTTAATCAAAGCATAGTTTGGCAAAGTAAGTTTGATTCTAAATCATGGTTGTATATGATGGGAATCACTCAGACTACATATAATTATGCTACTCTACTTAATTCTCAAAACACTGACTATGATGACAATACTGCATATTATTTAATTTCACAAGATACAGGTTCAATAGGTAGAAGAATTGTTTTAAGTTCTTCAGATACTATAACAATTACTGGCGCACCTAATAATAATGCTTTTGGTATTGATGAAGCTAACAACTTATTAATTTTTGATCCAGATTACCCAGTAACAAGCGCCACTTCAGTATCTGTTAAGGTCGTAAAAAATGTTGCATCAATTTGGAAAAGAAATCAAGAAAGACCTCAATTTTTAATTGATTTTACTTACCAAAATGAAAGAGCAATCTTGTCTGTAGTAAGCAGCGACGAAGGTTTATTTTTAGGTGGTGTGTCTGGAAAGATTTGGTTTTATGATGGAATTAGAATTAAAGAAGTATATCAATTTGCCAATTCAGGTGTATTAAAACCAGTATCAGCTTTATGCATACATCAATTTGCTCATGAAACAATTCCATATTTGTATGCTGGAAGTAGTGATGACACAAGCCTTTTTAGAGCAGAATTAGCAGAAGCACAATATGGCAATACCTGGGAAGCAGTTGGAGATCTTTCTAATCCAGGCGTAAATTGCATGGCTTCAGCTTTTAATAAACTCTTTTTGGGTATGAAGAATAATCAATTTGGAATATATTCAAGAATCCCAGAAAGTAAATTAAATCCTCCTGATTCTTTCCTTTCTGATGCAAATGAACAGGTAATAATTGAAACTGAATCCACTGAGATTTATATTTTAATTCCAGACAACATTGAAGATTACGACAGAGAGACATTCGATATACAATGTTTTGAAGTGGGTCATAATCAATTGTTTGCTGGTATTTCTAATCGCCCAGAAATTTGGTCGTATTCAGAAGTCAAAATTAACAACCCTTTAAATGACGAAGAATGGGGTACACAGATTTTTGATAGAAGTTTTATTGATGACCCTTCACCAGCGCAATTTTATACTCAAGGCGGCGTAACTAATTCAAGATTTCACTCAAACGTAAATCATCAGTTTCTATATGATCTTTCTAATCCAAGTAAAGTAAAAGATTTGATGCTTGTTACTGGTGTTGCAAATGCTGAAACTGCATTTGAGTTTACAACAGGTTCAGATTGGGAACAGGTCCTTGATAAAACATCTACGCAATTAGCTTTTAATGAAGTTGACTGCGCATCAACTGAAAATGTTAGTTTGACTAATACTATCCTTCCTATAATTGATGGATTCCAAACAGCTATCAATTCAACAGTCTTACTTAAAGATCAAACTACAGAATCACAGAATGGAATATATAAAGTAGCCTTTTCTGGTGGAAGTTATAATTTAGTAAGAGCTTCATTTAACACTGCTTCTTCTGTCAGAGTTGGATTCATTATTAAAAATGGAAGCATTAATTCTAATACCAGATACCTTATTGATACAAATGATGTTTATCTTGGTAATTTTAATTTTTACAAACCACAGCACACAATAGAATTAGATTTATTTAATGCTGGCTATAAAAAATATTCAAATGAAGATGCTGAACCTTATTGGATAGGTTTTAGTAATAATTTTGCAAATAATTCATATGTTGATTTGCTTGAAAATATTAAGCAAGGCTATCAGGGAATAGAAGTTTCTGATGGTTACAGACAATATAAATTAGAGTTTAATTTCCAAAAAATTAAATTATCAAGTGGAAACAGTCAAGCCATCATAGATTTGCCACGTTTTGGATTTCTTAAAAACTGGAACTTTTATGATGCAAGAACAACATCAGATTGGGAAATTGGCGGTTTAATTGAAACTTTATCAGTGGTAGAACAAGATGAATATACTGTTGACAATGTTGCTAAGAAAACTCAAGTATTATTCTTAGAAACATTGGGAGCAACAGGCAATCCTTATATTTTAAATAGTTCTGTAAATGTTGAAGTAAACTCAAATACTAAAGTCTTTGTTAAACTCAAAATCAATGCACAATCTGGATATACAATTTCTAAGGGTCAAATAAGACTGTCATGGAGTTACAAGAATCAGCAGTTCGAAAATTGGTCTGGCGTTGATATTAAAAACTCAAGTGATTATGTTTTGTATGAAATAAGCCCAGCATGGCATGGATCTATTAGTCAAATTGCTATAGAGTTCAATGGATTGTCAGAAGATAGTTCTAGACCTACAAATGCATATATAGACTATGTTCAGATTATAAATAAAGATAGTTTCTTTGATATTAATTTATTCCCATCCAAAGTGAGAATAACAGTTCAAGATAAAGATATTCAAGTTTGGGCTGGAAATCAAGATTATCCTATTTTAGATTACAAAAACTTTATTGTAGCTGATACTTTTAAAACTTCTATTTCTGATTACGATAGACCAAAAATTAAAATTGGTAAACTAACTCCTACTGATGATGATTCTTTGTTTGGATACACTCAACTAAGATTTATAGCAGGTGGTACTTACAATCCAAACAGTAAAAAAGTATTGAATCTTCACAATTCATGGAGATTCCCTTCTGCTGGTGGAACTAGGATTTTAACTTTTCATAATGGCACTTTATATGCTATTTGTGATGGTCTAAATACTAACAGATTTTCAGATAATCCAGACGATAGACAAATAAAGATTTTCTCTTATTCGCCAGACAAAGAAATCTGGATTCAAGAGAACTCTTCATTTGAAAGAAAGATTCAAACCAATACTGGAGATATCTTAGGAATTGTAAGAGCACTTACTGCTAAAAGCTTTGATAATGCATTTTATTTAAGTGGTCAATACAGCTCTATTAAGTATAATCAAAATAGATAAGCATAATGGAAGATAATAACCCAAGTCAAGATTTTAAGGCATTTACAGTAGCATTAGATACAAGTAATACCTATGTGCTTTCAGATGGATATACAATTTATGTAGCTTTATCTGGTATTGTAACCTTGCCATTACTTCCATCTACGGGAGTAACCGGGTTTCATATTTATGTTAATGATGTAATTGTAAGCGTTAAATCTGCAACAGTTTTAAACCCTACTGGAACTGAAGTAGAACAATCAACCATAAAACTTAAAACTTATGTAAAAATTAATTCTGATGACACTGTATCTATAAAATATTTTAGTGGTAATTTAACAGACACAGATACAACAGCAGTAAGTAGCTTTAATGCAATTGATATTACTAATAATGTAAGTGAATATGATCCACTTTATTTTGATGCTGTTAACTGGAATAATGCGTTAGATTCTGGCGAACAAAATATTGGTAATACTAATACATTTTTTACTGATGACACTGATTTATTCAAAAGAGAATTAGCATATCCATCCGCTGAAGTTATATTGGATACTACACCGCCAGATGGACTTATTATTATAAATGACAAAATCAATTCAGATGATGGAATTGAAGTAAGAACATTTTCAGCTTATGCCCCTGTAGATACTAGCACAAGCGGTTTTTCAGATAGAACTTTACTACTTACTTCAGCATCCTTGGAAGGTTGGCAATTTTTATCTAGCACCAGTCAAGTAGTTAAGTCATTCATTTTAAGGATAAAATATACTCAAACTGGCTCTGATCCTGCAATTGGTAATACTGCAGGTAGAGTTACAATCTCGCTTTACTCTAATACTACTGGCGATATTCCAAATAATAAAATTAAAGATATTGGATTTATTCAATATGATCAATTAAGTGCTTCATATCAAGACTTTACAATTACTCCAGCTTTGCCCGTAACTTTAGATGCACAAACTATTTATTGGGTAGTTTTGTCATTTGAAACAATTATAAAGTCTGGTGTCACTTCTGCTGGCAACATAAAAATACCAGTAAAGGCAAGTGATGATTATAGTTATGCAGTTTTTGAAAGTAGTGTTTGGAGAAGACTAACAGCTAAACAAGTAGGTTATCTTGGTTTTGTAAGCTCATTCAAAGATGGTTCAGCTATTTCTAATACCATTATGGCACAAGACATTTTGGGTAAAAATCTTTATGAGGCTACTAACTTTGGTGGTTCTTCAAATATATCAAAATACGAAAGAATAGGTTCTGAAGATGCATATATTTTGAATATGTATTTTACTCCAGATAGTCAAACTTATCTATATCCTTTGGTCAGTGCGATAGATATTGGTGTAACTTCTTCTGTCTCTAAAAATTATAGTGTTGAAATTAAAACAGCTCCTACAGCTAAGTGGCAAACATTATTTATAAATGTATCAGATATTACAACCATTGATTTTATTAGGTACAAGTTCACTACATCTACAAGGCTCTCAAATATTAGAGTTGTATACAAGGGTGACTACAACACTCTTCAAAGAACTGGTGGAACTTTAACTATTGCGGGTATTGATGATTGGTCTGATGTAACTGAAGTTCAAGTTTCTCATTTTTCTGATTTTAGAGATGCTGATGACTTCACAGGGTCTAATCCTAGAGGTTGGGCACCTTTTACCGAAGGTTCTACAGTTTACAATTGGAATGTAACAAACGAAGCTGGATTATGGCAAAAGCATTCAGGAATCACTTTTGGTCAGCCTAAGCTATTTACTTCACCATCATCAAACCAGGCTGCTATTTTTGGTGATAATGAAATAAATGTTTCTCAAGGATCACTAATAAGGAATGCAATCAATACATCTTTAGCTGCTGGAGATACTATTTTATGTACTACTGTTCATAACTCTATCATCTATGCTGGAACAAGATTGGGATATTTATTACAATCTTCCAGAGGAGACTACTGGACAATTGTTAACACTAAAAATCCATTAGACACTTCAACTCGAGTTTTATTACCGCCTATTACAGCACTGATTTCTCATGCTGGTTCTTTATATATTGGCACTAAAAAAACAACGTCAAAAAATGCTTCTCTATATAAGTATCAAGATAAAAGAATTATTCTAGTTTCTAATTCATTTACTGAAAATAAAGTTTCACTTTTAGCTACCAACAAGGGTTTACTTTATATTGCAACATCTGGACTTTCTGGTAGTGCTGATGGAAATGTTTACACTTTTGATGGAGCAGACATAAACAATATAGACAACCCTTCTGGATTTGATGAAACTCTATCAATGGTTTACTCTACAGCCCTTGACACAATTGTTGCTGGATTTAGTAATGGTACAGTATACAAACTTACATATGATTCTAATTCAAACCCTTCTTCATGGGTTTCTTTAAATGAGTTTGGTACTGATTCTAAAATTGTTAATATTAGTGATGATACTTCAGGTAAGTTTCTGTTTGTTTCTTTATCTGACAGTTTCCATGTTTATGTCAAAAACTTAGATATATGGTACGAGGGTGCATTCCCAAAAAATACTGAAAACTATTCTAACTTAACCTATAAACAATTTGCTGCAGCAGGCTCAACTGATTATAAAAATGACAGAGATTTTTCTTTAATCCAAAGACAAACACTTCAAAGTTCATTGAGCACTATTAATTTTAATACGCTTAAGCCTTCTGGAATAGGTTCATCGTATTACACTGCTACTTTAGATTTTTTGATTAAGTCTCCTGATACTACAAACTATCAGTTTCTTCTTAAAACAAATTCACCGGCTAGATTGACTATTGATGAAAATGTATTGACACCAGCGTCATTATGGACTACTCAAAACAATATTACTACAAATACTACTACTGATTATTATTCTACTAGCACAGTAGAGTTTGTTGAAGAACAATTATATAAAATTAAATTGGAATTAGCTGTCAAGGAAATATCTGGAGGCATAACCCCTACATTTAGTTTACTATGGAAGGATAATGCAACAGATTTTGGGTCTATGGACGTAGTACCAAATACGGCAATTTATAGACCAACAAATATTACATCAATTTCCAATGTAGTTAACAATTATGTTGGGTCTTCTTTAGATGGTTTTTCTTACACATTCAGTCCTTATTTTTATGAAAGTAATAAAAAGTATACTTATGTAAGATTGAAAGATGAAGCTGGCAACTATCATAATTACCAACTTGAGGACGGTAGTATTCCGTATGCTTCGCTAGATGACTTTATTATCCTTGGCGCTGAAGAACAAGGAGGTGAAGATGATATTATAATAGGAACTGGAAAAATTACCTTCACTCCAGTAAAAATTACAGCTGGCAATACTTCTCAAGCAGTTTTGACTATTGCAGAAGCAAAAGCAACAACATCAGTATTCACAATCACTACAGATGGCAATTCAACATCAGCAGTTACAAGTGTTACTGTGGCTGCTGGATTTAGGTCTTCAGATCCATTTACAATTACTGTGCCAACTACTATTGCTAGTACAGTAACAAGCACTATAGTCACTGCAACACTTAGCGATGAAGTCTATACTGGAACATTAAATATCAACCCTGCAGACGGTGGTGGCGGAACAACTACAACCAAAACTACAACAGTCATTTATCAAGTCAAACCAGCAATGAGTTCTACAGTTGATCCTATAACTTATAAATCCGGCACTTTAGACACGATTTACTCACCTAAGAGAAGGGTTAGATCTACAGGTAATTATGTAAGTAGACCATTCTATGTTCCAACTTTGACAAGATGGGACACAATGTCAGTACTTGTTTTGAATAAATATAATCTAAACTCTGCTTTGGGTTTAGATGCTGGAACTGAGGTTAATGTATATGTTAGAACAGCAGATTCTTCTGCTGCATGTTTGCTTGCAGATTGGTCCAGTGCTTATTCTAAATCATACATCAATAATTCCACAGCTCCAGCTTCTGCAGAGACTTTATCCATTGATCTACAGGCCTACAGTGGTAAGTTCTTACAATTCTATCTTGAGCTTGTAACTGCAACTCAAGGTGACTCACCTGAAGTCTTAGCAGTTACGGTTTCTTATTCAGCAGCAACAGGATCATATTTCTTTACCAAGACATTTGATTCTACAGATTACAGTACAACATCTCCTGTACCTACATTTAGAAGAGGCTTGTTGACATCAAACCAAGATAAGAAGGATGGAGAAATTGTTTATGGGTATACAACTGATGACAGAGATGGTTATAAGTATGATTTTGCAAGATACACAATCATCGAACCTAACAAGTCATTTGAACTTGAATCACCATCTTCCACAATCAAGTTTGCTATCCTGTTAACATCTATAGACGGCGATCCTTCAATTGTCTATGACTTTGCTGTTCAACTTGATGCTGGTGATGAAGATATGAACTTTATGCCCGAATTGTAATTATGGCTCAACGAACAAATATATATAACTACCTTTATCTTCAGTATGGAGATAAATGGTATCCAGGTTTTGACAAAGAAAATATGCTCACTGCTGAAAATCAGCTGGAAGCTATGTTTAAGTTTGTTGGTCCTGGAATTATCGAAGGCTGGGATGTATATAAGTTATCTGATTATAGAGAAAATCAGCTACTGTTAATTGATGCTTATTTAGAAAACTTTGAGAGCGAATTAGGCCAAAGACTTACATATTTAAATCTTAATTTTACTCGTGAAACTTCTGCACAAAAAAGATATTGTGTAGCTGCAACAACTGGAAATATTACACTTTCTGGCACTCAAACAATAGACGGCATAAGTTGCATTGTTGGAGATAGAGTTTTAGTTAGATTGCAAAGTGATGAAAGCCAAAATGGTGTTTATGTAGTTAGCGCTTCTGCATGGGCTAGAGCTTCCGAACTTAACAATAATAGTGATTTTAATTCAAATTTTCTTGTTTATGTTAAGACTGGAAATAATTACAAGCAAACTTTATGGCTTGCATCTTGGAAGGCAGCTGGAGTTGAAACAAGTTTTATTTTAGGAACTTCAAACCTTTATTTTATTAATGCGTTTGAGCAGTGTGTTTTAGTCACACCTGGCAACGGAATTGTCAGCACTTTCTCTGCAAAAACCTTAAAATATAATTACTTTAGATATACTGGAAACAATACTTATTATGTATGGGCAGAGCCAAGTATTTGTTTACAATCTGAAGGTATTTGCGCCATTACATCACCTTCAATTCCTGACGATGAATACTATTTACAAAACGATGCAATTTATTTAGCCGAAGTTAGTACATTCAATAAAGTTGATTCAGATTATTCTATTCAGCTCGATACATATGTGGTTGATGAAATTATTTATTCTGATAGTAGAAATGACTTAAAAAACTTTTCTGGTTCATTTCAAAAAGCTTTAAGAAAGAGTTTTTACAAGCACGTTCATGCTGGAGGAGAGAACAATCCATCAAAAATAGATTTGTCTACAAGAGTCGTTCTAGACGCTCTACCAATAGAATCAAATGGTTCTTTAAATTATGCTTCAAATATCTTTGTCATTCAATCAAATAATAATTTCAAACCAACTTCCACTTCTTCTGGAACTGGAAAGACAATTGGATTTTATGGGATACCTGAAGTAAGACTTAATGATGTGAAATTAGACACATCTCAATATAGTTTAAACTTATCCTCATCACGCCTTTCACTTAAAAATAACATACTTTCCACTGATAAGCTTCAGATATTTTTGCCAAAGTCTCCTCAAAAAGCATTGCAAGCCATCAGTCTTAATTCTACAAATAAATCTTATGGTTCTTTATTAACTGGAAATATTGTTGCTGGTTATAGTATTTATTTGTCTGATGGTAGTACTACAACAGTTACAGATTCAAATACTAATACAAAAACCACATATTACAATAGAACTATATGGTCAAATGCAGATTATTTACCAGCTTCAGTTTATATAAATGACACTCTCATAGACAGTGATTATTACGAAATTAAACCATTTTCTGCGGAGCTTTCTTTCAAATCTTCTTTAATTGATTTAGAGACTTTTGATTATTCTGATGTAAGTGTTGTTATTGAAGCTGTAGGTAGAGAAATTGATGACAAATTATCTGGAAAAAGATTAAAAGATATCAATGCTTCTTCTTTTAATTCTGGCACTCTTGATCCAAAAAGAATATATAATTTAGATCACATTGGTTTAAATAGATATAAGGAAAATGCATCTTTAATTCCATCAAAAAGTTTATTTGCAGAAGGAAATCATACATACTTCTATACTGAAATACCATCTTCTGATTTACAAAACACCTCTGAAATATTTTATATTGATAAATCTCTAAATGTAGAAACAACTAAATATTTGGCTGGAAACAAAAGAGGCTTTTTATCGTCTACAGATCTTTCAACTGGGTCATATTTAACTGGGTGGAATATTGATAGAGGACAAGTTAAATACTTTATTGATAACATTTTAAGACCAGAAAATGTTAATTATTTTAAGACAGCATATGCGCTTACTAAAGAAGGCAGGATTTGGACTACTGTAGACTTTGGTGATAATTGGACCGTAGTTAAAAATCCTATAGATTCAACAATACCAGCTATCAAGACTACCTCATTCTACATTTCTTCAGATAGAGAAGAAATGTATGACAAAGCTGGTAGATTTACTGGGAAATATAATTACACATATTATTCTTACAATGGTACAGATGATGGACTTTACACAGCAGTCATAGCAGATAAAATGACTGAAAACGATTGGACATGGTCAAAAGTAAAATCTATTTATGATGAAAATGGCAGTACTTTAAGCTACGTCAAGCCAATCTCAGACATTAAAGAAATATCAACTAGAAGAACAGAAAAGAAAGAAGGATCATTAAAGATTACCTATGATAGAACTTTGTATGTTGCTGCTTCTTCTGGAAATACAGGGCTTTTTTATGGTAATTCCGGTTTAATTACTAGAGTATTTAATGAAGGTGTTAAAGGAATATATTGGATTGAAAATGGCACTAATAATATCAATAATAATGATTTAATTTGGTGGACAGAACAGAATGCCTATATTTCACACTCAGCAAGATATGTTGAAACTGATGATGGTACGACTTCTACTACTTATTGGGAACATCCACTTTTTGGTACTATTACATCTACCCCAGTCAAAGCAGCCACAGTATCTAAATTATCAGCAAATTATAGTACTGCTTCTTCACCCCATATTCTGACATTTAATCCATATGATGAATATACATTAGGTACTATTTCAGCATCAAATGGATCTACTTCAATTACAGGTACAGGTACAAGCTTTTTAATATATTCTGGTACTGGAGCTAGTATTGGTATTGGAGCTACTTTAGGATCTTTGGTTTCTACTTGGTACAACATCAATTCAATCAATAGTGATGCTGGATTATACTTATCAAGCAACTACTCAGGAAGTTCAACAGCATCAACGACATATATAATTAGATATCCTAATACTGCATTTTCTGTTGATGGATATTCTTTTGCAAGCACTGGAGTTGGGCAAACCGTTTTAGTTAAGAACCAATCTAGCTCTGTACATAATGGTGTTTACTATGTTAGCACTTTAGGTAGTTCAAGCGCTAACTGGATTTTATCAAGAGTATCATCTGTCCCAACTGCTGGTGATAATTTTAAGGTACTAAATGGTACTCAAAACTCAGACAGTATTTGGTTTTTAGATAAAGACACATCAACTGTCACTTACGGAACAACTGAGCTGAATTGGAAAATTAATAGATATAAAATATTTTCTACTGCAGCTTTGGGGTCTACAATTACAAGTGTTGAAAAACGAAATGTTTCTGGATCTTATGAATATTTAATTGGTCACACTAAAGGCATTGGATTGGTTACTGATGCTTCTGGTCCTGGAATAAACCCTACATCAAGAAATCTATATTGGTCATCAGCATTACAGGGTGAAGTTAATACAGTTTATTCAAAAGAAGCAAGTGATTCTGGTTTAGGTTTAATTTATGCTGGAACAAACAGAGGGGTTTACATTTCTACTGATTTCATTTGGAGTTCTGATTATTCCAATGCTAGTGTCAATTACCCATGGATAAGACCATATACTTCATTTAGAAAAACGGATGAAGTTTCAATATTTAATGCTCAAGACTTAGTGCAAGAATATAACTTTACGACACACTATCCTTATCAATTAATTCAATTGGATTCTACTGCTGACTATGGTAAAAACTTATTTTACGAAAGAGACTACGGTGTCTTTTATGTAGATCCTTGGTCAGATACTAATGCTAAAGTAGTGGTTTACGTTGGCAAGAATCCAAGTACTATTCCGTATATTTTAACTCCTTCTTTGGGCAAAATACAGTTTGTCCAAAGTTTAAAAGCATCTCAAATAAATAGTGTTTATATTACTATTATTAGAGAAGGAGCTTTTTTAACAAATATTGGCGAAACGTATCATGAAGAAGCTATTAGGGATTTAGTAGCGGATGCATCACCACTCACTCTTTTAAGTAAATCTAATTCTGCTTCTGAATCTTTATTCTTTACTAAAAAACCAATTACTGAAACAGCTCTGAATATTCTTGAGTTTAGAAATAACACTGTTAAACCAGCAATTTCTGAGCAAGTAATTGTTAGCATTGTTTACGATGAGAGAAATAAAAGATACATAAACAATATTACTCCTAGAACAAGTTCAGTTGTTTTTCCAATTAACACTGAAGTTTATGCAGTCAGAACGAAAAAGTATGCTGGTATTCAAGATTTTATTTCATTAAAACAATCAGGTCATCATTACTATTATGAGTCAGTTGATGTAGCTAATACATCCCATGCAGCTTTAAAACTATATAAGAATGATGCTACTACATTTGATCCATACCCAACAATTTCAGCAAAAAGTGTGGAAAAAGAAACTGGTCTTAAAAACTTAACATTAGTTTCTGATGTTGATGCAAGTGCCTTATTTGACACCACTAATTCAATTTCATATGACTATATTGGATTAATACCAACAGAAAACGATAAAGCAAATAATCCAAAATCTATTTATTCTATATATGATGCATCAGCTACAGGCTCAAACATGCTTGCTGGAACTGATCAGGGTCTTTGGGTTTATGGAAATAGCTGGGAACAGATTTCAGATTTAGGTAATTCTTCAAGAGTTTATTACATCAAAAGTAATGGATCAACTTTAAATGCTGGTACTGACAATAATTTATGGTATGGAACAACATCATCAAACTGGACAGAAGATATAACTTTCAACCAGCCTCAATTTGATTATTTAAGAGGAAGTTGGTTTAGTGGAACTTATGAAGCTTTTGGAAAGGAAGATGGATTATCATTTGTATGGACCCCGGAAGGAGCAAGTGCATTCCAATCTGACCACCTTACTTTAGTAGATAAAAAGAGAGTAAACGGTTTATATCAAGATAAGTTTATTAGGATTACTACTGATTCACAAGGTAATTCAAAACAATCTGAAATTGATTCATTGTATGTTTGTGCTGAAAATGGGTTATTTGCTGTTACTAATGGTGCAACTTCTGGAACTAATCTTACTGCATTTTTAAAGGGCAGAGAGGTGTTTGGCGGAAAGGTTGAAGACTACAAATATTACAGAATATTTAGAGCCCTTTCAACTCCACCATCAACCAAAGCTCCAATTCCAATGTTTATACTTACAAACAATGGAGTTTTAAAAGTAAGAAACTGGAGATGGTTAGATCCGACAGATGATGCTACACCAGATTTTATTATAGAAAATAAATACCTATCTGGGATATCTTGCTATTGTTATGCCTTAGATTCGGAAGCATCACCAGGTGGCACTGAACCTGGAAAATCAAAAATATTTATTGGCACTAATAATGGAGTCTATAGATCTTTAGACGAGGGAAACTCATTTGAGAGATGTGAAAAAATTAGTTCAGCGTCTTATGCGGTATATGATTTAAAAGTTTTCACTAGCTCAATTACATCTGATCAAGTTTTGTTAGCAGCTACAGAAGATGGATTTTGGTACAGTATTGACGATGGTGACACTTGGTATGAGCCCGGTTTTGAAAATGGATCAATTACCCCCGCAGTTTCATTTACAAGTAGACCAAACAATAATGTTAACTTAGGTGTTTCATTAACTGCTAGTGGTTCTTTAGCTCAAACATTTAAGGTTGGAGTTGGACAAACAGATCTAGTTAAAGCCTCTGTATATCTTAAAGTCAAAACAGAATTATCATCTGATAGTAGATACACAACATCATTTGCTGGTAATACAATAAGAGCTTACATTTATTCTGTAAATGGCTCAGGACTGCCATTGAGTCAGCTTGCCGTTTCGAGTACTATTTACAATCCAGAAGATATAGTCAACTCTAGTTTTGTAACATTTGATTTTGCATATACTGCTACTGCTGGTACTACATATGCATTAGTAATAACTGAGACTTTAGCAGCATCAGGCATTTCTATTGTTCAATGGAAACTGAGCAATTTATCAAATCCATTCACAAATGGTAGAGCTTTTAAGTTAGATGGATCTTGGGATGAAGTTTATAATGATACAACTTTAGATTACTTCTTTAAAGTATTTTTTGAAGCTGCGCCAACACCTACAGATACCGCCATTCCTGTAGGCGCATATTATTCAGGTTCAGGAGCAACTTCTTTTGATTGGGCAAATGGAGCAGGCGCAGGTGTTTTAGTTAAAGATATTGGGCACCTAACTACTGATTTAAAGTTTGCCACAAGCTTAGTATTTGACGATTCAACATCAATCAAATCAAGCTTTGGAAGTACTCAATATGTTTACACAATTAAGGATTTCTTTGACACATTTATAACTAGAAACAAAAAATATGTTGCTGGAATCGGAACTACTTTATTCACTACATATTTTGACTTTTGGCAATATGGTTCTTCTGTAACTCAAAAAACTACTGGATATGAAAGTTCACAAACTGAACTTAACACCAATTTGCTTAGTTTAAAACAAAAAGGCACGAAATCTGAGTTAATTGAGGCTGTTGCTTTATCTATTGTTGGACTTTCTCCACAATCAATTTCTGAATCAATTTTGAAATCTAATGATGAGACTAACAATGTTTCAAGAGTTAATTTAATTGTAGGATATCTTACACAAATTGCTGCTTTAGGGTTAGATAGTTTAAGGAATTGGTACAAGACTTCAAGCGATAAGCAGGTTACACTTGGTCCTTGGGCTGGTTCTGCTGTAACAAACCCAATAGTATATCTTTCTAAATCAAGCACTGGAAGTACATATAAATGGTCTTCAAGTACATACCCTGACGTTGAAGTAGTCGTAAGCGGAGTTACAAGAACTACAAATTACACTGTTTCTCCTACTAACGGTTCTGTAGTATTTGCTTCTGGTTATGGAGTAACTTCAGGTGATAGTTTAGAAGTGTATTTGAGGCAAGATTGGGATGGATCTTCTTCAGATATTAAAAACTCCGATACAGCAAGAACAGAGCTAATTAGAAAATGGTCAGAAACTTATAAGCCACTTTCAATGGTCTTTGCTGATGGTGACAATATTTCAACGGATTTAACGTCTGATGTTGTTACTACTGCTCAAACTTCTTGGCTCGAAACCGGAGTAAACATCAATTCTTTTGGTTTCGGAAGAGCTAATGACCAAAGAGAATTACAAACACTTTCCATTGATACAGATGGTAATTATTTTGATATTCTTAATGGTGCTGATAATGGTGATCTTGAAAACTCATTAAACTCATTTTTACATGGACAGGCAAATGATTTATATACTGCTTCATGGACTAGAGATTTTGAGTATACAGATCCAACTTATATAAAAGAATTACGCTCATCATATTCAGCTGCATCAGGATCTACTTGTAGCGTGCAATTTAGATGGTCCAGCAACAGAAAAGATTACTCAACTTGGATTACATTGAATAGTGGAGTTGGTTATACTTTTAGAAAACAAATTACCAATCTTGAATACAAAGTTAATATGACCGAAGGATACTCTGCTGGTGCAACTGTGAGACCTGTAGTAACTTCTCTTTATCATGTAGAAACTTCACCTTCTGAAAGATATTATTTCACAGATGCATATGATATTAAGGGAAGTATTTTTGAATATAATTTAACTTCTAATTCTACAGTTCCAGATACAAGTAAATTACAATGGGGTATTTGTAGAGGAGATAGTACTGATTGGGCTGACTATGAATTAATATTTACCAATAGAAATGGTTGCTTGTCTAATCGTCAAAAAACATTCCAATATTTAGATCAAGTTATTTACAATTCTGAAAATGGTTTACTATTACAAGATACTACAGGTTTAGATGAACAAGGAGCGCCAGTAACTCCACAGATATTTCAAACATATTTAAACGGAACAAAGTTTAAAAATTGGAGATCTGATGCTGTTATTACTCTTACATTAGCTAGCGGCGACATTATAAGCCCAATTACATACAAGACTGATTATAAATTAGGCACAATTACATTTGAGATTCCTTTGTTTGAGTTACCAACTGTAGAAATTGTTTATCCTGAATTGCAAAACTTCTACGAAGGTGAGCCAACAACAACTGTAGATAATAGAACTTTCTTTGCAGTAAACGGAAGATGGTCTGCTGACAGCCAATTGGTTGTTTTAAAAAATGGAGTAATTAATAGGGGCAATTACTTCGTTAACAGGGAGGATGGTGCGGTTACATTTGTTCAGGAATTAGAAAGAACAGACATTGTAACTTTATTTATTCTCCCATCAAATAAGTTTAGAATAGGCCTATTAGTGCAAGATTATGATGATGCTGTAGCTAATACATATGATTTTGCTTTGCAGTATTCTGTAGTCAAAAATAGAAATGTTTTTTCTTCTTATCTAAACTCTACACTGCCTAATTTAACTGGAAAGCCAAAAATTATATCAATGTCTTCTATAGGCTCATCTATTTCAGTATTAGAAAGAATGATTTTAGATTATGAGTACAATTCACCTGACGGAAATAGAGAGAGAAACACTCAGACCAAATGGTTTAGATATAGAGAAGTTTCTGGAAGCGGAACTACTGTAGAAGTTTTTACTACAAACTCATTACCAAATTATAGAAATAGAACAGTACAGAGATTGGAAGATTTAGATGAGGCAAATAATTATTTCTTAGCTGGAGATGTAATTTATGCTGAAGTCTCTCCTTCGGATGGATTTAAAACTGGAATTGCTGTTACAAGTACATCTGTAATATTAGCAGGCAATTACGTTCCATATGCTTCTAATATAGTTTTAACTTCAAATGACCCAACTAAACCTATTACTCTAGATAGCTCAACATTGATATATTCAATGTCTGTGGGGCCAAATATTGTTTTGTCATATGATTACTATGATGGAAGTTCTGGTTCACCCACTACAATAAATAATCAAACAGCATTGGCTTGGTTTGATAAAGATAAACAAATATCTATTTCTGAACCTAACACTACTCTAGATGCAAGTTTATTCGCCAAGGGAAGCCAAATATCTGTTTCTCTTCTACCTTCAAATGGAGCAAATACTGGACTTAAAGTTTTCAGCTATCAAGTTCAAATTGTATAGGATTTAATCTGCTTGCATTCAGAATATTATATATAGTATTTCAAGGAGATTAAGAAAATGGCAGCAATCGAAAGAGAAAAAGTTTCCCTTAAAGATCAATTAGACTTTATTCCAGAAGAGGATTTGAAAGTTACCCATGTTATGACTTCTCTTTCTGATGGAGAGAAGAAAGATTGGGGAATGATGACCTGTAATATTGAAAAGTTTTGGCAATATTCTAAAGGTGAAGGCATTTTAATTGGTGTTTTAGATACTGGCATCGTACCGCATAACGATTTAGAGAAAGTTTGGGGAACTATGCTTGATGCTACAAGCGAAGGTACTGGACTTGACAATGGAAGCGGTCACGGCATTCACGTTACAGGTATCATTGCTGCGAGAGAAAATGGCAGAGGCATTGTAGGCGTTGCTCCTGGTTGCCACATATTGCCAGTCAAGGTTTTAAATAGTGATGGCTCTGGATCATATGAAGCAATTGCAAAAGGTTTAAGATTTGCTATCGATGCCAATTGCGATATTATCAACATGTCTTTAGGCGCTCCTTCAGAACCGCCAAGAGAGATTCATAATTTAATTAAAGAAGCTGTTTCTAAAGGCATCATTATTATTGCAGCTGCCGGTAATGATTCTGGAAAAGTTAATTATCCAGCACATTATGATGAAGTTATAGCTGTAGCTGCTTTAGACAAAAATGGTAATTTGGCACACTTTTCTTCTAGAGGTCAGGAAGTTGATGGAGCTGTGCCTGGTGTTGACATATACTCAACACACTTCAACAATGGTTATGCAAAAATGTCAGGAACAAGCCAAGCATCACCTTTCATGGCTGGTATTTGCGCTTTACTTTTATCATACTCAAGAAAAACTGCAGGTGTACCATTAATCAAGAATTACATTGAGATGATGCAAGCTTTAAAAACTGTAGCTGATGATAGTCCTTTTATAACTGCTGGTGATATTAAACAATGGGGATACGGCGTTCCTAATTTTGCTAATATTAATCCAGATCATTATAAGGCGTCTGTCGTTACTCAAATAGTTGAGGATCCACAGCCATTACCAGAGAAATTAATTTAAAAAGAGCCAAAAGGCAAAAAACAAAAATCTTTAAGCTCTTCTTCTGCAAATAGGAGAAGTGCAATGAGAAAATATATCAAATTAATTGTTTGTTTGTTAGTAGTTTTAACTTTATGGGCTATACCTTTTAAAGTAGTTGTGGTTATTGGTAATTCTATGTTACCTAGCCTCAAAAATAATCAATTACTTTTGGCAGTAAGAACTAATAATTTTTCTTTAAATGATATTGTTGTTTTGAAGAATGATTATAACGAAACTATTATAAAAAGAATAAAGTTTGTTGAAAATGATGTTTATTATTCTTTGATGAGTTTTAATTCTGAAAAAGTTGAAGTATTTGATCAACATATAGGAGTAATGGCTGAAAAGTATTATGAAGGTAATCATAATTTTTTAGTAATGAAGCATGTTGTTCCTAGGGGTTATGTTTATGTGCTTGGAGATAATTCTGAAAACTCAGATGACTCAAGAAGATTCGGAGCAGTTCAAAAATCTGTTATCATGTACAAGGTTATAAATAAATGAGTTTGTTTTCATTCAACGCTGATTCTCTTGCATGGAGAATGAAGTTAGGGCAAAAGATTGAAGACCCTGTAAAGAAAATTATTCAAACAGCAATTCAGTCTTCTTGCACTATTTATGTAGATGCTGGAGATCAAAGTTGGACTGGTAGTGGTTTTCATGTAGGGGAAGGTTACATAGTCACTGCCTCTCATGTTGTGCCTCCAATATTGACAAAAAAACCTCATGAGATTAAAGTATCCTTTGATGGTGAAAGTTTATATCCAGCGGTAATTCAAATATCCGATCCAAATTATGATGCTGGAATTGTTTTATCTACACCTATTGCCAAAACCATCCCAGCTGTGAAACTTGCCAACTCTGACACAGTAGAAGTTGGAGATATTATTGCAGTTTTAGGATCTCCAGAGGGTTTTCATGACACTGCTACAGTTGGAAGAATTACTAATGTTCACCAAGCATTAGGTGAACAAGCTCCAAGTTTGGCATGGCAAGATATTTTGTTTTTCGATGCAGATATTCTTGAGGGATCTTCTGGCGGAATGCTAGTTCTCACTGACGGAACAGTTGCAGGTTGCGTGATGGGCGTAACAGGACAACATGCTGATGTTGGGGTTGGTGAGAATGCGGCTTGCCCATCTAACAAGATCATAGATTTACTTAATAAAATAAATAGATAACCTGTATATTTTAAGTATGCAAGATCATTATGCAATTTTAGGAGTTGGTAGAAACGCAACTTCTGACGAAATAAAATCAGCTTACAGAAATCTATCCAAAAAGTTTCATCCTGATGTCAATAAAGAACCAGATGCCGAGGACAAGTTTAAGCAAATTAATGAAGCTTATTCTGTATTAAGTGATCCCAATTCAAAAAGTAGATACGACCAACCTCCTCAGCATCACAACCCTTTCGACTCTTGGAACGTAGTAAAAACACAATCTTTCAACAGCCCTATAACTCTTAAGGTTAATTTGTCATTAGAAGATCTTTTTAAAGAAGATATAAAAAATGTTATGTACCAGAGAAGAGTTTTTTGTAAATCTTGTAAGGGTGAAGGTGGTTCTGGCGCTAAACAGGTTTGTAGAACATGTATGGGATCTGGACAGAACAAGCACACAATGCAACATGCTGGCTTCTTTTTTGAACAGATACTTGGCCCTTGTCATGATTGTAGAGGTAGGGGTTGGAAATTAGATGTTATTTGTGGACAATGTCATGCAAATGGACTTGTAAATGAAACTATCCAAAGACCATTACATTTAAAATTAGGCCAAGTTTTCTCTGCAATTATAATTCCTGATGGCGGTAATCAAGAAAATCCTAACCAACCGCCTGGTAAAGCTATCGTAGAGTTTAATTTAAATCCGCATCCAGATTTTGATTTCGATAACCAGGGTAATATATTTTATAAGCTTTCGTTAAACCCGATTGAAGCTTTAGTTGGAACAAAGAAAAATATCAAATTTCCAAATGGCGTTGAAAAAGAAGTTACGGTTGAAAAGCTTACAAGATTAGATAGTTTACTCAAGTTTGAAAATGAAGGTATCCCAAGACCAGATTCTTCAAGGGGAGAGTTTGTTATTACTTTTCTGTATAATTATCCTAACAGTTTAACTGCAGAACAGGAAGATATTCTTTCTAAATATGTTTCTACTTTAAATAATTGAGGTAAAAAATTATGGCAATGATTAAGAGGGCCACAGGCAAGATTGAGAAGTTTACAGATGCTGAAGGTGACGAAGTAGTTGCATCTAATGAAGGAGTGGTTTGGGCAGATGAAAAGAAGCAAGAACCAATTAAGGACGAGCTTGTAATTCCCCTAACTCTTGATGTTGATCTTGACCTTGATTCGTCTGATGAAGGCGATGATGTAGTTGCTAAGGATTGTTAAAAATGGAACTTTCACAAATAACTTCTTTACTTACTAACTGGCAAGGCCTATTAGTAATCGGGATGCTTTGTATTATTTCAATGGTCGCTTTGTTTCTACTTTCAAGAAGTGCACCAAATGATACAAAAGTCGCATTGCAAACCTTGATCGTAATTAGGTCAGTATTAGCAGTAAAACTAGGCAGAAAGGGCATTATGCTTGTAGACGCTTGGATTGAAGGGCTAGAACAAATTAAAGATGGTGAGTTTTCTAACGAAGACAGAGTCGAGCAATTTGTAAGGTTTATTCGTTTGGCTGCTGTAAATCAAGGCATTGAGTTGTCAGACTCAGATGTTGAAAACATTCAAACACTTGTCATGAGTACACTTGATATGTTTATAGGCAAAAAGCCAAAAGCTATTGCGGTAGCTGTAAACAAGTTTAATTCTATGTCATTTACTGATCCTGAATAAAATTACCTAATGCAGAAAAGAAACGGGAAATATTTCCCGTTTCTTTGTTTTTATGATAGAATATTTATGCTATGGTCAAAATAGAAGTTGATAATTCATTTGGCAAGCTTGTTGGCAACTTGCACAATGAGTTTGCTGTAAATAATAATTTACATGATGCAATTAGGACTGAATTGTCTTATGAAGTCCCTTCAGCTGAATGGTCTCAGAAGTTTAAACAAGGACAGTGGGATGGAAAGATATCTCTTTACAATAAAAGAACACAATCCTTTCCATCAGGATTAACTGGAAGAATAAGAAAATTATTCAATTCTCTCAAAATTGAACATGAAGTAATTGATGTTAGAAAAAAACCAGAACGTAATTACCCTGTTACTTGTGATTTTGATGGCAAACAATTAAGATTTTATCAAGAGAATGCTGCAATTTTAGCACGTAAAACGCAAAGAGGAATGTTATCCCTTTGTACTGGTGCGGGTAAAACTATGACTTCTTGCAAGATATTTGAAAATCTTGGAGTAAGCCCAGTAATTTTTATAGTACCAGCAATTGAACTTCTTAAACAAACACAAAAAGAGTTTGAAAGATATTTAAGATTTGATGGTAAGCCTGTCAAAGTTGGCATTGCTGGTGGTGGTTTATGCAACATTAATTTAGAAGGTATTAATGTTGTCACTTACCAAACAGCATTAAATGCATTTGATAAAAAATACATTGAAAAAGGGAATAAAGTTATTGATGATCCTAATGTAGATGGCCCAAAAACAACTGTTCAGCTCCAAAAAGAATTAGATGAAGCTTTAAATAAATGGAAGATCTCAGAAAATAATGCAAGAAGAGAATTAAGCAAGCTGTCTTTGGATATGAAAAAAGCTTCAGAAATAGCTTTAAATGAATCTGAATCTAAAAAGAAAAAAACTTATGCTGCAGTTGCTTTGGCATTAGAAAAGCAATTTAACAAAGAGCTTAACTCATTAATTAAAGTTGATTTAGCAGTATACAAGAAAGCTCAAATTGCTTGGGATAATCGACAAGAAGTATTATTTCAAAAAAGTCAAGTGAGAAATCTCATTGGTTCTTGTCAGGCTTTTATAGTTGATGAAGCACATGTAGCGTCAGTAGTTATTCAAGAGTTAGGTTCTTATGCTACTAAGGCATATTACCGCTTAGGACTATCTGGTACCCCGTGGAGAATGGACAATCAAGAAATCAGAATAGAAGGCACTTTAGGCAGAAAAATTATTGATGTCAGTGCGAGTGATTTGATTGAGCTAGGGTATTTAGTACCACCCAAGATATTTGTTTGTAATGTAGCTGAAGTTCATGATGGTGATACTTACGCAGATATTTATTTAAATAATATTGTTAATAATTGGGAAAGAAACTTTAGAATTAAACAATTTGCAGAAGCATTTAAAGAAGCTAAAAGACCCACGATTATTCTTGTAGAGAGAAGAGAACATGGATTCTTATTGGAAGGATTGATAGAAGATTCTGTTTTCGTTCCTGGTGGAGATAAAGGTGTTGATGACCCAACTGACGAGGAAAAGAATTATCGTCGAAGGATGCTTAATGCTGTTGAAAATAATGAAATTGTTTTAATCGCTACTCAATGGGCAAACGTTGGAGTTGACGCACCCAAGATTTCAGTATTAATTTTAGCAGGTTCAAATCAATCTTCTGTCACCACTTATCAACAGGTAGGAAGAGTATTAAGATGTGTTGGTAAAGACATTGAACAATCTGTAGCAAATGGTAAACCCGATGCAGTTATTATTGATTTTTTACCTGAACAAAAAAACCTTAAAACTCACTGCTTAATGAGAAAAAAGGTTTATAGAAATGAAAGAGCATGGAAGATGTTTGCAATTAAATAAGCTTTACTTCATCTTTGTATTCTTGTTCATATATTGGTTCAAAATAAGACATATGAGCCCCTACTTCTGAGTATTTTTTAATCCAGATATAGTAGGGGTTTATTTCATTACATGTTCCTAAAAATCTTTCATATTCATATCTGTCTTCTTCAAATGTAGGCTCTTTTTGTTCAGAAAACCACGAACATTTAACCCAGAAGAAATTACCTGGAAATATTGCCCAGAGATAATGCGAGACAGATTTTTCAAAACTTATATCTTCGTTAAACCAATTCAAAACATCTAACATCACACCGGCGCAGTTTTTGTTTAAGTTTTGTAATGCTGAAATACAATCATCCGCTCTATCTAAAACAAAATATTCCATACAAGCTCGCCAAGTATTTATAGTTATAATTACTGGCATTGGATCTTTTAATCTGGAAACACCCTTGCTGTGCATAAAGCAAATGTAGTCATAACCTTCTTTGCTTATTTCATGCATCTTCTTAAAACCATATGCCTCGCACCCATATTTAGTGTCTGGATGATAAGAAACAACAGCTTTATTTTCACCAATAATTTCAAGTAGTTTTTTGTATTCTTCTTCAGTACCAGAAGCACAAATAAAAAGATCTCCTCCATTCAACACTGTTTTGGAGGAGAAGATTTTAGTTAGCTGATTAGATACTAATGAATACCATTTGCCTGTTAAAAAACAAGAGTATACAATAGCGTTTTTCATAATTATAACTCGAATTTGAAAAGAGTCTCAAATACAGTTGTAAAGAGTTGCTCGATGTCTCTAAGTATATTCATTGCCAATACCTCCTTAAATAGATTTCAAACAAACCATCTTTGGAAGAATAATGCTCGACAATGAACAGTACTACTGTTTATAATATACCATAAGTAATACTTTTTAACCTTAGGAATTACTCTTATTGAAATAGAATATTAAAAGAATCAGCATCTTATAGGCAGGTATACTATGCATCACCAAACCATTGTTGGAAAGCCAAAAAATTGTCTTAATAGAACTTGCAAACATCCATTCTTTAGGGAGTCACATTTAGGTTGGCTTCCTAAATCAGAAGTGGAGATATATGCTGTCATGCGTTGTGTAAAATGTAAGGACACTTTTGCTGTTGTCCAATTAATTTCTATGGCTCATGAGTACAAAAGTTCCTTACACAGAGACCCTTCAATGATCAACTCTGAAAAGCCTATAACTAAAAACGAAATTAAAAATATGCAAAAAAGACTTGAAGAGTCTGATGTATTGCATTCATTAATGGAGGGTTATAAGCCTGGAGGAACTGTGCTACCTGATGAAAATCCCGAATAATGTATAATTTATTGTATGGGACTTTCAATTGGCATAGATTTAGGTAGTACATTTTCTGTAGTTTCTTATGTAAAAAATGGTGTAGCTGAAGTCATTCCCAATTGTGAAGGGAATCGAATCACACCCTCGGTTTTTGCAATTGACGAGAATCTTACACGCATGGTTGGTGATTTAGCTGTTGATTTTGAAGAAGAAAATCCAGACAGAGTAATCAGACTAGTCAAGCGTAAAATGTCTTCAGGATTCGATAAACTTTACGTTTTTGATAACTCACAATTTACTCCATGTGAAATATCAGCTGAGATTCTCAAAAAACTTAAAAGAGACGCAGAAGACTATTTAGGACAGGAAGTAACAGATGCAGTAATTACAGTTCCCGCTTACTTTAACAACGACGAAAGAAAGGCAACGAAAGCTGCTGGTGAACTTGCTGGACTTAATGTTTTACGAATTATTAATGAACCTACAGCTGCTTCTCTAGCTTATGGCCTGGATAAAACTCACGACTCAACAATTTTAGTATATGATCTTGGTGGTGGTACTTTTGATGTAACAGTACTTAAATTGTCTGACGGAGTAGATTTTCATGTACTTTCTACTTCAGGCAACACTAGTTTGGGTGGAGCTGATTTTGATAAAATTCTTGGTCAGATAATTTTAGATAAGTTTAATTTAAAGTTTGATTATGATTACAATGAAAAACTTATAGAAGATTTGTCTGATCAACAAAAATCCAGACTAAGAACAGCGTCAGAAAAGGCAAAGAAGTCTTTATCTCAACTAGAAAGCACTAATGTTAATATTCCAATGTTTGCTTTCAGAAATAGGCAACCAGTAAACCTTTCTGTAGTAGTTTCAAGAGAAGAGTTTGAAAACGCAATAACATTAATTTTAAACAAAACAAAAGACTGTATTGAACAAGCACTTAACGATGCTAACTTGAAGGCTAAAGATATTGATGAAGTGGTTTTTGTCGGTGGTTCTACTCGCATTCCACTTGTTTCTAAAAAAATACAAGAGTGGGTTGGTAAAAAGCCTAATAAAACTATCAATCCAGATGAGGCTGTAGCATTAGGGGCTGCAATTCAAGCTTCTGTTCTTTCAGGCAATTCAGATAAGATGATATTTTTGTTAGATGTTACTCCTCTTTCTTTAGGGATTGAAACTTTAGGAGGTGTTATGAATGCAATGATTAGACGTAACACTCAAGTTCCTACAGAATATAGAGAAGTTTTTACAACAGCTGAAGATAATCAAACCTCAGTTGATGTTAAAGTGTTTCAAGGCGAAAGACCACAAACAAAATACAATCATTATTTGGGTGAATTTAAGCTAGATAATATTCCACCAGTAAGAAGAGGCGCACCAAAAATTGAAGTAGTTTTTGATGTTGATGCAAATGGAATCGTAACTGTTAAAGCAATTGATGAAGCTACCAATAATGAGAAGGTCATGGTATTATCTGGTTCATTATCTGAAGAAGAAATGACTAAAATGTTACTTGACGCTGAAGAAAATAAAATTGAAGATGAAAGATTTAAATTAATAACTTCGTTGAGAGATTGGCTTACATCTTTAAAAATCCAATTGTTTGAATTGATTGATACTAAATTATTAAATAGTGATGAGATTAAAGAACTTAATGATTTAAGAGAAAGCATTGAATCTGATTATTTTTCAGAAAATATTGAATTGTTAAGTTCCCTTGTAGAATCTGGAAAAGAACTTATTGATTTCTTGACTAAAAAAATACATGATAAAGCAAAGAAAGAAATGCAATGAAATCACAAGCATATATTGAATTAAAAAAATTTGATGATGAACTTAGGCTCAAATACGGGAAATATATTGCTGGAATTGATGAATGTGGCCGTGGATCTTTAGCTGGTCCCTTAGTTGCTGCTTGTGTGGTTTTAGATGAAAGACAAACTTTAGAAGGGGTCAATGATTCTAAAAAACTTACCCAGAAGAAAAGAGAAGAGCTTTACGATAGAATTATTACTAGCTGTATTTCTTATGGAGTGACTGAAATATCCGCAGAAGATATAGACAAAATTGGCATACAAGAAGCTAATTTAAATGCAATGGTAAGCGCAGCATCTAAAGCAACCAAATATATAGATGAATTACCTCATTTATATGTAATTGATCAAGGTCCCAAGAATAATTTAAAACCTCAATTGATGATACCTAAAGCAGATTCAACTTCATTAGCTGTAGCTGCAGCTAGTATAATTGCTAAAGTACATCATGATAGAGTTCTTGCTAAATTGCATGAAGAACATCCAGAGTATGATTTGATAAGCAATAAAGGCTATATTACTGCTAAACATAAAGAAGCTGTTGCTGAACATGGTCTTCAGCATTTTCATAGAAAGAGTTACCAATTAAAATGATAGATAAAGTAGGTATGTTTTCGAGCGTTTCATGCGCTATTCATTGCTTAGTTATGCCTTTGGTAATAACATTAGTCCCAGTATTTGGTCTGTCTCTTTTTGTAAGTGAAACATTCGAATGGGGGCTACTTGTATTTTCAGCAATCTTAGGTGTTAGCAGTTTATGTTTTGGGTATAGGAAGCATAAATCATTAAAAACATTTGCCTATTTAAGTTCTGGAATCATGTTAATTGTTATTGGAAAATTACAGCATAGTCATTCATCAGTTCATGGTTTTGAAATAGATCTATTTACTGTCGTGTTAGTATTTGGTTCATTTTTAGTAGCTGCATCTCATTATTTAAACAATAAACTTTGTGGTAGCTGCAAGCCTTGTAAAAATGAAGGCTGTAATCATTGATGGAAGATTTACCAAACAAAAAAATAACTATAAAGGCAAAAAACTTAAATGATATTGAAGAGTTAAGCCTTTTAAGAGTTGACTTACAGCACATTTTAATAAGCCCTGAAAGTAAAATGTATGCTTTACTTGAGGGTGATGATAAAGATGTTGCAATAATTCTTAATGCATATGAAGGGTCAATGCTCTCATTTTTCTTTAAAAGTTTACACAAAAACTCTCATATACATACGATTTATCAAATATTCAATAAACATTTAAAAGATAATAATTCTTCAATTGAAAAAGTAGTGTTAGAATCGAAAGTGGGTGATATTTTATATTGCACCCTACATTACATCGATTCAAAACACAGAAGATATTATTCAATATGTAGTATAGTTGATGGCTTAATTATGAGTATACTTAATAAACTAAACTTTTATGTCGTCAAAGAAACTTGGGATAAAATAGATCCTTACGATGACTGGAATTATGAAGAGTTTATTGTAGATTGGACTAGAGAATAAAAAAACCTCCCTTTCGGGAGGTTTTTTTATAAGCATTTCTGCAGCTAGATTATTGAACCCAGCAGTAGAAGTCGAAGTCAACGGTAAGAAGACCAGTTGTTACGGAGAAGTTTGAAGTAGAAACAACAGACTTGGAGGTATCAATTGAAACTGGAAGAAGTGATTCCCACGCATTGTCAGTAAGGCCATCGAAGATTTCAAGGCGGAAACTTTGAGCTTCTGCAACTGATTCACCAGGTCTTTGGAATGTAAGGTCAGACTGTCCTCTTGAAAGACCAAGGTTGATAGATTCGTCGGTTCCAACGGTTTCACCACCGTAGTAATCGAAGAAGTAGTAGTCACCGTAGTGTGCAGTACCTGGAATATCTCTAAGGATAACAGCAGCTTTGCCCTTTCCAGTAATCTTAATACCAGAGATACCAAGGAATGGGAATTGATAACCAGCTGTAATTGTACCAGAACCAGATGGGCCTTGGATATAAGCAGGGTTACCATCGTTGATTGTGTTGTAAGGTACTAAGAAGTAAGCTTCTGTGGTAGTTGCAGCAACTGTAATTTCAGCTTCAAGAATGAAGAACTTTCTGAAACCAATTTGAACACGGAAGTCATAGAATCTTGCAACTCTAGATGGTTGAGCACCAAATCCAGGCTTAAGCTCTTCAATTTCTCTACCTGAAACTTCAAAAGGCCTTGTTGCTGTTGAAGTTGGATCACCAGGATCACCATCAGATTTTAATGTGATAGATACAGAAGCACCGTCTGGGCTAACTTTGTAAACGGCACTTTCAAGGACTGGAAGTGTAGCAGAGTTTGGGTCCAAAATCTCATTAATTTTGGTGTTGGCCAATTCTCTTCCGTCAACAGCAGATCCAGCGCCTACAAGAATTGGTGATGTAATGGAAATACTTTCTTTTGTTCCACCAATGTTAAGAACACGAGCTTTTGGAGAACCTTGGATATAGTTCTTCGCATCAACTTCCATGCTCACGTTTCTGTTTGCACTTTCAGCTACATATGTACGACCGCTTACCTTGATTGACTTGTAAACACCAAATAGATTATTATTTAGAGGCATAATAATTCTCCCTTAAACCAATATAATTTTACTTTCTCTTATGATGCAAATTTTCCCTTTAATACATTCATTTGAAATGTTGTTATTTTATTCTTAAATTGTAAATAATCCACCTTGCTTTAACGGAGCTGATGGATTAATCATAGCATTCCATTTTACTTTCCTAATCAACATTTTTGCAGATAGTGGTAGCTCTGATTTTTGAAATAAAGGTATTCTATAAGATGCAGTAATTGGTCCTATTGTAAAGGTTAAGTTTTCATCAACCATCCATCCACCATGTATAGCTGTTTCTAATTCCATGCCTTTACGAAGTATTTCTGAGTATTCTCCAGCCCACTTGACAGATTTTACACTAATTAATGATATTTGATCTGATCTATTTACTCCAGCTAAATCTCCAGCCATAAGAAATGATAGCGATTCCAGTTCATTATTTATAGTTAGTTCAAAATTAGAAACTGTGCGCATGGAAGATTGATATCTGCTTGCATTACAGTCACCCCAGGATAAAGACCTACCTAACACATGATTTTCATCTGGTACTGCATAATCAGAAGAAGCTCTGGTATCAATCATTCCTTGAAAAGAAGCAGATATTTTAACATAATCATTTTCATTAGCTGAAATAGTTAGACTTTTAATTACTAACTGATCTATTGACAAGAGTTCATTATTGTCTGTTGCACCATCCTCAGCTGTAATATCAAAGTGAGAAAGAAGATGATTAGTGTCCAATGTTAGTCCTGACATTGGAGATTCAGCATGTCTTAATATTGCTTGAACTGCGGGATCTAAAACGTTATCTCTATCAACTCGTATAAAAAATAAAATATCACCTTCATATTTTTTAGCACCAATATTTGCAATAGCGCTTCCTGGTCCCCCTTGAAGATACAAAGAATTCATATCTATTTCTTGGACTTGATTAATGCTGCAATTTTCTACTAATAAGTAATTACCATTTATCTTGACACTTCTGACTAATAAGCCGGAAGCTATCTCTGATCTAGTAAGGGAACCAGGAAAGGCCATTTATTACCACCTTGAGTTTTCTACTTCAAAGAAACTCTTAAATGCTGTCTGAACTGTTCCTGTTGTTTCCCAGGTGTATTTGTATCTACCAGGGTCATCAGTAAGCCATTCAACAAAGTATTCTGCAGTTGATCCAGAACCTGTTTTTTGAACTGTACCATCAACATTTCCATAAGAATACTGAATAGTTGTAGCCCCAATACCTGGTTGAGTGATAAAGAAATCTACGCCATCAGGATCAATTTGGTTGCCATCTTCGTCCTTAATTTTAGCGTAGATTTTAACAGTAGTATTTGTGTAAATTGGTGATTGCAATTCTTTTATCTCCTAATATTTTTCAATTTTATATCTTGTAACTTTTGGCAGGTTAATATTTTCACTTACAAAATAGCTTTCAATGTGGTGCTTCTGTTTAATATAACTTTCTAAATTATCATTGGTTTGTCTTGCCATCTCAACTTCTTCGATAGTTATGTATGAAGTGACTGAGTGTTTTTTATAATAATCAACTTCAATTTTATTTGCCTTGGTGTACGAATCAATGATATATCTTGATTGAGGTTGAACAACTTTTTGATATTCAATTATTGTATCAACGTCTAGGATGTTTTTTTTTGAGACATTTACTAGCATAGAATTGACTACTGCAATCCATGACTTAATAAACCCTGCTGCTATAATTGATGGCGGAGCTGGAGTTATTGAAAAGCTATTATTGGAGTTGAATGTTTCAGTAGAATTGATGGAATATTGCTGGACAAATCTAATTGTAGGCTGTATTCCATTAATTAAGTGATTGTTTGTAATGAATTCAGAGCTAGTAAGTGAACCAGGATATAGGTTTCTAGCTAAATATATGCTTGGTTGTGAAAATATTTGCCCTATAAAAATATTATTAGGATGAAGTAACATTCCAATAGATTTAAGTAAATTATTGTTTGGTAAAGACTCTGCAGATGATATGCCTGTTCCTATTGAAATGTTTACTAAGAAGTTAACCGTTAGGGTAGGAAAAGATTCAGTTGATCCAATTGCGCTAAGCGATACATCTGTTATTGAAGTTGTAGTAGGAGTGCCAAATACTTCTTCACTTATAATTGAATTGCTAAACTTAAAATATGTGCGAGCATTAAATACATTTAGCTGTAAATCAGTAGGTATGCTTTCTAAAGATTCAATTAAATTAGGATAAAGAAAAACTATATTAGCAATTCTAAAGTTAATTGGAAAAGTTTCTCTTGTGATTATTGCGGTAGGAGAAAGCTTTTTAGAAGCCAATAAAGCCTGACTATTAAATGATTCAGAAGATGGTATAGAAGTTGCGCCAATACTTTGAGGAGTTGATTGCGCTAAGAAATCATTTGCGCTCATAGAAGAAATAATTGGCTAAACTTTGCCAATTTCCTCTTGAGATAAAATACTACCAACTGTCATTGCTGAAGGATTGTAATTTCTTAATAACTCAATTTCTTCTGCAGTCATTGAGTTTAATTTATTAGCAAGCTCCAAACTCACTTGCTTTTCTCTCAAAGCATCTGCAACCTCATCAAGGTCTGCTTTTGCTAATTCTAAAGCAGTTTCTTTCACTAATTTAAGATTAACTAATTCTTCAATAGTATATGATGTGTAATCCATTTCTGCCTCTAGAGTTTAAATATTCTGTTAGTGTCATTTGACCAAGTGATGGAAATATCTCCCCCATTTGGTGTTATAGGTAGGTTTGTTGCAGTGTCAAAATATGCAACTAGTTGAGATGAGGCTTCTACACCAGTATCTCTATAAACTACAAATTGGGTCACTTGGGAGCCGGTGACAGATGTAAATGTTATGTCACTCGCATCTGCTATACCGGCTCCTGGCAATGATGTAGTAAGTGCTATAGAAGTGGCTACCCTTGCTCCACCAGGAAGGCTAGATAAGTATTGATGTGAAGCTAAATTGACAGTATATGAACTAGATAGCAGGACTACCTTGAACGTATGTGAATTCCAACTCAAATCGCCTCTTAAAAAAGCATTTCTTCCAGTGTCGTAAAGTGCGTTAGCCATATTCTTAATTCCTTACAAGTTAATTAATAATTAACTAACTTCGTCTTGAAATTCCTCTTCAATGTCAGCTTTTACAACAACTACTGACTGAACGGAGTCATTATTATCTAAGCTTACAAGAGGAACACCCATGGTTGTTCTTCCCTTAGACTTGATATCAGCTACTCTGTTTCTAATCATCTTGCCCTTGGTTGTAAGCACAAGATAATCATCTTCATCAGTCACCGCTAAGCCTGAAACAATCAAGCCATTACGTGTTTTCTTGACATTATCAATGGTCCTCAAACCCTTAACATATCTTCCACCAGCAGAGCGGTACATAGAAGCATCTGTTTTCTTTCCATAACCTTGCTCTGTAATTACAAGGATAGATGGATTGTCTTCAGGGTTGAGCACTAATGTTGAAGCGATATAGTCTCCACGCTCAAGAATCATCGATCTGCAACCCTTTGAATTTTTGCCAGTTTCTCTTACAATTTGTTCAGAGTAACGTGCAGCCATACCCTCAGCGGTAATGAACATGAGTTCTTGATTGCCAGTTGTAGACATTACAAAGGCCAACTCATCACCTTCATCCAAAGTAATTGCCTTAAGGCCTCTTTTGCGAAGGGAAGAATTATAATCACGGATTTCGGATCGCTTTATTAATCCATTTTTTGAGACCATAACAAAGAAGCCATCAATGTCAAGTGACTTTACAGTGATAGTCGATGCTACCTTTTCATCTGGATTCAGATTTAGCAAGTTAGCTAAATGCATACCCTTTGATGTTCTGGTTGCAAGAGGAATCTCATGTCCTTTCTTCTTCAACAAATTACCTTGATTTGTAAAGAACAAGAACAAGTCGTGAGTTGAACCTGAAAAGATATCAGAAGCTTCATCTTCTTCACGGCTCTTCACTCCAATAACGCCTTTACCGCCACGATTTTGGGCTTTAAAAGTTGTCAAAGGAACTCTCTTGATATAACCGTCCTTTGTCAAAGACACAATGATTTGCTCTTCAGGAATAAGGTCTTCAATTGACATTGCTCCAACAGATTCAACTATTTCGCAACGTCTGTCATCTCCAACCTTTTCAGCTAATTCAAGTTGCTCTTTGGAAATAAGCTTTAGCATTTTCTTATCTGATGCCAATTGCTCTGTAAGCCAATCGCTTCTTTTATTTAACTTGTCAAACTCATCATTCATTGCACGAGTGTCAAGCTTTGTAAGATTACCTAAAGTAATTTTTAAAACTGCATCTGCTTGCTCAGGTGATACGACAAATCCACCGCTGATTAATCCTTGGAGTGCAATTTCCCTATTGTCAGCTTCACGGATAAGTTTGATAACCGAATCAATTTTAGAGGTAATTCCAATAAGGCCCTCCAGAATATGAGTTCTTCGATTATTTTTAGCAAGTTCTGCATTGAATTTTCTTGTAAGTACTTCTTTTCTATGATTTACAAAAACTTCTACAAGCTTGATCATAGGAACATTTTCAACAACCTTCTTGCCTGCCATCAATACTGTGGAGTTGACAGAAAAGTTTGTTCGAAGTGAAGTGTGCTTGAGAATTAAATTGAGAACTACATTTGTGTTTGCATACTTACCAATCCAAACACGAATGTCCATTCCTCTTTTGTTAGTAAGATTTTTAAGGTTTGTAATGCCTTCAATTTTCTTACTTTCAACAAGTTCTTTAATTTCTCTACAAAAACCTTCGGCACTGCCACCATAAGGAAGAGCAGTAACCTTGATATATTGTTGATTATTCTTGTCTTGCTCAATTGAATAGTATCCTTCAATTTGAACAGTACCTCGTCCAGTTGTAAAGTAATTCTTAACACCTTCAGTGCCCAAAATCTTACATGGTAGAGGAAAGTCTGGTCCTGGAAGAATAGTTAAGACTTCTTCTTCTGTTATATCTGGATTCTTGATATAAGCATCAATAAGATTTGCTACTTCTCGCAAATTATGAGGAGCCATGTTAGTAGCCCATCCAACTGCAATTCCAGAACAACCATTAATAATTAAATTAGGAAGAAGCGAAGGTAATACTGTCGGCTCCATTAACTCATCATTGTAGTTAGAAACATAATCTACTACTTGATCAGATAATTCAGAAACCATTTGATCACCGAATGAAGAAAACTTAGCTTCTGTGTAGCGCATAGCAGCAGGCTTATCTTCAGGTGCGGGTGATCCAAAGTTACCTTGAGGTGTAATCAAAGGATATCGTAATGACCAATCTTGAGCCATACGGACAAGAGTTGGATATACCACTGCTTCTCCGTGAGGATGATAATTACCTGAAACGTCACCACAAATCTTTGCACACTTCTTAGTCTTGCCTGTAGAACGAAGGCTAAGATCGTTCATTGCAACTAAAGTCCTACGTTGGGATGGCTTTAGGCCATCCCTTGCATCTGGAAGTGCACGGTCTTCCATAACTGCAAATGCATAATTTGTAAACCGCTCATCGATAAGTTCGATAAATTCTTTTTGGATTACATAGTCATCAGCAATTACTAATGCTTCTGTTTCCATATTCTTTTGTTTTCTAGCCATTGTTTAACTCCAATACACGTTGCGCAGACTTGTTAATAATATGCTCTTTTCTAGGAGCAACATTACTTCCCATTAAAACTGATAAGATTCTTGACGCTTCATCCAAATCTTCAATATTTACTTTAATGATTTGACGTTTGCCAATTTCCATGGTTGTGGTGCCTAATTCATCAGCATCCATTTCGCCAAGACCTTTAAATCTTGTCACTTCAATTTTATCACCATACTTCTTTCGATACCCCTCAAGTTCAGCATCTGTGTGAATATAAAACTTCTGGTTCTTCACACTTACTCTGTAAAGTGGTGGTTTAGCAATATACAAGTGCCCTTCTGTAATTAAAGGACGCATAAAACGATAGAAGAAAGTCATCAAAAGTGCAGCAATATGTGCTCCATCGTCATCTGCGTCAGTCATGATGATAATCTTTCCATATCTTAGATCTTCGATATTGAAATCATCACGAATACCAGTGCCAAGAGCAGAAATAATTGCAGCTACTTCTTCGTTTTGCATTAACTTTGCATAATCATTTTTCTCTGGGTTAATGATCTTTCCACGAATAGGCATAACTGCTTGATATTCTGGTTCTCGACCACCTTTACATGATCCAGCAGCAGAGTCGCCTTCAACAATATAAAGCTCAGTAGTGGTTGCATCTTCTGAATTACAATCAGCCAGCTTTCCTGGTAGAGATCCAGATCGCCCAAGAAAGCCTTGTCTCTTAATAGATTCAGATGCTTTCTTTGCTGCTGCTCTTGCTTTTGCAGCCCTTAAAGCTCTTTCTGCAATTGACTTAACAATTGTTGGATTCTTCTCAAAATATTCAGTAATAGCTTCTGAAAATAATTTGTTTACTACACCTTCAACTTCTTGAGAGCCAAGCTTTCCTTTAGTTTGTCCTTCAAACTGTGGTTGTGGAAGCCTTACCGAAATAATTGCAACAATGCCTTCTCGGATGTCTTCTCCGGAAAGGTTTGGCTCTTTTTCTTTTAAAACACCAGATGAACGAGCAAATTGATTTACAACTCTGGTAATTGAAGTCTTGAATCCACTTAGGTGAGTTCCACCATCTGCAGTATTAATATTATTTGCATATGTATAGATTGATTCATCATCGTCTTCGGCATACTGAAAGGCTACTTGGACATTAACCTTTCCACTTTTATTGTCAAAGAAAAATGGTTTGCTTGGAAAAATGCCTGTTTTGTTTGATGCTAAATAACTGACATAATCAGCAATTCCGCCTTCAAAGTAAAACTCTTCTTTATTGCCAGTATATTTGTTATCATAGACAATCTTTAAACCACCATTTAGATAAGCAGTTTCACGTAGACGGCGTAATAATACCGCTTCATCAAAGTGAATATTGTCATTGCTGCGCTTGTACCAAATCTTATAAATGATATCTAAGGATTCTTCACTTACCTTTGTTGACTTGAAAATATCAAAAAATACAGATCCATTTACTTCTCCGTTAATTAAAGCCTTGCGCCACTTACCGGAACACTCAGCAAAGACTTCATCAACTTCAAAATCATCAGCTAAATGCTCACGAAAAGCATCTTCTACTGCAAACTGACCAAAGATATTAAAGTCAGGAGTAAATATTATTTTAGTTCCAGTACTCGTAGAAGTCCCAATTTCCTTAATAGGCTCAACTGGGATACCTCTTTGAAAATTTAATTGATATAGCTTTTTATCTCTGCTAACTTCTGCAGTAAGGTTTAAAGAAAGAAAGTTTACACAGGAAGCACCAACACCGTGTAACCCACCTGCAGCTTCATAACCAGATCCATCATCTCCAAACTTACCACCAGCGTGAAGTTCGGTAAGAACAATTTCAAGAGTGCTTCTTTTCTTAGGGTCTTCTTGTTTTACTGCTGTTGGAATCCCACGACCATTATCAATTATTGTTAATGTTTTATTGTCTGAGGATACAATAACATTTATTTTTGAACAATGACCAGCCATGTTTTCATCAACAGAATTGTCTAAGATTTCCCAAACAAGGTGATGAAGACCCCTTTTACCAGTATCTCCAATATACATAGCAGGACGAGTACGCACTGCTTCTTGACTTTCCAGAATCTGGATTGAGTCTTCGTTGTATTGATTTGCCATTTTAACTTCCTAATCAGGCATTAAAAAATGCTGTGATAATTTATCTTACCACAGCATTATACCGATTTTGGCTTAAAAAAACAAAGATTTTAGATTTTAGTTAGCTTTGAGGATATTGTGTCTGCCAAGCGATAAAATCCAATTAAATCGAGTTTTCTGGCAATTTTTACAATATCTCTATTTCTGTGAGCCATTGGCATTCCGCCTCCAGCTGCAGCACCTTGAGCTTTAAGTTCGTTCTTAACTGCGCTTGATGCAATTCCTCTAATTTGATTTACCATTTTGTCTAAAGAAGTTATATCAGCAATTGACATTCCAGCTGGTAATCTTTCCCATCTTTTTTCTTCTGTTCTTTCTTGTTCAGCTTCTTCTTCTTCTTTAGAGACATCTTTTCTCTTAATTCTTTTGCCTGTACGACCTACCACAACATCAACACCTTGTTCATCCCCGCCATAAAGCGACCATACTGAAAGTGCAGTGTCTTCAACATCGTCTCCTAGTTGAGTTAACAAAAGAGAATTGATATCAACGTCATATAGGATTTTTCCAAGTCTGTCTAATGGTGAACCAATTTCTTCACGAGTGACACCAGTTGCACCAGGCATGGCAGTTGGTAGTGTTGGAGGTCCACCCATTCCGCCCATCATAGGATTCATGCCACCCATCATTCCACCGCCCATACCACCCATAGGGTCCATTGGAGGTGCAGCACCCATTGCTCCTGCAGCAGGATCAGTTGGTGGCATTTGAGCAATCTTTAATCTTTTCATTATCTAGTATTGTTTGATTGAAAATCTGTTCTATGTTTTGGTTCTTCAGTAAATGCATCTGGTTCTTGATTGTCGCCATTCTTGAAATCAAACAAATCTTCATCTTGATCATCTTCTTTTAATAAGTCTGGATTAAGAACTTTGTTTGTACCCCAATTAGTAATTGAGGTTTTGCTTGCTTGTCTTAGAATCTGGTTGGTAGACAACCCATGAGCATCTACAAATGGAAGATCATAATTTTCATCCCATTTAGAAACAGATCCCATAGCTTGTAAAATAGCTTCAGTCATTTGAGCTTCAACCAATCTTGGATTATTTCTTTTCGCAATTCTTCTAGAAGAGATTTTACTATATATTGCTGAAGCTTCAGCAATGATTCTAGCTTGTTCGTCTGTTGAATGAGCGTTCGGAGTAATTTCCTCTAAGAGTGAATGAAATTCTGATTCGATATTATGCATTTTAAGTTCTCACATGATAATCAAGATATAATTTTAATTACAGTGTATTTATGTTATAACCTTCTATTAATCTTTTGCTATATCATATTCTACATTTATTTTTTGATTTCTTACTTTTCCATTGCTAAAAGCTAGCATGGTTCCGGTAATATCTGGTATGTATACTGCAATTGCAAAATCACTGCTTTGTGAATAACCATAAGCATTTATTTTAGCACTTTGCATATCAACGGCATTGTTTCTGGAGTCAGGTAAATCTGTCCACAAATCTGGATTTGAAGTAATTGCAGATGTGATAGAATATTCAGTCCAAGAAATATTACTTGTCCCAATTGTGTATGGATATGTAGTTGAAGTACTAGGAATATCTGACAGACCAATTACAAATACTTTATCACCATTTGCAGTACCATTTTCTACGTAAGCACTTATTTGAGGGACAAGCTGATAATCCGAAGATAAGTCAGAAGATCTCAGCCAAGTATTTGTTTGCTTATTAAAAAGATAATATATTCCATTTAGCGAATTTGTAGATTGATTTTTTACTAATATTCTGTCATTCTCTTGCAATACATACCCGTCAATTGTAGTTGGAGGACTATTTAAATCTGCAATATTAGTTGTTGTTGCACATTTACAATTTGCTTTTTTCAAAGTTTCATATTGTCTTAAGAAATATAAATTAGATGAACCTAATGTGGCAGGTGAATTGAACCATATTCCATACTTTGCAGATTGGGATACTCCGCTGTCATAAGTTGAAACATTTACATTCAACGTATCAACAATTTGGCTGGTTGTGCTTAAAGATGGATGTCTTTCCAAAAGCATGATTTTTGAAGCTTCTGTTATATACAAACCGTTTTCTTTAGGATCTGTTTGATCTTTCAAGATTAATTTTAAACCAGAGGTAATTGTAGAAATTGTTGAATCAAAGTAGCCTGGATTATCATTTAAATCAGAAAGCAAATCTATGTCATTATTGGAAAGATAATTTGATTGTGCTAAGTTTGTGATTGAAGATACGGTCATAAAATTGACTGTACCAACACCAACTGTTGTAACACTAGGATCAAAATATGTTTCGTATTGAGTACTGGAGCCTGTTCCTGTATTTTGGAATATTCTAAATGATCTAATGGAAAACTCTGTAGATCCGGTGCCTGTAACAACTCTTTCTAAAGATGCTGAGAATTGTTTAGAAAATCTAGATAAATATCTTAAAGTATTACCCACACCAGCTTGATAATCATTTTGACTCAACATCAAAACTCTATCTTGGTCTGCTACTGTATAGCCATCAATAACATCAGGGATAGATGTTGATGTAGTAACACTGGCATAACTTGTTGTACTGGCTGCTGCAGCGTTGTATCTATTTACTGTTTGAACTGCATTGTATATTAAGTTAGTACCGCCTGCTCCACCAAATGTCCAAATTGTGTAATTTTTAGTTTGTGGTAAAATCAGTTCGTATAATTTGTCAACTGAAACTGCACCTTTGGTATACTTTACATTTACAGTGCTAAAAGGAATTAATTCTCCAGCACTGTCCATATCAGAAGCTCTAGTCATTTCCCAATAGTTGACATTATTAACTTTATATATTCCGTTTTGATTTTTGTCAGTTTGGTCTTTAAGTAAAACAGTTGAATTATTGTCTAATGTTACTCCATTAAATGAAGTTGAAATTGTTCCACTTAAGTTTGAATTATTTGTTGAAGCCACTCCAGCTTCACTATACTTAGTTAGGTTTGATTGTAAAATAAATCTTCTTGTATCTGCTGTTCTATCTGTTGCTTCAGGGTCATAATATAAAACATAAGTAGTTGCAGTACCAACAGTAACTCTCTTAGGAACTATTGGATCAGGGAAACTTGAGTGATATGCTAATGATACTTTACTGCTAAATGTTGATTTAAACTTCAGAACGTATTGATCTCTTTTTCCAAATGTATCTCTTACAGTTGTTGAATTACCTGCAGTGCTGTAACTTGATTGATTGGTTGTTGGTAAAGAACCAGAGATATTATTAAGCACTAAAATGACATCTTCTTGTGCACTTCCATAATCAGATGCAAGTGTATCAATGAATGCTGTGCCTAAAGATGATGTTTGGTAGTACCACTGGGTAGAACCATTGCCTGTTTCTAAAGACCAAGGTCCAACATAAAAATCATTTTGGCTTGTGAATGGATCGTTTGGGTAGAATTCACCAATTCCATCTGGGCTATATCCAATTAAAGCAGAACTGTCTTGACTTAATCTTCTATTAAATAAATAAGTTGTTCCAATTCCATAAAGGTTACTTTTGTTAATAATAAATGTTGCAGTTGAATTACCTGTTACAGAAGTTCCAGCAGTGAATTCATAAAAATATGTTAAGTTTTTTGAGTTGGCTTGATCAAAATATTTTTGTTGCCAATAAGTTTCTTCAACTTCATAACTGCCTAAGTTATTGTTACTTCTTCCAATTGATGATGTAAGATTTGCTTTATCAATGGTAATTTTTTCAACTATAAAATTATTATTGTTAAGTTGTTTTGTAAAGGTTTGCGATTGTTTTAATCTTACTTTTATTGTGTCTGAAATTGAAAGCGTGTCATTGGCAGCTAAGGTTACAAATAACTTCCCAGAAGTAGCTCCGATAGCTGTTGTCCCTGAAGTATAAGGCACAAAAGCATTATCAGTGGTCCGTTTGTAGAACACTTCATAGAAAGAATAAGTACTAGGATGCCACGTAAAATTAGAGTCTTTATCTGATTTTAAGCTAAACGTAACGACACCTGAAGAGCTAGTCCCTGTTCCATTGTTCAATAAATCTTTAAAGTAATCAATATGTCCATTTTGCTTTGCATAATATACTTTTCTAAATTGATAGTAATTTGTATCAACATTAAAACATTGATAAATACCATTTACTTCAAAAGGGTCATATGAACCTAACATTGTAGAGCCAGAAATATTAGAAAAATTAAATGCTAATCTATCTCCTAATGCAAGCCCAGGCCATACATCACTTTCAAATAAGGCTGTACTTAATGGAATTGTCAAAACTGTTCCAAAAGTAGGGTCGGCATTATTAAAAACAATTGGGCTGACTAATCTTTCACTTATTTTTGCTTCATCAATTATAAATGAAACAGGCGCAACTTTAGCAAATGGATGCATGTTGTTGTAATCGTAGGATAGATTAATATTAGAACCTAAAATAAAGTTTTCTGAACCACCATCTAAAATGTACACTCCGCCTTTAACTTTTAGTGAACCTTGCATATAAACAGTTTTTTTGGTTAAGGATATTGTTCCAGCTACACCGCCAACGTAACCGTCTGTAACTCTGACAATTGATGGTCTCTCATATGGAGTTGCGATTGTTTTTCCGAGACCACTAAACGCAGATGAATAGAAAAAGTCAGGATGTTTTTCAAAATAAACTGTTCCACCAGAACTTACTCTAGCTTTGAAAATACCATTGTTTGGAGAAGCAAATTTTGTAGTTGATCCGAAATCTGCAGAGGTGTTTGTTGGATATAAATCATTGCAAATTACTAATACATTTTCGCCATCAATAAATGTCGAAGCAGCTCCGCCTACATATGCATAAACTCTATATGTTGTTGAACCTGTAGCTACTGTGCTTGGTGGAGTTGCAGTACATGCAAAAGCTGCACGAACATACATCTTTTGATAATCCATCTCATTCCATTCTAAATCATAGTTTTCTAATTGGTAGTCATGGAATGTAGGATTTAATTTCTTTGGTGTATTAACTTGAGGAACATATATATTTCCCCTGGTTGATTCTTCGAAACTATTAACATAATATAAAGAATTATCTTGTCCAAGGAAGAATTTTTCTCTGCCAACAACACTATTCTTTGTTACATTACTCCACCATTGAGAGAAACTTTCATCGAAGTTCCATTTGTATTTGTCTACTTCAGTTACAGTGGCAGAATAGATTCCGTTCTTAGTACTATTTGTGCTGTTGATATTTACAACTACTCTATTTCCTGTAGATATTGATGTTCCAAAGTCTGTAGGTGAAACGTAGTATGTTAAAAGTTTATCTGTAGTAACAATAGCAGTAGCAGTGGTAAATCCAGTTGAGCCATACGTTGTACTATAATCAACAAACTTAACTTGATTTGATCCAGGGAAAGTTCCGTCTGAAGCAGTGGTATAGAGAAGGTAGGTTTTACCAGATCCAACAGTACCACCAGACACGTAAATTAAACCAGCATTTTGGATTCTATAGTTGTCTGTGAATGCTAAACCACTAAATGCATCTGCGGTTGAAGATGACACAGTCCAGATGCCATTTTTATAGGCATCTGATTGGTTAGTGATTAATACTCTTTCTCCATTAGAAAGAGCTCCTCTATCTGTAATTGCCTCATTTAAATAAGTAACTCCATAGCCACCACTAATTTGAGCAAGAATTGAATTACCTACATTTGTATATTTATGAGGAATTACACGATCAGATATAGCAATACCGGAACTGTTTAATACAAAAGATGAAGCTAATTGATCTTCTTTATTAAGAAAGAAGTGCTGCCCACCATATGAATTGGTAGAAAGTACAGTTTTAATCGATAAGGCTGAAATACCAGTTCCAACATCATGAGGGGAAAGTCTGGTAATAGTTACTGCAGTTCCAACATCAGCTACATAGTAAATGCCACTTTGATTTGAATTACCAGCTCTTAAATCCTTGACTAATAATTCATCATTTAAATTAAGAATATAACTTGTTCCGCCAATTGCAGAAAGTGTAGTTCCTATACCGCTGAAAGTACCAATACCAGCTCCATCAAAAGTTATATTGGTTGTATTGGAAGCAGTAAGTTCTAAATATGCATCAACAGTTATATTTGTATTATGGTATGTTGTTTCAGACCAATTTAAATCTTTGTAATTATTTGTTGTGGCATTATCTGGGTAATATCTATAAACCTTACCCCCTTGATTAGTGCCATTTAAAACTGTAATTTCAATTGGACGACCTTGGGAAATAAGTTGAGTGATACCAATCGAAGCGCTTGCCCAATATCTGTCTAATATATTTGTACTTGTTCTAGGGTCTAATAAAGAGTTTTGATTTGTAGCATATTTTGAAGCAACTTTATATAAGCCATTTTCTCTTCTATCTGTTTGACTTCTTACAACAATTCTGTCGTTTACATTAAGATTAGTAGATGCAGTAGATCCTAAAAATTGAGTTGAAGTGACCGTAAGTGTTTTAGCTGCTCCTGCTCCTGTTGATGTGTGATTTACAGATGTTGCATATTTGGCATCGCTTGCAATATCAGTAATATTTCTTTCGATCCATTTAACAGTGTCGGATCCAGGAGAGACTATACTTAATGGATCTTTTTGGGTGTAGGATAAATAATAAGTAGTTCCAAATCCAGCATCTACACTTATGCCCAAACCAGATCTAAAAGTTACACTAGAGTCTCTGTGTGCTGCTAAATATGATGTAGCTTGTTCTGAAGAAATTACATAAATACCATTCTGAGTTTTACCAGTGCCCTCTTGATTTTTTACCAAAACAACATCGTTAGGTAGAGGGTCGTAAACTCCTATCTTTCCAATAATTCTAAGTTTCCCAGAGCCGTTAAGAGAAAGAGGTCCGTTTGTTGATGCTTTTGCTTCTGGTAATGTTGAAAGATTTAACTGATCTAAAAGAAGATATTTGTATTTAAAACCATAATCTCTAACTAAATCTAAACCTTCATGCTTCTTTACAGTGTTATATACATCAGCAGCATAAGTGTCAAGCCAGAGTTTAACATTTTCTACACTAGTGTTTAACCATTTTAAACGATAATATTTAACACCCCATCTACCTTGCCTAATTGTAGAGCCAGCTCCAGCCCCACCTAAGTTAACTACAGGTAACTGAGGTGTGAATTCATTTATTGATCCACTATTGTAATCTAATTCGTGCCAAACTAAAGCATGAGACATTTTTTATTTTTATCCGAATAATTAGTTTTTATACATTCAGCTTTTTTATTTTTTGCGCTGAATTGTATTATCTTCTCTGAGCCTCTGGTCTGTTGAAGATTTGACTTGCAATAGCAGCCAATTCTGATCTTTCAACCTTGCTCAATGTGACTGCTGAAACTAGATTACTTCCCTTACCGCCTTGAATTGCATGTGAAAGCCCATTAGACTTTGCATCAAGATAGGAATTCTCTACCTGTGAAAGATCTCCAAGTAAAACAATTTTAGAGTTCTTACCACAGCGTTCAACAACCATTCTTGCTTCTCTTGGTGTGATGTTTTGGCATTCATCCATAATTACAATGGATTTAGGAATTGATCTACCTTGAATAAAAGCCATAGCTTCAACTTCAATAATTCCATCACGAACCATTTCTTCAAACATACTGTTTCCAGAAAGAGTTCTTGATCCACATAATTGTTCAATATTATCTCTCATAGGGCCAAGCCAAGCAGAGATTTTTTCGAACTTATCACCAGGTAGCGCACCAATATCTTTACCACCCACAGGAATGAGAGGTTTCATGACTATAATTTTGTCAAAGATTCCTTGATTTACCTGTTCTAAAGCTACTGCGAGTGTTAAAAGTGTCTTTCCAGTACCAGCTGGTCCACATAAAGTTACCAATTGTGATTCTGGATCTGACAATGCAGTTAAAGCACACTTTTGCTCTAAGTTTTTAGAAGTAATACCCATAAAGGTAGGCTTGACATCATTTTTACCATTTGACTTATCCTTTAAAACATGTAAAACGCCTCTTTTGTGATAAGTTGGACATTTATTATCGCCATATTCAAAAATAATAAATTCATTTGGAAAAGCATCTTTTAATTTGCTTGAAATATCAGTTGACAAAGAAGAAATTTCAACTTCAAAATCTGCCCACAATTTTGTCCAATCTTCAGGGTTTACTACAGGTACATATCTTAGACCAGTAAAACCATCTGTTTGAATCAAATCAGAACGATAGTTTTCTGCTTCGCAACCCCATGTAATTGCTCTAATTCTAAGTCCAGTGTCTTTTGTTACAATAGATACTTTTTTTCTTGGATTTGAAGCTTTTAATGCTAAGCAGCATTCAATTATTGCATTGTCACTGTGGACTTTAACAATATTTGGTCTTTCATTTTTAAGTAAAGGTGACTCTGTGTTATAAACAAACAATCTCCCGTTGTTTTCATTAATCTTGACACCCTTCAATAAATCTTGAAGAGTAAAATTTTCTAATTGTCTAAAGACTTCTCTCGCACTCCACGCTACATTGTCTTTTCTGGTTTTGATGTCATCAAGATCATCAATCACAGCAAGGGGAATGTAGATGTCATTCTCAGCGAATTTGTAGATTGCAAAAGGATCGTGCAAAAGGACACATGTGTCAATAATGTAAAGATGTTTTGCCAAGGTAGATCCTCCATTTTTTTGATGAATGCTAAATTGCATCCGCTTTATTTTTCTCTTAATAGCTTGATAGAACCTGTTAAACTGGCAACTCTGGTTTGTCATTTTCCTTAGAATTATTTGACTTTTCACCCAACTTTTCTAGGAAGTCAGCAGCTGATTCATCTGCTTCAGTAACAAATGTTTTCATTCCTAAAATAAATTTCAATTGTTCATCATCGAACTTTTTCATTTGATCTTTATCCATCCAAGTGTTTTCAGTTTTAGATGTATGAGTTTGATTAGAGCCATTGAGCCTAAAATCATCTAAATCTATTTTAAATTGTTCAGATTTTAAATATTCTTTAGCTTCATCCAAAGATGTTGTTTCAAGAAAATGGTGGTCATTATACTCAACACTTTTAATAATCCCATTTTTAAGAATGTTTCCAAAAGGACTTACTATTTTGGAATTGTCTCTAATATATCTGACTCCAACTTTAGGAATACAAACATATATTTTAAATGGTAATGCTTCTATAACATCATTTCCAGATGTAAGTCTAAGTACTTCCGTCTCATCATTAACAATAGATATAACAACTTTGATAATTTTTTGATTTTGTTTATGATTATTAAGAACAAAATCCCATTCATAATTATGTTCGTTGCTGTCAGGGATAAATGCTGGAATTAAATCAATTTCAGCTTTTCTTTCACATAAACTTAAGAATAGTGAATATCCAACTGTATCTTCAGTAGTGCCTTTTCTATATGTTCCAATTTTAGTCCAGTCAACTTCAAAACCTGAATTGCTTTCAGTGTTTTGAATAACTTGTGTAAACTCACCTTGATCATAAATATTTCTTAAAATAGGATCTTCTATGATTCTTCTGGCACGAACAATATCTAGAAAAGCTTCTTTTGACCCTCCAAAATCAGGATGACAAACTCTAGCCATTTTTCTAAAAGATTGATCTAGTTTATTTGTCAATTCAATTTTACTTTTACGATCACTACCAAAAGGTAAATCATTTTTGTTTAGATTTAAAATTGCATAATAATCTTTAGAAAAATCAATTATTTTCTTGGGATCAAAAACATCACTCATATGTATATTATAAAGGTAAACAAAAGAAGATTTTTCAATAAAATAACCATGTGGTACAAAACAGCATTACAATATAATTTATTTGGCACTCTCAACAAGGGCAATAAAAAATCTAGAACAAGATTTTTTGCTGATGATGAGGATGAAAATGCTGAAGTAAATCAACAACCTAATTTAGACGAACCTATTTTGGAAGAGCCCGAAAATCAGGAGCCAGTTCTTACTCCTGTTCCAGTTCAAATTGATCCGGTTGTCAATACACCCGTTGGAGTTGAAAACAAGACACCATTACCAATCAGCTTGCCCTCAGGATTTATTGCTCCTCCAGTACATGAGTTTTGTCACTGTGAAATAATTACATTGCCTGGTGGAAGACAAGTTTGGAGATTAGGCAATGGTGAAAATCATTGCGAGCAGTGCAGGGCAAATATGCAAATATTCAACCAGGCTAATCAACAGGCATACGGAACTTAGGTAATAATTTTTATTTCATAACCATCTAAATCTATATCAATTTTTTTATTTAGATAGTTTTTATTTAATTGCATAAGCTTGTTAAAAGAAGATAATATTCTTGATTTTAGATGGATGTTTAAATCTGATCTTCTAACTTCTTTTGATAAGTTTCTCTTTATTGTGTGCCAGTTTACTTCTGAAGAAATTAAATTAGAAATACATTTATCTTCTAATATTAATAATTTTTTGTAATTTTCTATAATTTCATCAGGACTCATACATTTAAATCCATATATCATAAAATGTTTGATAGCATTATAATTCTTTACATATTTAGATGATAAATCTTTAATTGATTCTATATCCATTAAGTGATCAGTTATTCCAAATATTTGATTAATTTCACCTGATGAACTTACTTTATATAAACTAATAATTTTTTTATTTGAGATGCAGCATACAATTGGTTGCCCTGAAGTTAAATTAAAGTCACAAAGTACGCTAAGGTTTTCAATTTCATTTAAACCCAAAAGATTATATTCAGATTTTTCAGACAAAGTTTTCCTAATAAATGTTAAGTAGGATTGGATCATGTTAATTCTTTTTTAATTATCAGAGAGTGAATTAGCTTTTCATCTTCAGAAAACAACTTATAAACTTCACTTGTTCCCCAGAAGCCTTGCCACAAATGATTTAATTTTTCAAGTAATGCTAATTCAGTAATACTCTGCCACGAAAAGTTTTTAGAGCTTTTTTCGTATTTAGAATATTTATCAACAAATATTTTCTTTTTTGATTCTCTTTCGAATAATACTTTTTGTAAATTGATTTCTATAACAATATTATTCTTTGACATAAAATTAATAATATTGTCATTTTTAAATGCTGTAACTCTTGTCAAGTCATAGTAAACAACTCCTTCACCGTAACTGAAGCTAATAGTGTCTTCAATTAAGTTTAGGAGTTGTTTTCTTTTATTTATAGGAATGATTTTTAAATCGAAAGGATTAATGTTTAATTTCTTTATATTTAATTTATTTTTCAAAATTAAATCATTTTCTGAAACAAAAAATAATTTATTGACAAAATCTTCTGAGGTAGATTGTCTTGTGAAATATATATTTGGTATATTTTCATAGCCTTTCAAAAATGAATGAAGACTTAAAAGGATTTCTAGATTGAGGAAATTGCTGTTAGAATGATTATTTAGTTTTTGTTGTAATAAAAGCTCAATTTTTTCTAGCATTCTTTTTGCTAAATAAATCATGAACCATTTTTTTAATAAACGGTCCAAGATGTTCCCCTTTTGTTTGAAGTCTTACGTTGGCAATATTTCCATACTTTTCTTCGAGTTCTTTAAAAAGTCTCCTCACCTTACTTTCTAATTCTCTTGCTGAAGGATTGTAATTAAGTTGTTTTGCCGATAAGTCTCTTAATTCTTCTGTGGCAAGGTAAGCAATCATCTTACTTTCATAAGATGGATTTGTTTTATCGTATCCGTTGTTTTTGCTTAACCTATACCACATAATTATATACCGATTACGTCAATTGATACAAACTTTTGATTCAATGCAAACGCTACATTTTGAGATGGAACATTGAATAGACAGATTGTGTTTCTTTCATCCTTATAAATGATATGAAAGTCCTTACCCACAGTTAAATATCCTTCAATAGGTCCAATACACTTACCCGGATTATAGGTGGTAATTACCCATTGCCCGAGCCCCCTGTTTAGAGTGTTATCTTGTAGTGCCATATTTTACCTCACAACTAAAACTACATATTATTTACTTTGATCCACATGCTTAATCCTCCTATAAAGGACCAATTCTTACCTATAATAAATATTAAGTATAATGGAGAATATTATGGGTAAAAGTTTTAATTTAAATAGTTTCAGATTTGCGCAAATGAAAATTGACGAAGAAACTGGTGAAATCTTAGAAGAAGAGGTACCAAAAGATTTTCAGCAATCATTTGCTCATGATAAATATTTAATTGATTTAGGCAATCCAGAAGATATTGCTTATTTAAGATCAATTGGATCTCCCTTACCTGACATGATTGAAGGTTATATGTCAAGACCAGATACTGATAAAAAACCTTTCGAAATGAAGTTTGGTATGAAAACTTTAATTATTCCTAACAAACTAGGATTATATTATTTTATTTCTAGTAATAAATTAGCTAAGTTTGCATTTTTAACTCCAGAGCAAGTACAAGCAAATGAAGCAAGAGCAAGGCAATTCTTCCAAAAAGCAACATTGTCACACACTCCTAGACCAAGATCTGCCACTGTCGAATTAACTTATTCATCAGAGTCAGGTTCTGGTAAAGGCGCTAATCAAGTTAGAAGAGTTGCCATCATTCCTAAACTTGAACAATTACTTAAAGATCCTAAAATGATCGATTATGATCCATTATTAACAACAAAAGAATCACATCAAATTGGATTTAATATTGATATATTAAGAGCAATATTTGACGAAAGTTTTTTTAAACAAGCTTTGGCTGATGAAATTATTAGTAAAAAAGATATTCCAATGGTTAAGGGTAAGCAGAAATTACTCAGAGATTTTAGGACTGCAAATAAAACAAGACCTGAAACCCTACCCTCTATGCAACAAATGATAGCTATGATTATAAAAGGCACTGAAAGAAAGTTTGAATTCGACAAAATTCACACTATTTCAATGGACAAAAAAGGTGGCAATTGGTATCCAGGAGACATTGCTTCTTTGATTAAAAAAGCCATAAGTTAGGTGTATAATCCTCTTAAGGACAACCTATTTTATGATTAAGAATGGTGTATTAATTCAGCAGGACAATAAATGTTTTCTGTGTGGCAAGAAGGGTTTTAAAGAAATCAAAGATGATGTTAATATTCTTGATTTGCCACTCAAAAAAATAGTCTTGTGCGACGAACATTATAGAATATTTCATGTTGGTAATATTCTAGGTCAATTTCAGCTAAGTAATATCCTGCTCTCGTTCATTCTCAATTTGGATGATGATGTTACTGGAGAAGAACTTAGAGAAAAACTCTTTGAAATGGTTCCTGGAGCTAAACTTCAATTTCAAAGAGTTTCCCCAGCAGAAAGCGCTCAAAGTAAAAGGCTAACACCAAGAGATTTTTTTAATAATCTTTCTAAAACTGTTGTAGGCCAAGAGGAAGCTAAAAGACGTATTTCAATTACCGTTTTTGAGCACCTTAGGAATATTAAATTAGACAAGTCAACAGAAAAATATAATATTCTTCTTTTGGGACCTTCTGGAAGTGGCAAAACCTTAATCATTAATTCCGTTGCAAAACAATTAAATGTTCCTTTTGCTGCCGGTGATGCTACTGGCTATTCACCTACTGGATTCCAAGGCGCTGATGTTGATGCAGTCATTCATGATCTATTTACCAAGTCTGGTGGTGATATTGATTTGATTGAGCAAGGTGTAGTTTTTATAGATGAAATTGATAAGCTCGCATCATATCATTCACAAGGAACTAGAACTGAAGCTTTACACACAGCTACTCAAAGTTCAATGCTTAAGCTGATTGAAGGCAAATCAGTAAAGCTTCCTCAATCTTTGACAGGCAGAGAAGGACCGCCATACACCGTTGACACAAACAAAATTCTATTTTGTTTTGGCGGTGCTTTTAATGGATTGCATGAAATTGTTGGTAAAAAATTAGGCTACAAAGGCCCAAAGGTCTCTCTAAAGAAAGATGATGGAGAGGTTTTTGAAGAACAAATTAAATCTTTTGAAATATATCAACAAGCTTCCCATGAAATAATGGTTGAATCTTTAATCGAATATGGATTGAGCACAGAATTGGTAGGAAGAATTCAAACTATCGTTGCTTTGTCTCCATTAAAGTACGAAGAATTAAAAACTTGTTTATTAGATTTGCAAAGCTCACCAATTCTCAACCAAGCTTTACTTTTTGCTGAATCAGGTTATGAAATAATTTTTACTAATGAGTTTGTGGATGACACAATCAAAAGAGTTATGAAGATGGGTACTGGAACAAGAGCTTTAGGTTCTATGGTAAAAAAAGCAGTATCTCAAGCAGCATTTGACTTATTAGGTAATTTCAATGAGTCTGATGATAAAGTAATTATTGATTCTTGTTGTCTAGATTCTCCGTCAAAATATTTGCTTGATAAAGGAACTTGTAGTTCAGATTTGTAAAATTACACTAGTTACAAATCTGGAGAGAGAATTGAATAACAAGCATTTAAAATCAGTTATTGACACTGCTATAGCTTTTGATGATGAAGAAGTTATTGAACATTTAGCCCAAAGCAATCTTTTTAAAACTGCAGGCATTTTGGATACTCTACGCTCAATGGGTAGAGGCTTGCAGTTACAAACAAGAGGAATGGCAAATGAAAGTCAATTTTCTAGTAAATCTGATTTAACTAGTTATTTATCAACATCTCTCGGTACAAGAGATGCCACAGAATCTGCCATGATATTAAAATGGTGGGTTGATTCTCTTAAGTCAATATCTGGAAATGCGCAAGTTGATTTGCAGCCATTTAGAGATCCTACCGATATTACGAGAGGTACTCAAAATCTATCAATTACGTTCCCAAATTATGCAAGACAAGATGAAATAGAGGATCTCTTTAATAACCTGTCTGATGATGATGTGAAGAAAAAATATCCATTTATGGGTCAAATTGCTAATCTTCAAGCAATAATTGCTTCGTCAATGGCTTCTGGTAATTATCAAGGTAATAAAAATTCTCCTGGCACATTTAATTTTGTTGAGAGAACTCCTAATGGACGTCTTTTACTTTTTCCATCATCAGGTATAGGTCCTGCTACAGGTATTGCACTACCAAATACTTTTGTAAAAATAAGTGGTGAAAATAGTCTAATTTTAGAAATTGGTAATCTTTTATCTCAAAATGCACTCTCACCAAAAGAATCTGAAGATGTTCATGTAAAAATATTTTCTAATTTAGAAGCTTCCATGACCGATAAAGCAATGACTTCAATGCTCAGAAAAAATGCTATTGGTGGAACACAAAAAGCTGCATTAGATACAAACTGGAAAGTAATTGTTCAGATGCCAAAAACAATTGAAGAAAGAATGAGAGTTCCACCACAAAACCCTATGGAATATAAACAAAAGCTTCAATTGAAAGATTATGGTAGACAGTTATCTAAAATATTAAACACAAGAATAAACTTTGTTGATGAAAATGGATTACAGAGAGAAGAATTTCTTTTTAATTTACCAACATTAAAAAATATTTACGATGACCCAGATATACAATTACAAGTTAAACCGCTTTTATTTCGAGTGGGAGCATTGATGAACTTAATTCAACCAGAATTAGATAAAGATACAGATTTGTACAGAAAGTATTTGACTAAACTATTACCAAAGCCAAATCTAAATAAAGAAGTAAATACATTATATTAGGGTGAAAAAATGAGCAAGTTTATAAAAGTTTCCCAAAACAACCAACAATCAACAAATTTGATTGCTGCTATCACCAAAAACACTCCAAACTTTACTATCGAAGATGTTACTGCAGAACTTTACAGAATATCAAAAAGTAATGTTTCTGATGATGTAAAAAATCAAAATGCTTTAGAGTATTTACAAAAAGTTAATGCTTCATTATCATCATTACAGGGTTTGATGAAAACATCTCCTGAAATATCTGCAGCTTTAGCAAAAAAAGGAGTTAAATTATAATGTCAATGTACAAAATTACAAGGTTGACTTCTGAAAAAGAAAACCAAAGATTGTCTCAGCTTGCACAAAGCCCATTTTCAAAAGGCCCACTATATAATCAACTAGTAAAGCAAAAAAGTGATGATAAAAGTGAAATTGGTGGAGTTAATTCTGCAGCATCATCAGCAAACGAATTAGGTGGATGGTCTGGAGTTGGAATTAAAGGCGGAGATTTTCAAGGTTCTAAAGAAGGTGGAAAACCTTCAGAAATGACAATCAGCCCTGAAATCCTTTTGCAAATACAATCCATGAATATACCAGCTGAAGAAAAAAAGAGATTGCTCAATAAATACATGGAAGGCGAAGCCACTGATTTTGCTGGACAAGTTAGAGATAATGCTTACAATCAATTAATTCCGAATTTACAAATATTACATAGGCAATTTATGACTTCAGCTCCTAATGCTAGAGAAAACTTTATGACAGAGGCTAAGTCCATTTTGTCACAGTTTAAGGGCTCTATGTCTATGTCTGATCTTAATTTTATTAGAACAAATTTACCATATTTTGCACGATTAATCTAAGATTGTATAATTTCATTTAGGTAATACCCTATGAAATTATGCCCATTATATCTAGAAAATAAAAACTGTTTCGTAAAAACCACATCAACTACACATTCGGTCTCTTACTTTACAAAAATCGATTTACCACTTTTGGAAACAAACTGGAATATAGATTGTGAAGGTAATAGAGACCGATGTTCCTTTTTAAGTGCTCCTGAAAAGGTTGAAGTTACACCAGAACCAATTCAAGAAGCAAAACCACAGCCTAAGCAAGAAACTAAAGGAACTAAGATTTCAATACATAAAATTGAAAATCCATATGCTGTAAAGGCAGATGTTTTAATTTTTCCAGCAAACAATGTTCTCCAAATTGATGATGCTAAGTTTCATAGATTGTCAAGAGGAAAAATCCAACAAGAATGTGATGCATATCCTAAACCAATCAAAATGGGACATGTATACATAACTTCTAATGGTGGAGATGAAAGTCAAGTAAAGCCTAAGTCGATTTATCACGCTGTTGTTGCTGGAGAATCAAGACTAGTTAACGAAGAAGATATCAGATCTTCTATGCGAAAATCTTTACATTTAGCAGAATCAAATAATGCTGGAAATGTTGTTATCATTCCATGCGACTGCGGAACTCATGACATTGAAGATACCGCTAGAGTCCAATTATCCTCAATTCTAACTTACTTTAAATCCAAAAAAGATTCTAATATTAGAAATGTATTTATTGTAATGGAGGACGAGGAAAGTTACAAAACCTTTGAGGAATATTACAATAGAATCTTTTAAAGTTCTTTGAGGCTAAAATGGACAATCAAGAGTTTAATAATCCACCTAAGTTATTATTAGCATTAATAGATAGTTTTAATCAACCAATGTGGATAGTTGATAAAATTGGAAATGTGCTAATGAATGCCAAAGCAGAAGAATACAGTAAAAAGGGCTTTGATATTTCTGTTCATTCTGCAGATCTTTCAGTAGGATGCACAAAATTAGTTACACATTTTGGCAAGAACTTTAAACTCAATAAAAGAGATATTAATCATGGAACAAATAGCTGTTTGTGTACATTAGAATCAGCAGAAGATCCAATCCAAAGACTTAAAGATTCATCAAAAAGATTACAAAAAGTTCTTAACGCAATTTAATTAAGGGGCACAAAGCTATGGAAGAAGAGGAGGAGCTTAGTGTCTCTCAATTTAAAGTAATTCAAAAAGCTCAAACAGAAGCTTATTTAGATTTTAACTTTGCATTACAAAACGTTCTCAAAAATCAAGAAGATATTTTAGATACATTAGTAGAGTTAAAAGATTCTTCAAATACTGAGTTTAGAAGTATTGAAAAACATTATTTTGCGCTTGATAAAATGTTTCAAAACTTTCAGTCATTAATGCAGTCAAGACAAGAAGCTTTTGAAAATTCATTAGAAGAATATACTGCTCAAATATCTCACTTTGGCGCAGAACTAGAAAACACTAAAGTTGAATTGACTAGGTTGTTTAAAAAAGATCTCGACGAAATAGAGATGGAAATTAGATCAATGAAAAAACATAATTTCGACATCAAGAATCTTTTAAATAAATCTGCATGGGTTATTGGTGGTATTGGTGCATTTTTAACATTCATGAACTTATTAACAGGTAAGTCTATAAAAGAAATGCTGGGATTGTAATGAATATAATTTGGAATGGAACTGATAAAAAAATAAATCAGCTTCTTGAAATCTATAATAAAGAAACAGGCGAAGAAGTTAAATCTTTTTCCGAAACATCTTACAATTATAAAGTTAACATCGGAAAAGAAATACCGCCAAAAGAAACTAACTTTTGGTATGTCGAAAATACAGTTTCTGGACCAATGGATAAAGTTTTAGATTATTATATAGAAATAAAGAAGAGTAATTATATTTCAAACATCTTAATTAAGGACTTTAGCTATAATTCTGTTAACGGATATATACATTGCTATATAGATGAGTACAATACAGCTACTTACTTAAAAAATGAGCATGAAATCGATGCTTTTATGATTGATAAAATTGTGGACTTTAAAACATATGCCAGTTATTAGCTGTTTGTGTCATGACTGCGGGAAAAGCTTCTTTATGAAAAATGAAGCTTATGCGCCTATGTCTTCTAATTCAATGAGAAGAACTAATCAATTAAAAACATGGCAAGATTGGGTTGTACATACTCAGTCACATTGTGAAGATTGTAGAATTACAGTTCCACCACCCCAATGTGTAGCTGATTATGATAGAAAAACAAAAGTAAATTAAGATGCTAAATTAAGCAGAGCGTCAACAAACTCATTATCAGAATTACCTATTTCGCCTTGTTCACCTAAAACGAAATCATTATTCTTTGCCAATAAAGCTAATATTCCAGCGGTTAGTTCATCTTCTATTTGACTAACATTTTCTGTAAGTTCTGGCATTGATTGTTGTGGAGTTGGCATTGAAGGCATAGATGGATTTGGTTTTTCTGTTTCGTGAATTTCTTCATCATCTTTATCTATCAATAATTGGGTTGGATTTTGTTGAATATCTTTTTCTACTGCATTTGTTAGTTGATCAGATTCTTCAATAAAACCCTCATTTTCTAGGTCTTCAGCAAGTTTAATTAATTTTTCTACTAAAGTCATTTGTCGTCTCCAAAAATATTCCCAAAGATCTTATTTACTTCCGCATCTGTCAATTTACTAGCACTTCTTTCCATGCTCCATCCTGTCTGTCTATCTACACAAGAGGGGCAAACATAGGCTTCTGCAGAAAATAAAGTACGGTGGCTTCTATGCACAGGCAATCCACATACCGAGCACCTTATAGATTTGCCAGGTAAAATTGAACAAACATCTATTGACTTGCCCAAATATTTGCAAGTAACACAGATCTCTTTTTGAGTATTATTATCTTTTCCACCTAAATTGAAAAAGCTCTTTATGCCTGAATGCATTGACAATACGGTTCCTTTATTGTATAGTATACAATTAAAATAATTCTAAAGTTTTCAAGTAAATCCTTGCTTGTTAACCAAAAAGGAGAGAAACTATGATTATGGGATACATTAAAGTAGTTTTGCTTTCTTTGGCAGCTATGTCAAACATATTGCCACATAAAGAAATCAGAATTGCAAAACCAAGTCAAAAATCTTTAACTTTGGAAGTTAAAGTGAATAAAGGAGAACTTGCAAAAAGAAAAAAAATCAAGGGATTCATCAAATTAGTGAATCCTAAATATTCTGATTCTTATATTGCAAAAATTGTTGAAGCAATGTTTATTTATGGAAAGAAATATAAAGTCGATCCATATATAATCGCTTCAACCGCTTATGTAGAAAGTGAGTTTAGTATGAAAAGCAAACCATGTATTGGGATGATGCAAGTACTAAAATCCACTGCTAGATATATTGATCCCAAAAAACAATATAATCCATACACAGTTTATGGGAATATTGCTTTGGGAACAAAAGAATTATCTACGCATTTGCGTCACACTGTCAGAAGAGGTTCAACAATGGACAGAGCCACAGGTTCAAGTAGAAATCTTAGATATATGTGGGGAAAGTACAATGGTGCTGGAACCCAAAGTAGATATTCAAGTAAAGTTTTGAAAGTTCTTCAAACAATTTGCATGAATGATATTAATCATTTAAGAGTTAAACTTAAACATGGGCCAATTTGGTAAAAAAAAGGGGAGAATCGTAAGATTCTCCCCTTTTTTAGTCTTCTAATACTAAGATTAGTTAGGACCCCATCCTCTGTTTCTACCAGATGGATATCCTGATGTAAGACCCATACCAACAATATCGTTGCCTGGGAATCCAACTGTTGTAACTCTGTCAATATCTTCTCTAAGTCTTTTAAGCTCGAAGACGTACTTGTCTGCTCTTGACTTGAGGTTTCTGATTGAAAGATTGTTTGAAGCTGCCATAAATTGGAAGCCATATGTTGTTACAGATCCAAATGAAGTTTGAATTGCATTGATTTCAAACTCAAGAACATTGAGGATTGATCTAAAATCATCAACAAGATCAGTTGCATTTGAGAGGTTAGCAACACCAACATTAGCGTCTGTTGGGTAGTTAGCAGCGCTAAGATAATTAACAACAGTAGGCATTGCTGTCCAAACCATAGCGTCAGAACCAATAGTGATTGGTTCTTCAGTTGATAAATACCACTTAGTAGCATTGTTAACTGTACCAGCTGAAACAGAAACTGATGAGAATCTTAACGCTTCTGCATCAGCATTCATGTCAGTGGTTCTTGTAAGAACCCATTGTACGTTGGTTCCACCAATTGTAGAAAGGCCATAAATACCGTTACTGATACCAGTACCTGGTTGGTTCTTTACTAATACTCTGGTGTTTGCTGCAGTAATATTCACTCCATCAACTACAAGAGTAGCAGCAGATCCAGCTGTAATTGTTCCATTAGCAGCGGAATATGCAGAAGTAGGAAGCGCTGCAGTGGTAGCTGCACCAACTGCGGTTAAGTTTGTTGCTGTTGCAATGCTAGGTGCATTGAAATAGTGAAAGTCTCTGCGGTCAGTGACGTTATTGACTGTTCTTTGCCCTGGAGCACTACCATTATTAAAAGATGATGGATAATTAACGGCCATTTTTAAACTCCTTAATTAAGTTACACATAAGTTTATTTCTTCGAAGAAAACATTTTTCAAAACATTTTTTTTTGTTTTCGTTATTTTTTCATTTCTGTATCTCATATAATTCTTCCTTTAAAGGGCTTTCATCCTACAGTAAGAACTATATAAGTATCCCTTTTTTGTACAAGAACTCTGATATGACACCTGATATTTCTAGCTCATTTGACCCTAATTTAGACTTTCACTGGAAAGGAAAACATATTTTCGATAAAGAAATTAGGTTTTCTCCTAACCAAAGATTCAATTTAAATCAAATCACTTTTTCAAATACAAAGAGCCAATCCTTATTAATAAATGTACAGGGTAAACCTTCATTATTAGAACCTTCAATACCTTCTACATATCTACATTTTGATGGGAATGCTCTTACATGGATTCCACTTGTTTTATCTAATGAAACTTTAGGTGTTTTGGAATTAAAAAATGGTGGTACAGGTTGGCACACAAACCCTAATGAAGGATTGGTGTATTATAAGTCCAACAAATTAAAAACACTTTCTCCAGTTATTGATTCTTATTTATCTTTTGAAAATGATGAGTTTTTATGGAAAAACTTTGATGAAAATGTTGATAAAAGAATAGATAGTAATTCAACGCTTCAAGACTTTAAAAAATATTCATCTACATTAAGAATTACTGAAAGTGGTATTTCATTTGATTTAGAAGAAGATGATGAAATTAAATCATATGCAATTTCTTTTGATAATCTTTTAAAATCAGTAAGCGAAAAAACCGATAAGTCTGTTGAATCTGAAAATATTAAAGGCACAATTTCATTCAATCAAGGCGGTTTGGGATTTAATACAATTGACAGGGGAGATATTGTTTTAGCCACAGATGATAACATTCTTGGCAAAATATCATCTAAAAATCTGGAAAACCATATCCTCACTGTAAAAAATGGTATTCCGCAATGGTCTGAGATTGATATTAAGAATGAATTAAGAACACAATTAAATAAGTTTAATTTCATTCAAGAATCTGATGGAAACTTAGTATTTAAGGGTGAAAAGGAATATCAACTCAGTACTGTCGATTCTAATATTAATGGAAGTGCAAAAACTTTATCTACAATTTTAAATCTAGATAAAGGCGGTTCAGGATTAGATTTAAGTTCATCTGCTTTGGGATCTGTTTTATTAAAATCCTCAGATAGTAATAAATTATATGTTTTAAATCCTGGAGAAATTGGTCAGGCTTTAATTTCTAATGGAGCAAATCAATTACCATCATATAAGTATCCAATTTCCCAAGTACAAGCAAGCGAAAGAATTAAATCAGAAAAAATTAAAGACGAATTAAATCTTGACATAAATACTGATGCTGAGTTTAATTGGCAAGGTAATCACGAGTTCAATAATGCAAGAGTTAATGGAAGTTTAAGAGTAAAATCTTTAACTATTTATGATATTGATAATTCTTCACAAACCACTGACCAAATATTTAGAAGAAATGGCGAACTTTACTTTAATAAAAATGGAATAGAAGTTTGCCTTACAGATACATTTTCAACAAAAGAAACCCATGTTTTAAAGATTTGTGATAATTCAACCTTAAAATCTAACTGTATTAATCCATTCATGTTGTTAGTTCCTTTTACAAGTTCAAAGGCACAGAACGGAGATTTATGGAAATTAAAAAGAGTAGATATTTACTGTCACACTCCACCTAAAGAAGATATTGAAATTAACTTGGTGTGTAACAATGACTCTATTTTATATCATAACATCGTCGTAAACGCATTTGTAAATAAATCCAGCTCTATATCATTCTCTAAAGATCGTTACACTTCAGGAGATATGATTTTTATTAAAACATTAGAATTGTATGAAGCTGACAATTTTACCATTTGGGCCGTAATAGAAAAAATCTAAAACTTGAAACATGGCTAATTTTTATATTGTTCCACCAAGATTAATTGTAGGCTCACTGACAGCTAATAATGTTGTCACTACCCTTAATGGATTCCGTGGCGATGTATCTATTCAAGCCGACTCGCCAATCACATTATTAAAACAATTTAATAATATAATTCTTGGCTTTGATTCAACTGGTTTTATTACTACTGCTGGTGGAACGATAACTGGAAACTTACAATTTAATGTTTCCAATTCCACAACATACGGTCTACAACTACTTTCTAAAACAACAGACCCTACAGGCACACCACCTACCGGAGCAATATATTTTAATTCTGTATCTAATGAAGTAAAAATATATTACGCAGGAGGTTGGAACACACTTACAGGCGGTGGTGGCTCTGGTATTACTGCTGGATACGCTGATTTAAATTATCTTAGATTAGATGGAACAAATCAACCTGTAACTGGTTATGTTCAGTTTAATGAATACTTAAGATTTTCAAACAAAGCTGGTGTTCAATCTTCTTTTGGTTCTAGTTATGGTTCTGTTTACTTTGACACAACAGCCAATAAACTAAGAGTTTTCACGCCTGCAGGATGGCAGTTAGTTGGTGGAGCTGGAGTTACAGGAATATACCCTGGAACTGGAATAACTGTCACTGGCGGTTTAATTGACGAAGTTGGAACTATATATGTCGATGAATCATACAATTTCAACTGGACTGGTTCAAATACTTTTACGCAAGCAATTTCATTTGCAGCTGCTCAAACATTTGATATAACACAGCTAAGTATTACATCACAAACTGCTGGTGATACTTTATATTACAATGGTTCTACTTGGGACAGGCTTGGAATTGGTAACACTGGAGATATATTAACAGTAGCAACAGGAGCTACCAAACCGGAATGGGCTCCTCCAACTACATCCAATACTTTAGGAACTCCCACTGATACTACATATACAGATGGATATTTCACTACTTGGACACCTGGTGTAACCACTGCTGCTAATGCTTTTGACGATATTAATGAATTGCTATCTTTATTAGCTCCAGCCGCACCAGATGGTTTGTCTGGAATGACATTAGCAATTTCAAGCTCTCCCACATTTTATTCAGCTAAAGTTGCAGCAAATAATAGTGCAAATTGGTATAGAGCTGGTATTTCAACTGGTTCAACAATTTCTAGATATTATGTCACTGGTTCTTTAACATTATCCAGCACACCAACAACAAAGTTTTTTGCTGGTAAAGCTGGAGATACAGCTTCATTTGGTACTGTTTCTCATATTTTATATGATTCTACATATACTTCTGGTACTGCAGTTTCATTTATAGATTTAACTACAAATCCAACTCCTACTTATACTCTTGGAACAATGAGGGTGACTGCGCTTGGTACTACAAATACAATTTGGAATAAAGCTAACACAAATATTCAAGCATACACTCAAAGTACAGATGGTTATGCTGGTAACTCATTAAGATGGACTCCTTCTTCCATAGGTTCTTCTAGCGAGTCAAATCTTTATGAGGTTTGGAAAGATACATATAGTGTTAGTGGTGCAGCAACACCATCTTTTTCAACTGCTCCAGCTAATACAGTAACAACAGAAGTATTTAAATATCTATCAGGATTAAAATATTATGGATCTGGAACTTCATGGCAGGTTACATTTATTGCTGCTTCTGGAATATTTAACAGATGCTACAACGCAACAAGAGTAGCTAATATATCCGCAACAGGCTTAGTTACTCTCAGTTTGACAGGTGAAGAAAGCGGTACTCCTGTATACAATGCAACATATGATAGATCAGGCTTAAATTATGTAACTGCAACTTTAAATACTTCTAATCAATCATCATTCAATAAATATTTAACAGTGGGGCTATTTAAAGTTATCAATTCAACATCTTCAAATACTGCTATTAATTATTATATTAACACATATGGTAACACTTCAACCGCATATAATGAATATTTTCAAGATGAAGTTTATAGAATAGTAAATGATAGTGCAGGATCAGGCACGGCATTTAGTAGCTTAGATAATCTTGCTAATGCTTATGCCCAAGTCAGGAGTGGCACATTGAGAGTTCCAATACAATCAGAATATGATGCTCAATGGTCTGGTTCTGCCAATAATTATTCAACTGATAATATTTTCGAATATCAAAGGTGGTTTAGCAAAGTTGGTGCTACAAAATCAGGAACTTTAGCTTTTACAGGCATATCTTCGGGTGATTTATATGCTTATGGAACTTCAGGGTCTGGAACAACAGGTCTTAATTTATTAATTTTCTTAGAGACAGATCAGGTCTGGTTTGATTTGGGTATTCCAGTAGGCTTGGGTGGCACTGGAATATCTAAAACTTCAGCCATTGGTGCAAAAGATCTTACTAATACTTCAGGCAGCAATATAGCATGGTCTTTGGGAAGTACATATAGCACCGCATTGAATAATAATAGATACAGAGTGTCTATTATATTCAACAAAAACTCAACAAAAACAATTACCCAGATAATAAGTAGTTAAAAATGTCCTGGTCCAAAGAAGATATTAGCTTTAAAAAGTTAAGTAGCAAAAGAGTTACTTGGACTACTAACAAGGTGTTTGAAGAGATTGGGGCTAGATCTCTTGACATTCATAACACTGATATTAAAGCTGACTTAATACCTGATGTTCCTCCGGGTTTTGGTGTTACTGGTCTTCTTCAATATTACGATTATTCAGGCGGTACTGGTCTCACTTTAGTTAAAGACCTTACAGTCTCAGACGACCTAACATACTTTGCTACCATATTTAACGGCGCTGGCAACGAAAATTTTGCTAACCAATTAGTTGGCGCTGGTGCAACAGGCAGACTTTTTAATTGGGTTAGTGATAAATACGATCAGCTAGGTTTGTCTCCATCTTTAGGATATGAAATCAAATTATATGATAAAGATGGAAATCAAATTACAAAAACTGATCCTTCAGAATGGTATTTTGATTATCAGACTGGTATTTTAATATTTTCTACTACTAATCAATCAGCAACAATAACAAAAAATAAAGCCCCTTATTATATTACTGGTTATAGATATGTTGGCGGATTTGGAATTACTGCTGGTGCTGGTGGTACTGGATCTGGGAGTGTAGGAACAGGATACACAACTGGAATTGCTTATTATACTGGCTTAAATGATATCACTTCATCTGACTCATTTACTTGGGATAGTGGTAGCAGTTTACTTACATTAAATAACAGCACTTTCTCGCTCACTGGAAGCACTATAACTTCTGGAGATTGGGCTGGAAACGCCATACAAACATTATATGGTGGTACAGGTTTTACAAGCTATACAAAAGGCGATATTTTAGTTGGATTAGGCGGAACACTAATTGTTTTACCTGTTGGATCAAATAATTACTTTTTAGGGGCTGACAACTCAACAGATACAGGCTTAAATTGGTTTTCAGGTTTAGCTACAACTGGAATAATTTCTTTAAATAATCTTGACAGCGTTGCTCAGACATTAGTAGTTGGACAATCTGGTGTCAAGTTTAATATATCTTCTACTGGCACATCTCACACATTTAATATTCCAAATGCAGGTATAGGTGTTTCAGGTTTAATTACTGGAACTACTCAATCTATTGGCGGAATTAAAAGTTTTTATGACAATCTTTTAGTCAGAGACGGTAAAGAAGTAAGGATTTATTCAGATTCTAACCTTTATTATAGTGGATTAAAATCAGCAGCCACAGCATCAACAACATTTACATTACCTAACGGAACAGGAACAAGTGGACAGGTTCTTGCTACAGATGGTAGTGGCGTCTTAACTTGGATCGATAAAGGTGTTTCAATTGGAGAAACACCTCCTTTAAGCCCGTATGTGGGTGATCTTTGGTACGACAGCACTGATGGTAGTTTATTTATATACTATTATGATGGTGTTGAATACTATTGGGTAGAAACATTTGCTGGAACTGGAGGAGACCCATTTCCAGGTTCTGGTTCAGGAATAACTAGTTTAAATGGTTTACTACTTACAGATCAGACATTAGATATTGGATTTTCTGGAAATACATTTAATATTGTTTCCATTGGATCTTCACACACATTTAATTTGCCATATGCGTCAGAGTTTGTTTCTGGTATGGCTTCCACAGTTACACAAAACTTTAAAGGATTAAAATCATTCTTTGATGGTGTAAATCTATATAACCAATCTGAACTAAAATTATATAATTCAGATAATTCAGAATACACTGGCTTTAAATCTATTGCCACTGATTCTGTTCTATACAGCCTGCCTGCTGATGATGGGCAGGGATTGCAAGTTTTATATACTGATGGATCTGCGGGTTTAGGCTGGACTTATGTTGGAGATGTAATTATAGATGTTGTTCCTCCAGCATCTCCAAGATACGGAACTTTGTGGTGGGACTCTGAAGAAGGCAATCTTTATATTTATTATTTTGATGGCACTAATCCACAATGGGTAGAAACATCAAGCGGTAATGGTTTTGGATCTGGTGGTACTGGATTTACAACATATGCCCATGGAGATATTCTTTATGGTGATTCCAGTAATCAATTAAATAAATTAACTGCAGGAACTTCTGGACAGGCACTAATAACAAATGGCCCTGGTTCAGACCCTTATTGGGGAACAGTGTCTGCTGGAGGGGCGGGTACTGTAGCTGTAGGTGTTTCAGGTAGATTCTCATATTATCCTGGAGCTGGTTCTTCTGTAAAAGATGCCGCTGGAGTTGATTATTCTACTAGTACTAATATATTAACTGTCACTGCTCAGGTCAATTCTGATAATGTATTGCAACTTAAAGGTTTTTCAGGTTCACAATCTGGTGATGCTTTAGTATACAAAAAAGATGGATCAACGGTAACTTTTAAAATAGACAAAGACGGAATTATAACATCTGGTACTTGGGCTGGTAATGCTGTTACTGCTTATTATGGCGGGACAGGACAGCAAACATATACAGACGGGCAGCTTTTGATTGGAAATAGTGTTACAGCTGCAGTAACCAAAGCTAATTTATCTGCTGGAGTTGGAATCAGTGTAGTCAACGGAAACGGTTCAATCACTGTCAATAATAGTAGGCCTGTTGTATTAACTTTAGCATCTGGTTTTACGCCTGTTGGTATTGGCACTGATTATAACATTCTTAGAGTTCCAGAAGGCAAAAACTTATCTTATACTAATTACAATATAAGAAAAATTGTATTAGGAGTAGGGGTTACATCATCTGGTACAAGCACTATTAGGTTAGAAAAAAGTATTGGATCTCATACAGCATACTCAGGATTTAATTTATCATCACCGGGTAGCTCTACAAATGTAATGTCTGCAGATCTTTCAATTATAGGTGGTATTGGTGAAACTTCTTGGATAACTTTTGCTTCTGGTTATGGAACTGCAGCAACAGGAGACAGAATAAGAGTTAATTATACTGCTGTCGATTCTGCTCATGCTAATTTTATAATCCAATGTCTTTTAGAAGAATATTAAAATATGAAGACTTGCGTAGTTAGAAGAAGATTTCCACCAAGTGGTGTTACAACTAATATAGCGGAGACAATTTATACTCCGCCTGGTTTTGGAATACCTAAATTTGCCATTTGTTATTACACAAATGGAAGTGACAATGATGCTTATGATGAAAGCTCTACAAATAGGGTTTTTGGAATTGGTTTCATAGGATTGTCTGCCGATAATAATACATCACTTTTAGCATTTACTTCAGTATTTGGCATGACGCATAATGTAGCATCTACCGTTGTAACTAAGAGTGTTTCTGGAAACTCTATTACTAGATTTATTTATGAAATTGTATCTTCTGATAGAACTGTAATTAGGCAATTTGCTAATCCTGTATTTGGACAAGATAAACTTGATTTTACTTTATCAAACACAATTGAATCAACAAGTAATTTAGATGTCGTATTTGTGTTTTTTACAGGTAGTGACATACAGGCAAATATTGGTTTTTTAAATACAGGCCTGACTAATGGTACTACGAGAACTGTAACTGGATTGACATTTGCACCAGATTTAATTTTGACAGCTGGTACTGGATATTCTTATAATGCTAATCAAAATGAAGGAAGATTAAATTTCGGCTGTGCAACTAAATTTGGCACAATAAAAAATAGCACATCAGTATTTAGAATGAGGGGTGGGACTGGTTCTGGAACAACTGTAAGTCAAGCTTTTTATGATGATAAATGCTTTGCAATGTATGAAAATGCTACAAACAATATTACAACAGCTAGTGTAACTTCTTTTGATAGTGATGGCTTTACGATTACTTCTGCAGGAACATTTACTTCTACCTTTTCCCTATCTACAAGCCAAATTTTATATATGGCAATCAAAGGCCCATCTTCCAATATATTTGATTTGCAAAATTACACATCATCTACATCTACTGGTCTTTCTGGAATTGCAACAACTGATTTTATTCCATCTTTAGTTATTGGATCTATAGGAACTACTACTACAACAAATACCTTTAGTCCATCAAGTGATTCAACAGGTATTTCTTTTTTTGCAGTAAAGTCGTTAACTCCAAAAAGCAATTATGGCTTAGGAACAATGTCGGTTACAAGTGGATTAACTGCAGTAACTGGCGCTGGAACTGCTTTTTCTTCTTTAAATCCTGGAGATGTTATTTACAACAGTGTCAATACTTTGATCGGGTCAATTTCATCTGTTTCAACTAATACAAGTTTAACATTGTCTTCAGGTGCATCAGCAACAATGTCATCTGAAAAATATTCTATTATTCCATTTGGTCAGTTTTCAGTGAGTATAGGTTCTTCACACAATACATCTACAACTAAAGTCTTTTCAGCTATAAACACAAATCCATTTTTTGTAGCTTCATATGGATCTTCATCTACTCCAACAACTCTAGTTAAGGCAAAAGTTAATAATTTTGATTCTTTTCCTGGATTTAAATTAAACTATGACACTGCTAACGCTACCGCAAGAAAGGGTTGGTTTTTATCATTTAAAGATAATGAGAACAGAAGAAGAGATTCAAATTAAAAGATATTTTGTATTTTTATAAGAATAAGAAAATGGATTTCCCCTTAATTTCAGAGTAATTTATGGCAGCACTTAATTTTCCATCATCCCCAAGTATAGGAAGTACACACATAGCCAATGGTAAAACATGGACATGGGACGGTACTGCATGGAAATCTACAACTAAAATTCAATTAGAATCACAGGTAAATGGCACTCTTCCAACTTTAAATGGTGGTACTGGTTTATCTTCTGTTGGTTCAGGAAATTCATTAATTGGTGTTGTTGGCGCTGGAACAACATTAGAATATAAAACTCTTACTTCTGGTTCTGGAATTACAATCACATATAGTTCTGGAATCATTAATTTTGATATAACTGGTTCATCTCTGGTTTCTGGTTCTGGTACTACTGGAACCATTGCTTTATTCCAAGATAATAACACAATTAGCGATTCTTTAATTACACAATCTGGCACAATGGTTCAAGTGGCTGGTAGTTTTAAAGCATTAACAAAGAGCTTTAAAATACCTCACCCAATGGACCCAAAAAACAAAATATTAGAACATGGATCTTTAGAAGGACCAGAACACGGAGCTTATCAACGTGGAACAGCATCTGGCATTGGAGACGTAGAGGTTTTCCTACCAGATTATTGGCCATATTTAGTAGAAGATAATTATTCAATACATTTAACATCTCGTGGAAATTATAATTTATTCATTAAAAATCAATTAGCAGGTTATTTTACGGTTTCAAAAATAGGGCAAAACGATAATTCAATAATTTCATTTGATTATTTTATTGTTGGTGAAAGAAAAGATACCAAAATTGAAGTTGTGCAATTAAGAAAGTAAGGAATCGAACTTTAAATACAAGAAGTAAACACGTAGTAAACACGTAGTAAACACGTAGTAAACATTTAATTGGAGAATGAATATGGCAAGTCAAGAAGAGTTTCAAAAAAAAGTTTTAGATTCGTTAAAGAAAAATTTTATGGCTATAGATCTATCTGATCAGCCTGAAGAAGAAATTGTTGAAGTAGCTAATACACAAACTTCTCAAGCAGAATCTTTTAATTTCACAGCTTTTGGTGCTCAACAAGCTGCAGGCCCAACTTCTGGTGGTAATAAAGATATTGTTATTTTGCCAGGAGCAGGTGGTGCTACGGCAAATTCTGCTTCCCAAATAAACTTCTATTGGAACTCGCCTACTATACCAGATACTACCGGTATAGGGCAGAGTATAAGAGCAACACTTTTTAATTATGCCACTTCTGCTACAAATCCAGTTTTAGTAATTGGTGGATGGAATGGTACTACAAACTATTTACCTTCTGCTACATATGGTGGTGGATCTGGAACTACAGCTAAGATTTGGTTTGATCCATTTTTAGGTAGAATTGAAACAGATTACCTTGGATTTAATGCTGGCGTAGCTGATACAAATGTAGCTGGTGTTTTATTCTACGATTCAAGCCAAAGCGTATTTAAGGGCGGTACTGGTGCTGGTACTGGTAAGACTCTTGCTTTCTTAAGTGATATTCCAGCTTCAAACTCATTCTTCTATTTTTCAGATGGTACAAATATTGCCCAACCTGACGCAGCTATGGATACGTTCACTTTTCTTGCAGGAACAGGTATTACATTACTTGTCAATGCTTCTGGTGATTCTGCATCCTTTGGTGCTACAAACATTCCTAATGCTTCTTTAACCAATTCAAGCATAACTGTTGGCTCTACTGCAATTAGTTTAGGTGCATCATCTACAACAATTGCTGGTTTAACTGCACTTTCATCTACAAACATCTCGGGAACAGCAATTACCGCAACAACTTTTTTTGGTTTCTTAAGCGGAACAGCAACTTCTTCACAAGTTATTAATACAGTCACAGACACTTCTAATACACTTTATTTATTAGGCTCACGTTCCTCTACTGGTTTTGCTGGGACTACAGTTTATGTTCTTTCAGGTGTTTCTGCACTTGGTAATACAATAACAGCAACAACATTCTCTGGTAATGCGACTACTGCAACTTCTGCTGGAAGTGCTGGAGCTGCAGGTACTGCAGTTAATGCTGGTCAGGCTGGCAAGTGGATTGCATCTAGATCGGTTACTTTTGCAACAGGTGATGTAACTGGTTCATTCTCAATCGATGGTTCTGCTAACGTCACTGATGTAGCGCTTACAATTGGCGCAAACTCTGTTGCCCTTGGTACTGATACCACAGGTAACTATGCAGCTAGCGTTGCAACTTCTGGTAGCGGTATTTCTACAATTGGAGCTGCTGGTGAAGGTACTGCCTTTACGATTGATTCAAATGCTACACCGACCAATACAAACTCTACACTTGTATTTAGAGATGCAGCTGGTTTATTTGCAGCCGCTGGCGCAACTTTTGGATCAGTACAGATTAATTTAGTTGACAGAACAGTTACAACTTCTACAGGTAACCTTATCTTAGATTCTACTGGTGGAACTGTAAACGTTAATGACAACCTTACAATTGCTGGTAACTTAACTGTCCAAGGTACTACCACAGCAGTTGACTCAACTGTATCTACTATCGTTGACCCTATCTTGTCCATTGGTGGAGCAATTGGTGGTACTAATCCAGGTACTGATGATAATAAAGATCGTGGTATTGAGTTTAAGTATTTCTCTGGTACAGCTAAGACTGGTTTCTTTGGATTTGATGACTCTACAGGCTTCTTTACATTTATTCCTGATGGCACAAACACTTCTGAAGTTTTCTCTGGAACAGTTGGTGTAATTGACGCTACTAGAATTACAGGTTCTGCTTCTTCATGGACTAATGCTAGAACAGTTACTTTTGCTACTGGTGATGTAACAGGATCCTTCTCTATTGATGGATCTGCTAACGTAAGTAACGTTGCACTTACAATTGCAGCAGATTCTGTAGCTTTAGGCACTGATACAACTGGTAACTACGTATCTAGTGTCCAAGCATCTGGTTCCGGTATATCAATTATTGGTTCAGCAGCAGAAAATGCTACATTTACTGTTAACTCAAATGCTACAGCTACAAATACTGTTTCTACATTAGTATTCAGAGATAGCTCTGGTAACTTCTCTGCTGGAACAATTACTGCTAACTTAACAGGTACTGCATCTATTGCAAGTTCAGCTGTTGCAGTTAATACTGTTACAGATACTTCAAACACACTTTATTTATTAGGTTCACGTTCCTCTACTGGTATTGCTTCTACTCAAGTTTATGTTCTTTCAGGTGTTTCTGCACTTGGTAATACAATAACAGCAACAACATTCTCTGGTAATGCGACTACTGCAACTTTTGCTGGAAGCGCTGGAACTTCTGTTACAGCAGGATCTGCTGGCACAGCTACTAACGCAGCAAATACAAACATAACCCTTGACACCACATCTACTATTTATATGACTGGATCAAGAAGCAATGCTTCTATTGGATCCACTCCTGTATATGTATTGTCTGGTGTTAGTGCCCTTGGTAATACAATTACCGCAACTACATTCTCTGGTAATGCATCTACTGCTACTGTAGCAGGTCAAGCTGGAAAATGGATTGCATCTAGAACAGTAACGTTTGCGACTGGAGATGTTACAGGTTCATTCTCAATTGATGGCACTGCTGATGTTTCAAACGTTGCACTTACTATTGGTGCTAACTCTGTAGCATTAGGTACTGATACTACTGGTGATTATGTAGCTAGTGTTTTAGCAGGCTCTGGTATTGCAACCACTGGCGCAACAACTGGTGAAGGCACAGTACATACACTTTCACTTAAAAATGCTGCATCTTTATCCAACAACACAGTTCCAAAATGGACAACATCATCTGCACAATTTGCTGATTCTGCAATTGTTGATGATGGTACTACAGTTGCTGTTTCAAGAGCAACTACACTTACAAGTTCAGCTTTATCAAACGGAACTTATTTAACAATCACTACTGCTGCAGGAGATGATTCATCCACTTCAGATTACTTTATCAGAGGTTTAACTTCTAATGCAACATCTAAGTTCTCAATTGATGCTAACGGTAACTTAAGAGCAACAACTAAGAGCTTTGATATTGAACACCCGACAAAACCAGGTATGAGACTTGTGTACGGTGTTCTTGAAGGCCCTGAACATGGTGTGTATCATAGAGGTACAGTGGAAGGTAAGGGCAAGATTGTTGTTGAATTACCAGAGTACTGGCACTTACTTTCAGGAAGCAATTACTCAATACAATTAACACCATGGGGTAATTACAACGCTCATATCGTTGAGAAAACAGAAAATAACTTTACAATACAATTAACAGGTGATCCATTGACAAGACTCTGGAAGACTATTAAAGTTGACTATATTATTCATGGTTCAAGATTGGATGCACCACTCGTAATTGAACAAAAATAATGCACACATTCAGAATATATTGCTTGCATAACCAAAACTATGCATACATTAAAATTGAGGAAGGGAACATCAACATAGAATCAGGTATTCGTATGGTGTTTTCCTTCCTCGATTCTGAACATAGGACCATTGTCAAAAACACACTTTCTATTAGTGGTAGTGATTTTGCTAATTTGGGAAGCAGTAGTAAAGATTTAAATATTGCAATCATAGAAAAATTATTGGAATATACCGAGTGCATTATCGTTAAGGAGTAATTAAATGCCTGTAGATGTAATTATAGACCCTAGTTCAGGTCAAATCTACTGGAATGATAATGCTGGATCTGGCAGCACACAATCTATTGCTATTTCTGGTAATGCTTCTGACTCCATTAATTTTGTAGGTTATTCAAACTTTTATTCAGCAGGTGGAGGTGGCATAGGAACTAACATCCTTGCCACCTTCAACGATTCTGCAACAGCCACGTTAGTTCCAGGTACAAATGGATATGATTTAGGTTCTGATTCTCTAAGATGGGAATTATTTGCAATCAATATCAATGCTTCTGGTACATTAACACTATCTTCTTCCACAGCATCAACTTCCACAACAACAGGAGCTTTAATTGTAACTGGCGGTGTAGGTGTTGGTGGAAGTATCAATGTTGGCGGTGTTTCTAAGTTTACATCTTCTTCATCATCAACATCAACTTCAACTGGTGCTTTGATTATTACTGGAGGTGTGGGTGTTGGTGGAAGTATCAATGTTGGTGGTACTTCATTCTTTACAGCATCTTCCGCATCTACAAACACTACTACTGGTGCTGTTGTTATTACTGGTGGACTTGGTGTTGGTGGTTCTGTAAATGCTGGGACTGCTGTTTCCGCTCCTTTATTTAGTTCTCCTTCTGCTGTTGTTTTAAGACCAGGCACAGATACAATTTCAGGTATTCAATTCTGTAGGACTGGAACTGGTGCTACTATAATGGTGATTGATACATTGAATAGTAGAGTTGGTATTGGTCTTACAAATCCAGAGTACGATTTAGAAGTTAATGGAGAAATCTCTGCAACTTTAAAATCTTTTATTATTCCCCATCCTACTAAGCCTGGAATGAGATTAAGATATACCAGTTTAGAAGGCCCTGAAAATGCTGTTTATTTCCGTGGTGAATTAAAAGGTAGTAATGTTATAGAATTGCCTGATTATTGGACAGGTTTAGTGGATGACAAAACAATTACAGTTCATCTTACTCCAATTGGCAACAAGACTATATTTGTAAAAGAGATAAGAGATAATAAAGTTTTTGTTGGTGCAAGATTATTCCAAAAAATCCATTGTTTTTATTCGGTATGGGCTGAAAGGAAAGATGTGCCAAAGCTTAAAGTAGAGATTTAAAATGGCACTCTGTTACCAACCAAATATAGTAGCAAAAGATTTACAATTTGCTTTTGATGCAGCTAATCCTAAATGCTATCCTGGATCTGGTAATTTAATATATAGCTTGGCGGGAAATGGAATTACAGGTGGTTTGGAAAATGGCACTTTAGTTTCCTCTAATCTTGCTGGATATTTTGCTTTTGATGGTAGTGATGATTTTATATCCACTAATTTTCAACCCAATTACGATTATATCACTGTAAATGTATGGTTCTGGTCAGGCGCATTTAGTACTTTTGGCACTAACACTTGCGTAGTTGCCAATTCACAAGTGTCATCTCCATATCCTTCGTTTGACATAAGAAAAAGAAATACTGGTGCTTTACAATTACAATTTTCTATTTCTTCTAGTGGTTCAGAAATAGGTCAAGAGATTGGATTTATAAATGACTACACTTGGTACAATGTTCAATTTACTTATGATGGAAACACAGTTAAATGTTGGCTAAATGGATTGCAAGTAGTTAGTTATTCAATTGTAGGAACTTTAAGAAGCTCGACAAGTAATCTGTTTATAGGTAAAAACCCTGCTTTTGCTGGTCGTAATGCTGCTATTTATGTATCTCAAGTGTTTATTTACAATCGTGCCTTAACAGATGCAGAAATAGCTAGAAACTACGCTGCGACAAAATCAAGATACACATATAAAGAAGACATTATTAGGGACAATTTAATTCTTAATATTGATCCAGCTAGTGCATTATCATATCCTGGTTCTGGAACTGTTTTAGCTGATATGAGTGGTTACAATTATCATCCTACTTTAATTAATGGTCCCACTCTTGCTGGTAGTGGATTAACATCATCAATTCTTTTAGATGGTTCAAATGATTATATCCAAATAGCTTCAGCATATACACATACTTTTACTGCTGGAACCACTGTAGATGTATGGGTTAAGTTTAATGCATCAAACAGCTCGGGAAGGCTTTTAGATACAAGTGATGGAGCTGGTACTAACACTGCTTATCTAACTATTGCAAGATGGGGCGGTAATAATGAGGTTGTTTTAGAATCACGATCATCTACAACCCAAGGCACTCAAAATGGAGTTAGAACTACTACAACAGCAATAACTAACGGAACAATTCAAAACTTCACATTTGTTATTGGGCCTGGAAGTACAGATACAGTGTCACCTGAAACTCCTAGAATTTATATGAATGCTAATTTACAAGCTACAACATTGTATGGCACTCAAAATAACTTTGTACCTTATGTTGTTAACAAATATGCTTGGATTGGTAGATCAGCTTTTAATGCAGACGCTTATTTAAGTGCAAATATCTATGCTTACAAAATATATAACAGAGCATTATCAGCTGCAGAAGTTAAACAAAACTTCCAGTCATTAAGAGGGAGATACGGAATCTAATGGCTATCAGTGCATTTGCTTTAACAGAAATTAGAAGTCTGGGAAATGATTATAATTCAGGTGTTTTTGATCCTAACGCCACTTTAGCAACAAACTTATCTTCTGCTAATGGCACAAGTATTTATCCAAGTGTTTCAACTTTATCATATACCTTTAGTGCTAGTGATGTCGATCATTACCTTTATATAAGGCAAGGCACAAACTGGTATCCTGGATGGTATAGAATACTTTCAGCAACTGGTAATTCTGCCGTTTTACATGCAGTTAAAGGTGAAGCTGTAAATACAATGGAGAATCAATCCCATTGGAATGGAGTAGGGACAACCAGCTCTCTATCTTCAGGCACTTGGACAATAGATTACACACAATCAAGTACCCCACGCCATTCGTTTACAGATCTAGTTTTAAATGGAACAGATATTATAAGTAGTGCTGGAAATGCATTTACTACTGCTATGGTTGGTAATACTTTAAGAATTATTACTGGGACGGGCTACACTGCAGTTTTATATGTAATTAATTCAGTTTCATCAGTTGGAAATACAGCTAAATTAGATAGAAATGCTGGAACTCAAGGATCTACTGGTGGGACAGGAGTATTGGGTGGTGCAATTAAGTCCATAAAACAAGGATTTGATGATTTAAGAACTGGTTTATCTGGCAACAATTGTATGTATGTCAAAAATGATGGCAATTACACTGTTAGCGGTATTTCTACAATTACAAATACAAGAAACGAAGTTCCATATATCAGAGGTTATGGGACCTACAGATTTGACAACCAAAGAGCTAAGTTTCTCATAAGTGCTAATTCAACTGCAATCAAAAGAGCATACTTCTTTAAAATATATAATTTAGAGTTTGATGGACAAAATAATTCTAACTCTTTAGGTTTTGATTCTACAACTGCAGCTGTTGCAAGTTACAATTGTGTATTTGAAAATCTTACTGGGAATATTGGCTCAGGATATGCTGTCAAAAATCTATATAAAAATGTTAAGTTTTTTGGCACACTCGAGTTCCATAATTCTACAATTTCTGGTTGCGCTGCTACAGGTTCTGCGCTTCTTACAGATGTAATGATGCAAGATTGTTTGATAGCTGGTAATTCAGCAACAACAATACTTTATCATAATTTTACTGAAGTACCAACTCAATTAAGCAATTGTATTTTTTACAACAATACATGCACTAATGTAGTTTATTCAAATATAAACAGCACACGCAAAGCACTTTTTATTCATAACAACATATTTGCTGGAAATTCAGGAACAATTTATGGGTATACCGGATTCAGTAATTATGCTTTGGACATAAAATCTAATGCTTATCATAACAATGGATCAATTAATTCAGAACCACCAAACTTACATACATCGCCAAAGTTTATTATAGAAAACGAAATTATATTAATTGCAGATCCTTTTGTAAATGCTGCAAATAGTAATTTTGCATTGAACTCTACAATAGGCGGTGGTGCTGCTTGTCGTTACGCAGGAGCTGGAATTACATATACAGGCATCAACACTGAAAATTATAGAAGTATTGGCATCACTCAATTTAGAAATAATCCATCTATACCAGGCGCAATTATAGGAATGGGTGGTTAATTATGGCATTAAGCGCATATGCAATTTGGGAAGTAAGAAGCTTAGGAAGTGATAATAATTCTGGTGGTTTTGATCCTAATGCCACTATGAAAAGCACTTTGTCTTCTTCCAATGGCACAAGTTCAACCCCTACAGTTACAGCTTCAGATTATACTTTTGTTTCAGGCGATATTGGTTATTACTTGTATATAAAATCAGGTACAAGCTGGACTCCTGGATGGTATTTAATTACTTCAATATCATCTGGTTCAGCAGTTTTAAATGCAGCAAGCGGACAATTTATTAAATTAAATTCAGTTCTTTCTTCTTCAAATGGAATAGGCTCAACTAATTCTTTAAGTTCTGGTACTTGGGCTATTGATTATTCTCAAAATAATTCAGCTAGAGTGTCATTTACAGATTTATATCTTAATAGTACTACGACTTGTTCTAGCATTGCAAATCCCATAACCTCTGCAATGATTGGTAACACAATTAGAATTATTTCTGGTTCAGGATTTACTGCAAGTGTGTATGTAATAAACTCTACATCAGGCGTAATTGCACAATTAGATAGAGCCGCAGGTACGTCATTAAGTTCAAATGGTGTTGCTAATTTAGGTGGTGCTTTTGGAACAGCGTATACAGGATTGTCAAGTTCGATATATTTAAACTCTTATGGAATAGTTTATATCAAGGCGGATGGAACATACGAAGTTAATGGATTGTCAATTTTGTTTGGAGGTAGTTCTTCTCCACATATAGTTGGATATGGCACTTACAGAACTGATAAACAAAGGCCAGTGTTTTCTTTAATCGGACCTGATACTTCAGTATTCAGAAGATGGGACGGTACATTTACTAAAATGAGCAATATTGAGTTCAATGGAAACAACAATATTTCTTCATATGCTTTTGCTTTTAATAACAACCAACCATACTCAACTGCTACTAATTGCATTTTTAAAAATATGAGTGGAAGTTATGGCTCAGGCATGCAATCAAGATTTTGCGTATTTGATAACACTGTAGGGTCTGGAATCGTTTTTGATTATTGTATTTTTGCCAATAAGCCAAATTACTATACAATTTTTAGTAGTGCGTCTCTAATATCTAATTCTATTATAATTAGAAATACTGTTTCAAACGATTTTACTTGGCAAAATACTAATCATTTCTTTTATGCAATGATAAAAAATAACATTATTCACGAACTTTATGGAGCTGGCTATTTTGTAGGAGCATACAACAATTGTACTGGTGGTGTTGGTTTGAATGCAGCCATTACCTTTGTTATGAATAATATTGTATCTGACATCAATGGATTCACTGTAAGACCTGTATGCGGATATGCTCCTCAACCATTTTTACTTGATACCAATGCATATTATTTAAATCGTGGTGGAGCAGGAACAACTATTTATAATTCATATGCAACTGATAAGTTTATAGGTGTAAATGAAATATTTCTTACCAAATCTCCGTTCAGAAATGCAAATAACGGTGATTTTACTCTTAATGAAGATATAGGTGGTGGAAAAGAAGCCAGATACGATTCTACTCCATTGACATTATTAGATACAAACACAAAGCAAAATAAAGATTTAGGACCGTATCAAAGTAAAAATCCACCTATAAGAACGAATATGAATGGTGGTATGAGAGGGTAACATGGCAAAATTATCAGTAAGGAAAGGAAGCACATCAAGAATAGAATATATTTTTGTTGGTGATAGTACTTCAGCAACAGGAACGGGCTTAACAGGCCTTACATATCAAAGTAGTGGATTGTTGTCTCATTATATCAGACCTGCAGGATCAGCAACAACAATTACATTAGCTACACAAACAGTTACAGGATCATATTCTTCTGGTGGTTTTGTAGAAGTGGATCAAACTAGAATGCCAGGTTTATATAGATTTGATATTCCTAATGCCGTTTTTGCTTCTGGTGTTGATAAAGCAGTGGTAATGGTATCAGGTGCAGCAAATATGATTCCTGTTTTGATGGAATATGATTTAGAAGCTGGTGCATATTTAGATACAACACAAGCAATTCCGGTATCAAACACTGCAGAAACTATTGGTGATTGTTTAAATGCTGCAAGAGCTCAAGGATTTGGTAAGTGGGTGATTTCTGGAACAACAATGACTATGTATGCTAATGATGGTACGACAGCAGTAAAGACATTCACCCTTAATTCAGCAACAGCACCAACATCAAGGACTTAAAAAATGTCTCTAATTACCCAAGGATTTTTTAATAACAGAATAGCCGCAATTGGATATTCTGCTCGTGACCTTGGGATCAGTAGAGGTGTTGGTCCGAGAATCTTAAGAGATGAATTAGTTGCTTATTATGATGCTACTAATCCTAAATCATATTCTGGTTCTGGAAATACAGTTTATGATTTATCTGGTAATGGAAGAAATGGCACTCTCACTAATGGTGTTGCCTATTCATCAAGTAATCGTGGATATTTTATTTTTGATGGTTCTAATGACTATATAGATTGTTCGAGTATTCCATCAACATTTTGGGTAGATAATTCCTGGTCCGTTGCTTTTTGGATTAAGTTTGATGGTATTAACATTGGAGTTGATCAAGGTATTTGTGGCACTAATGGTCAAGTCCACCTTCTTCAAAGAGGATCTGGTTTTTACTTAGGTCTTTGGGCTAATGATTCTGCAAGCATAACTGTTCCTGTTGCTAATGTTTGGTATCATGTCGTATTTTGCTATAACAATTTAAATTATCAACAAAGAATATTTATTAACGGAGTTTTAGATAGGTCCATAACAGGCAGTAAATCAAGTGTAACAGGCACAGGAACTGCTTTTGGTAGAGTGCCTTGGGGTTATGGATACCTCAAAGGTCAAATAGCTTCAGCACAATTTTATAATAGAAACCTTTCAGCAGACGAAATTAAATCTTTATATCTGTCAACTGTGCAAAAATATGTAAAGAAATCACAACCATATGTTACAGATGGTTTAATATTTCATTTGGATGCTTCAAATCCACAGTCTTATTCTAGTTCTAACTCTACTGTATGGGCTGATTTGTCTAGTTCTTATGCAAATGGACAACTATACTCTGGTCCTGCATTTACTTCAGAAAATGGTGGTGGAATTGTATTTGATGGGGCAGACGATTACTTTACTACAGATTCTGCCACAGCTTTTAATGGACTTACAAGAATGTCCGCAGAGATTACATTTAAATTAACAGGGACAATCTCTGGTTACGAACACATTATTAATAAGCCTCTAAATGTAAATGGCGGTACTTGGGCATTGTATTCAGGTGCAAACACAAACAGGCTTACATGGTATTTGAATGCTGATGGCACTTCATTCGCACTTTCTGATGTTGTTGTAAATAAAACTTACCACTATGCAATGACATATGATTTGAACAGTATTAAGACTTTCATTAATGGCAGACTTACATCAACAGTACCATACACATCATCGTTATCTTATGACAATGCTAAGCCAGTTAATATTGGTAGATTTGACACTGGAGCTTATCTTGGCCCTAATGTTAATGTTTACAATGTTAAAGTTTACAACAGAGCACTTACTAATACAGAAATTGGTCAAAACTATAGGGCAATTCAAAACTCATTTAATCCAGATATTGTAAGAAAAGGCTTGGTATTACTTTTAGATGCCGCTGATAAAAACTCATATCCAGGTAAGGGTACTAAATGGTATGATTTAAGCGGAAACCAAAATCATGCAAGAATGGTCACTTATGGAACTTCTTTGCCTGTATTCCAAAATAATGGTTTTTATTTTAATGGCAACACATCTAAAGCAGCTTTTCTTTGCACTACTAGTAAAAACCTGACTAATAAACAAGAATTGTCAGTATATGTCTGGTGTAAAACAATGAGCGGTTCAGGTAGGCAGTATGCAATAGACACTACTGATTTTGCTGCTTCTAGAAATAATGGAATTGGAATTGGACTTGACAATCCATCAGCATACAAAACATTCAATTTTGCATCTACTACTTCATCTACATATGATGAAAGCAGTTCTCCAACCACTTTCCAAAACAATACTGTATATCAATTAGGTCTTTCAAGATCTTACGCAGGAACAGCAATCTCGATTTTAGATACAGATAGTGTTACAAAAATATCACCTTCACTTTCATCCAATTCTCTTGGTACTGGCGACATTACATTAAGTAGATACGTTATAGGCGCTTGTGCCGGATGCTTAAATTCAGGGGTAAGCGACTATTGGTGGAAGGGAGAAATCTACATTGTGATGATGTATGACAGAGAATTATCACAAGCAGAAATAATACAAAACTTCAATGCTTTAAGAGGGAGGTTTGGTTTATAATGGCTCTTTTTCAAGGTAAAAACTTAACTTCCTCTAATCTTGTATTACATTTAGATGCTACAAATACTAAATCATATTCTGGGTCTGGAAATACTTGGTATGACATTAGTGGATATAGAAATAATGGCACTTTAAATAATGGTGTTTTATATAATTCCTATGGTGGTTTTTTTGAATTAGATGGAAGTAATGACTATATAGAAATACCTCATTCCACTTCTTTAAATATTGGAACAGGAACATCAGCTACTATAGAAATTGTTTACGATGTTTACAATTTCTCTACAGCATCATCTTTAATTGCAAAACGCTCTTCTGATGTATCCACCGCCACTGATTACATGCTTTTTAATTCAACACATCTATATTGGTTGACAGGTGATTCTAGTGGTACAGGAAATAGTCTTGCAACATCATCATTTCAAGAAAACAGAAATATTCAAACAGTAAGCGCAACAATTAACAGTACTACCACAAATAAAAAAATATATAAAGATGGGAACCGTGTTATTTCTGCTACATATGCATCTAAAGTAGCATCTAATTCTGCATCAGTTTTTCTTGGTAAACATTTTGGTTCTGGATTTTATTTCAATGGAAGAATCTACTCTGTCAAAATATACAACAGAGAATTGACAGATACAGAAATTGCCCAAAATTTTGAAGCTAATAACCAAAAATATACTTATAATTTACCTATTGTCAAAGATGGATTATTGATACATTACGATGCTACCACTCCTCTTTCATATGCTGGAGTGGGGACAATTTGGTATGACATTTCAGGTAATAACTATCATTCAATCTTATATAATGGCCCTGCTTACACTGGATCTGGGGCCACTGGTTTCTTTTATTTTGATGGCACGAATGATTATGGCGAAACTATAAGCTCAATAAGTGAAACTGTAACTGAAGCAACTTTTAGTACTTGGGTTTATTATGATGGCACTCCAGATACTTATGATGCAATTATTTTTGATAGAGGGTATTCGGCTACTGGACTCATTTTACATGATAACAATTATGTTTCTTCTACTTGGAATAATGATGGCGGAGAGGCATTCAATTCTGGCATTATTCCTTCGGCAAATAAATGGAATTATATGGTTGGTACAGTTTCTCCCATTGAATCTAGATATTATTTAAATGATGTTCGTGGTAATACTCAAGTAAAATCTAGGTCTTCACATACTTTCGGGCAGTTACAATTAGCAAGAGATAGTGTTGCTTTAGGAAGACACACAAAAGGCAGAATATCTCAAATATTGCTTTATGATAGAGAATTATCACCTAATGAAGTTATGCAAAATTATAGAGCTTTGAAAGGGAGATATTTTTTAATTCCTCAACAAAACCTTATTTTACATTTAGATGCTGGAAATAAAGATTCTTATTCTGGCTCTGGAACATCTTGGTATGAAATAAGCGGTAGCGGGAGCACAGCAACATTAAATAGCATGACATTTTCTCCTGTACATGGAGGAGCTTTTATTTTTGACGGCTCTTCATCATTCGCTACAGTTCCAACAGCAAGTAGATTTGATCTCTCTACTGGAAGCGCAACTATTATAGGTTGGTTTAAAACTACTTCATCTGTTTTAAATTGTATAGCCTCAAAAAGAAATGGTTCAGGATTTCAACTATATGTTTTAGGAGCAAAATTATATGCTGATGGTGCTGGAACTGCTGGTAAATATTCTTCTCAATCTGTAAACACTGGAAGAATATTCTGTGGTGCTGTTGTTTATGATAGAGCTGGTTCATTAATGAGATTATATATAAATGGCGTTGAAGATGGAAATGTCGCCCTTTCTTCCACAACACTTACAGATGTAGCTGGTGTAAATGTTGGAAGAGCTACTTTAGGTGGTGGTTCTAAAGACTATTTCAACGGCACTATTTATCAGGTGCAAATTTACAACAAAGCTCTAAGTCCTAAAGAAATGAGAGAAAACTTTGAACTGATGAGATCTAGATATGGAGTTTAGTCTCATTCACAAGGATGAAAGCCTTGAGATAGCCAAATAAATAAGAAGAAACTCAATTTCTTTTCTCCCTAATAAAAGAGCATAAAAATGGCCAATTCAGATAAGAATATTCGTATTGAAACAAATAAAGGTAAAAGTGGTTATCCTAATATCGCTTTTATTGGCTCTACAAATGATCCGATTTATCTTTATGTTTTAGATGATAATACGATTTCTTTTGAAGGCTCTACGGGGCAACTCTTTTCTGTTTCCAATTCTGTCACCACTGGAACAATATTTTCAGTCAATGATATATCAGGTATTCCATCTTTAAGAATAGATGCTGATGGTACAGTTGGAATTGCTGAGTTCTCTGGTAATGTTGGTGTTGGTACAGTAAACCCATTATATAAATTAGATGTTAATGGTGATATCAACGCTGGTTCTGGAAAAACATTAAGAATTGGCGGAACTAGAGTATTAGATTCCACTACTTTAGGATCTACTGTAGTCAATTCTTCTCTTACTGGTGTTGGAACAATCAGCTCTGGTACATGGAATGGATCTGCTGTTGGTATTTTATATGGTGGTACAGGCGCTACTACTGCTGCTAATGCTAGAACTAATTTAAGTGCTGCTACTGCTGGTACTAACTCAGATATCACAGTTCTAGATGCACTTCAAAGATTACTTGTTACTATCCCCACTGCAACAGGTATAGGTATTACAGTTAGGGGTGCAACATCTCAAACTGGCAACTTACAACAATGGCAAAATAGTTCTGCCTCAAACCTTTCTTGGATTAATAGCTCTGGTACTTTTAACTTTGGAGCTGTTTTAACCCACGCTGACGGTAGAATTCCTGGTGTATCTGTTCAAAAAGATAATGCTGCTGGTATTGTTGTTAGAGGGTTTAACTCTGATGGATATCCAGCAATTGAGGTGCAAAACAACCCTGGATCATTAATGGTTGGTTTGTATCCTTCTGGAAACATTCTTGGTATAGGAATGACCATTACTGGGTCTACTGCTTCTACTAATACAACCACTGGTGCTGTAAGAATAACAGGCGGTGTTGGTATTGGAGGAAGCTTATATGTTGGTGGTGTTTCTGGATTTACTTCAGCCACAGCATCTACTTCTTCTGCTACTGGTGGTGTTGTGTTCTCAGGCGGTATTGGTGTAGGTTTAACATCATATTTTGCTAGTTCTGTCTTTATTCAAGGGGCAACAGCTTCTGGTTCTACATCTACAGGCGCATTAGTAGTATCTGGTGGTGTTGGTATTGGTGGTAGTTTAAATGTATTTGGCACGATAGATGTTTCCAATAACATTGAAATATTAGCACAGAAAGAATTAAGATTCTTTAATTCTGGTAATACTTTCTACACTGCATTTAAATCTGGCTCTTCTTCTGGTAATGTTACTTTCACTTTACCAATAGCTGATGGAAGTGCAAATCAAGCTTTAGTAACAAATGGTTCTGCTGCTTTAGGATGGACTTCTTTTGTAACAGCAGCAATTACATCTTTAAATGGATTGACAGCAGCAACACAAACATTTGCTACTGGAACATCTGGATCTGATTTTAACATATCATCATCCACATCAACACATACATTTAATATCCCTTATGCTGGTGCCGCTTCCACTGGTTTAATTACTACAAATGCACAAACAATAGCTGGTGCAAAAACTTTCTCATCAGCTTTAATTGTTTCTGACACTACCGCTTCTACTGGATTCTCATCTGGCTCTTTACTTGCTTTTGGCGGGGTTGGAATATCAGGAAATCTAAATGTAAATGGCACTGGAAGAATTAATAGTTCAACAGCATCTACATCATCTTCTTCTGGCGCATTAGTAGTAGCAGGCGGTATTGGAGTAGGACAGACATCATATTTTGGTAGTGATGCATATGTTCAAGGGGAGTTATATTTTAACCAAGCAACATTAGGAGTTGCTGGTACAACTGTAATTCCATCAATTGCATTTATTGGACAAACAAATAATCCAATTACATTATCAATTTTAGCTGACAATACATTATCATTTGAAGGTTCATCTGGTCAGTTATTCTCTATTAATAACAACCTATCTTCTGGCACAATTTTTTCTGTCAATGAGATTTCAGGTTTGCCAATTTTACGTGCTAATGCTAACGGCACTCTTTCAATGGCAGAGTTTGGAACAAGTGTAGGTGTTGGAACTTCATTACCTGGCTTCAAACTTCATGTAATGGGTGATGTTAATATTGGCACTGGTTACACTTATAGAATTAATGGCACGAAAGTAATTGATGCTATTTCTTTAGGCAGTGCAGTAGTTTTATCTTCTTTGACATCTGTAGGAACATTAACATCAGGAACTTGGAATGCGACTACGATTGGTGTTATTTATGGTGGTACTGGACAAACCTCATATACAGATGGTCAGCTTTTAATTGGTTCTTCTACTGGCGGAACATTAATTAAATCTACCCTTACTGCTGGTAGTGGTATTTTAATTACAAATGCTTCAGGGGCAATTACTGTTTCTACCACTGGAGCTGGAATCACAAATCTTAATGGTTTATCTGGTTCATCTCAGACATTAGCTGTGGGAAGTTCTGGAAGTGATTTTAATATTTCATCTTCTGGATCATCACACACATTCAACATTCCAGATGCTTCAGCTTCTAATAGAGGTTTAGTAACAACAGGAACACAGACATTTGCTGGTTCTAAAACATTCTCTAATGATGTTACTGTTACTGGAAACTTGACAATTAATGGAACTACAACCACTGTCAATTCCACAATTTCCACATTAGTTGACCCTGTATTTACTTTAGGAACTGCTACTGGTGGAACTAACCCTGGGACTGATGATAATAAAGATCGTGGTATAGAGTTTAAGTATTTCTCTGGTACTGCAAAAACTGGTTTCTTTGGATTTGATGATTCCACAGGTTTCTTTACATTTATTCCTGATGCTGCTAATTCTTCTGAAGTATTCTCTGGTACTACTGGTGTAATTGACGCTACAAGAATCACTGGTACTGCTGCTGCTTGGACGAATGCAATCACTTTCTCTCTTGGTGGTGATTTAAGTGGTTCTGTTTCTTTCTCAGGTACAGGAAACACTACTCTTACAGCAACAATAGCAGCTAATTCTGTCGCATTAGGAACAGATACAACTGGACAATATGCTTCTACAATTGCAATATCAGGTTCAGGTATTACAGCCATTTCTGCAGCTGGTGACGATGGAACAGCATACACAATCTATTCATCCGCTGTTTCTACAAATACAGCTTCAGCAATTGTATTAAGAGATGGTTCTGGCAACTTCTCTGCTGGCACTATTACTGCAAATCTTTCTGGTACTGCAACATCAGCTCAAGTATTATCAACAGTTACAGATACTAGCTCAAACCTTTATTTCTTAGGTTCTAGATCTTCCACTGGTTTTGCTGGTACTCAAGTTTATGTAGATACTAGTGTTTATGCCATTGGTGCTACATTATATGCCACTACTTTTAATGGTGCTCTTCAAGGTAATGCAGCAACAGCAACTACAGCTTCTTTTGCAGATCAATTAACTACGCCAAGAACAATTTCTTTAGGTGGAGATTTATCTGGTTCTGTAGTATTTAGTGGGGCTGGAAACACTACTCTTACTGCCACTATTGCTGCTAATTCTGTTGCTTTAGGCACTGACACTACTGGACAATATGCAGAGACAATTACAATATCTGGTTCTGGTATTACTGCTACTTCTGCTGCAGCTTCTGACGGTACTGGATATGTAATTTATTCTTCAGCTGTTTCTACCAATACATCTTCTGCAATTGTATTAAGAGATGGTTCAGGTAATTTCTCTGCTGGAACAATCACTGCATCTTTAACTGGTACTGCATCTACATCTACAAACTCCACTACCACTACGCTTTCTGGAACAATGTATTTAACTGGTACATTGATTTCTGGAGCTGCATCTGGTGGAACTGCATTACAAGTTGCATCTGGCTTAAACTTTGCATCTTCTTCTGGAACATTAACAGCAACAGCATTTAGTGGTTCTTTATCTGGTACTGCAACATCATCTCAAGTAATTGCAACAACCACTGACACCACTTCAACACTTTATCTTTTAGGGTCCAGATCTTCTACTGGATTTGCTGGTACTGCTGTTTATGTTGACACTGGTATTTCTGCTCTTGGAAATACTCTTACTGCTACTACTTTTGTTGGCTCATTAACAGGAACGGCTACCACTGCTACTAATGCTACAAATGTAATCTTCTCTGCTGACACTACGAATACCAATAGAAGATTGTTGTATTCTTATTCTGGAACTGGAAGTAGTGGAGTATTTAACACTGGTACGTTATTTGTCAACCCATCAACATCTGCAGTAGGCGCATCAATTATCACTGCAACAACATCACTTTTAATTAGACCTGGAATTGATGCTGCTTCTGGTGTAAGTATTGGTAATTCTGCTGGTACTGCTTATGTTTATTTTGACACTACTAATAACAGAGTCGGAATCAATACAGCGACACCTCAATACGATTTACATATTATTGGTGAGATTTCCGCTACAAATAAAAGCTTCGTAATTGACCACCCAACAAAAGAAGGCATGCACTTAAGATATGGTTCTTTGGAAGGGCCTGAAAACGGTGTGTATATCAGAGGTAAATTGATTGGTTGCAACACTATCGAATTACCTGAGTATTGGACTAATTTAGTTGATTTTGATTCAATTTCTGTTAATCTTACTCCTATAGGCAGATTCAGTCAATTATATGTAGAAAAAATTGAAAATAATACTGTCTATGTACAAGATAATTGTCTTAATCCTATAAAATGCTTCTTTACAGTGTATGCAGAAAGAATAGACATACCTAAACTTGAAGTGGAGTATTAAATTATGGCTCTTGCATATAATCCAACTATTGTATCGAATGGATTAGTTGTTGCTTACGATCCTGCAAACCCAAAATGCTATCCTGGATCTGGAGTTACATTTTATGATTTGTCTGGAAACGGGAATCATGGGACTCTTACTAATGGTCCAACAATATCAAATAATCTAGCTAAATATACTGTCTTCGATGGCGGTAATGATTATATTATATCTTCTAACAACACTGGAATTGCTGGTACTGCTCCAAGAACTTTAATGGCTTGGGCCTGGATGGGTAATGCTTCTTCAAGTGTCATAGCAAGAATTGGAGCATCTGCTGACAGCCAAGGTTATGAAATGCAAGTTTACCAAAATAAGTTAATTGCACATAAATATGTTGGTCACGCTACATCGTCCGCTACAGTTAAATTAAACAAATGGTATCACTTTGCTATTACTTATGATGGCTCTAATATAAAATTTTACTTTGATGGTGCTTATGATAGTGTTTCTGGCTTGGGTATTAGTACTGCCAATGCTCCTTTATATGTAGGCTATCCTATTTATGATGGAAATGGGCATATGAATGGTAATGTGTCCCAAGTTCTTCTATATAACAGAGAATTATCTGCCTCTGAAATTAACCAAAATTACAATGCTACTAAAGGCAGATATGCTTACACTGCTGATATTGTCACTAGTGGTCTTGTAAGTGCTTTTGATGCTGGTTCTGCTTTATCTTATCCAGGTTCAGGGTCAAGAATCTATAATGTCACTTCTGCTGCTGGTGCTACTGCTGATTTAAGAGATGGACCAACAATTGTAGGATCTGGCAGTACAGCTTATGCAAATATTGGTGGAGCTACAGCAAATGTTATTGCTTTCAGTTCAAACACAATTAGATCTTTTTCATTTGTTACTTGGGTTTCATCTTCTATAGCTGGAGTTAATTACTTATTTGACGGAAGAACTGGAATCAATGCATATATTTTGTATTATGGCGCTGGTGGTGTAGATAAGCTTTATGTGAATGGTGTTAAAAAAGACCCAAACTCTGGATCTAATAATTCAACAGTTTTTCCAAGAAATCAGTGGTTACATGTGTATTGTGAATTGACAACAAGCGCAACAGGTGAAATATCATTTGGAAATAGGTACACATATAATGAACCATTTACAGGTAGATTAGCCGCTATACAATTCTATAACAGACCCTTAGCACAATTTGAAATCCAGCAAAACTATGATGCTATGAGAGGAAGATACAGCTAATGGCAGTAGGATCTGGACCAAGAAAAGAATTGGATGGATTAGTTTTTGATTTAGATTTTGGAAATTCAAAAACTTTTTCAGGAATTGGAACAACGATAAAAAATACCATTTCAACAGCAACAAGTGAAATTAAATATTCTCCATTGTATGCTGGTCAATGGAATGGGAGTATGAACTTTGACCATGATAATGATTTTTTAATTATTTCTAATGCTTCAAATATTCAATTATCATCTGGAACAGTTTATTGCTGGGTAAAAACTAGTATAGATGTTCCATTTTTCAAAGCACTTATCACTAAAAATAATGCTTATGGTATTTTTTTAAGAAACGGCATTCCTGTAATTATAGACTGGAATACTAGAACAGAATACCATCACACTTCTTCAATTGCGGATGGTAAATGGCACTATCTTACATTAACATTTGATTCTGGAGTTTCAAATGGTTCAAAGCTTTATTTAGATGGTGAAAATATAATTACATGCACATTAACAGTAGCAAATCAATATTCTGATTTATATATTGGTGGAACTGGTTATGTCCCTGGTATTAATAAAAAAGGCTTAATATTCAATGTCGATGCAAACAATTATAAATCATATCCAGGTTCAGGCAACACTTGGTATGATTTAAGCGGTTACGACAGACATGTAACTTTATATAATAGTCCAGCTTTTGATAGTACTTCTGGTGGCGCTATTACATTTGATGGAGTAAATGAATATGGAGAAGCTACAAATTGGGGAGTGATAGGTGGCACTTCTTCATATACAGTTACACAAATATTCAAAAAACAAAATAACAATGATCAAGTTTGGTTTTCTTTTGGTACTGGAACAACTTCTAGGGCAAATCAAATCGGAATTGGCTCATCTCTTATTGGAGCATTAAACTTTAATAATTCCAATAATTTTGAAACTTCTAATATACTTGCAGACACTTGGAATAGCTTGTCTACTAGTTATAATGGGTCAGTTCAAAAAGTATATTTCAATGGTGTAAGAATTAAACAAAAAACCACTTCTTTAAATGTAGGATCTAGTAATTTATTTTTAGGCAAATCAAATATACAAAGCCAATTTAGTTCTGTAAAGTTGGGTTCTGTTCAAGTATATAACAGAGAACTAACCCAAGATGAAATTACTCAAAATTATCTAGCATATAAAAATATTTATGTTAATGTTTTGGGAGAAAGAACTATGGGTACTGTGGCTGATCCTGCACCAAGTGGATTAACTTTAGCAATGTCTTATCCTTCTTTGAGTTCTGGATTCTATTGGATTAAAAGCTCAACAATGCCAAACGCCCTCTATATGTATGTAGATATGACAAATGAGGGTGGTGGATTTGATTATTATCCTATAAATGGCGGGACGAGTGTTTCTCTTTCTACTGACACACATTCTGGAGTCGCTTTAGGTTTAAGTTTAGTATATCCAAGGTCTTTAGAACATTGGAAATCAATGTATGAATATGTGACCAATATTCTCGGATCTTCATATACCACTTATTTAAATACTACAGGTGCAATACATCGTGTAGGTGGAATTGGAAACTATACCAGCTATTCTATGCGAGATCCTTTATCATATGCTTCCGGTGCTCCTGATTGGAAAGTGCCTGATAATGGTAGATGGTTTATAAGAAATGATCCATTTAGCGAACCTAATGGAAACTATACAAATAATGGATTTATAAAATTATATGGTATGTATGCAGATGGACTTATTTACAGTTTTGATGATCAAGGAGCTTCTGCTACTGGCACATCATATTTGGTTTCCACTAACGCAAAACCATAGGAAATAACAATGATATTAAATATGATTAATGTAGAAGGCCCTATAGGTCAAGAAAAAGATTGGATCTTTTATTTTACAATAAATGATTTAAATAATAATGTCATTAAATCTTATGAACATGGAATTAGATTTTCTGAAATCTGGAAAGTGTTAAATGAAAATTTTCAAAAAGAAATAGCATTTGGTTTAGTCCATAGTGCTATGTTTAACGGGAAAATCTGAAATGGCAACTTACTATGTAAGAAATGACGGAAATGATTCTAATAACGGGTTTTCTCAAGGTACATCAGGATCTTGGAAAACATTAACAAAAGCTTTAGGGGCAACAGGTATTACTGGTGGCGACACTTTATATATTGCTCCTGGTGTCTATAGAGAAACACCAACTGTTAGTTTCACTTCAACCGGAAGTACTACATATATTTATGGCGATCCTAAAGCACTAAATTTTACTGGTGTAACTCCTGGTATTGTTAGAATTACAGCAAACAATTTATACGATAGCTCAATAACACCCTTTTATCCATCAGAAAATGTATTAATTTCTGCTACTGGAAAAAGTAATATTAATTTTGACTCATTATATTTAGAATATTCATTTGTAGGGTTAGGTATTTCTTCTTGTAGTGATATTCAATTACGCAATAGTGTTTTGACAGCCAATAGAACTGTCAACGGTTATGCTATAAGAGTTATTCAAAATACTACATTAGTCCCGCATACATTTGAAAATTTAGTTTCTTTTGGCGGTGAAAGTTTCATTCATTTTGATCCTATAACTAGTGGAATTGGCTTAAGCGGGTTTATGAGTGTAAAAAATTGTTTGGCGATAGGGAATAGGTACTTCACTAATGGTATCACCTATACTGCAACCAGTCCAACAACATTTAGAAACTGCACCTTTTTGATGAAAAATGTATATGCAATTGTTACGTATGGCATTGGCGTTACCATGTTAGACTTTTACAACTCATTAATTTTTACTAATCAATATTCTAGTGTTACATGGAGTAATACATATGATATTAGATACACTAATTGCAGATTCACAGGTCCATCACTGCACGGTGGTGGTGGTTTTAGAACTCTTGTAAATTGCACATTTGGATTTCCTGGTTTAGATTTTGGTGAACAATTATTATTTGGTTTATCTCATACTCAATTTTTATCAAATAAAAATAGCGGATACTTAGTGGGGGCTGGAATTACTGCTGGTTCTGGTACATCTGATTTATTTGGATACACATGGCAACAAGCATTACCAGACATTGGAGCTATACAATATAGATCACTAAATAGTGTTACAAATTATGCAGCACCAGACAGACAATTTGAATCTATAACGGTTGCACCTGATTCAACCTCTCAATCTTTATATATGATGCTAGGATCTACAGGTATATCTTATAATACAACAGGATTGGTAGCTCATTACATTAGAGATAATTCAACCCCAGTTTCAATTACATTAGCTGCACAAAGCCCAAGTGCTGCTTGGACTTCTGGAGGTTTTACAGAAGTAAGTTCTTCAAATGCACCAGGCTTGTATAGGCTTGATGTTCCTAATGCTGCTTTTGCTTCAGGTGTTGGGAAAGTAATTGTTTCTGTAAGGGGCGGAGGCTACAATGGTGCTTTTTACAACGTATTGCTTCAGTATACAACAAATCCAGATGTTGAATTAAGAACATTTGTTTCTGGCAATACTAGTGTTGTGGATTATATAAATATCACAAAAAGTAATTCAGGAATTGCATTAACAGGGCTTACATACAATTCTTCTGGTCTAACAGCATATTATATCAGACCAGGTGGGGCTCCTTCTGTAATAAACCTAAGTAGTCAAACAGCAAGTGGTTCTTATTCTTCTGGAGGATTTGTAACCGTAGATAACACCAATATGCCTGGATTATATAGAATTGACATACCAAATGCTGTATTTAATTCAGGCGTTTCTAAAGCTACTGTTTATGTCAGAGGTGCAGCAAATATGAATTCTCTAAGAATTGAGTATAGATAGTAGATTTATATTTTGGTAAACACTTAAAAACAAAACTGACAATGCAAAATTTTGAGTAAAAGAAATGACAATAAATTTGATTAATATAGAAGGCCCTATAGGGGAAGGACAAGATTGGATCTTTTATTTTACAATAAAAGATTTTAATAATAACATAATTAAATCATATGAAAATGGAATTAAATTTTCTGATATTTGGAAATTGCTAGACGAAAATTTCCAAAAAGAAACAGTTTTTAAATTAGTTCATAGTGCTATGGTTAACGGAAATATTTAAAAATGGCAACGTACTATGTAAGAAATGATGGGAATGACTCTAACACTGGTACTACTCAAAGTACATCAGGGTCTTGGAAGACATTAACAAAAGCTTTAGGGGCAACAGGCATTACTGGTGGTGATACTCTATATATTGCCCCTGGTGTATATAGAGAAACATTAACTGTTGGTTTTACCTCAACTGGAAGTACTACATATATTTACGGAGATCCCAAAGCCCTGCAATTTTCTGATGTAACCCCTAACAGTGTAAGAATTACAGCCAGCACTTTATACGACAGTTTATCAACATTTTTTTCTCCATCAAGCAACACATTAATTTCTGCTACTGATAAAAGTAATATTAATTTTGAATTACTATATTTAGAATATTATTTTACAGGTTTGGGTATTTCTTCTTGTAGTAATATCAAATTACGCAATAGTGTTTTAACATCGTTTCGGTATGCAGCAGATGACACTAATGCTATAAGAATTATTCAAAACACTACGTCAATTCCTCATACATTTGAAAATTTAATTTCTGTTGGTGGTACTTTTATTTATTATGATCCCATGACAAGCGGAATTGGTTTAAGTGGGTTTATGAGTGCAAAAAACTGTTTGGCGATAGGGAATAGGTATTTTACCAATAATGTTGCTTATGCATTGACCAGCCCAATAACTTTTACAAACTGCACTATTATCAATTTTCAAAGCCATGGAATGAATACATACGGAAGTGGCGCAGGCATGATTGATGTATATAACAGTTTAATTTGGTCTGGCGATTACTCTAATGTTTGTTGGGTTAACGGAAATCATATGGGCTATACTAACTGTAGATTTGCAGGAGGATCCACACATTACAACAGTGCTCCTAACAAGCTTGTTAATTGTTCATATGGATTAAGTGGATTGGACTTTGCTGAACCATTATTATTTGGCTTATCTCATACTCAATTTTTATCAAGTAAAAATAATGGATATTTGGTTGGAGCTGGAACAACTGCTGGGGCTTCTGATTTATTTGCATACCCCTGGCAATTAGCATTACCAGACATTGGAGCTATACAATATAGATCACTAAATAGTGTTACAAATTATGCAGCACCAGACAGACAATTTGAATCTATAACTATTGCGCCAGATTCAACTTCTCAATCTATAAATATAATGCTTGGCGCTACAGGTATATCTTACAATGTAGCAGGATTAGTAGCTCATTACACAAGAGATAATACAGCCCCAGTTTCTATTACTCTAGCCGCTCAAACAAGTAATGGGGCTTGGACTTCTGGAGGATTTGCAGAAGTAAGTTCTTCAAATGCACCAGGTTTATATAGATTAGATGTCCCAAATGCTGCTTTTGCTTCGGGTGTTAGCAAAGTAATTGTTTCTGTAAGAGGTGGAGGTTTTAACGGCGCTTTTCATAATGTTTTACTGCAATATAATAGAGCCCCTGATGTTGAAAAAAGAACATTTGTTTCAGGTAGTACTAGTCTTGTTGAGTATTTCAATATTACACAAAGCAATTCTGGTACAGCTTTGACAGGATTAGCATACAATTCATCTGGTTTAACGGCTTATTATGTTAGACCTGGATCTGCACCGACAGCCATTTCATTATCAACCCAGACAACTTCAGGTTCATATTCTTCTGGTGGTTTTGTTGCAGTAGATAATACAAATATGCCTGGATTATATAGGATTGACATACCAAATGCTGTATTTAATTCTGGGGTAGACGAAGCAACTATTTATCTTCGTGGTGCTGGAAACATGAATCCATTGAGAATAGAATATAGATGATAACTAAGGTTGTGCCTATAAATGAAGTTAATTATTCTGAATACATATATATTCAGAGAAATGATACTTTAAATAATCAACCTTTAACTGGGCTGGGATTTTCTTCAGCAGGTTTTAAGGCTTATTATTGTCGCAGAGATAACGCTGGTGTAGGCATAACTTTAAGATCTATAAGTGCTGGAGATCCTTGGTTTTCTGGTGGTTTTGTAGAGTTGGATTCTACTAATTTGCCAGGTTATTATAGATTAGACATACCAAATGAGGTTTTTTCTTCAGGATATGTAGAAGACATCACAAATTTGATCATTTCTGGTGCTTCTAATATGGCCCCTACTGTTTTAAATTATCAGATAAAGCCTTCAGTTACTATTTCTTCAGCTGGCATATATAACAGAATATTGTCAGCAAATGAAGTTAGAGTAAACTATGCAGCATTAAGAGGCAGGTTTGAATCTGGTCCTACATATGTAACTCTTGGTACTGTTGGTAATCCTGCTAAAAGTGGTTATGCATTAAAACAACAAAGTCCTGATTTGCCTTCTGGTTATTATTATATCAAAAATACAAATATGCCGAATACGTTATATATGTATGTTAATATGACTAATGATGGCGGTGGATATGATTTTTATGTAATCAATAATGGAATCACAGTCAATTCTGCTACACAAACAAATTCTGGCACTATTTTGGGTTTAGATTTAATTTATCCTAGATCTCAAGCACATTGGAAGGCTGTTTATGAATTCACTCAAAATGTGTTAGGTGTTTCATGGTTCACTTACATGAATCACTGTGGTGCAATTTATAACACAATAGCTTCTAATTACACTTCTCAAATTATGCGAGATCCAACTTATTATGGATCTGGTGCGACAGGGTGGAGAGTACCAGATGGTGGTAGATGGTGGATTAGAGATACTACATATAGTGAGCCAAACGGAAACTATACACCCTTGGGATTTTTATCATTACAAAGCCTATCTTCCACAGGTTTAATTTCAGGTTTTGATGACGGAGGAGCACCTTACACTGGATCAAAATATCTAGTGTCTACAAATGCTAAACCTTAATGGGACTTTCACATTCACCTTCTATAGTAACATCTAATTTAATTTTATGTTTAGATGCTGCAAATCCAAAATCATATTCTGGTTCTGGAAATACTTGGCTTGACATTACTGGTAGAGCTAATCATGGAACTCTTGTCAATGGCCCCTCTTATTCTAGTAATTCAGGTGGTTTTATTAGTTGTGATGGTACGAATGACTATATAGAAATACTTGATAATTCTATTTTTGATTTTGGTACTAATAATTTTTCTGTAGAGTATTGGTTTAGAAAAAATGCCACCACTTCTGGATTAGCTCATATATGGGGAATTAATAAATGGAACACTGGTGGAAGTGCGGGAACAAATGAGTGGGGTCTTGATATTGGTAACGGTATTTCAGGTACAGGTGAATCAGTTTTATTTGCTATAGAAAGTGGGTCTACAAGTTATCTTATGGCAATTTCTAACACCCCTACACTCTATCTATGGAATCAATTAGTAGGAATTAGATCTGGTGCTGGTTTGTCTGTATACATGAATGGGGCGATGATTGGAACTTCATCACCTACAGGAATGGCAGTTACTACTTCTGTCAATAATATATCAGGAAGGAACATAAGAATAGCAAATTCAGCTTTAAACTATTATTACAGTAAAGTAGATAGCTCAATTGTAAGAATCTATAATAAAGCTTTAACACCTGATGAAGTAAAGCAAAATTATGATGCAAATAAAACAAGATATACATTTGCAAATCCAATTTTTACAGATGGATTAGTGCTTTATTATGATGCTGGTAACGTAGTTTCTTATCAAGGTTCAGGTACAGTTGTTGCCGATCTTACAAGTAACAAGAATACAGGTGTTTTAACTAATAGTCCAACATATACTAGTGTTGGTAGTTCTTCTTATTTTACATTAGATGGAACGAATGATTTTATTGCTTCTACTGTTGATACTGCTCTTTTTACTACAAATGCTACAATGGTCATATGGCTTAAAAATGATGAAGCGACACCTTCAACTACCACATATACTGGCTTTATTGGATTTGGCAATGGAACACAAAATGATCACTATCCTTGGGTAGATGGATTTGCTTATTTGAGTACGTTAAGATTTGGAAGGATTGGGCCTATTACGTTAAGCCCGACAGTTACTAGAACTAATATTCATATGGTAAGCGTAACTTCTAGTAGCACCGAATGGAAGCTATATCAAAATGCAGTTTTGCAATATAAGACATCTAGCCAAAGTTCTGTTCAAATGTCAAATACAAGAATTGGATATTCTTTAGATCAAGCATACAATTATAAAGGCAGAGTTTATTCTTTCATGCTTTATAATCGTGTTTTATCACCATCAGAACTATTTCACATATATCAATCTAACAGAGGAAGGTATGGTGTGTAATGGGTACTTATTCTGGACCACCCTCTGCATCTGATGGATTGGTGTTTTACTTGGATGCTGCTAATAGTGCAAGTTATTCCGGATCTGGTAATACTTTCTATAATTTAGTTAATGCATCTATTGTATCAACTTCTCTAAATATTAACTTAGCATGTAGACATTCAAATCTGGGTCAAAACACTAGAATTAATATATACAATCTAAAAATATATAATAAAGTTTTGACAGCAACAGAAATAGAACAAAATTATAATGCATTACGTGGGCGGTATAACATTTAATCATGGGCCTTGGACATTCACCTTCTATAGTTGTTGATGGATTAATTTTTCATATTGATCCAAACAATCCCCGTTGCTATTCAGGGTCAGGAAACACTATATATAATTTAGTGAACCCTTCCATTGGTGGCACGTTTGTAGGATTCACTTCAAACCCTATAGATAATACCGAAACAAGATCTCTTGTTTATAATGGAAGCACAACATATCAAGAGTTTTATCCAATTGAACCTAATAGATTAACTGTGTCAGTATGGTTCAAAGCTACAGGCGCACCATCTCATAATGATGTTTATGGTGGAACAATTTTAGCATCAGGCCCTCAATATTTTATGTCATATGCAATGCTATATAGATGGACAACAAATACTGTCTTGTTTTTTCAAACTTCTCCGAGTGAGATTATTTCAGCAAGCGCACCAGCTAATAAGATTGTTAATGCTGTCTACACTTATGATGGGGTAAATGCAAAATTATATATTGATGGAGTACTTGCTTCAACTGTTGCATATACTACAGATCCATCATATTTTGGTTCTGGCAATCGCAATTTAGTTTTAGGTAGATGGGGATACCCTGGTTACGAAAGATATTTTAATGGAAATATTTATCAAGCTTCTTTATATAACCGTGCCCTATCTGCATCTGAAATATCTCAAAATTTTAATGCCACAAAGAATAGATTTGTAAATGCTCTTCCTCCTGTTCGTAATGGTTTAGTATTAGAATTAGATGCTGCAAATACAGCTTCATATTCAGGAGCAGGTAATACTTGGTACGATTTATCTGGTAATAATTTAAATGGAACTCTTACAAATGGTCCTACATATTTAGGGATAGGATCTACATCAAGTCTTGTATTTGATAGAACTAATGACCATATATTGATTGCAGATAATAGTTTATTAAATACTTTTACAGGAATGACTCTTGAAGTTATTGTTAAGTACACTACCACAAACAACCAGATATTTGCTCAAAAATGGAATTATGCTCTTGGAAATGACGGATATACATTAGAAATTTGGCAATCTGCAATTATTGGAGCTTGCTATACATCAGGCGTAACTTATATTTCATCCTCAATATCAAACTATCCAATTAATAATATATATCATATTATTTTTACATTAAATGGCACTACTCAAACAATGTACATAAATGGTACTTCAGTAGCAACAAATAATAACGGCTCTTTACCTTCAATATCTGGAACTAACTTTACAATTGGTCAAAGATCTAATTTAGGAGGTGAATATTTTGGTGGAAATAATTATCTAACAAAATTTTACAACCGTGGATTGTCTGCATATGAAGTGAAGCAAAACTTTGATTATTACAGAACGAGGTACAACATTTAATCATGGGACTAAGTTATAATCCTACAATTGTACCAGATGGATTAATATTTTATCTCGACGCTGCTAACACCAGAAGTTATTCTGGTTCCGGTCTCACAGCAAATGGATTGGTTGGTATTGGTGGGACTCTTGTGAATGGTGTTGGATTCGGAACAACTAATAATGGATACTTTATTTTTAATGGATCAAATGATTATATAAATTTGCCTAATGATAATTTTATTTATGCTACCAGTTCAAGAACAATTATGAACTGGTCAAGAATAACTTTAAATGATGGATCTACTCACGCTTCTTTTGCATATGGAAGAAATGGTGCTAATCAAGCATTTTTTATTGGAGTTCATGGCTTGGATCCTTTTTGTGGAGCTTGGGCTAATGATATGACATCAAGTGGATATGCAGTTTCTTTGAATTCTTGGTTCCACACTGCTTGTGTATTTGATGGAACAACTGCATTTCTTTATGTAAATGGAATTTTAGCTACATCAGCAGCCAAAAGTTGGGACACTGTAAATAATAATACAACTTATTTGGGTAGACAAGTTGACAATGGACAATATTGGAATGGTCATATTTCACAAGCCCAACTTTACAACAGAGCATTAACTGCTCAAGAAATCAAGCAAAATTACAATGCTACTAAAAAGAGGTATGGACTTTAATGAGCGTAAAAGCTGGTCCTAAAATTGTCAAAGATGGATTGATTTTTGATCTTGACGCTGCTGTTTCAAGATCTTATTCTGGATCTGGAGATACTGCTTCCAACTTAATTGGTGGTATTAGCGCAACTTTATTAAATGGAACTGGATATTCTTCTGCAAATAAAGGATGCTGGTCATTCGATGGAACTAATGACGGAATTAATACAACAATAAATATAGATAATGATCCAATTTCTATAAATGCTTGGGTTTATTGCACTGAAGTTACTAGCGTTAATGGAAGAGGCATAGTGCTTTCAGATAATGGTGGATGGGACCGTGGATTGGAAATTAATGATAGCACTTGGGGTGTACATACTGGTAATAGTCTTTACAAAGTTGGTACTGCTTTAAACAACACTTGGTACAATACTTACCTTTCATATAATTCAAATGTCTGGACTTTGTATGTTAATGAAGTTTTTGTTTTTTCAGCTTCTTCCGTTACATCACCTGGATCTTTAGCTACAATTGGAAGAGCTGATTATTTTAGCACAAGAATATTTCAAGGTCTTATTCCTCAAGTCCAAATCTACAACAGAGCTCTCACCCAACAAGAAATCAAGCAAAATTTCAATGCTACAAGGGATAGGTATGGAATCTAAATGGGACTATCACACTCACCAGGAATTGTAACAAGTGGATTGATATATGCCCTAGACGCAGCTAATACAAGATCATATGCTGGCTCTGGTATTACTGCAAATAGTCTTGTAGGCAGGACAGGATCAACATTAGTGAATGGAGTAGGTTTTAGTAGTTCAGACAATGGTTCTTTTTTCTTTGATGGCACTAACGACTATATAAACACAAATATTTTTTCAAGCTCTATAGGATTTACATCATCAAATTTTACAATAAGTTTATGGACTAAAATTAAGGATTATTCACAATATAATGCTTTTGTCACACGAACATCAGGTAATTTGCCAGCACCTTTAGATTTCTTTACACTTCCTAATGGTTATATAAATGTAAATTTAGGAGGTGTGGCTGGATGGACTAGTATAAATTCTTCATCAGTTTTTCCTTTAACTTGGACTTATTTGACATTTATGCTCAATTCAACAACTATGTCTATTTTTTATAATGGTGTGTTAAACAATACAGGAACTTTAACAGCTACAAGAGTTGAATCTGCAAACTCAATAAAAATTGGAACAAGAGAAGACGGATTTACACGTATGAATGGCAATATATCCCAAGTGCAAATCTACAATTGTGCTTTATCAGCCACAGAAGTAAGACAAAACTTTAATGCCACAAGAAAGAGGTATGGAGTCTAATGGGAATAGCATATAACACCTCACTAGTAACAGATGGATTAATTGTATATGTTGACGCTGCAAATCCAAGATCTTATTCTGGAACTGGTAACACTTGGTATGACTTATCAGGCAACAATAACCATATGACTCTTGTAAATGGAGTGGCATATAGTACAAATAATGGTGGAGTAATGCAAACAGATGGAACAAACGATTATATAGTATTGTCTCCATTCGATCAAAGATTTACAAATCATACAGTTATGGGTGCTGCAAGATACTCTGGAGCAACTCGTGGAAGAATAATTTCCTCAATTGCCAATGACTGGTTACTAGGACATTGGAGTGCACAAACTACAAAATATTATGCAGAAGGCTGGATAATACCACCAGACGGAAGTGGCAATATTACAGATTGGATAATTCCCGTTGCAGTAGAGAATTATAGCACCGATACTTGGACAATATACAGAAACGGTTCTTTTTTAGCAAGTAACAATGGCGGATCTCAAGGCCCCAACGGTATATGTTTAGGAGGATGGCTGGGTAATGCAGAGTTTTCTACTGCTGAAATAAGTTTTTTAATGTTCTATAACAGACTTCTTACAGCTGATGAAATTAAGCAAAACTACAATGCTATAAAAAAGAGGTTTGGATACTAATGGCAGTAATTGTAAGCCCAAATATAAATCCTACAGGCCTAATGCTTGCTTTAGATGCCACAAACAGTAGATCTTATTCTGGAACTGGTAATACTTGGTATGATGTTTCAGGTAATAACTATAATTTTACACTAACCAATTCACCATCTTTCACCACTCATAAAAATACACCATGCTTTACTACAATTGCTGGTAATGCTCAAAACTTTGTAAGAAATGGATCTTTCAATCAAGATTTTGCTAGTAACACAACTATTTTTATTGTCATGTCAAGCATAAGTAATAATAACTTTGGTGGATGTTCAAGAATATTAGCTTGTAGCGCTGGTGAAGTTTCAGATGTTGATCATAGTAGTTATTTCTGTTTAGCTTCTTGTGATGAATCTAAATATGGACTTTGGTATAAAGTCTCTCCTGGAGGTCTTTACCCAACAAGTGTTTTAAAATCAGCAAATGATGATTTTAAAATAATTACAATAAGATGGACCAGTGGTGTTTCTGCTCAATATTTTGTGAATGGCATCCAAGAAGCTACATCATCCATAACTACAGCTTTTAATTATGCAAGTGTTTCTAGAATGACCATTTGTTCTAATGCTAATGCTACACAACAATTTGCCACTTTAAGAATCGCTGGTGTTTATATGTATGCAAGAAATATGTCTAATAATGAAATAAAGCAAAATTATAATGCATTAAGAGTGAGATATGGTTTATAAATATAATTAGGAGAAAAAATAAAATGAATGAAAGAAAGTATGTAATTTTTGATTGTTCCGAGTTGGCAAATGTTAGTTTTTCAGAAGTGATGGAAACTTCAGCAGACACAGTGAGAAAGTCTGTAGATGAAACAAAAACATTTGTGAAATATGAAGGCACACAACCAGCATCTGTAGCAGCTCTTACAACAAAATCACAAGAATACACCCATGAAGAGATTTTAGCGATTTTAGCAACATCTGAATGGACTGCACCTCTAACAGAAGGATAAAGAAGCTTATCTGCTTGAATAATTAAGCAGAATAATTATATTCTTCCCCTCTTAAAAGAGCGTAAAAATGGCCAATTCCGATAAGAATATTCGTATCACACCCAATAGAGATACAACCTCTCTACCAAGAATAGCATTCACAGGGTCTACTAATGCCCCTATTACACTATATGTTCTTGATGATAACACCATATCATTTGAAGGATCATCTGGACAACTATTCTCGGTAAATAATAATTTATCTTCTGGATATATCTTTTCTATTAATGATATATCTGGTATTCCATCTTTTAGAGTACATGCAGATGGAACTGTTGGAATTGCTGAATTTTCTGGTTTTGTCGGAATTGGCACTACAAACCCAGCATATAAATTAAGTGTAATTGGTCAGGCATACGCTAGTGGTGGGTTTGTAGGAAATCTTACTGGTACTGCAACCTCCGCAACAACTTCTGGTAGTGCTGGAACATCTTTAACAGCTGGAAGCGCTGGTACTTCAGTATCCGCTGGTACAGCGGGTACAGCAACAAACGCCGGATCTGCAGGAACTTCAGTAACAGCAGGATCTGCTGGTACAGCAACAAATGCAGGTTTTGCAGGCGCAGCCACAACTGCTACTTCTGCTGGTACAGCAGGTACAGCAGTAAATGCTGGAAGCGCAGGATCAGCCACCACTGCTACTTCAGCTGGAACAGCTGGTACAGCAACTAATGCAGGTAGTGCTGGAACTTCAGTAACAGCAGGATCTGCTGGTACAGCTACTAATGCTGGAAGCGCAGGATCAGCCACCACAGCCACATCAGCTGGAACAGCTGGTACAGCAACTAATGCAGGTAGTGCTGGAACTTCAGTAACAGCAGGATCTGCTGGTACAGCAACTAATGCTGGAAGCGCAGGATCAGCCACCACAGCCACATCAGCTGGAACAGCTGGCACAGCAACTAATGCTGGTAGTGCTGGTACTTCAGTAACAGCAGGATCTGCAGGTACAGCT